GCTTCGTTGGCGTAACGGATGAACTCGTCACGCGTCATCGGCTTCGACATGTTGTTGGCTCCTTGCTGCGATGTCTGTATTATGCACGCAAGGAGCCACCCTGTCAACCGCTAGTTGAACGCCTGCCCGTTGATGCGGAGCTCGGTGATGCTTTCCGCCTTGAAAGTGCGGATGATCACCTTGTCTTCCAACCCGCCCTGTTCACCTGCAGTGGCAGCTGGCAAGCCCTGGATGTCGCTGGCAGCAATGGGGTGGCCGTCCAGCAGGTACTCGCTGTTGCCGGGCTTGTGGAAGATGGCTTCCAGGTAGTAGGCCCCGTTGTGTTCCACGATGGGCATGTTGGGAACACGGGTGCCCCAGGCGCGTTCCGACAGCGTGAAGTCCGTTGCTGGCTTGCCCTCGGCAACCAGGCGGCGTTGCACCATGGCAGCGTAGGCGTTGACATTGGTGTTGGTGAACGCTTGCACGGCAGCGCCGATCATGCGCTTCGTGACGCGGCCTTGCATGGGGTTCTTCTTGCCACCCGTCAGCTTGACTTCGGTGTGGGTGTCGATGCCGATGAAGCTGGCGCCCTGGATGGTGCTGACAGCGTTGACGAGGGTTGCGTGCTTCACTAAGTGCCCTTTGTGTGTTGCGATGTATGTATTATGCAGCAGGGCGACCCGTAGGTCAACCACTGTTACATCTAGCTGATGATGCAAAGCCTCTCGGGGTAGTTCATCGGCCGCGTGCTGTCTGCGAGGTAGACCTTGTCGCCGTTGACCTTTGTGCAGATCTGCACTTCGACCCAGGCGATGCCCTTGGCCCCTGCAATCGCACGGGCAACCTTCTGCCCCACCTCGAACTGCTTGCCCTGCACGTCAACGGCCATGTCGATCTCCAGTTGTTCGTGGCACACGTATTTCTATAGACGCCCGTGTCCGAGAAGCGCCATTGTAAAAAGGGAGAGTGTATGTGGGCGATTCCGCTAGTCGTGATTCAGCGTAGTCCTCGGCGGCTCTCGGCGCGCCTTACTCGCTTATCCGATCCCAATCGCTGCACTCACCGGTATCAGTTTCCCGGCCTGGCAGCTTCACACACACCCTCCCGGAAACTCAATCGTTGATGATCAACACCGTGGTGCCGGCGAACACCGGACTCTTCTGCACCGTGGCCGTCGACGCCTTGTAGCGCCAGCCCATGACGTCTTCGTCCGACGCATCCATGTCCGTGCCGTAGTGATGGAAGTCGAAGCCGTTGATCGACACCACGGAACCGGCGTGCGTACCCGGAGCCAAGCCCAACTCACTCGCTTCCGCGACGTAGGTCTTGCTTTGCTCTTGGTACTGGAACTGCTCGGACTTGAAGCGCATGGCTGACTCCTTGTTGCGATGTATGTATTATGTGGTCAACGCCCGTAGGCGTCAACCACTGTTACATCTGCAGGGTCAGCCCGCCTCGGTGAACTGCTGCGACAGCGCCGCCAGCGTCTTGCGGTTGGCTTCTTCGCGGGAGGCCACCTCGGCAGCCTTCGCGGCCAACGCCGCATCGACCTTGGCCTTGTCGCGGGCCAGCAGCTGGGTGGCCATGGCCTTCGCGGCGTCCTTGATGCTCTGGGGCGCGGGCTCGCGGCGCGGCCAGCCCAGCTTGTCCTTCAGCGTGCGGCGGATGAAGTCCTCGTGCTTCTCCTCGATGCACGCGCCCTTGGGGCGGGCCTGGGCAATCATGAACACGCTGCGGCGCGTGTCGATGTCGATGGTGGTGCGACGGGCGGTGTTTTGGGCTGCGGGCATGTTGTGTGCTCCTTGTTGCGATGTGTGTACTATAGCGGAGACAGGGTGAGCTGTCGACCGCTAAGTGAAGTTCAGGCTGCCAGTTCCGTCTTGGCCTTCGGCTCGTTGTAGCCTTGCGGCGCACGGTGGCGCGTGGCGGGCACCTTGTGGCCGTGGTTGCCGTCGTGGTCGGGACCCTTGCGCACGGGATGGGTGTAGTTGCCGGCATCGTTCTTGGGGCCACGGGCTTGCTTGGCCAGAACCTTGGATTCGAAATGCTCGCCATTGACGGTGAAAAGACGCTTCATTGCTGTGTGCTCCACGTTGTTGCTGCGATAGTGCAGTGTCGTTACTATAACAGAGCCCGCAGGCCCTGTCAACAGGTATTAGCAGGTCTCGTTCTGCTCACTCGTTGCATCGCCTTCGACCAACGAGGCAAGCAAGCGGTCTCGCTCGATCTTCAACGATAACAGCTTGCCCAGCGACATAGGCGGCTGATATCGGAGATCAGCGATATCAGCCGCACCACGGAACACTTGCACCAGCGGCGAACCTATGATTCCGAATGTCGGAGTCATCCATTGCCCGATCGGACCGCCCGCGCCATAGAAGGCGAAATGCATGCGGGAGATCGTGTTGCGTCGATGTTGTCGGAGGTTCAATCTTGACTCCTAGTTGCGATGTGTGTAGTATACGCCAAGATCCGAATCTGTCTACCTGATCTTGGCGCGAAGTTCAGACCGACCAGTACGTCTCGGTGCTGGGATCGCAAATCATCGGCGTGTTGACCGCTTGCTGAAACTCGACACCAGTCATCAGGTTCTTCTTGGTCACGGTCTTCTGCACGTTGCAGAAGAAGTTGTCGTCTTCGGTGATCAGGAAGTTCTCGCGCAGGATGGGTTGCACCTTCGATGCGGTGTCCTTGATGGCCCGCGTCAGGGCAGCCTTGGCCGCACCTTCAGAAGCGAACGACGCATGATCCGTCTTGACCCCCGGATGCAAGGACAGGAAGCGGGTGGTATCCTTGTGGTAAACAATGTAGCGGGGCATGAGCTGCTCCTTGTTGCGATGTCGTTATTGTACTAGGCCAGCCAGCACAAGTCAAGTAGTTTGTGAAAGGATCGCCGCGATATCTTCATCGCCATGCAGGTCCTTTAAAGCCTTGCGAACTTCTTCCGAAGCTAAGTCACGCTTTGCGAGAACCCGGGCAATAGCAATCAGCCCGTCTATTAGTCCGACAGTAATACCTACTTCGGACCGGCAGCAAGTAGAAGTTTCCATAGTCGTAACTATATTAGCATTCCACCAGAGTGTCAACCATTGTTACAAAGAGTTACATCTCCACCACGCAGTACACACGCCTCACAACGCCACACGAGAGCAACTGATCCTTGGTCCGAGACTAGCTATGTGCCTCACAATAGGGCTTGAGACCTAAGCCCATCCCACCGAGGCACCATGAAACCCTATGCCTCACAAGATGTAACAGTTCGTAAAAGTTGTAACAAAACGTTTCTTTGCGAGGCTGAAACCCGAAACCCTTGAAGATCGAAACGCACAAATGGAAATAGGCCTCAACGAATACTCTCCGGAGACCTTTCAGCTTTCAACAGACCTGCGGGACTCAATACCCACTCGGAACTCTATCCGTTTCACTATTCGTTGAGCTTCGTCGATCGAATAGGATCACTTCTTTATGAACATCAAGCAAATGTTTTCGCATTATAAGCGAAACTCTACGATATTTTGGGGGCTGGCCCGAGGGTGCCGCATATGTTACATAGAACTTCTTTTATACTGCTACAATGCTATTTATGACGAAGATCACGTATAGGCACAGTTATAGGGCTCACGTTAGCTATACAGTAAGCAAGATCACAGCGTAAACAGCGGTCTAGGGGCGAGGCAGCAGCACTATTGCCACCGTGGCTACATGCAGCCGGTCTGCATAGTCAGTGAAAGGTTCTAGAAAGGTTCGGCGTGATAACCTATTGATTTAGAAAGGTTTTATATAGGTGTTCACATAGATACGCATGTGTGCGCTCACTCACTCACTTTGGATTCCTAGGCTAGAATCCTATACGCATCCGTGAATTCACGACGGAAAGGGCCCGCAGCTTTTTGCCGCAGCTTTTCTAGACAGGATTCCGAATCTGGCCTCGAAAATCCACTCTTGTCGACTGCCTTAGAATCCCAATCTACCTTCATCTCATACCGAGAGAGGCTCATGCATTTCCTTCATTATCCATATCGCCCACACAAATCCACACTCTTTCACACTCTATTGCACCCTGTTGATTTATATAGGGTTGCTTAGAGTTATACGTTCTTTTCTGTTGTTTTTCTGCACTCTATTCTATATGCGTCTGAATGTCTACTTACACTATTTTCTATGTATTCTTGCTAGTATTTCGTTCTAGTCTAGGGGTTTTCTTGGACGTCATCTTCCAGTATTATTCTTCTTAGTAGTGCCAAAGCTTCATAGGTCTGTTGCACATCTTTACGAACAGAAGCCCAGTTGGCTATCATGTCTGGAGTAACCTGCCGGGCGTCGTAGTTCCATTGCCTGCTAGTCCATTTGTGGAAGAGTCTAGGAGGAAGTGCTTCTAGTTGTTCCGCTGTGGGTGGATGGCCTATTGGATACTTGATACTATCGAATATCGTCATCTTGGATTATAGTCCCGAATAAGTCTTCGTAGAAGGGATAGGGCTTCGATTGTGTCTGGGCGGCCTCTGCGAACATCTGCCCAGTTGGCTATCATGTGTGGAGGACATAGCGCGGGTTCATAGTCCCATTGCTTCTTTACCCACCTGTTGAATAGTTCGCCTGGAAGGGCTTCTAGTTCTTCTAGCGTTGGTACTTCGCTTATTGGATATCGAAGTACATCAAAGATTGTCATCTGATGGCCACTCCCATTCGAGTATTACTTTCTTTAGAATATTACGAGTTTCTACTTCTTCTGTTAATTGGGCGTTGGACAGATGTCGATGCACATTCATATACACGTCCCAGATGCAATTTGGAACTGCGTAGATGGTAGTCCGGTCTTCGGGTACGATCGGATACTTGATACTATCGAAGAGACTCATTCTTCGGGCTCTTGGCGATCGGCCAACATTTTTCTAAGCAGGGCAATATCTTCTTCGGCATCGGTTGCGAATATGCGGAAGGCCGCGGCAACGCTCACGGCAGTCTGTGTGTGGATGAATCCTGCCTTTTGCTTATACTCTTCGAAGAATTCGACAGGCAAGGCTTCTAGTTCCGATTGTGTTGGCACCGGAAAGGATAATTGATATTTGATTACATCGAAGAGGCTCATTCCTCACCTTCCCATTCCATCATCACTTTGATAATGACTGCATTGCTGTTGTTTTCTTGGGTAATTTCCTCATCGGCCATGTTTTCACGCAGCCTAATATAGGCATCCCATATATCATCTGGTACATGGCGAAAATCGGCCGTTTCTTTATCTACTGGATACTTGATAAGTGTGAAGAGACTCATACCGGTTCTTCGTAGTCGCGGATTAGTTGCTTCAGCAGTTTCATATCGGCAAGATCATTCCTATACCGCTTACTGTTGCTATTGAAACCCATGTGGCGCCAGTTATCCTGATACCACTCAGCGATATGTTAGTAATCGTCTCTCACGCTTGTTAGCGATCTCCAGTCGGAGTTGTTTATCCATTGGACATACAAGTCGCGTGGAAGTGCTCGAAGTTCTTCAGCCCGGGGTGGTCCGCTTATTGGATATTTGATTACGGAGAAAAGGCTCATGCACCATCCCAGTTCTTGATAAGTTGCCTTAGGGCTTCTATATCTCTCATGTCCTTCTGAAATTCGCGCATTGATTCAGAAATAGATGTCCAATGATCTGCATACCATTCGGCTATGTATGGAATATCAACATCATTACCGTAGTGGTCTCTCCAATCGGACATATTGATCCACTTTATGAAGAGTGTAAGCGGTAACGCCTTCAGTTCTTCGGCCCGTGGCGGACTGCTTATTGGATAGCGGAGGACATCGAACAGACTCATTCTTGCCACTCTGATATCAGTCTTCGAAGTAGATATACATCAGCTTCTATTTCGGTGCTGAGCCGCGTCGGTGCCAGGCTAGGCCAGTTGCGGTTCATCCATCCGGAAACCCATCGTGGAGATTGAGCTGAATCCTTGTCAACAGTGTACCAGTGGCATTCAACGTTATCAGTCCAGGAGTGGAACAGCTTCACAGGAAGTGCATCTAGTTCTTCCTCGGTCGGCGGAAGGCTTATTGGATAGCGGAGGACATCAAAGAGTGACATCGCAGGGCTCCACTTCTTTTAGTGCTCTATGGAACTTCCGGCGCACATATTCTTTCTCGTGGGTGGTCTGAGCGGTTTTTGCCCAGCGGGCTAGGCTACAACACTTGAGGGAGAAGATTACCCCGTTCTCCTCTTCAGGTTCATGCACTACCACCCACAACCGATCAACAATAGGTGCAGGCAGCCGGTATAGGGCTGCCTCGCTGGTTACGTCGGTATCCGCGTAACGAAGATATTCGAAAGTGCTCACATTGCCTTACTTCTTCAAGCAGCGAAAGATTCCAACATTCATTTTCTTTGCTACGTCCTCGCATGACTTCTCGCCGCGAAACTCGCTAATGACCTTCCAATCATTCGCGCCGTGTACACCTGTGTGGTTGGCAGCGTAGCCAGCAAGCGCCATGATAACCAGAATGTGTGTCATGATTCTGTCTTTTGGCCAGCCGCCGGCCAACCGTCGACCGCGTAGTTGAATATCGCACTGCTAACGAATGCGATTGCGAATCCGATCAGTGCCGGAGTGAACAATCCCAATATCCAGTAGCAGCTGGCAGCGGAAATCAATCCTGCTGCTAGCGCCAAACCAAAGTTTTCATTCATTGCATTTCCTTCAGTATGTAGCGGAACGAATAGATTGATTCCAGGAACTCACGTCGGTAGGCGAAGTGCTTGCCCTGCTTCTTCCGCCCGTTCTTACACGAAGCACGATACACAGCAATGGTGCGTTTCGCGAAGTCGATAGCCGCAGCTTCCCCGTCACGTTGAAGCATGAAGTTGAAACGCTCGAGTTCTCTGTTCTTGTCCATGTGTGTATTGTAACGCACACGGGCAGGAAGAGCAAGACCTATGCTTCTTGCATATGGGCTTGATAGTTTCTCCAGGCCGCCAGCGTGTTCATGTTGTAGTGGGCGAATGGGCTGTGTTCACGCAACCCGAGTTTCAGCAAACTCATGTGCGCCAGTGCAAAGTTAGCCTCGGGCACTGGTACTTCTTCGATCGCACCTTCATAAAGGTACGTGGTCACCCAGTAGTCGTTGCCGTCTGCGCCGTAGCAGACCGCAGCGTAGAGAGGCATGAGCTTTTCGGGGCGCAGCGTGACACTGCATTCCTCTCTGGTTTCGCGGATGATCGCTTCCAGGTTCGTTTCACCAGGATCAACCTTACCGCCTGGCATGCCCCACTTGGTGAAGTCATTGCGACGGCTGATGGCCAGAATTTCGTCCGGATACAGCCCGCCACCAGTAGGGATCAGAACTGATACGGCTTGCTTCAGCATGGCTTAGCGGAAAAGAAACCACACCACCCCGCCAATCAACCCAACCACCACCCCGCCAACCAGGGCAGCTTTGATGATCAGGCTGGCGAAGAATTCGAAGAGCATGCTGAGAACGCCGGTGGAAGAGGTATCTTGGCTCATGGTAATTTCCTTTTGTCAGGGTTGAGGGAGAATGGTTGTCCAGATTTCTGGATCACATGGATCGCCGGTCGAACTGTCCCACATCACTGTCTCCAGCAAGATGAACATCACAGCATCGTTTAGATTATCGAAATCCATAGCATCATCTATGGCGTCACCACACACTGCCTTGCTCCGATAGGTATAGTTGCCATGTTTGTGTTCCGACTTACTTGTAGGGTGAATAACCGTCGGCGATGAGTTCCTGTGCGATTTGTTCGGGCACATCGAACAAGATTTCGTATTTGGCCGCCAGATAGGCCTTTTGTTGTTCTTCAGTCAACTTGGAGAACACAAGGTGCTCATCAACAAAATACCCGTATTGGTAGTCGCGATCAACAAAAACACGCACACAGTTGCCGACCGCCGCGGGTCGAAGAGTCCCTACGCTTTTGTGTTCGGTTATCTGAATGTGCATCTTGTGCTGCCAATGTGTGTTGCGATGTATGTATTATGCAGGAGACGACGGATTAGGTCAACCTCTTACACCAAAATGTCGTACACCTCATCATCGATGTATATCCTATTTCTGCAGGATGGTTCCGAGGCATACAGGAAGATACCCATACATTTCGGCCTATGATTGTTGTATTTGGCAGCAGCCCTGTCAATGGACCGGATGATATGTTTCACTGTGGCACCAGTGTTGATGAAATCATCAACAACGAGGTAGGTCCTGATAGGTTCCGTGCTGTTGCTATCAATTGCGGAACCATGACTCTGCTCACCTACCTTGCGCACATTGATAATGGGCAGTTGATGGAACACTCCAGCGATAAACGCAAAGGCTGCGCCACTATGACCGCTGTAGGCCAACGCATCCGGCTTGAGCTGTTCAATATGCTCACCCAGTCCCATTGTCGCAATCTTCAACTTCGTGGCGAGCCTGGCAGGAGGAAAGTTCATCCATCCATACCCGCCTTCGCATCGCCACGCAGATCTGGTAACCTTGCATTTTTTCATCGGTTGCCCCAAGCATTCATGAACCTGTCGAGACACCTATTGAAGTAGCGTAGCGTCATCCGGGAACCAGTCACATCACGACCTTGCAGGGTACGCTCCAGACGCCTGGAGCGTAGTGTGATGCGGGTCTTACTCAGCCCCCACGCATTCGGGAAAGGTTGACTTCTCATGTGTGTATTATGTAGCGACAGCGTGAAGCAGTCAACCTAGATCTGAAGGGACGATGGTGATCTGGCCGCCCTGTTGGATGTGGGCGAACAGATCCTTGAAACCCGCAAGCAATGAGCTCTCCATGTGGAAGCCGTGATCAGCCTCGCACCTGGCCTGCGAGATGATTGCTTGCTGGAGTGCGAACAGAAGGTTAGATTGTTGGACGTTCATGTCACTCCTTCCAACTGACAGGCATCGTGAATGCCTGTGCGTTGTTCAACCGCTTCACCTCATCACAATCGTAGCCTTCGCTAACTAGGACGAACCTTGCGGCGCTGAGACTCGCATGATTTCCTTCCAGGATGGTGCAGTGTCGGCCGCCGGTGGCCTCGCGTTCAATCTGGCGTTCAAACCACGGCTTGTCAGCCAGTGCGCGAGCTTGTGCAGGAGTGATCACTTGATGTCCTTCAGCTTGATGCAGAGTGACTTGTCACCCTTGGCAGCGTACCAGGAATGGGCGCCAGGGCAGAAGTACATGGAGATGATGCGATCGCCGAAGAGTTCACGCAACGACTTCTCCAGTTTCCACTGTTTGGCTTGCTTGGCCTTGAAAACATCGGTGGCAAACCACAACTTCAGCCGTCGGGTGGGGGCCTTGGGCTTCGCCTTGCTGTCATCGTTGAAAATGCTGCGTTGCGACGCGCTGTCGAAACCAGCTTCCACCAGTGCCAGTCGGAACAGGCCGATATCTCCACGGAAGGTGCGTGCCATAATGCTGTGATTCCTTGTTGCGATGTATGTATTATGCGCGACTGAACGGAATAGGTCAAGCAGTTTGCGAAACTTCCTTGAGGAAGTAGGCAATCTTGCCGCTACCGCTACCCTTGAAGAAGCGGTTGTCGGGTTGCAGCTTCACGTCAAATGGGCTGGAACCTTTTTCGTTGTCCCATTGCATAATTCCGGTGACACGGCCGTCCTTGACTTCGATGTTCGAGAAGGACGTTTCGCGACGTGGCTTGGATCCGTAGATCTGGCGCATGGCAATGTATTTCATGGGAGTCCTTTCAGGGTTTCCACTTGTAGCCAGGACCTTCGTACTGGCGGTTGATCTTCTGGATGGAGTCGAATGCGAACTCCTTGTTGCTGCTGCGCGCCAGGATGGTCTTGCCCTTGGACTTCTTGGCAGTCTTCTCGTCCGGGTGCCACGTCTTTCCGTGGTCGGCGCTGTATTGGATGCCCTTGAAGACACCCTTCGGCGTGTAGCGGCGGTAGGTCAGGATGCCGTACGTGATGCTGGTGAACTTGAAACCACGCATGTAGGATCCGCTGCGCCCGCTGACACAGTCCACCATAATATTCACCTGCTTGTCACCAAGCATGGCAAGCTGGTTGTTGTTCTTCAGATACTCGTCTTTGACGACGGTTGGGGAGAGCTGGAGCATTGCTGTCCTTTGTTGTGCGATGTGTGTATTATGCGCGCCTGACCACATTAGGTCAAGTAATGATTGAAAAGTTTCCACACATCGAAACCCACACCATCGGTCTACAGTGATGGGGAACCCCATCACTGTAACGGTTACACGGCTTGCTTAAAGGTTTCGCGCAATGAGGCCATGGCCTCATTGTATTTTCTCTGATCTTGCATCCGAATTTGCTCCTGCAGATAATGCCGGTCCTGCAGATGTCGAGAGGATCGTAGCCAGTCCATATTGGTCTCGGACATGACACGCTGAATATTCTCTTCGCTCGGGGTGAACAACATTTTTTACTACTCCTATCAATCGCGGTGTTACCTCATACTTGAGCGAATACACAACCACATGCATCGCACTCGTCCCCGAACACCGCATCGGGGTCAACTTCTTGTCCACATTCGGGACAATCCTTGTGTTGGTCAACAACCAATGCAGGCTGTTCGACCAGATCTTTCAGCGATTCCTTCCATTCCGGGGAACGCCGACTTTGAATCCATTCCACGAGTGCTTCGACCGCACCCGAGTTGTCTTCCAGGAAGACGAAAATGTCGCCCAAACACGCGCCACCCTGCATCTGTCCATAACGGTTAATGCTATCCGAATAACCCAGCGCATTCACCAACTTGGCCAGGCCTTCGACGCCACGCCGCCCTTCCAGGCTGTGGATCTTGTTCTGGTCGAGAAACTGTTGGACGAGGGATTGCATATTTCACGCTGCCAGAAGCAGGCTCCACTTCAGTTCAGTGGGGGTCTTCCCGGTAGCCATCACTTCGCCGTTCGGGTCGAACAGCGTCCAATCGGACCCGCGGATGTCGACGTTGTGGCCTTTCGGGCCCGTGTACCTGTTCGACCAGGCCTTTGTGCCCGTGCCGTTGGCAACGAAACCAGCGGTGTCGGTCACCTTCTGGTAGGCTTGAATACAATCAACCATGTCACCAACGGATGCAAACATTGCGATTCCTTGTTGCGATGTCACATTATGCAGCGGGCAGCGAAATAAATCAACCTGTTTTTGGCTAATCTGCTGTAGGCGCTGCAAGACGCAAGGGTGTGGCGGCGGAGTTGACGGATTTAGGCGTGGATTTAGCTGTTTTTAGCCCTGTCTGCGGGCATAGTACAGGGCCCTGTATTTTACCGCGGCGGCCTATTCAGCGATCGCTTTACGCTACCTGCGGATTCCGGTATGATGAATGCATCGAACTCCCGCCCTGGTGAAACTTTGCCGTATCCGGACATATGGCGAGGCGGTAAATCCCCCTCATCGAGCTGCCCTCTCAGTGCGTCTACCACCGTGCCGTTGCCGAACCCGAGGACAAACATCTTCTTCGGGTCGCCCCACACTTCTGCATTGATGTGATCGACGTATTCACCACCACAGTGGCCGCCTTTGCATTCACGATATCCATCAGTGGATAGACTGAACACTTCGTTACATTGGATGCACAATAATAGCTTCATTTAACTCTTTCTTAGTTAGTTTGCAGTTATCGAAATGATATCGTTTCATCGGTGATCCGCTACCGACCTTGCCACCCACTTGCCGTTCACTTTGCCACCTTCTTGCGGTTGAAGAACCACGTGACCAGTCCGACCAGCAGTGCCGCCCAGATGGCATTCTTGATGGGGTCTTTCTTATCAGGAAGGAAGTTCACGATGTGCGCCTTGCTGTGTTTGTTGCGATGTGTGTGTATTATGCAGGAGTCACCACCTGCTGTCAACTACTATTTGAATAGATCCTGGATGCGTTTCCAGGAGAAGAACTGTTCCACGCCCGCGCCGGTTCCGACAGCACTCAGCGTTCCTTTGACGCCTTTCTTGCCGACGTTGAGTACCGCACCGGGATTGCCGATGGTAATGCTATTCGGACCACGCTTGCCAACATTCAGCTTGACTGGCCCAATCTTGAATACCTTGCGAAACTTGAAGTGCATTTTCTTTCCTGCTGTGCGATGTATGTATTATGTAGGAGTCACACCCTGCAGTCAACAGGTATCAGAAAAGAGTGCATAAGTGCAAGGGTTAGATAAATATTCAACAGGGAGACGAATATGGAAGCACAACTCAACACGAAATCAATGTTTATCGACAACAAATACACGAAATGGTATTGGAGCATTGTGGATAAAGCATTGCAACGAATACCAGGGCCCGGAATAAAGTATGAGCGGCATCATATACTGCCCAAAGGCAAATACCTGTTCCCGGAGTTCAAATCCCTGAAAATACATAAGTGGAACGGGGTCAGCCTCACGCATAAAGAGCACTTCGTATGTCATCTTCTGCTAACGAAAATGACTACAGGCAAAGCCCGCAGTTCCTGCATTTATGGACTAATGAGGTTTTCGACTGGATTAGATAAATGCACCAGTCGCCAGTATGCAAAAGCTCGCACCCTCTTTTCGTCAACACGAAAGGGCGATCCAAACCCTCACAAAGGCAAGCCGGGCAGGATATGGACTGACGAGGCTAAAGTCGAACATTCGAAACTCATGAAACAAGTTATGCAGGACGAAGATGTCCGACGCAAGTGTTCTGTGGCGAAGAAAGATAAGCCCGGCAATAAACACACGGATATATCACGGAGCAAGATTTCGTATGCTCAGCGAAACCTCTCACCGGAACAGCTTGCACGGAAGAGTGAATCGAAGAAGGGAAGCAAGAATGGGATGTACGGAACACAGTGGATAACAAACGGAGTTACCTCGCGCCTGTTATCGAAAGACCTTCCTATGCCTGCTGGGTGGGCTGCTGGCCGGGTCGGGGTACGGAAGGCGGCGCAGTGACGTAGATCAGCTCTTCTTGAGCGCGGGTGACTGCCACATATTCCAAGTTCGCTTCTTGCACCTGCTGCCAGGGCTTCCGTGCATACGGGCTGGGGAGATACTTTTCCTTACCAACCAGAAACACACGGGGAAACTCCCTTCCTTTGCTTTTGTGTATCGTGGAGAGCGTAAGCACCTTGGCCTTTTCGCCTTCGGGCGTCGTGCCGAACATCTGCTTGATTTCTTCGACCAACTCGTCCACCGTGTGCTTATTTTGGGCTTGGCACCGCGTGATGATAACGCGCAGGCATTCCACTTGGTCAACGAGTGCTTCGACTTTGTTTTCCTGATTCTTGGACATGAACTTGGCGGTCTGACGCGCTTCGTAGTCGTCCAGCTTGGCAGTCAGTGCAGCCAGCGTGCTGATCTTCCAACGACGCGCCAGCTTCTCCAGCCCTTCACTAATGTCGCGTCCTTCAACGCGGCAGGCCGTACCACGTGACAGGAGTGAGTAAGCAGTTTGAATAAGCGGAGCGGTATTGCGGCACAGGATGACGTCCAGTTTGGTGAGCGTTTCCTTGTTCATCATCTCTTCGTACGTGATCGCACGCACCACACCGTCCGGGGCGGTTTCGTGTGCAACCAAGTCCGGAACAATGCGTTGCGCTTCGGCCACGATGTTCTTGGGGCAGCGATACGTGACGTTCAACGGCAGACTGGCGGCCTTCGTTGCTTCGCGCAACTGGTCCATGGAGTTTGCATCCGCACCAGTGAAACCGTAGATTGCCTGGCACGGATCGCCAACAAAGACCATCCGCCCGACACGCGGCGCAAGCATGGCCAGCGCCAATGCACGCCGTGCAGGATTCGTGTCCTGGGATTCGTCAACCAGCACCCACTTCTTCGGCCAGAAACGAGCCTTGAAGTACAAGGGAGCCAGAATCATGTCGTCGAAATCGATGACTTGACGACACGCATTCAGAGACAGCTTGTAGATGAAACGAGCAGCATGGATGACATCGTCCGCATGCCAGTCTTCGGTGATGTCGTTGTCCAGGTCGAAGTGTTCCCACATATCGTACCAAACATCCAGATCGTCCATGCTGCACAGGTGTCCAACGGCGCGTTGCTTGCCGTAGCCAACCAACTTCTGGATGGCCGTACCGCACTGGCGGAACACCTCCGCATCGTCGTTGAACTTCTGGGAGTCGATCAGCTCGAACACCTTGTTAGCGTTGAGCTTGGCATCCGGGGCAACCTTGCGCCACACACCGTATCCGAAGGAGTGGACAGTGCCGGCCTGCGCCAGCTTCCAGTCGTAGCCGGCGGCTTCGATCTTGCCCTTGATTTCCGTTGCGATGGATTTGTTGTAGGCCAGAACAGCCACATCACCCAGCTTGTTCTTGACGATCTCTTCGATCATCACCATCAGCATGGAGGTTTTGCCGCAACCAGCGCGAGCAACGATCTCCAACGAGCCCGTACCCGTCAGCGTCCAGTCCTTGATGGCAACCTGGAGCGGGGAGAGCTTGAACGGTGCGTTCGACATTTTGTGTTCCGGCATTGTTGCTGCGATGTATGTATTATGCAGCAGCCGGTGGATTAGGTCGACCTGTTATTGAACGTCAGATCGGCCGTTGCTTTCATGGTATGCATTCAGCATCCGTTCCAGATTCTCCCGAATCTCCATGAGCTTTCGATCAACCTCTTTTTGCGAGGCCCAGGCCTTGTAGAGCTTGTAGAAGAACCACACCTCGAAACCCAATATCAAGACTGCGAATATTTTCATTCCGAATCCAATGTGCAAAGGTCATGTCCCCAAATCCGGGCAGCATCGGCCTTGTTGAAACGATCTTCGTTCAGTTCCCACGCACAGCCAGCGCAGTAGTATTTCCGTGTCGAATGGTTGTACCAGCGGATGCCGTCGCGGTCATCACTGGCCGGCTTCATACAAGCGGTGCGATTGCACCGGCCACCCTTCTCGCCCTTATTGGCAGGCAGCGCCTTCTCTGTGCGAGGCCCAGTCTTTTCGGCCTGCCGCCGTGCGAAATAGCCAGTGGGTCCCTTCAGCGGCTTCACAGTTCACCTCCCATCAACCACATCGGGTCGAAGGTGTTCTGACGCTTCAGTTCCATAACGACGATGCCTGCGAGCCAGAAGCGGTAGTTCCAGTCCATCGGATTCTGCCACTGGTACCTGTCACCATCCTTGTGGAACTGCGGAAATGCTTCACCGCGATCCAACGGTTGGTAGTCAGGCTTCTGAAATACTTCCATTAGGCGCATAGTGCGTCTCCTTGCTGCGATGTTTGTATTATGCAGCAAAGAGTGGATTAGGTCAACGGCAGAATGAACTTACAGCTCTTCCGGAATGGGCGGAAGTTCCGGCCAGTACAGGATGGAACCCATTCCCATGCTGTCCGTTCGGAAGTCCGTCAGCGTCTTTACCAGCTGACGATAGAAGCGGTTCGTTTCTTCGCGGGATGACCCCAACTGCACCGTTTGGCTATCGATGCCAGCCCTGGTAAGGGCTTCGGAGAGCACCTCTTGGCAGTCGCGCATGGTTCCGGTGATGCCCACGCAGGTCTTTCCAAACATGCAGCGACCGGAGTAGTCGTTGCGGAAACGGACGCTCCCGTGGTCACCGTCTTCGGCAATCACGTCACGCAGGTAGTATTGCGGATGCTTCATTTCAACCCTTCCACGCCGTTGCGTAAATCGATGCACAAAGGATGCCCCAAAACACGAAACTCAGATTCATAATAAACCACACAAATCTCTCCCAGCCCGTGCCACTCGGTTTCATAGGAGCACCGACAAGTGCGATTGCCAGATATAGAAGGCCAACCAACCCGATGATGTTGACGCCGTTCATACCTTGCTCCACATCAGGTTGATTGCGGCGCCGCCGCCGATTGCCATGATCACCATGCTCAGGCGCAGCAACCAGGCCGGCGATGCGCTCGGGCCAATCACCACCAGGATAGCGAAAGAGAAGATCAGTGCAAGGATGATTGCTGCCACTTGCAAGGACACAAAGATGCTCATTTCGTTGCTGCCTGTCTGTCTGTGTTGTGCGATGTATGTATTATGCGTGACAGAACGGATTAGGTCAACTGGTCTTTGGTGTAAGCAAGGATTCCCGCACCATCTTGCGAACTTTGGGAATGTCGCGCTTTCTGAAAGTAGGTTCCATCCCTGATCACCAGTCGTGAGCTGCTTCATTTCCTCCAGCGTCAACTTCCCACGATAAAAGGGCATGCCATCCAGTGTCTTGGACTTGGTGTGGCATCCTTTGGTGTCATAGTGCCACACCTCTCCTTTGTGCCTGAACTCCAGCCCAACGTGGCCGAAAGTCACCCCGTGTTCGTTCCACTCGTACGTGGTGTTCTTCTGTGCCTTTCGTCTGGCTGTTCCTAGCATCTTTCGACCACCAGACCAGGACTTGGCACGATTGGCAGCAACGATGCCTTTCGCCTTGATGCCATGTTCCAGCAGGCATTCGGCAACCACTGCTGCATAGACGCAGCACCCGCCGTGGTTGATATAGGGAAACCGTCTGAAGACTGCATCGCCCAGGGTATCCAACCGTGTAATCAGTGTCATTGGTTGTGCCACCATTTCTTGAGGCCATTTGCTGCGTCGATGATTAGGACGATTGCAAGGATAGTTCCAGCAACTTCAAGAATGAAACACCACAGCCACACCACCAAAAACGGAAGATAAAGAATAATCTTCCATCCGTCGTCCGTTGTGTCGTCACATATGATTTCCGATAGGATGTCGCGCAATGCGAAAGAAGCCCACAGCGCAAAGAAAAACGCCGCCAATATCAGTATGGCGTAAATCAATGCGGCTGTGGTGCTCATGGCCGATTAGCCGTGGTACATGCGTTCGCCAGCGCCCAGGAGGTGCAGCGCCTTCTGTTCCACAGGCCAGCCCAGTTCGAGCAGCCTGTCGACCAGGTTGAAGGCGCTGGGCAGCGTCGGATTGACCATGCCGGCCAGCAGCGAATGGGCACGCTTCTGGAGTGCCTGCATTTCGGCCTGCTGCTCCTCGACTGTCGAAACCATCGACTTGACCTGGTGGTCGTTGATGTCACGCAGGAGGGACTTGGCTTCGGAGATGAAGAACTGTGAGTTCATTTGGATCACTTTCTGTAACACTCGGGGTATGAGATGTGGCATACCCCTAACCACTCAAACAAGTATAGCTGATCTACCTGGCCCTGTCAAACATTTTTGCGAAGCAATTGAAGGCAAAAGTGCAAGCGTAAAGGCTATTCAAGAATGGACAAATAGAAATGAAAACCATGACTGCTATGTCAACATCGGAAGTTGGAATAGCATTTGCACCGCAATCATCAAGCCAGAATCCCAGCCCAGCCAACAAAGCACTGAGCAAATAGGTGGTCAGAAGAAATGATACCATTTTCTAACCGTTCGAGCTGGTTTGCCTCGCCGCCAGGCCAGGTGTCTTGCACAGTCGAGCGCGAGGCCAGCACTGAAGCAGCCCGCGGTGAAGAAGTGGAGAAGCCCGTCAACCACCATTGCAGGGCCCAGCAGCATACGCCACCCCCACGATTGGATGTTGGGCTCCCCACTTCGTTTGAAGTTCACTTGCCGAACTCTTCGATCAGCGCATCCAGCCAGCGATGCCGGTACTTCTGCACTTCGTCACGCGGATATGCACCGTGTTCGATACCCACGTAGGTGAGGTAGGATTCGACGCAGTTGCCGTAGGGCCGGAGCCGTTCCATGATGACACCGACCGCATCATCGTATGCGATGGTTGAAATGATCCTTCGATCATGCAGCCGCCGAAGCGCATGGCAAATGAACTGCTCTTTGGCGCCGATCGAATAGGTCATCGAAACGTGATTCTTGGCAAGACTGAATGCTCGCTCAATCTCCAGCCGTTCCCAGCGCGAGTAGTCGCTCATTTCGAGAACTCCGCAATCAGTGCATCCACCCAGCGGTGTCGGTACTTCTGAATGCAGTCCGGATCCTGCAGCCGGGCCGCTTGGTAGGCCCTGACACCGAGAGTGGTAACCAGAAAATCTTCCACGGTCGAGTGGCCAGGACCCAGGCGGCGCTCAATCATCGCCGTGGCCACTCGATACTGGTCGTGTGTGATCTTGCCGCGCTCTTCGGCATCTTCAATGGCGTGGCAGATGAAGGTGTGCCTCTTGACAGTTATACGCCTGCCATCAGACTCGGAATTCACCAGTCGAAGGTACGGTTTCGCAGCTTTCAGCGCCTTGGCAATCTGTGCTCGTTCCAGGCTCATACGCACTCCACAACTTCGCCTTGCTTCAAGCCAACATCGCCGTACCGCTTGATTTCCTTCTCGCCAGTGCCTAGCTTGTAGGTGTCGCCGCTGTTCGGACCCAGCCCCTTGATCATCACCCAGGAGCACGTCGGCCAGGCAACCACCTTGTCGTCGAACTTCTCGCTGGCATCGCCCTGGAGCACAAAGCTCTGGCATCGGCCGATCTGGATGTTGCCGTCGCGCTGCACGAGTTCCAGCACGCTGAAGCAGTCGTCGTCAGCCACTTCGGGATCGTCGGCCTTCGGCTTCTTGTTGCCGGGCTTCTGCACGCCCTTCGGAGCAGGTGCGCGACCCAGGCCTTCGACCGGTGCGGCCTTCTTGGCGTTGTTGTAGTGGGTAGCAGCGGCCGCCAGCGAACAGCCAGTTTCAGCCATCAGCGTATCCATCACGGTCTTGCGGAACGACCGCCCATCCGTTGTCGCCAACGCGATGTGCAGGTTGTACAGTTCGACAGCTCTTTCCTTTGCGGTTGTCATGTGACTCCTTGTTGCGATGTATGTATTATGCAGCAGACGGTGGAACTTGTCTACCTCTATATGAACAGCGATGCATCGACACTCTGATATCCGTCGATGGTCATCACGTAAACCTGGTGGTTGAGTGGATCGCCTTCCATGATGCTCTGCAGGTCACTTTGGTAGAAGGAATCTTTCCCGAACATCGGATCCACTGCCGCCAGGGTGATCTTGTATCCGTCAGCAACGGTGTATCGGGATTCGTCGATCCGGCATTCTGTCCGTTGGACGGGAGAGTCACTGCTGCGAAATGCAAAGCCGGGGATGATGCCCACATGCTGCAGGCGCGACATGGGAATGAAGAACGCCAGATTGGCTACTCCATATTCGGCTGCAAGTTTCTTCAGGTTCATATCAAATCCTTGTTTCTTCTTTGCCGCCATCAGCGCATTCGGGGCAGACGGCGAACATCACTCCAACGTAGTCACCGTCGCCGTCGAACGCCTTGGTTTTCGGATTGAAGGTGTGGCCGTACTGCAAGTGAAAGGAGCCCGTCTCCGGCTTGGTGCTGTCAACCGCAACATTGTCGCACTTGGTGCACCAGAAGGATTGCGGCTCCCGCGGAGTAAAAGGATTGAGCTTCATTGCGTATTCGGGTAAATGTCGTCCCAACCTTCACTGTACCAGTAATCAACAGTCAGTTGGTACATATCGATGCTCTCGAACATCCGACTATTCAGTTCCTTCAGGATGCCGTTCTTCCACAGTCGAATGGTCTGCATGCTGTTCTCAGTCAGGCAGCTTATCGCCAGGGCCCCAGAAGACCGCTTCCCAGGTCTTCTGGTCGTCGATGAAAGTCCAGGACGAACCCAGCGGCTCCAGCCACCTGCCGCCGACATTGGGTGTCCCATCGGGCTTGCGCTTACGGACGGCGAAGTAACAGGATTCGGGGCTGCCGGATTCTCGGGTGGGGTTCTGGATCAGCATTTCTTACTCCTGTCTGTCGTGGATGGGAACTGCGCCGTAGGATTCGGTACCGATGATCTCGCGAACAGCATCGTGGAAGCGGCTGTCGCTGGTGTGGGCGAAGTTACCGCCCATCATCCACCAGCCCGGCTTCGGCCGCCATTCACCGATCTCCAGGAACTCGGCCGGCACAATCTTCACATGCCCGGGGACGTTACCCTTCACCAACATTGCCGCAGGAACATCCCAATGCGGCTTGGTCGGGCCCTCCACATTCACCAGGCAGAGGTCTTTCACCATTCTGCCGGAGATGCCCTTGTTGGTGCAATCGCCCAGCGGAAACTTGTAGACAGAAACGCAGAGGCCCATTTGGTTCTCCAGATATTTGTTGCAGTGACTAAACTATAACGCAGGGTGGGACCGATGTCAACCGGCCAACTTCTTTATCAGAAGGCCCTGCAAGTCGCCCACCTCATCGTTCTCGAGATAGAAATCGGTCTTCGGATCCCAGTACTTGCCTTCCTTGGAATCGTAGTAAAGCACGCGGCCATTGCCAAAGTGGAACGGCCCTTCGAGACCATTGCGCGGGCCGTACCGTTCATCCCTACTGAAGGTGATGTAGGCCACGTTATCCGCCAGTGGGTTCGTCAGCGTCGGCTTCGTCTTCGTCGGGAGTATCGTCGCCGGCGTTGGGAATGTAGTCGTTGGAGCGAGCAAACTGCTTCACTTCATCTTCACTCAGGAAGTTCAGCAAGTCGCGGATGACGTTGTCCTTGTCAAGGACGCCTTGCTCAACCAGGTCGAGCATCTGGCAGGTAACGGGCCTGCTTTTCCTGTGATCAAAACCAAACATGGTCTGTCCTTGTTGTGCGATGTGTGTATTATGCGCGGACAGATGGAGTCTGTCAACGACTTTTTAGGAATCGCTCACCTTTTAGCTGAAAGATTTCGTGCAAGCGTTCATGCCACACCAGGAACTTTTTCTGGGTGGGTGTAAGCCCATTCCAGATAGTTTCATCGATGTTGACCGGCCGTACGAGTTCTGATTTCATCTGTTTCTCCTTATTGGTGCTCGAGCAGCGTTTGACAGTGCAGGCAGCGTATGCATGCAGGGACCGCTAAACGCCGCGCATCCGCTATTTTTTCGCCACAATCCACGCAAATATCCGACCCTTTGCCCTGCAGCATACGCCCGCGCACAGCAGCAATCGCGTTCTCATTCAAGTGCATCGCGTGGAGTTGACCCATCTCTTCTTCGGCAATGTTACTATGCTGGGTGTTATCCATTTTCGAGTTCAGCTTTCTTTCGAGCCAGAAATGCATTCATAGAATTTCTTCTCTTCTGCCGTGTCTCTTCGGAGATAGGTTTTGGAGGATTATCCTTTAGGTAGGCCTTACGAGTCTCGGATTGTTTCCGTTTTGTTTCTTCCGAGTGGTGCTTTCCAAAATTCGGATGATTGACTCCTGCTATTTTAGCAGAAATAAGCTCCTTTGTCTCATCTGAATGAAAATTGCCTTTGTTCTTTGCACCAATCTTAGATCTTGTTTCTGCCGTCGGAACTCTGCCATAGTTTGGATTATTTTCACCAGACGTTGCTGCAGATATTCTTCTTTTTGTTTCGTCTGTATGGCCGTCACACTTGAAGCGTCTCTTTGCGTTATACTTTACATTTTTGTTTATCAATAGAGGATTATTCCAGTTCTCGAAGATTAGCGATTGCTCAAAGTCATAAGCAGACTGATCATCAAAGAATTCGGCAACGATAGTCCAATTGAACTCGCTGAATGTTTTCTTTATTGGTGGTGAAGATGTGAAGTAGATCTTTCCAAAATCTTCCGAAGATGGAAGATTATGAAAAACATTTCTTTCTCGATAGCCGATATAGATCTTGCCGGTGACAGAGTGGACGCCTATATACACATAGGGCATCGGTTTAGTCGAGGCAGGGAACGTCACCTCTTATTTATCCTCGATGTTCGAGTGCTGTACGGTTTCGACTTCGGTCTTCATAGGATACCCAACATCCGCTTGGCATTCTGTAGCTTGTAGGTCATCATGCAGTAGATTCGGCTGTTGCCCTTTTCCATACACATTTCAACGGTGTCGGATGTGTACATCCAGGATCCGATCATGAGAATAACCACAACCAGTGCGGCTATTGCCCAAAGTGCATTCTTCATCAGCTGCCCATCGAAAAGTCGACGTTGTAGAACTTCTGGCTGATTTTCACACCTTCGAAATACAGGTCGCTGAAATCATGTCCCCAGACGCCGTATCGACCAGCAGAAGAGGAACGGTTGAGCATACCAGGAATGTGTCCCGGATTGCCGACATCGCCTTCCTCTTCCTTGTAGATGCGCTCGTAATCTGCCCGGGCGAGCACCAGTAGATCTTCGCCAGTCATTTCCGGCGTTAGTTCATGTTGGAAGCTCGCTTCGGTGCTCAGCGGATAGCTGTAGCGGAAGTTGAAGAGCCCGCTCAAGCCCAGCGCCGGAATCAACTCGTCGATGTAATCGATATCCTCGTTGGCGAAGCCCTTGACGAAGGATGCAGCGTGGATATTGCAGTCGAGTTGCATGTTAGGCCTCCTCAGCTTCGAGCTCTTCCAGAAGCTTCACACCAGCAGCGATTGCTTCTTCGTCGTTGGTTGCTTCCAGCAGTATCTCGTCCCCACACCAGCAGAAGAAGTATTGCTTCAGATCCCGCCAATACGACACCCGCTCGTTCAGTTCTCGGATGATGGGATCGGTTTTGGGTTTGGACATTTGGGTTGATTCCTGTTGCGATGTCACTATTATGCAGCGACCTGTCTGGATTGTCAACTGCTAAATGAATTGCGGTCCACCCTGTTGTTTCGGGCTACTCATCCTTACGGGATGATAAGCATCGCGAAATGCTTTCGGTTATTTCCGATACTGTAAGGCCCCTTCGCGGGAACCTTGTGGACTGCAATGCACTCACCCGAAAAGGACCTTTCGGTCCAGTCCAGGCACTGCTCTTCCTTTAGTAAATGGTGGCCCAAGCCCTTACGCTTGGGAACCGCACCCAACCCCAACCTTGTTGCTTAGGCGGGGGTCGTTTCCACGGCCGGCGCAGCTTCGGCATCTTCGGCGTGCAGCACTTCGCCCGGTGCGGGGATGAACGGCACAGATTCCGGAGCAGCTTCCACCTCACGGATGGTCAGCTTCGTCTTGCCGGCGCCCAGGGCTGCCACGATCAGCTTTTCGGCAGCGCCGCGGCTGATACCCGCAGCAACCACTTCACCGGTGCGCACCTTGATGACGTCCACGGTATGAATGACCTTCCTGCCGCCCTTCTTGTCGTCGGGGCGGCCCAAGCCTTCCACCAGCTCGGCGTCGATGCTGCGCACGGTCTTCAGGCTGTGGTTGTAGTGCGTCGCTGCGCTCGCAAGGCTGATGCCGTGCTGAGCCATGGCCGCCTGCATCACCGCCTTGCGGAAGGCCGTGTTGCCCATTTCGGCACGTTGCGGTAGCATTTGGGCGAACGTCTCATTCACGAAGTCGCGAACACCTTTGGTCATATCAAACTCTCTTTCTTGCATTGGGTTGGGGTTGCATGAGCTGCGTCTGCTGCCCATGTATGTATTGTGTGGCTGGGCATACTTTTGGGCAAGTCTTTTAGGCGGTGCAGATGTAACAATTTGCGGAAAAGAGAAAACCACCGAAGTGGTTTATTTACAGGTGAAACTTTTTATTTTTCGTATCAAATCATTTGTGGGCGGTGTAACTGTTCCACCGGTTGAAGTGATATAAAATGTAAGAGATACATGCAGATTTGAAACTTTTCTGCATAATGCCTTTAGTTCCGATTCGGTATATACTCCATATTGAAAGTTACATCTAAGAAGTATTCTATTATAAATGTTCCGGATTTCCGTTTCTATCTGTTGCTGCATGTTCCTGGTCCATTCGTTGATCTGCTGTATCCAGTATTTGATTCATTTCCTTCAATATATTCAACATATGAATTTCGAGTTCTTCTTTAGTCATCTTACCTGGATGTTTTTCGAATTCTGTCAATCTCATTATTTTATTCCCTTCATTACAGGATTTTCAGCAAGCTGATGCATATAGAAATCAATCTCTTCTACAGACATATTTTCTACAGATCTTTGTTCCAGTTCAAATAATCTCATCATGCTGTCCTCCGTTATACTATTTATCAAAAGAAAGCCTGCACAGGGCAGGCTAACTTGGTTAGGACTTGGTGAAAGTCTTAGGCGTACAGGCGAAATTGATCGCCGAAAACGTCTCTGCGGCTCACAGCATAGGCGGTGCGGCCCTTGGTGTTGGTTGTCTTACGAACAACCAACCCGTTTTGGCGCATTTCTGAAATTCGCGCACGCAAATTTTGCACACCGAAGGTTGCAGCAGCCTGAGCTGATGTCAGGGTGCGGTTCGTTCCACGAAGATAGGTCTCGAGAAACTGATTCTGGGTCTTGGTAAGTGTTGTGAAGGACATAATGTCTCCTTAGTTGATAATCTAAGTATAACAGTTCATGCCACGAATGTCAAGAGAGTGGGCATCGGTTTTGACACGCGATGCCCACTATGATACGGTTGAAGCGTGGTCCGGAGGTAAGTCTCGGTACGCAAACCGCAGCCATCCATATACTGGAGCGGCACCTCGGGCACCTTGGCTGTTATCGGCAGTTTCTATGCTTGCCGCTTATCGATGGGACCCTTGTAACATTAGGTATCCCGAACCCAATGCACGACCGTCAGTTAGGAATAGACAGACACTAGCGGATAAATCTTCCTACACCCTTTCGGGCTCCGCTGCTGGTTTGATAGCCACTGCAGACAAACCAAGTCTGAAGTGCGGTATGCGGTCCACTCGGCCATCGACGCTCCATCCAGGAAGTTATTAGCCCAACCATTGCTGGTCCCCTGCTCAGCAGGAAAGGGCCCGAAAGCCCCTTGTGGATCCTATTTGGCTTACATGCCAGCCAGGATGCCAACCAGCGCCGCCGCTTTCGGCACGCCCAAACCAGTCGACAGGTCGTAACCCACCTTGGCTTGGGTGGCGCTCGGCCCACCGCTCACCACGTCGTTGAACGCTTGCGAGTACAGCAGCGGATTCGAAGCCACGGCGTAGAGCGCAGCCTGGAAGTCGATTGGCGTCTTGAACTGCTCAGCACGCACCGCGTTGGTGATTGCCGCCAATGCCGCCCACTGCGGAGCACCGATGCTGGTACCGTAGCCACCGTACCAGCCGCAGTTCGCTGCACCCTTGGCTGTCACACATGCCTTGTCCGGGATCTGCGCACTGGGCGTCAGATACACGGAAAGCGCACTGGCCGCGTCAGCATCGAACGCCACGTCAGGCACTGCACGTCGCGGAAGGCCCAGGCTGGTTTGGTAAGTCGGCGTCGCATAGAACTGTGTCACGCCACCACCACTGCCACCCCAACCAGTGTCAACTGCACCCAGGTTGTTCGTGCCGCCGACAGCCAGCACACGGTTGGACACGGATGGCCAGATGGGACGTGCACCGATGTCGCCGCTGGCAGCCACGTAGGTGACGCCCGTTTTGCTGAACGCGATCGTGTCCCAGCCACCAGCCGTGTAGTTGATCTGTCCGTTGGGCATGATCGGATTGGCAGGACCGTACAGGTAAGTAGCGGTGGCCGAAGCTGCGGTGCAGGTGGGGTCGTACTGGACGAGCACACCTTGCTTGTTCTTCACACCCTGGCAGGTCGAAGCAAACCCGCTTTCGGCGCCGCCCCAACTCATCGAAACCACGTTGCCGATCTTGGCGCCGTACTGCACACCAAAGGACAGCGCACTGACGAAGGGGCTCGGAACTTGCACCAGGACGATGGTCGCCATCGGCGCGATCGCATGCGCCCACTCGATGTCCATGCTGGATTCGGCCATCCAGTTCATGTCGTCGCCGAAGGTCTGCTTGGTCGGGCGCCCGGTAGAGGTCAGGTTGATGACCTGGAAGGAGCAGCCGCTACCTGCAGTCGGCTTCGGCGAGTTGGCGTTGTAGTAGCCGGAAACAGGGTCCACGGTGTAGTTGGTGGTAACCACGTTGCACTGCGGAAGCCCGTGTTGCGCGGAGAACTTGGCCAGATCGCCCGCCGCGTTGGGGTTGTTGTAGGCGGAAACAATGACGATGACCTGTCCGCTGCCTTGCTGCGCGGGAGTCGTCAACGTGCCAAATCCGTAACGGGCACGAACTTGGGCGGGATTTTGGCCAAGGGTGGCAAGACCACCGGCCGTCTTCACGGATGCAAGCACGCCCGCAGTGGTAGTCGCCGCCATGGGTTGCATTTCCGGTTCGGCACCCAGCGCGGTTGCCGTTTCGCTGTCACTTTGTGTGGCCACAGCGTCTTTGGCCAACTGGTCGGGACCAGTGTTTTCACCACCGCCACATGCTGCCAACAGGCACGCCGTTGCGATGATGCTCAGGGATTGGAGCTTCTTCATGATTTCCTTTCGGTTGATTTCAGGATGCAACCACCCGGTTGCTTCACTGCAGGGCCTTTGCTGCCCATGTATGTATTATGTCACCTCTGCCAACTGTGGTCAACAACCTTTTGAAACAAAAGAAACGTGGCCCGGAGGCCACGTGAGGACGGTTGTAACCCTTTTCCATCTTCGGGAAGGTAAACCGTAAGTAGGGAGGCTGATCTTCTTGGCAGCCTACCCGCGAAAAAGGGAGTTTCTGGTGATTCCCTATGATACTTCTTTAACATTGTTGGGGATCATATTCACACCTGGAGCATCCCGAGCTCAGGTGAGGATCGTCAGATAGGAATAGACGAACCTTAGGGGATTTTCATCCTACCTCTTTCGAGTCCCCTGCATCTTGTCAACTAGGCGCTCGATGCCGTAGTTGGCAGCACGAATGCTGTCAACAGATAAAAGGAAGGCACCCAAGGGTGCCTTGAAGAGCTGAACCAAAGATTTTCGGAGGTGCATGGTTACTCTCTTATTCACCATACCTGTCCTCAAACCATCCCACGGATAATAGGTGTAGGGTAGAAGCTCGGGCCGTCTAAAAGCCGCTTTGGTTGGAAGCGACACATCGGGTGCCTGCCACTTCCATTTGGGTGATGTACTACTTGGGCACCAGGTTCAGAGTGGAGGGGGCTCGACGAAGTCTTCGATCAGCGAAATCTTGCAGGTTTCTGTGGGGCCGAACTCGAACCCGTGTTGCAAGGCAACCATCATGCCGTCCTTCAGATCCTTCTCCGTCGTGTCGTCCTCGACATCGAACAGGATTTGGAATGCTACTTTCTTCATGTGTTTGTTCTCCGTTTGTTGAAAGGGGCGGGCGGTTTATTTCCCGCCCCTGCTACTTAGGCCCCAGCGAGCATGACTCCGCGGCGTGCAGCCTCCGCTTGCCGACGTTCCAGGAGACGCTTGAATTTTGCCTCCCGCAACAAACAAGTGGCTTCTGCCATCTCCGCCCAGTCTTTCGGGTCGGTTTTGACGAAGTCAGCCACCTTCTTCACCATACGCAGCGACACTTCGCGCAGGTACTCGGCGTTATCGAACATGAACTTCAGGATGTCAGCTTCCTGTGCTGCGTCAAAGTTATACGGCGTCAGCATGCCGTCGCGCACGACCTGCTTGATACGCAGCAGTTGGTCACGGATGGTGCCGATCTCCAGGTCCATGTAGTGGCAGCGTGACATGATTGCTTCCAGGTGCTTCGCAATGCGCGAACCCTTGGCAATCGTGCGCTCGAAGTCCACATTGGACAGGAAGATGATGCTGCCCTCGAAGTCAAACGCTTCGGGGATGTCTTCCACTTGCAGAACGCGGCTTTCCTTGTTCCAGCAGATGCGACGCTTGTCGCCGCTGTTCAGTGCTGCCTTCAGCAGGTTCAGGCACTCTTCCTCGAACAGCACGCCGTCGCAGTCGTCGAACACCAGCACTTGTTCCGGGTTGCGGTTGTAGTAGAGCTTCTGGTACAAGCCGATGCTTGACACACCGCCACTGACCACTTCGTATTTGGGATCTCGGCCTTCCATGGTGCGGAACATATTGGCGGCTGCCAACTGCTTCTCCACACCAAACGACTTGCCAATGCCCGGAGGGCCACTGACCACCAAACCGCGGATGCCGTCCGGCTTCGTGCAGCCGTCCGTGATCTTGTCCAACATCAGGAACGTGTTCTCGATGCGGTCCATGGCTTCATCTTCCGTCTCCGCTGCGATGAACACCGCCTCGTAGTTCGTGGATTGCATGACGCCAGCAGCGCCTGCACCACCATCGACCACAATGTGTTCGCCGAGTGCTTCACCTTCCATGTCCAGAAGTTCGAAGTCGCCCTTTTCGCAGCTGACACGCTGCACGGGAGGATGGCCGGGTTGCGGCTCCGGGTTGCGGATGGTCACGAACCCGCCCTTGGCGCCATCTTGCCATGGCTTCACCAGCGCGAAAGTACCTTCGACCGGTTGCCCACGGTAGTATCCCTTGGAAATCTTGCACTGAATACTCAAAGTCAATCTCCTTGTTGCACTGCGCTCTGCAGTGTATGCATTATGCGATCAATCAGCGGATTGGTCAAGCACTTACTTCGTTCTGGTCCAATCCTTGAAATAGAACCGGTGGGTGCCGACCAGGAAGGACTCGTGCCCTTCGTGCACCACATCGAACGGAATCGGAAGGCCGCCATCGTGGCTGATATGCCCGGTTACGCGAACTGCGGTGACCGTGTCAATGGATGCGGCAACCTTCGTGAGTTGACCCCAGAAGCCAAGGTAGGGAATGTAGTTGGGACTGGCCATTGTGTTCCACCAAAGTGTGTTGCGATGTCTGTATTATGCAGGCACTTGACCACTTGGTCAAGCATTAAATGGTGGACCAATCGTCGAGCATGTCCATTCGACGATACGGATGGAACCTCGTCTTGCCGTCCCAGCGATCTTCGATGGTCGAAACACGCGGCATGCCCATACCGGACACCTGTTCGCCCAATGGCTTCCACGCATTTCCATGGTATTTCACATGCCATTCGTTGTCGCGGAACAGGTAGTTGTATTCGTATTCGTCGTGATCGGAAAGCACCGGACTGATGTTAATCCGAACGGGATCGCTGCGCCCGCGGTAATAAGAAAGCGTTGTGGCGTAGCTGTCGCCCAGACTGGAAATGTCGCCCAACGAAACCAGCGCCGCCACCTGCTCCAGCGTGGTATAGCAACGATGCAACAGGACACCGTTGTATTGCAGGTAGCCATCCGAGTGGACATACACACTTGCAAAGACACCCGAAACAGGGTGCATGACGATAATGCTGCTATTGGTTGACATGCATTCTTTCTATTGCCACACCGGCCATTCATTGCGGTCAAGGGTGTAGCCATACACGACCGCTTCTGGAAGATCGGATCCATCTTGGTTCACACCAGTTGACAGAACTTCTTCGGCAGCAGCCTGTGCCGATTGTTCGTCTTCAGCATCAACTTCGATGACCTGTGTGTGAACTTCCTTGATCTTCACGAAGAATTTTGGCATATCATCCCTTTGTTGCAATGTCATTACTATAGCTGACCGCTTGGTTGCTGTCAACTACATTTAGAAGAGGGCGGAGAAATCCCAGGACCTTGTCCATGATTCCTATCTGGTGTTCGGCCCGTAGTCGCGCTCGGTGACCTGCTCTTTCAGGTATACAAGCCATGCAGGAATCACCCAGCCATCATCACCTTTGTATTCGGCAAAGATACCTTCCAATTCCTTGACTTGAATTTCAGTGATATTTCCGAGCCACATTTCATGCTCCGGGAGTTCGTCGAATGACGATGAAGTCGGTGTAGTCTCCCCCATCGTACAGGTCGTAATCCAGACAGCGGGTGTGAATCTTTTCGGCCGAGATGGTGATGTTGGCAGCACTGGCACCTTCCCACTTGTTGAGGATGTCAGCGAGGATATTCTCCAGCGTTTCATCACCGGCGATGTACATCACCGTGTCCGTGTCATCCGGCCAGAAGTCTCGGATTTGGTGGCCGAACTCGTTTCTCGGCCGATAAGTGATACCCATGTCAGGCTCCTTGCAGGCGTGTGATTTTAATGAAGGTGGTGTAATCACCCGGATCGTACAGGTCGTATCCGAGGCAATCGGTGTGGATGTGCTCGGATGTGATTTGGATTTGAGTCAGTGCAGCGTCTGCCCACTTCTCGTAGATCTTCTGGAGCAGATCGGCCATGATGGGAGGAGAACCGTGCCAGAAGTCGGTCGGAATATACATCTCCGTGTCCGTGTCATCCGGCCAGAAAGTTCTGATCCCGCCGTCACGTGTACCGTATCCCATGTCTTTGCTCCTTGTTGCCACTATTATGTAGCAGCAGCAACTACCTGTCAATGACTATTTGAAACCTAGTCGGTAGTCTTTTCGACGGTGACTTCTTTCCAGGCACCCGGCGCGTAGATCCGACCTTCGGTCATGTTGCCGTTCATATCAATCTCAGCTTCGAGGATCAGCTCTCCACCTGGGCCGACATGAATGCCGTCGTCCAATACCTTGTAGACGGGATACAAGCCCACGTGGGCGCCACCCGGCTGGATGATTACTTTCAGCATGTCAGAGCTCCGCGTTGACGTCGACGATTTCAGTTTCGACGATGTCGTTGCCGTGCGCGAAGTGGTAGTCCATCTCGGCCACCAGTGTGGACACGTCTGCATCCTCGCGAACGGTCAGCTTTACTGTCACTTCGATTGTCTTGGTTCCCATGTCAGACCCCTTGTTCTTCGGCCAGCAATGCTGCAAACTTCAGCCACAGATAACGAGCACCTTGGCGCTCCTCGTCGGTGCTGAACTCGTTGAATTGCTTCATGCTGCCGGTGTCCAGGCCGAGCGTAGTCAACCCTTCGTTAATACGTTCAGAGAAGTCGCCGAAGTCTCTCCAGGGCAGCCGGTAGCTGTCGATTGCATTGTCGATAGCCCAGCAGCTGAATCCTTCGGTGTCGCTACGTCTGTAGAACGAGTTGACGCCGTCCCACAGATATTGGTCAGCAGCAAGATGCAGGGCGGCAGAAATCGTTAGCATGTCGTGTCCTTGTGTGATGTCGCTACTTTATAGCAGGCCCGTCCTGCTGTCAAGAGATATATGGTGGCCGAGTTTCACCAGATCCAGCCGTGTGGCTCGATGGCAACAGTGGTCAGGACGAAACTCGAATGCCGTGAAATGTAATTTTCGAGTTCCACTCAGAAAGGATCAGCACCTTCGATATCACGAAGATAGAGATGCAGTCCACTGACGGATAGTTTCATTATCGCAGCTTCATCCTCGGCCATCTTGGCTTCGAAATATATTCTGTTTAGATCGGGGGTGTGGGTGCATGTGTTAGTGGTTTCGATATTATATCTTTCAAGTATATCTATCATATAGAGTGCTTCGTCTTGATGCACCGTACCTGCATACCAGCGACGTTTACTCACCACATTGGTTCTTCTCTTCAAAATCTATCACCTGATCCACAACCAGAAACACCGCTTCTGGCGGACATGTAAGTTTTAGGAATGCTACTTCCTCTTCTGTTATGTTCAGTATGTGCCGTGTAAAAGATTCCGGATTACCCTTTACCGTCATCGTTGCATGGGTAACGCCCAGCATCATACCGAGCCTGTTGAACCGCATAACAGTCGCATGGAAAAGATCGCTATATTCATACGGTACATACACGATATGAAGTGCAGTTTCTGCTGTAGGATACACGTCGGATTCGGGCATAGGATTTTGGTGCAAGATTCCAAATCAGATTTGGAAATCTGAGATCGATATTTGAATACGAAAATCAGACCGCATTTGTTTGGATAATGTATTCTGGACGGATGCTATCCATGATGTGCCTACCGTCTTTGTTTCTTATTGTATGCCGGATGACAACAAACACAACGAATCCACTAAGCTTCAGAAATGTTATCTGCTCAAGTGTTGCTTCCGGAATGATTCGGGCTCTGGAGAAACACTGCATGCTGCTATCGTTCTTCAGATCGCAATATAACGGAAATGAGTTTTCCGGCCACACGATATCTTCGATATTTTTGTTTTTATCTGCATCGATAATAACACTAACAGTTAGCATTTTCAATCCTCTGCACATAGCTCAATCCGGCACGGAAAGGTAAGCTTCATAATCATTGCCATGTCCGGTGGCAGGAATAGGTCGAACGCAGCGCCGTGGATTATGTTCGGATACATAAATCCGTTGAACTTATGTTCCTTCACAAAGGCAAGCATTGGTATCTCGTATTCCTTTAATACCCATACCTTGTACCTCGGGTTTATCTCCACTTTTTCCATGCAGCGAATTTAGATAAAAATATGCCAGCCAATAAACCGAGGGCGATGTCGAATGTGTAGTTTATGTACCAGACCGGATGCAATACATGTGAAACTATTACAGTGGTAGCACATACGGGAACTATTATTACAGCACCGGCCATGCCAAATTTTCGATCATTCGATTTCTTTACTGCTTCTTCGTCGGCAGCCCGCGCATTCAGCACATTGATATAGTCGTCGATTATCCACCCAGTGCCATCGAGTCTTCCGTCATCACGAAACTGATCGAGTAGTTGAATGTATGCTGTGGAATACATATTGATAAATGGTCCAGGCCGCCCCGGCGTACCAAGTATCCATCTATATTTCATCCGCCGTTTGTATTTCTGTATCAGTCGATTATGTTCTTTATGTTCTTGCACATACTGATAATGCATGAATTCGAGATGAGAAAGGGAACTTTCGTAACGACTTTCCAGTTCAGCAACCGGAATACGACGCAGGGCGTCGTATGTGTCGTCTTCGGTATGCATCACTACTCGAATGGGATGGGTTCAACCGACCAATGCGAATCGCTGTCCATTGTGTCCAGGTCTTCCCGTTCCTGTGCAGATAGTGTGCTCACGAAATCATCGTTGACTTTCGATAACGCTGCGAAATACGCCCTGTTCTTTTCCTGTAGGTCGGCAACGGTATTTTCATTCCACACCTTTACCTGCCTGAGCTGTTCCTTCTGCTCGGCAGTCCATGACTTCCTTGGACCAATGAAGTTTGGTTCCGGCTTGGGATAGTTTCGCGGAGCACGAGCCATAGGGTTGGCATCCCGCCATGCTTGATTTACCAGGAGACTCTTTTCGTAGATCTCGTCGCGCTTTTTCTTTCTATCGTGCATACCCATCACAAACAATTCCGCATCTTCATGCATGCCAAATGCCTTCACGGGCGTTTCGCGATAGTCGTCGTAGGAACCTGAACAACACAGGACAAGGTAGATTTCCTTCATTTTAGTTTTTCCAGCTTTGCAGGATGCCCAATACCGATATCGAGCGCAGTGAGTTTGGACATGGTTGTCAGTACTGGGATTGTCAAGCAGGAATATACCGCAAACGACTCGACGTCTGTAGACGCGTCTAGCAGCAGGAGCATCCGCTTTAATCCGGCGTCTGTAGCAGCAAGACAGAGCTCTTGCGAGCCCTGCCGTTGTGTGTAGTTGACGACGATTTTGTAGCTGCGACTCACACCAATCCCTTTAATGAAAGATACATATGATGGTACTTTTCCATACGCTTGACATCTTTCTCGGTAACTCCCTTCAACCGACGGATATCGCTGTTGTGACGTAAGTCGGCCAGCTTGACATGGATGGCATCGGGGTTGGCCTTTATGCGTTCCAAGTATTCGTCGTTGGTTTCGCCCGGCACTTTTGTCATAGCACGAATGCCGTCGATTACTCGTTCGGAGAAACCAGCTACTCGGAGATCCTGATAAGTCACCTCGGTATCTTCCACCAGATCGTGACCGAGCGCAATGATGTTACGTTCTTCGTCATCGCTGCGGGTGTAGTGCATTACTTTCAGGCAATGCATTGCATACGGAACGCCACCCTTGTCAGACTTGCCATCAAACTTGGTGGCAACCAGAACGAGCATTTTGTTGAGACCTTCGCCGCGCTTCATCATGTGATTCTCCTATATGCCTATTATAGCAGCATAGTCGAGATGCGTCAAGGCTGAGATAGATAGGTAATAAGATAGTCGAGAATCTCTTCAGTCTGTGGCATCCTCGGCAAATCAGCATGAATCTTGGACTTAATAGTCTTCAGCTCATAGAGAAAGACTGCAAGTTCGTCATTCGAATATACCTTGTGTGCATCAACAGAAAATCTCTGAGACGAAGATTCGACTATTCCGAAAATATCTAATGCTTCTTGTGCATTACGATTGATTAGCACTTCGAGTAATCGAGCTTGCTGAGATATGTTAATTTCATCCAGCCGCATTTACTGATTTCTTTTCAGCTTTAATCCTGATATCAGCGGCGAGCAACTTTGCCTTCAGTTGTTGAAGAGAGGTAAGCACTTCGCGAGCAGCGGTGATTTGATCGGGCAACGGAATATCATTCCGTGGTTCTGTTTTCTTATCATTTAATTCGCAAAGTGGTGTCATAACATGCTCTCCTATATACTATTTATCAACATATGGCACATTATAACATAGACATTCGTAATAGTCTATACTACAACCAGGCTCTTGCCACCAGCCCAAACGCAGTTCGCGTCAATCAATCCACCCTTCAGGATGGTTGCGGCGTCGATGATGTTTTCCATACAGCCGGTAGTGATCTCGAGTTCGAAACCACGCGGGTCCAGGATGCGCCACAGCTTGTTGGAAGTGGAGTATCGGCTCACGGAACGCTGAACTACGAAACCAGGCAGTGGCGTATTGTCCAGCAGCATTGGTTGGGGATCGGCAAATTCACCGATGATGATCTTATTCGGCGGCCATTGGCCACGTGACGCGGATCTGTCGTATTTCCATCCGCTGATCCAGAGATGGCCACCGCGATCTTCGCACTTGAAGTCGTTGATGTATTCCTTGTAAGCCCATTCGCGCTGGGTGTTGTGTTTGTTGTCATCCGGCTTTTTGGGGTTCCACGGATGCAGGAAGCCGAGTGGAGGTCCGTAGCCGGTGGGGATTGCAACACCATTCGCATCACGGTTATCGTAGTTGTCGTAGATGGGTTGCTTCTTCGCCGTGACATAGACTTGCGCGGGGATTTTGATTTTGGACATTGGTGGGTTCTCCTATTGACGAAAGGGGCCCGAAGGCCACTTTGGTTCACATCAGTACCGCGGAAACGGAAATCTGATGTATTCGATGAGTTTGCCGATTGCCATCACAGCAAACCCTACCTCGTATCCCGCCCTGTACATGATACAGTACAGCAGGCTCGGTGTCTCGGTTGCCATGATGGTTCACAGTAGTGGGGCTTTCGCCCCACTCTGTTTACGCGACAGCTTCGGGCTGCGCTTCAGCAGCAGTGGCCACTTCGGCTTCGGCTTCGGCTTGCGGCAGCACCAGCTCGGTGGTCGCCGGGGCTTCAGCAGCCGGGGCGGCCTCGGCGGTCACTTCGGTCTTGGCGCGGTTCTTGGAACCTTGGGGGCGGCCACGCTTGGCACCTTCGGCCTTGGCGGGCTTTTCCTTCTTCGGGTCGCGGCCCAGGCCAACTTCGGCGTCGGCAGTTTCAGCAGCCTTTTTCGCAGTGTTGTACATCGTCGCAGCGGACGCAACCGACACGCCCAGGGTGGTCGTGATGCCCGTCAGCACAGCGGCGCGGAAGGCCTTGTTGGAGTCGAACTTGCCGGCAGCGCGATCAGCCAGTGCTTGGGCGAAGATGACGTCGGCCTGGCTCTTCTTGCTCGGTGCCTTGGGCGCAGCGGGAGCGGCAGCAACGGCTGCAACAGTGGTGACTTCGACGGTAACGGGGGTCTGGGTAGCTTGGTTCATGGTAGGTTCCTTGTGTATGTGTAACCAGTAGACTGATGTTTTGGGCCTATCCCTAACATCACAACTCTATTTTGCACTAAGCCCTGGGGTCTGTCAACCTCTGGCTAAACCTGCGTGCTCAGGTCGCTAACAGCAAAGTCTTGGTCGGCAGATGCTTTCACCCAACGGCTGGCCTTGTGATTTTGGTCGCAGCCTTCGGGCGAACAGAAGAGCCACGGACCTTTTACGCCCGGGGCAAACAAAATGGTCTCGGTCACAGCGAAAACAACCCAGATCGGGCCGTGGTCCCTGACGCGATTCTTTCCCTTTTGGGTGAGGCCAGTCAGCTTGATTTTTTTGCCGAGGAGTGACATTTGCTTTCCTTTTTGATGTATTGGATATGTGGTTCGCCATTTTTCCATGGACCCCACCGAACGATCACTTGCATTATACGCACCCACCCCCAATCAGAGCGAAGGGCCCAGGTAACGTGTGTACCTCGAAGCTTGAATCTGGTTTTAAACCTATTCGGGGGTATTTTTGTAGTAGTCACGATAATCGCCATGTCTTGGCTGTAATACGCATGTTTCTACTTTGTGCAGTATGTGATATCGATAAGCAAATGTTATTGCGAATGCAAGATTATCGTGTTCATAGAGAGTTTCGCCGAGGTGAAATAGTGCGAACCTTGGATCGAGCAGATAAACTTCGTATTCCATTAGATAATCTACTACGAGAACTTGTGCATAGTATGCAATAGATCTCGTAGTAAGTCAATCTTATCTTTTATGCTGGTACGAATGTCCAAGCATCAGTAGCCTTACCATAGAAATTCGGAAACCAGGCGTACGGCATTTCGAAGTATCCTTCGCGGCCCCATGTCGATCCGAATGAGTTCCGGCAGAGTATAGTGTTCGGTGTGAACACATCGTATCCGCACGCAACAACAGCGTGACCACCGAGCCATTTGTTCGATGTGTTCCACATTGGCAGGAATCCATCGTACTTTGTCCTTGAGACGAATGTATCCGGAACCATCAGCGCAAACATCACTGGTAAGCCGAGATCTAACGAAGACTTCATTGCGGCAAGCGACGTTATTGACTGGTACGACTTGATGCGCGACCGGAGCGGTTGTGCAGTGGCATATGCATTCATATCTGGCTTCATAGTCAACACAGCCGTGCTGTATGGCCAAAACATCTCGCTCGGCGCACCGAACTGAGCGATACCTTTCACTGCATTACGTGGTTGGCAACCGAAGTCACCACCTGCTTGATTTGCATACACTCTCGCATTGTAATACACAAACAACCGAGACAGATCGGCTACACCAAGAACAGCCTCGACCACTGACGTAGCCGCATGGGCGACGCACGAGTTTGGCGCCCCCTGTTGTTCGATTGGACCGAATTTGGAACGAAGATCTACAGAAGCCATTTTATTTTTCTCCTGTGAAGATTTGGTCTCGGGCATCAGGTTCATCCTTGATCCAGCCGTTGAAAGTTTGCTCGACCGCATCTTCTGCGATCTTCTTACCGAACAGGCTCATAAACCAAGCCACGAATGTTTGCCACATATAGTTATTCTCCCTAAAACGAATAAAGGACGGCCTCGGCCGTCCTTTATATTTATCACAGCAATCTCTGATCAGCGCATGAATTGCTTACGCTTTGCAATCAGGACGGCCGCGAAGCCGGCAATCATCAGTGCCCAAGTGCTTGGCTCGGGAACCGGTGGTGCTTCGGCGACTGTGAGTTCGACCCCAGCACCACACGTGGTCTGACCTTCGAACGTAGCTGGATCACACGGGGGTGCCAGCGATGCCTGGGCAGCCGAAGCCGCCAGAAGCATCAGAACGAGCAGCGACTTCTTCATGGCTCAGGCCTTGCGAGCACGGCGTGCTGCACCGACACCGACCAGACCGAACAGCGCCAGTGCAAGGCTCGTTGGTTCCGGCACCAAAGACACGTCGCAACCGTTGAACGTTGAACATCCACCACCGGAGTTGACCGTCGCGGTAATGAAGTCTTGCTTGCTGGCCTTGCTCAGAGCCGTCGAGTACTCGAAGTCAGACAGGTACGACACGTCGTATAGGCTCGTAGTCACTGCACCATTCTGCAAGAGACCATTTGCACGGGCAACCACGTCGGTTCCAGTCACGTTGATCACGTTGAAGTTGCCGGTCGAGACGTCGAGGTCGGTGTCGTACAACGTGTTCCAGATGGCGAGCTGCATCGCGGCCGAGCCGGAAGCATCACCGCTGCCAGCGCCATCATTTGCGGTGAACAGCTGACCCATCTTGTCCCACGGGCTCAGTTCTGTGACGTAGTCAGTCTTGTCGTACTGGACGCCGAGACCTTGACCAGCAGCAGGGCTGTACAAGTCGACGCAGAACATCAGGAACGAGTCAGACGAACCGCTGGCTGGCTGGAACGTGGCTTGCATGCCACCGATGTAGATTGCGCCGATGGTGTTCGAACCGACTTGGACGGTACCAGTTACTGTTGGTGAGAACTCGAAGGCACCGCGGGTCAGTGACCCCGAAGTAACGACTGGTGCAGCAGACGCTGAGAGCGTGGCGACAGCCAGTGCCAGGGAGGTGAGAAGTTTCTTGATCATTGATTGCCCTTTGTTGGGTTGAGTTTGTCTGTATGACATAATGTGCCTATCACACTACGCCACGTGAACCTTATTATGCATGTTGTAATCTGCTTTGTCAACCGCGCCGGTTAGTCGGTTGCAAAGTTGATATATTAGTTATCACCTTCACGATAAAATATGCCATTATAATGATCGCAGACCATTATTTGGCCACGGCAGCAATGATCTTGTCGAAATCTTCCTTCGAGTTGGCCATCGCCAGTTGAGCAAGACCAATGGATAGTTCTTGCATTTCTTCACCGGTTCGGTCGAACGCCTTGGCCAGTTCCGCAACAATCTGTCTTTCGGAACTTGTTCCACCACTGGTCCTGAGAATAGTACGGAGACTTTCTGCAAGTTCCAAATTCAATGAACGACTATCGCGCAGACGTTCGATCGTCTCGACAAAGGTGGTCGGGGCACTCATGACACGCGAAACCTGCCGAGCGAAGCACCACGAATCATACCAGCCATTAGGTAACCCATTTCGCGTGCAGTGATACGAGTGGAATGAGCAGTCACCGCGCCGCTGCCGTTGAGTTCTTCTTCGAGCTGGTAGCCAAGACTGTTCTTGTCGATACTGAAATGTCCGATTGCCATTGGTTCCTGTGAGCGAAGAAGTACGTCATTCAATCTGACGCATTGATCTCGCAAGGTGTATTTGGTGATACGCATCACATTCTGTCCATTGCTGCGGATTGTTGCTTCAGGTAGCCCTTGATTTCAAAGAGCTCGAGCTGCTTTTCGTGACCGGGAATCTCACCGGTGGCCTTGTTGCGCCATTGGGTGCCGTCAGCCACGTAGCATTCGACGATCTCGCGCCCGATGTTGGTTGTGCCAGCCTTCAGCATCATAGCCGACCATTCGAAGATGCCGGCTTCACGAGTGATGGTTACTTCTTCAAGTCCATCCTCGTTCGAGGTAGCATGGCTGATTGAGTTGTAGTGCTTCACGCCAGTGCCTCCGGGACGTCGTCTTCAAGTCCGTTCACCAATGCATCAATGTCAATGCCGGCCACAACTTCGACGGATATAGTCTTCCTGTTCTTGTTCACCGTGTCGATGGTGACAGGACGGTACGGCCACAGTGCGCAGGTATGTTCGCTGCGGCAGGATTCCACCTGTTCGCGCCACGTGCCGCCGGCCAGCGGGTCGTAGATACAATCCTTGCACTTGTCATTGATGGCTTTGGTTCGGCTCATGTTTGCTCCTTGATGCTTGTATTATGCGGGATCAGGCGACAAGAGTCAACTGGTGTCTTTCAACGACGCATTATGTAGTTCCACAATGTGGTTGGCAAGACGGTCACCCACATTGAAAGCAACCGCATTAGGCACGTTGTATATAGTTCGATTGGGTGAAAAGTCAGACCTCATTTCCACTGTGTCAGCAGTGTAGATTGATCCGTCGACCACCACCCATCGGACTTCAGTTATCTTCACCGGTAGGGATAACACTTCAATGCGCCAGCCGCTGCATTTGTATCAGTGTAGAAACCGCGAGCAGACAATGCAGCCCGCATCTTGGTAGGATCGGTACTCGACTTCAACCAAATCCATGCATCCAGATCGCCCCGGGATGCGGCAGACTCAAAAAACCTCTTCAGACGAGATTCATTTTCTGCCAGGTTGTTGGCGAAATCAGTATCGGTGGCGGCCTTCAGGCCCTGTTGTCGGGTGTACATGATGCGGTCCTTGTTGCTGTGTGGTATTGTGTAGCATTGTCATGCAAAAGTCGAATGTTATATTTCGGATTGTGAAATATACCACACCTTCTTTGGTGGATTACTTACTGGGAGCCACCTGGCCGGGAACCCAGTTAGGATCTTTCGGTGCCAACGGTTGATACAGATCCCAACCGATGAAGTAGATCGGCACCACCACGGTCTCGCAGAAGATGACTGACCAGAAGATGGACCAGCCGGAGATCTCGTATTGGATCGTGGGGTTCTTCATCTCGGATTCGTTGATCAGACCGTAGGTGCCATATTCCACACCGTTGATGGTCTTGTTGTCGGCGCCGCAGGCGGTAAGCAACAGAGCGGATGCAAGGACGGCAGCAAAGAGTGAGCGCTTCATGGGATCTCCTATGTTGAGCCACTATTGTATGTGCCTTAGAGTAGCAATGCAAGAGGATAAATAAGTGTAGTTCGCGGGATTGCAGTCCCCAACCACTCTAATGCTACAAGGAGCAATCAGCTATGTATTTAGCCTATACTTATCTCGTCCGTAATAAGATAACAGGTCAATTCTATTATGGATTCAGATGTAAAAATGTAAAACTAAAAAGACACCCCGAAGATGATCTATGGGTGAAATATTTTACTTCATCTAAGAAAATTTCTAATCTAATTAAGGAATATGGAAAAGATTCTTTCGAATATATAATATTATCAACGGACGTCGATCCCGATAAATGCTACACATTAGAGCAGATACTAATTTCCGAAAATATAAAGAATAAGTTATGCCTTAACGAATGTTGTCGGTTAACCGGCCGATTTTCAACAGCTGGACGCATTCCCTCCAACGAATCTAGATTAAAATCAAGTAAAACTCAGAAAGGAAGATCTAAGCTGCCCATTACAGAAGTGACTAGAGAAAAATTAAGTACATCCACTAAGAATACATTTCTTAAGAACGGCTGTTCTGTTGAAACTAGAATAAAATTATCTCAGGCCACAAGTAAACCAGTATGTGTTTTTGGTAACAGATACCTGTCTATGAAAGACGCAATTGATAAATTGAATCTAACTTATTGCATGTTGACCCACAGATTAAGATCTGATAAATTTTCTGATTGTTATTATCTATAAGAGAAAAGGCTGCCGAAGCAGCCCCTATCGATTTCGATAATAGTTACCGAAGTAACTACTCTCTGATACAACACCTTCTGCGAGTTTCCTCTCCAGTTTGTATCTTTTTCCCAATTATCTATAATTTAATCATATAATTGCATGTTATCTTGTGGCGCCCACGCCTGCACGATACCAGTGGCCGGGTTCTTAGGCCCTTGCTAAGTTATTTAGGATAGTTTGAATAAAATCTCCACTGAGGATGAGTCCTCGTTAGTTATTTCACTTCTTTTGTCTTCGTTTTACGTTTCTTTATCTATAATTTATAAACTATGTTCCATGTAGGCTCTCAATCAGTGGCCATATCCGGTTACACTGTCCTACAGCGGGCTTGGCGTACCTTCCGACTCTCAAGAGCCATAATCAGCAGCACAATATGGGTCATAGAAAAGAGATTCTACAGTGTTCCCACGCACCGGACTCATCTTCTCTACAAGCTTCGGGAACCGCGACACGATTCCCGGCAGCTTGCCCATTTCGTTGTAGTGCAACTCTTCAGTTGTGCCTATAACTACTTACTTATGCCACACTTTACAGCATGGGCTAGTATTTGTCAACCCTTCGGTTTATTCCATTATCACTGAAGAATGGAAACTACACGGTTGCTGGGCTATTAGTCCGCTTGATGTGCAGCCCGGAATGGGACTCAACCCATGCACCTGCTGTGGCCCGATCGATTTCTCGAACACCCCTCCATGTTTTTCTACCTGTCGGTATATCCTGGGATCCTAACCACTGGACAAAGAACACGGACGACCTTCCATCGTCACTTGCCCGCATACTCCAGGAACCCCTAGAGTCTACATCCTGCTTCTTGGGTGGGACAGGACGATACCCTTTCGGGTAGATAAAGTTATTTATTTCCGTTCCGGTCTCGAACCGGACATCACCTACAACTTGATAGGCACAAGTTGGACACCAAAACATGCTTGCAGGGCCTTGGATGTCTATCACAACCTTGCATCCCCATTACGAAAACAAACAACATTCAGTTGGACGATCGGTACGTACCGACCACCCATCGATCTTTTTCTTCTTTCTCCATATGAGCAAAGGCTCTCTTGCTTATGTAGAAGTTCTTCTTGGCCATCTTCGCAATCAGCGTTTTGAGAGACTTCTCCAACTTCTGCCGTTCAGCTTCGATGGCAAGCTCTTCTTCGCGTGCTTGCACCAGCGCGGTGATCTTATCTTTGCTAAGTTTGATTGCAGTCATACATTCCCTTGTTGAAAAGCCCCACGGGGAATCGAAACCCCAATCGCGATGTTAAAAGATCACGACGTCAGCCTTTAGATAAGAAGATGTACAGGCCCCTTACCTATGACGGAAACTTATTGCAACAGACTCAAAGGAACTGTCGGCACCAAGGCATTGGTCCACCGATTTCCGATCCGCCTCTTTCAACTGCAATGAAACTTGAATGGACGAGTAATTGCAGATCCTCTTCCAACCTTGTCAGTCTGTTGCAATAAGTGCCCGAGAAACTTATAGGAACTGGCGTTTAGTGGCAGGATTGCGATTCCCGAAAATCCACTATCCATCTGCCAATGGACTTGAAAACTTCCCGATGTGCAGCGGCGAAAGTCTTCTCGTCAACCAGTTCGTATAAATCCCTAACGCATGCGACTATTATGCCTAACTGTTACGGAATTGTCAAGCGGTTATAGGAACCTTATCAGGTCATCACGCAGATCGATGATTTCGTACTCGATACTATTCGCTAGACCAGCCATCACCTGTGAATCGGTGACGGCACCGGTTTGAGGATTGATCATCTGCTTTAACATCTTCAGCCTACGTTCGATAGCCTCGATGTGATACAATGCAGACGAAGCAGCTTCGAAGTTATCTTTTGCCACAGTTATCTCACAGATGAAAGTATGCAACGATCAAGTTCACCACAGGAATCAACGGAACAATGATAAGTCCCACGACAATTTCCTTAGTGGTGTATGGATAGCGTTTCCTATAGTCGAGCCACTCAATAAACAGTATGCCGAATGAAACGACGACGGTAACTGCATAGACTGCACAAAGGATAGGAATGAGCATGATTACCTCAGGTAGTGGATGTTTTCGATGATTGCATCCTTCTGTTCCCTAGAAAGAGTTGCAAAAACATCCTGTGCAACGCCGCGGCGATATATTCTGGCTTCCTGATCAATCTTCATATCACGAAGCTTACGCTCCAGATATTCGAGTTCCCACGATTCTGTCTGGTAGGTCAGCGTGTCATCAATGACGGCGGCATCGTCGTAGAAGTGAACGGATGGTCCGGTTGCAGTCAGACTGACATTCACAGCGACACCAATACTTTGCGCCAATGCCTGTGCATCCATCAACCGCTTGGGGACAGTCAGCAGATAGGCTTCCAATGCTGCTTCGGCAACAGCCTGCTCTCGAGCTTCACGGAGAATCTTTTCATCTTTTGTTTCACGAGCCATTTTTCTTTCCCTTTGTGCGTTCACGTGGCCAGTAGCCTTCGGCCAGATCATCCGTGATTGAATCCATGAACTTTTCCAGTGCTGCCTTGTTACGATGAACACACTGGAAGAAATGCTTCTGATCACTGTCAGACAACCGCGTCACTATGGTGTGCAGCCCGTCTTCTTTCAGTTCCACCGTGTATGTGAACTTAGTCATCAACATTTGTCGCTCCAGCTATACAGAAATGCCCACGAACCTGTTCCATCTCTCTGGTCAAACGTGCCGCGATAGACCGTGTAGTGTACGCTGAACCCTACAGCAATGCAAACCCCTCTTGCTCCGCATAAATCCGCGGTTGCTTCGGGCAAGGCTTCGTAGTATTGCCTGCCTATACCAGGCGTCGACAATGGCGGGATAAGTCGATAGCCATTGATGGTAGTTTGCATCAATCTCTCACTGGGTAGCGCGTGAACATGATCTTACCCTCATTCATTTCTTGTTTCAGCCGTTTACGCTTCCATCCGACCTTCTGCAGCCATGTGTCAATTTTTCTTGAGAACGCGTCGGCAGAAACTTTCATTGCCCACTCGTTTAGTTTGAGTTCTATTACTTCCGGTGCAAGAGGATTTTCCTGGGCAGCAAGCATTTCCATTACTTTTCTGCGGGTATCGGGTGTCATCTTATTTACAAATCGTTTCACATTCACTTGATGTCCTTCGACCGAACCCTTCCTGCTATTGCAAGGAGAACACAGAACCTGCGTGTTGGAAAGATTGTTTGCTCCGCCCAGACCACGTGCAAGTATATGGTCACAGGTCAGCAACACTTCCTGTCCGTCGGCATCCAGCGCATACAGATTCAGGTGGGTGTACTGTGTTTGATTACGAAACGAATCGATGGAAAAGAATGCACCCTGTAACCCACAATGGGCACAGAAGAGCTTTCCGTGATCTCGCCCGAAAGTCTTTAGCCGTAGAGAACTCACTCCCACCTCGAATCCGTGCAACTGCACCTTTGTATCTTCGTAGTTCCAGCTGGACTTTATATGCCATACCACTTCGTCAACTGGAACTATTGTTCGTCTGAGATAGTTATTCATATGCACACATTGTATGTGTGTTGATGGATACTGTCAACAGAATTATTTCGGTCTATGGGCGTTATCCCATTCTTTGCGAGTCCATCCATTCATAAACAACTGCTCACGCCAGGTAGTTCGGTTTGGATCAACTAGGCCCATGTGTCGCCGGAAGAGTGTTTCCATCTCTTCCAATGATTTCCTCGTAAGACGGCGAAAGGTGTCATCTTCCGTATGAAAGGTGTTCATGGCAGCCTACGAAGTTTCTCCGCGAGTACCAGTTGAAGAATTTCGTTAGCGAAATCGTCCTCGCCTTGCAGCAGCGCCTGCGCTCCGATCTTGCGAAGTTCTTCAATCAGCCGGTGAACAGGTTCGCCGACATCGACCTTCTCACTACGAAGGATACGGCATTGTTCGTCAAACACCGTGTCCGTACACGGTTGTAGATCGAACGTTTGCGGGACGCCCGCGATCTCGGATGCGTCCTTGGCTTCCTTAAGGCCTAACCCTGTGAGCATGCGGATAGCTTTGATGACCGAGACCTTGTTGTAATAGATCAAGGGACAGGTAAAGGTGATTTTCTTATTCATGCGTGTATTGTATATGATTTAGTTGACAGTCGCGAGCGGTAGTGATCTTTTGTCCGACATACCCTCCACTGTCATTGGTTTGGTTTTTACGGGTTATAGGATGCTTTCGCAGACGCCCTTTTGCCTCGCCCCAATGGAACTAGCTGCCGACCTTCCCAACTTTAATCGTGTGGTAACTTTATATTTCGTGCCCTGCTGGATTCAATAAACTCCTGCATGCCCCATCCATTACTATTGAATAGCTGGCGTCTTTCGTCTGTACTCCATGAATAAGGATGCTGATCCCTCATCCACTGCCTGTATATCTCCTTCATCTCTGTGACAGATGGTCGCGATAGGGCTCGGAAGGTGTCGTCTTCGGTCATATCAGAATGTCCTTATGTCCAACATTGCTTCGGGCACGATGCTGGTGTCGAAACAATATGCATTCCACATCAGTTGATACTTGTCGACAGTTTCGCCCGGTTTCATCTGGAAGCCAAGGATCCAATAGTCGCCAAAGTATTCGAGGCCGAGATCAATCTCGTTTAGCTGATCGTCTTCGTACATATCGAGGCAGAAAGTAACCGCTTCCTCGCGATCAGTGAAAACAATGCCAAACGCAAGGAGTGGAATTCTATATGTGCTCACATCAATCCCGAAGTCTGATGCCAGCCGCGGCCAGATCGAAGTCAGCAGGGAAGGTCAGCGTAGCAGCCGGCGAGCCTTCATTGGTCCAGTAATGCTGATGCCCGTTATCTTCATCAAGCATTTCGTCGACTGTGTCCCTTGATCGGAACCAGTGGATAGACGAACTGCCATCGCCGCCGTCGGAAATCAATGCATAAACCGTTTGTGTCTTTGCCATATCTACCTTTCTATGTTATGATGGTGCCCGGAGGGGGACTCGAATGGTGCGAGCAGAGGGATTCGAACCCTCAATCCTTGCGGCGGGGGATTTTAAGTCCCCAATGTATCCCAGTTCCATCATGCTCGCATTATCTACCAATTCCATCATCCGGGCTGTTACTATCCACGTTCCTTTAGTATTGCTTCTTCGTAGCCAGCTTCGCTACCAGCTTCGTACGCTTCTTCCCAAATCAACTCAGCAAATCGCTTGAGGTTGAACTGGGAAAATGTGTAGGGTTTTCCGTCCAAGTCGATAGCAGGCACTGCAACATGCGCCATTTTGTGGAACCGCTCGAAGTCTTCTTGTTTCATGCTGTCAACCCTAGGCGAGCCCTGATTAGTTCTTCAGCACCTTTCGTCTTGCCTAATGCATCAGTGGCGCAGGCGCTGATGCACTCTTCCATGATGAGTTTGGCAAACTGTTCCATACCGATCGGATAGATATATCCGCCTCGCACGTCAGCTGCCTCAGCCAATCCGGCCCTTTCTGCAAGCTCTTTGATCTTGTTCATAGCGTTACGTTGGGTAGACCATGTTCTGCATTCGTCTTCTTGCAGAGCTCGATTACCTCTTCCTTAGTTGAGTGACGAGTGCGGACGCCCTGGAACATCATGTAATGTTCTACTTCGCAGCCGCGGTGTTGAATCCAGCAGTAGTATGCTGAAGTATATTTCTGTTCCATTATTTCCACTTGTCGACAAATATCTGTTCGTCGATTTCGTCAGCAAACCAAAACTCTGTACCATCGCCCCACCATTTGGGAATGGTCCTGGATTGTTTGCCGTCTTTCATAACTCCGCCCATACCTTGTGCGCGGAGCCATTTATTTCTTGCTGTGCGCCATTCGGCAACGGGTGCATCGACAACGCCGGAGTTCGGCTCGAACCACTCAATTGCGTTACCGACGATGACGTTGGAGACTGTCATCGCTTGTAGGTCACCAGCCATTTGATTGCGAAGTGCAACATGGAGCCAATGGTGATGACGCTCGCGATTGGGGCAAAGAGCGCCATGATGACCACCATACCGACAGGACTGTCATCTCTTGGCATGGCGTACCTGGCAAGCAGGATTGCCTGCACAAGAGCATAGAGAATGTAGAGTACAATTTCCATTATGTTCTTTCTAAAAGCGGTGGTAGCGGATTCGAACCGCTGGACGGCTGAGTAAAGGTACGCAATTACCACTCGTCCGCTCTATCTTGCGTTCAACAATAAGCCACTCTGTCAACCACCTGCCGCACTGCCTTCACACGTCAACTACTATGTTATAGTCTTGCGACAACTTTGTCAACAGGCTTATAGAACTTGTGATTGCCTATTTCCACAGTGTGCGTGAACATCTTTGCCCAGCGTGGAGTCCTATAACCCTTTATCTTCATCACCTTAGGTGCAAGATAGCTGATGCTGCCCTTGGTCGGATCAGTGATAACTTTTTCCAGCACCAGTCGCGCAACCTGAAGCGACTGTTGCCAGCTTGCTTTATCGATCTCGTTCCGTTGAGCTGGTTCCAGATGTAAGCTCGTAGCCGCCGCCTTTAGTGCAACGTTGCCATTGAAGGCACTGTATTGCATAGGCGCAAGCACCTGCTTACATACCGTGGATTTAGGCGAATTTAGCGCCCTATTGACCGCTGTGTGTGCAACAGCGGCCATGCCCTCTATTGTCTCCCCTCTGCTTTCTCCGTACACCATAACCGCCAGACATTTGACTTGGGCAGGTTCTGCAACGATAGGTTCTTCAAAGGGTAGATCACGAATGCACGCCATCTGTGCAGCATTGTGAATGGATGTAGGGACTAAGGCAAGAGCCAGAAGTATGTATCGCATAAGAGTATTATGCAACACAAGATATAAACAGTCAACAGATAAATGATAGTCGCGGAGCAGGGCCCTATAGTTTTGCCGGCCGGTCTAGTTACACAGGATAATCCCACTATCAGTAAATGGTTCTGAGTTTCCCCTCACACTCACCTTTTGACAATCACGATGAGTAGCGAGCGCCCCGACTGAACAGGCAGATATATTCATCCATAGTCATTCTATAGCTTGGATGACTATAGAAATATTTCCAAAGACTGGAGGTAGGTGCTGGCTGTCGCAGGCGTACATTAGTTCAAGCATGACTAAGACGCATACTTTCGAGCCTTCGGAAAATAGTTGGTAGTCACGGATAGCGGGACGTCTCAAGTGTAGACGAAAGCATATACCACTACCAGTATAAAATGATTATCAGTCCACTACTCTGAGTTCACATATTTACACCTTCAACATAGCTGGCAGTCGCGATTAGAGAATAGATTAGTGCGTTAGTTCCGCCATTCATCAAATGATACTTCCACTGCCTGTACTGTTCCTTCGTATTCTCATACAAGGGAACAGCACCAGTTGGCTACAAGAAGAATACGTCGCCTTTCGGTCGACTGGCTCCACCTCGCATAACTATTGTGGTAAGCATTCTTGTAACAAATAGTCGATGGTCGCGACGGAAGTGATCAATACCCCTGCCTGCAGACAGTTTGATATCAATATACCATCCACTATCCGTCCTCAGATCATTCCTCGGACCTTATCAAAAATGGTAATCACGGAGTAGAGAATCACTCAACGGGACAGGCTCCACCGGTCAGACCGGACTGCCGTCTGCAATCATGCTCCTATTACCTGTGCTTGGAGAAGGCACCTTACTGCATTGACAGTCACGAATACAGTATACGGTTGGTGCCTTTCGACCATCTCCGACCGCAATGTATTCCACTATCTGTACGGGTTCGTCACTCCGCACCTTTTTCCTAATGAACTGTTCAACCGCATACCAGCGTGAGATACCTTTCGGTAGAGCGCTGGAATAGCCTGTTCCTCGGCTAACGATTAGAAACTTTATTTCTTACTGGTTCCTCGGCAACTATATACCAATCAGGCGGTGGCCACGCCGTATTGTGTTTGTTGTTATAGTCGACATGAAACTTATCTGCCTCTTCGAATGTGTCGAAGTAAAAGCTTTCATCAACCTTGCTACCCCATCCGCGCTCGGATTCGATCATGTCAACGCGCCAGGGTTTAGTATCATCTTTGTTCATTGTTACACCCTGCTATTTGTCATTTTCTTTTTCAGATCTTCGAGAAACTTGATACGAGCTTCGAACCATTCGATCTGCTCCGGCCACTGTGGTTTTTCATCGAGCAGCCGTACATGACATTGCACGATTTCCGCTTGAATAGCATCGAAGATTGACTCGGCTTCGAAGTCATCGACGATAAAATCGAAGTGAATCATGGCTGCGGCTTGTAGTTTTTCAGCGTGTGGATCAATCCGCAGGCTTCGTTGTTGACTGATTGGAGTAACCCGGCCTCTTCAGGCTTGTGAGCGATCAGGTAGGTGCGGGCCGTTTCCAGCCGCATATATACCATCGACATTCGTTGGCTCAGATTGGTGGTCTTCTCGTTGCCGAAATCGGCCCGGATGTTGAATACTTCGTCGCGGATGCTTTCGAATAACTTGGCTTCTTCCTTTCGGCCAGCGTTTTCCAGCATCCGCATGTAAGCATAAACACTGGCAGCCACGTCGGTAATCATGGCCTCGATAAGCATCTGTTCGGAAAGACGCCCGCTGCGGAATGCTTGCAGAATGTCAAAGTTCATGTGTGTCCTTGTGTTATATGGTAGACCCTGAAGGAGTCGAACCTTCGCCTGACGGTTATGAGCCGACTGCTATTACCACATTAGCTTAGGGTCCTGTGTTTTTCAGCTGGTGGGCATCTCCGCGAGCCTGATATCTTGCACCGGCAGCCCAAGTGATTTACCCATCTCGACAATGAGATGAGACTTGGAGCCATTCTTCGCTTCCTTTGCTTCTTCCTGTGCCACGTACCAATCGAGCAACTTGGCCTGCACCTGTTCGGCCACGCTGCCGTATCCGGTGTCATGTGCGAAGCGCAACGGGCAATCCACCCAAGCCTTGCGGCGCAGGAATGCGCGAGCGGCAGCACGGTGTGCCTTGTTGGCAGGGTTGAACTCGATAACTTCTTGGCGCTTGAGAAACATGGGGTTAGTCCTTATCTTTCATTTCGAAGTGCAACTCTGTGTGGCAATTCCTACATACAAGTATACACTTGTTTAGCTCAACTCGCAAGGCATCAATATTTAGACCTCTTCTCTCGCCTATGTGGAATTCCTTTGTGTTAGGATCGGTATGGTGAAACTCGAGTGCATCGAAACATTTGTCGTACCCACATCTTGTACACTTCCCACCATATTCGGTCTTTAGACTTCTGACCTTTTCCTTGCCTGCATCGCCTGTTCTTTTATTCCAGCAAGTCTTGCATTGATATCTTGCTGTATTGTAAAAATTTTCTTTACCTGTTGTCGGACACGTTCTGCATTGATATTTCATCTAACCTCCTCGGTTAGATTACTTATCTCTATTCAGATGGTCCGCCCGCCAAGACTCGAACTTGGAATAAGAGCTTAGAAGGCTCCTGTGATCATCCCTTTCACCACGGGCAGGTGTTCGTTAGGAGATTGCCGAGATGAACACCGGCGCGAATTGGACAGCCCACCATTCCGGGTTGCACGCAACGGCGCTGAACATTTGGAACAGAGTGATCTGGATCTTCTCGAGCAGGGTCATGGTCAATCTCCTTAGTGCATACAGTATAACAAAAGACAAAGGGCCCGTCAAGGCCCTTTTATCTGTTTATCCGAAGTAGTTGATTACTTCGAAGCAGCCTTGGCAGGTGCAGATGCAGCAGGTGCAGCAGCCATAGAGGCCATTGCAAAGGTTGATAGAACAGCAGCGATGATAGTCTTCATAGTCGTTTCTCCAATTGTTTGAACGTGCTTTATTTAGCTATCGTGCATCAAGCATCCGTTGAAATATTGGCAGCACCCTGCGGTAGATGCGTTTTTCTCTCTCTTCTGATCTCTTGAAATCAGCATCAGACATATAGTCCCACGCATCATCATCGCCATTCGGCACAGCGAATGTGCGGTATTCCCAATCATCATTCATCACTCTTGCCCATTCTTCCGCGGCTCTGCTTGCAGATATGATCGGCTTGCTATTTCGAACCTTGTCAGGCCGGCCGTTTCTTCCGCGCTCAACAGTTGAGAAGCGAATTGAACGAACTGGAGTGATGGTGATCTTCATGCCTAGTCTCCGCTGTCAATGTCGAAGGAAAAGTTGCACTTGGTGCAGGTGTAGATGTGGTAGCACCGACCAGCCTTCATGCTGGTAACAGTGTGATGGCAACCAAGCCCGGTTGTCGGATCAATCCTTGTATAACCCAGCGCCCTACCGGACATCGTCTGCCCGCCGCAGTTGGTGCACTGACGATGGGTGTGGCCCTTGTACCAACTGTAGCCAAGTTCCTTTTCAGTCAGTTCAACCTTACCGGTGCCGCCACAATCGGGGCACACACCGTGGCCCTTTGGGATGGGATACCAGTCGGTATTGTATGGTTGCTGAACTTGGGTCACTTCATCACCGGTGGCATAACCATTCCGAGAGTTTCAACCTCGTAGGAACAGAACACATGGCAATGGCCATCCTGGATCTTGCCGATGAGTTCGTTGGTGCGATTCTTGACATTTTCGGGGTCGAAGTCGTCGTTGGGCGGAGACGCAATGACTGCATTTCCTGACATCAGGCCTTCGTGGCTGGAAGCAATCCAGAACCGCGCTGCCGGTTCGGTCGCGTGGAAACAGAACTTGATTTCACCCATCGGGAAATCGCCATCCTCCAAGCGGAGAACATCGACCGTGCCGTCGTCTTGGGTGACTTCGTAGACCAAAGAAACAATGCGAGTTTTCATAGATTACCTTTGTGTGTTTGTGTCTGAAATCACTTCAGCATGCGCTTGAAGATAGGAAGGCTGCGACGAACGAGCTTGTCGATACGGTCCTTCCGATAGTTCCATGTATCGTAGAGACGCAGGAACTCGGCAGCACCGATGCGCTCGATCGTCCTGTTGCGCCACTCGTTGTAGATATGGCTGGCCCAGTGTTCCGCGGCTACACCGGGTTTCTGGAACTTCCGGTTGTTTCCGTACATTTCCTTGCCATGTTCGTCGTAATAGACGAACCGAAGTTGGATGACCGGAATGCGGGTGACTACGCAACCTCTTTTCATAGAAGCCCCAGCGCCTTCATATCGGCTTCGGTCAGCTTCTCCAGCGCACGTTGGCGAGCAGCCTTTCGTGCGTCAGCAGCATCAGCAGCCTTGCTCACCTTTTCCAGGAGGGCTGCACTGGCAGCAGGAAGGGGTCCTGGAGTGGTAACAGGTGCATCCACGGTCACTGTGGTGTGAACACCCTTGCCGACTTGATACGTGGCTGACGTAGTTGAATTCGGGCATCGAACAATGTTCAGAGTGGGACCGTTTTCACGAATCACCGCTTCGTGGAAAGTGCAATCCGACAGCTCTGCCGGTAATGTAGCCGCCGGAGTAACTTGTGTTGCATACGGTTTTTGGCAGGATGCAAGGAGCAGCAACGGAGCAAGAATGAGTAGACGTCTCACGGCTGGCTCCACACAGGAAATTCTGTCTTTGCAGGCTTCAACTTCTTGAGATAATCTACGGCCAAGTACCGATGTTCACCGTTTACCGATACCTTGTATCCGTCGAAGTGCTGCCAGCGGTTGCGCTCAGTAAACTTCAATGGTTTCAGTGTACCGGTAATCTTGACTGAACACAGTTCCTGGGTTGCTGTATTCCAAAAGTATCCGGGATACTTCGTGGCAACAAACTCTTTAGGTAGGACAACCATTACCAGCTCACCGTGGTAGAATCGCCATCGCGCTGGTCGGACGTGTGCTTGACTGTAAAACCGGCCGCTTCGAGTCGCCAGGTAATCAGCGCACGGTGCTTATATGGCATAGTGACATAGCAGGAATGCTCCCCGAACATCGCTGCCTTCTTAATAGTTTCCAGGCAGAGATTAGTTTCGGCGCGCACAACTTCGCCGTCCAGGGCATTCGCTTCTTCGGCCAGTTGTCTGGCCATGTTGGCGTTGAATTCCACCTCAGTACCACTCCTTCTTCACCGCGTACACCGCTGGCGCCTTACCAGTACCACGCGCCTTGGCTTCTTCTTCAACGTTCAGCGCCGCGTACTTTTCCTTCCACTCTTCGAAGAGCGTGTTTGCTTCCTTGATGTTGAAGACTTCACGTTCTGCAACGGTGGTGCAACCTGTCAAAACTACAATGTGCCAAGATTTCATGTGTTTCCTTATTTCGCTTTGTGTGGGACGGTCATCGCGCGATCGAAGTCCAGCGTCACGAACGCTTTGTCGATAAAATCGACTGCGTTGGACTCGGATTCAAACACTAGATTTCCGCGTCGGGGGAGATCTCGATACTGCGTCATCCAAGTGACTTGGATGAACCTGGGGCCATACACATTCACCGCGCCATCCACATTTCTCGGATAGCTGAACAACACAGTGTAGTGGTTGCCATGCTTCACAACATCACCACCGTACGGTGTGGTAAGATCGTTGTTGTTGATGAAATTTGCAATGCGTTGGGCTAGTTCCTGACGTGCGCTCATATCATCCCCTGTTGCTGTTATTGTAGCATGACCTACAGTGTAGGTCGACTAATGCAAGGTGTCGGGCCCCTTGACAGCGGTGGCCGGAACCACCATATCGGGATGTTCCGTAAGTGCAACTTTCAGGCGACGGACGGTTTCGTCATCCGCCTCGTTGCCCGTCTCGTCAGGGATGCTGTCGAGGTCGGTATCGACTTCACCGCCAAATATTCCCGATTCCATTGCATCAATCATACGGGAAAGTCCTGCTTCAACCTCCCGTTGATTCCGCAGAATCATTCGAAGAGTGTTTCGTACGTGCGCCTCAGACATTTCCTGAATCAGGAGTGGAACACCAGCTTCGGTAATCCACACCTCATCGGGGTACTCCAGGCCGTCCATGGCAGTGTAGGATTTGTGTTCAATCCATTCTACAATGTACATGCCATCCTTTTCAATGGCAGGCAGGATGAGCCATTTCTGCTCTTCAATGAGGCCAGCAACAAACACCAGGGCTTCTTCGGCAGAGTCAAAATCTTTCTTCATGTTGTCCTTATTCAGTCATTACCTTTACCAGACGTTTAGCGAGCTCCATACCCGTGCCGTATGCGTGTTTTTCAACTTCTGGTGCAACTCGCTTCGAGTATTGCATCCAGGTAAACAGCGAAACCTTGCACTGTTCGGCCATCAGGTGCGGAAACCCGGACCACTGAAAGTTGGGTCCTCAATACTTCGGATTGTGGAACATCGCAAAGTTCCGTGCCACCACAGCGTGGCAGTAGAGCGCGATGCGGTCTTGGCGATGTGGGCTCATTTCAGTCCTTGTACTTCCTGCGATCGCGGATGTCATCCGCCCAGTCTGCAGCACGTTCAGCATTCATGTGTCCGCCGGCATCGTATAGGCCACTTTCGGTGATCTTGCCGCGGTCATCATACCATATCCGACCGGCTTCTTTTCGAGCATCGTCGGCCTCGTCGATCGCATCACCGAGCTCGTCGTATTCGGCAGTGCCTTCGAGCAGGATCGACCAACCGAGGTCGGCAGCCCATTTGGTGATCGCGGCCCAGGTGGGTTCGATTTCGTTAGCCTGTGCGGCCAACAGAACATCGAGGTCGCCCTGGAAGTTTTCGACAGTGGGTTCGGCGCCGTCGAACACCATAAACCGCTTCTCGTTCTCCACGGTTGGATCTTCGGCAAGCCAATCAGCCATTGCCTTTTGCCAGTCTTCCCGGCTTGCGTACATACTTTGGGTAGGGGTCATCAGTCTTCCAGTTTATATCCGAGCAGTTTCAGCATGGCATCGCACCACGCCTTGGATTCTTCATCAGTGGGGCCATCGCCTTTGTCACCGTAACACCAGTCGCAGTGCTCGGGCCAGTGATAGTCAACGTAAGGACCACCGTCTTCGTAAGTACCGTGATGTTCTCTGAGATGTGCAGCACGGACACGAACCCGCGGAGTCGTTTCAATGAGTGCAACACGGTAACGGACGTCTTCCGGATCGCGTCCCACGATGTGGCGGAGAGAACAGTCATCGTATGTAATCCAAGGTGTGATCTTGTGCATGCCTACATTTTAGTTGATCTGCAGAGTGTGTCAACAGGTGCCAGGGACCTACTTATATGTATGCGGCAGATTCGGCTGAGGTCGGTCCGTTTCACCAAGACCAGTGCAAGGGCAAAGTGTTGCTGCTGGGCAACAAAGACAATGTACAGGCTGGTGACGTTCATTCTGATGCAAAAGTTGTAACTAGAAGTAACTCCTGCAAAAGTTGTAACTAGAAGTAACTCCTGCAAAAGTTGTAACGGAGTGTAATCCGGTCATCAATCTTCGAAAAGGTCGGCCTGACGCTCCCTGAATTCCTCAACCTTCTCGGCGGCCAAGGAGTTCGTTGTGGTGGTGGTTGCAAAGAGTTTTCACCCAACCTGTGTTGCGACGTTCGCCTGGGTGGCCGCAGATCTCGCAGGTTTTGTAGGACATCTGTTCCGCGAATGAGATGTAGTTACTTACATCGTCGCCGCCACGATTTACATAGAAACGAAGTCCGCCAAACTTTTCCTTTATCTGCTGGATAACAGGAAGATCTTCAATGGCCGTAGCCAATGCTGCTTCGGCAGCAGGGATAGTCATAGCATATTTGTTGCCTTCGTTTTCCAATGCGTATTTCAGTTCGTATCGTGCCTCTGCAACCCTTCGTGACATGACTCCGCACAAGGTGTCGACAATGTTGAACCAACCTGCTCCAACACCGAAATATTGTTGGTCGGCCTTTTCCATAAGATCAGGCCATCTTTTAGCTAATCTTTCAAACAGCTCGTCGTCTTTATCTTCTGTAGGCATGGCATTTGAATGTAGTTTGTAATAGTATAACAGATATGCGCGGATAGGTCTATGTGCAGGATTTTGGTGCAGGATTTTGGTGCAACTTTCCAAAAAATATTTCCAAATCTGGTTTAGAAATCTGAGATTGAAAAATGAGTTTTGAAATCTGGCCGCGGAGTTTAGATGTACTTGGGACAGAAAAGATGATAGATGAGTGAATTTTTGTCGAATGCTGCTGCAGAGTCAATATCTCGAAACCTAGCTGCAACAGACTCTGTGGTTGCCAATGGCTTCGGTACATTGAAAAAATAATCAGCATATGCAAGCGCCATCCCCGTATTGCAATCTACAACATAATTCTTCATCATACTTCTGGTTGAAATTTTCTTACCCTCTACTTCGACGAGAACATCTATTGTAGAAACGAATAGTATTGATCCATTAACATAATCGCCGTTGTCTAGGCGAGTGATAGAATGATTGTTGCGATCGAAGAATATCGATACGGTAGGACTTTTCTTTGCGCCGATAACCGGTTGCCAGTCGCGCGGATTGATGGTATCTTCACCAGCATAAGAAGCAAGTGAAATAAGAAACACAAACAACAAAAGTAGTAGTTTCATCTACTACTTATCATCTATGCTGATCTGGACGTATCTTTACCGCCACGCCAGGTATGGCCAACGAAATATAGGTAGCCATTTCGTCGGGTATACATACCTTATACACACAGAATATAGGAGTCTGCTGACTTTTCCTTAAATGATGTGGAATCTGCGATAAATCACCCGTACTATTCATCATGTAATCAACACCATTTGCGGTAAGGTATTCACTGACATCCCGTCTGTCGGTGTTCCACGCTTCGTAAATGGAATAATGCTTTAGTTTAGAAACCACAAAAACCTTCCCCTTACCGTATTGATAAAGTCGAACCATCTACGATTGCGAATGATTTGAACTTCTGGGATGGATAGTTTGATTGCCGACAAGTCCGACTCATCCAGAAGTACAACATAGACGGCGACCAATGGTCGATTACCTATCATCGGATGTGCGGCTATTTCCTTGTCGATAGAGAAACCATACTCGGCTAGATCTTCTTGTCGATCTGCACCTAACCTATATCCGATGTCCCGGGATTTGAAATATTCTTCCAGATCCCTATCGTCGGTGTGCAATGGTTGCACCAGTGTATGATATTGCTTCATTTGGGCATCTTCGCTATGTATTCGATTTCACACGAGAGAGATACCAACGCTGCTTCGTCTTCCGAAAGTGCCACGATTATATTGGTCATTACACCGCATTTTATTCCATCCCCGGAAATAATGATATCTGTAATCGAAGGTCTTCCGAGATTTAACAATACCTGGCGCAGTCGCGCTTCATTTTCATGGCCTGCTGCTGCAACATGGTACGTTTGTCTCACGGAGTAGGCGGGGTCGGTGCTGCACCGGGCATTTGGCTGGGATCGACCAACACAGTCACCTTAATGGTGTTCGCATCCTTTAGGGCTTGTTCTTCAGCAAGCTCTTCTTCGGTGCGCTCACGGCGGATCTTCACATTCTTCATTCCGAGGCGGAAAGTAAGAGCTGCTTCTGGATCCATTTCCATGATTGTTTCACGCGGACTGTGCTTGCCATCTTCCGGCTTGGTGAGGTGAATCTCTTCCAGCACAGTGAACTCGTCCGGATCCAGCCGCTCCACTACACGGCGGAACTTGGCTTCTTCATCTTGATCAAACGTAAGTGTGTATTTCGTCATGAGCTTTCCTGTTGATGTTGCATTATAACTATGCTTGCTTGATTTGTCGACCAAGCGCCTTAGTAAAGTCAAGGAACCCTATGAACGGAAACTTTAGTCTTAGCATGATGACTTCTTCGGTAGATAATTTCGATGAGTACAACCATGATGATTTACCCGTAACTATATCTCTCGATAGTAGTTCGAAATTGCATCCGATACCGGTTAGGTATTCGTCTAATTTTCCAGCTACCTCAGGGGTAACCCGCATGTAATATTTATTGGCCATCTTTTGTGTTTACAGAAACAGATGGAACAGTCATTTTCAACATAACTAAATCCTCCGGTAGCATGTCGACTTGATATACCTGGATATTCTTATCTCGAAAAATGTGTGTTGCTGTATAGCCTAGTTCTATAATCTTTTCCACAAGAGTAGAATCATTTTCTTCGGTGATGATGACCCAGGCTGTCGCTTTCACTCTATTCTCTCAATGCAAGAGCACGGTGCCGCGGTGAGAACGAATAATGTAGCAGTTTGCTCACACATGATTAGTTCATATTTACACTTAGTTGTGAGATCTGCTTGCACATTCGCCAGGCTACGAACAACCACACGGTGTGCCTGTACAAAATTCCACATATCTTCTGCACCAGTAACGGTTGTTTCAACAAGATATTTTCGATCGATCATTTCTTGGCGTACCTCTCTTGAAACTGCAATGGATGGCGAAGCTTTACGCTCAGTGCAGATTCCTGAGAAACAATTATGCCTATCTGAACACACGATTTTAGTTCGGCACCGACAAAATCCCATGTGTGTCTTACCGCCGGGTAGATCTTCTGATCACGTAGCCACTCAAGCTCTGCGTCTTTTTCTTCGGGCTTGACTTTGTAGATCAATTTTATCATGATTTAGTATATAGCTGGTCAGCAGATATCGCAAGCGGTTACTTGTATAAGTCTTTCTTCTTGTAATAATCTACGCTGACTTTCTTCAGTTTGTCGTAATAGTCTTTAAGAATTATTCCTTCTTTAAGACTATTGTTCGATTCATAATCGTGCCAAACATAATTCTTGTTATCTTCTTCTTTGATGTGACGTTCCTTCAAGAACTTCATCTTGTACTTGTACTGGTCGTTCTCCTTCTGTAGTTCTGCAGGATGAATAGCGGGACGTTCGACAAGATGGCCGCCGAACTGCAACTTCAGCAGCATTGCAATATCTTCGGGCACAGTAACTGAAACGTGTGTTGCATTCGCGGTGTACGGATACCAGTCGTTTACCGCAGTCACTGCCACATCCGGCACTGCTTCGTAGATAGTAGCAAGCCATTTACCGTACGGTGCCGAGTAGAGGCTAGTGAACTTGAAGTCTTGTCTTATCTTATCCATACTTTATCCTGTCCGTATTTTAATCTTAATACCAACATTTCGTCTTCTTCAGCCGATATAACAAACAACCGGCTATACCCATTTCTTGTTGAATACGACTGTCGTATTTCAAACCTTCCAGTCTTTGCACGATCCACAATATCATCGGTGTCTTCTTTAGCAACAATGACGTGAAACTCAATCACTTTAATAGGGTGATGCATCTTCTCTTAGATACGCATACATAATAGATTAGGGCAGAACTCATAGTGTTTTTACCAATTCAAGCATGTCAGGAATGCGAGTCTTTGAGTTTCTGCTGCCCAACAAAATTAGGATTCGTTTGCCCACAGATGTGTTTATCATCATTGCAAGACAGCCGCCTGCCGGATTTGTAAATCCGGTCTTAGACAGAATTATGTCCATCTTAGATGTTAGTGGATTGGTATTGTTTACCTTGATTGTCTTGTTACCTACAGTAATTTCTGCATTTGGCATACTCGACAATTCATTAACAACAGGATGCATGTATGCGACCATTATCAGCTTCATCAAGTCATTCGCAGTGCTGACATTGTTTGCACTCAATCCGGTAGGTTCGTCGAAATGAGTATGTGACATACCAATCAAGGTAGCACGCTGATTCATTTCGTTTACACAATTAGGGAGGTTACCACACAATATCTGTGCAGCAAAATTATCCGATCGAACAAGTGCGAGTGTAAGCAACTCCTTGCGAGTAAGGTATTCCGTCTTTCGAGGAATAGTGCTTGTCACGGTACGAGTAGATGGGATTGATAACCGTTCGCTGAGATCTTGCTCGGATGCAAGTATACCAACCATTAGTTTACTGATTGATGCAATAGGACGAACGGTGTCGCTATCCTGTTCCTTTAGAATAATACCTTCTGTATCTGCAACAAGAAAGCTTTTGGCACTAAAGGTAGGGACGGGCTTTGCACGATTTCTACCGTGGCGAGCTTCAGCATGCCCTGTGAGGAGCATAACTGCTGCCAATACGATTAGTAGTTTTTTCATGTGATACCTCAAAAGTAGTGTAACAGTAATCTAACACTATGTCAACGGTAAAACATGAATAGCGTTTCTTTCACATAGAATATTTCATCTTCTTTGAGATTCTTTGTTATCGCTGTATCCCACTGTAAGAATATATTTTGGGAAACAATACGAAACATCAAATAAGTGTCTGCATCGAGTATATATTCGAGCGACCGTTGCCTCATGTAATATGGTGATGCTTCGGTGGGTGAGTGTATTACGGACCAGATTTTTCCAGGACAAGAGAATTCCTTAAGGATTCGTGATTCCTCTTTTGTGACTTGCGTTCTACTCTTTAGAAGAATGCTAATCTCATGCACATTCCAATCATCCCGTTATAAGTCCTTGATCTGGTGCTTGCCACAATGGGCCTGCTGAAACTGGTCCGTATGTCTTTACTGGATATGCTATAGTGGAACCGTCGTCCAGTCTGAAGCTTAGATATCCTGCTCTATCTGTAATGTTTAGGTAGTTGTCGGTAACCTGTATCATAAAGGTACCTTCGCTGTCGCTGACCAGAATCATCTGTCTGGTGGCGAACTGCACGCTTGATGGATTTTTGGGATACCAGTGCACAGAAACTATATGCGATAGTCCTGCACCTGTGACACGGAAATAACTAGGTATTCCGCTGGTGATAAAGATACCGGCTACGCCAGTGTCGTTGTATGGAGAGAACGGTAATGCCTGTACCTTTGTTATTGTTGTCATCCAGTATTTATCATTGCGGCAACCAGATTTCCCCGCACGGATTCTGTATATTGCCGTACATTGACTCCCTCATACGATTACTGAGGTCTTGACTTGGATTTATTGTCCTACCGGCAACAATACGATTGTATTGCCTGCCGCTAATTTCTACAGGCACAGCATCATAACGAAACTTGCACATGAGTTCAAAGTCATATTCAGCATGAAAGATAAACATTTTTTTAGTTTTATCGTCTATGCGGGTTATGGCATTCCATCCATTCCATTCGACAGGAATAATATGGTTAGCCCCGTTTGCGCGAAGCTCGTCCCGAGTCGCTTTGCAAAACCAATAGTAGTTCATTTTATGGTTTCGGCGGCGGCCATTATTGATTTACGGATTTGAGCAGTTCTTTCTTTGCTGAAGTAAACCACTTTGCACAGAGTAAGTAACTTGTATTCTTCTTCTGTGATAACCGCAGGACTAAATCCTTGCATCAACATACAGTAGGTCTGAAAATATTCGTCAGCCTCGAATATCCACCCATTGCCCCACTGGTTTATTTTCATAACACCTGCGCCTGATAGATTCGAATTGACGCCGACGAGTAGTTCATAGTCCATACCTTCGATCTGGCGAACGAAGGTAGACTTGATATAATACTTCATTTTCTATACTTGTTTTTTAGTTCATCTGAAATATACGACACGCGCATATGTTCTGCAAGATATGGATCTTGGAGTTTGATAACAGACGCATACGCAGAGCTAATCTTACCGGAGATACGAATCCACGAGTTGGTGCGATATCCCTCGTCGTCAGTCTCGTGTTCTTCGTCAGCCTTCAGACGTACAAAGTCATCGTCCAAATCAGTCAGCTTTTGATTCCAGGTACCATATTCTGATCCCGGGAATAAAAACTCGATAAGGACATATTCCTTCATGTGCTCACTGTTTCAATGTACGAGATTCGGATTAGTTCGCTGTCTACCTTTTGGCAGGATGGCGAAAAAGTCTTGTTGTTCACTGGTAAGGTTGTTATTCCTAGTCCTGTTATTACCTGCGCACAGCTCAATGGCTTGCTCAGATAAACATTCAAATAGATTGTGTGATTTACAAATTCGACATCAACGTCTTTTATTCCATCGACATTCATATCAAGTTTTGCAGGAGACATAAAGGAAACGGTTGGATCCCCCGTTGCTGCGAGATTGAGTACCGCCACAACAAGACCAATAGAAAGGAGTGTAGCAGCCACGCATACACCCAGCGAACTTTTCATATAGTAAACCTCGGAAGTTATGTACCTATTTATATCTGCGTCTTGCAAACCGTGTTGAAATCACCTAATCCCGAATGAATGCCTTTTGCATCGAATCCTACCACATATCGCGCTGTTCCATCGTCCCAGGAAAAGGAGATGCGCGTGGCAGACTTGAGTGATTTCATCAATTGATCGTTGTCGTGAATTGCCCGATACAGGATGTTGTTTTCCTGAATCCAAACTTCTTGCTGCAACAGAACTTGCTTTCCGTCTGCTTGCACCAATGGATATCTATTGCCAGTACCGTTCATGCCATTCCAGTAAAGCACCATCATTGGTAGCGCATCACTCTTGGTAGAACACACAATACGAAGTGAAGCGAATGCCTTCTCAGACTTCTCGGCTATACGAGTACCAGTTGCTGCTGTGTGGTAAATGTAGCCCACAGGGGTCTTATCCTTACCCGGAACTTCTGTAAGCGTCCACTGTGCTGACGCAGAAAAAGCGAAAAGGAGTAACACACTACTTAGAAGTTTCTTCATATTTGTTTTGATAATGTGTAACATTATACGATATAACGATTGTAAAGTCAAAAAAAATCGCGCCCGAAGACGCGATTGAATAGTAGACGATATTAACAGTAATCACCCAGGATTTTTTCTACCTGCTCATTTATGTCTTTTTCTAGTCTATCTGTATTTATAAATATCTTAACGTCACGCATTTTCTTAAATGAATCTTCCATTACTTCCCAGTTAGATGATTTATTTACCGGGATAGGATGTGTCAGTTCATCGCCGCTGAGTTCGACTACATTACCATCATAATACTGCACCAGTATATGTTCTATGTATATTGCAGGAATTTCTTTCGCATCAACTTCTTTAACTATTCTGTCAAAGACTGATGGACGTGCAATCCTATTGATAGCCTTGTCAAGGTTGAAACTCGTAATTGACTTTTTACCAGCCATTATGTCACCTCCCGGTTATCTACTATTTAGTAGAAATATGTCTGGATAAACCAGACATATTACGGGAATGGCTTCAGTTTTACTTCGCTGCTCTTGCTGCATCGCGTTTCAGCTTTGCTGCCACCTTAGCATCAAGGTCCGACTCTTTCTTCTCGACTTTTGCTTCAGCTGCCTTACGCTGATCACGCTCTCTGCGTTTTGTCTTGCGTTCTTCTAGCTTTTCCGCCTTTAGTTCCTCTGGATCTGCTGGTCGGCCACGCCCAGGCTTTAGCTCAGGGACAAGGGCGTATGCTTCTTCTCTTTTTGCGTCAGCTTGCGCTTCTAGGGCGTCTGCTTGGCTGATAAGAACCTTTGCCTGTGCTACTGAATCCATTACCAGAGGTGTCTTGCCCATCATCTTAGCAGCTAACTCTTCTGCCGCTGCCTGCTTTTCAGCTGGTGTACGAGTGTCTACTGGTGCTGCAGGAGTTGTTTCACCCTTCTGCTTCGCAATATACTCATCTACTTTCTTATCAATAGTTGCATTAATAAGTGCTAACGGTACCGGCTGATTTGGCAGAGGGAACATGGTCACGTTGGACACAGGTTCCTTACGTAGGTGCCCTCGTTGATGGAGTGCTGTCAGGCAGTTCAATCCGTCGGGAAATGTTCTGCGATTCAGTACTTCATAAAAGTCATTTGTTTCAAATGCTTCTCTGCTGTTCAGCGCCTGAATAACATAATCGTGATAACTGTCGGGTAGACGTTCAGTCTCGACAATCAAACAACTATTTTCGTCGTTAGGAAGTTTACGGAATACCACGGCCACACGAACTCCAGTATTAGAAAGTGTGCCGGCGTGTTTTTTTAGGTTGTCAACAGCCATATTGTCTCCTTTGGGGCCGCAGCCCCATCAATTACTCAGCGGTTGCAGGTGCTACTGCTTCGGTTGTTTCGTCTTTCTTTTGAACCGATTCCACATAGGCTAAGAAACCTGCCAACTTGTTGAACGAGTCACCGACTTGAGAAAGTTCAGCTGCTTGGAAAGCGCCGCGGCGTGATGCCAAGTCAACGATACGAGCCAACAGTTGGAGGTCAGCGATCGTCAACTGAACTGGTTCCAAGCTGGTTGTTGTTTGTGCTTCGGCTTCTGTGGCTGCCGATACTGTTTCTACTGCAGGTGCTGCGCTCTTCTTTGCTTTTGCCATTTTTATCTCCGTTTGTTGTTTAATGGTTAAGTAGTAATCTACTGTTTTTATTTAGCCTCGTTCAACAAAATCGTGGCATTTATGTGGACAAAAATAACCATTATATAGGCGTAGAAAGCATGAAAGGGGCCCGAAGGCCCCTTTCAGTGGGTAGTTTATCTTACAACTTACCCGCGTCGTCAAACACATCCATCGGATCAGGAGCAGGCGCTGCCCCGGGAGTATGTGGAACCACATTAATGAGATGCTCGGGCCAGTCCAAATAATAGGCCCAATCAGCGTCACGGATATAGATAGGCAACTGCTTTCTCTTGTTCAGAATTTCGTAGTACGTTGGCTTGTGCGGCTTCCTCTTTGGAACAATAGTATGGTCGTTACCCTTTTCACTATTGCATTCCTTGCAAGAAGTACAGACGTTCAACCAGTTGGTCTTACCACCGTGCGACCTAGGAACAACGTGGTCAAGGGTTAGCAGAGTGTGCTTTACCTTACCATGTTGTTCCTTACATCTCCAAGTGGTTTGCAGTTGGCAAGTAAAGTCGTCACGCAGATACACATTGTTACGGCTGTACTTCAATCCTCTATTCCACTTGACGTGATCCGTCATTATCACAATGGACGGAACCTGCCATTCAGTATGCTGCGAACGAACAACCCAATCATCATAGGTCTTCAGTGTCTTTACCTTATTCGTAAACAGAAGACGCATGGCTACTTGCCATGTAACCGTCGAAAGCGGCACAAAGGAAAGCGGCTGGCCATCACTATTTAAGAGCAGGGTATCCACAGGATTCTCCGTGTATGTTAGGGGATTTGTTATAAGTGTACAGCCGATGTGACATTACGTCAATCGACTATAAAAGAGTAAGGTACTCTTTGAACTCTTCGGGTATGCCACGAAGCTTCATGGCGACAGCATCTTCTTCGCGTGCGAAATCAACGCGAAATGTATGGTGTCGTTGATATTTACCATTTAACTCGGTAGTTTGGTCATTATATGTGACCTCATCGCACACTCTGTCGGCCCAGTCTTTGAAGAAAAGGAGTAGTATGTGGTGTTTATTATCGGTTGCTTTTATCTTGTAGAATAAGGAAGTATGCATCAAAGTTGCCTTTGATGTATTTACCTTATTCTAATCAATTGCAGTGATCAACTTTAGGTTGATTGCACGAATAGCTGCTTCCGCATCACTACGGTACTTTGCCTTTTCGCTATCGGATTCGGATCCTGCTGTATTCCACAGCGTTTCGAAGATGTTGTCGAATTCCGATTCCAGCAACTCGTTATCTTCGAGACGTATACCAGCTATCTGTTCGAGTTCACCGGATGCATCACTCATCATCCGCGAACGGGCGATTGACTTTGCAATCTCCTCGATAAAATCAGGATTAGTAGGAACTAAGTAATCCCTCATTTATTTCTTCGGAGTATGGTCAATAAACCACTGCTTTACAGAGTCGACCATGCCGGGCTCGTGCTGTTGCACAACGACCGGAGCATTTGCCGGTTTTTCGTCTGAGCCCCACCAACCCTTATTCCACCCGATCATCGCAACGATGATCAACAGTACCAGCAAGATTCTCATAAAATATTTCCTTATCAGTGCACAGGCACTCCAGATTAGAATAACCGGAAGTGCCCACCAAGGTACATGCAGACTCATCTTACTTCCGGTTTTGCGGGCTGTGACCGTCCGGCTCGTACCAAGCAGTCATGCCAAACGGGGCAACCAGACGGTGTGCAGAGTCACCGTGTATCAGGAACAGGGTGTCGCAATAGTTTTCGTCACCCCAGCTACCGCAAGGATAGCCGTCTGTCATCATGATGAAACGCTCGGGCTCGATGCCCTGTTCTTTCATGTAAGTCCAGTTGCACACAAAGTCGGTGCTGCCACCGCCCTTGATATCATACGTATCGATTTCGTCGATAGTGTCGGGCGTGAACTTGGCCGGGTTGTACACTCGGGTGTCAAAGCACCAAACCATCAAGTCGAAATCAGTGAACTGTTGCATGATGCCTTTGACTTCTGTCAACAGATCGCGCAGCATGTCATCGCCCATGGAACCGGAGCAGTCGATTGCCACCGCAGCCGAAACACGAGTGTCTTCCTTCATAGCTGGCAGACAGATACCGTAGGCCTGTGTCTTTCGTGAGCAGCGGCTCCAGGTAAAGTCGGACTTGATCATGGATTGAAGCTTCATGTTCAGGATCTCACGCCAGTCCATTTGTGGATCGGTAAGGTCCTTCAGCATGCGCTTCACGCCAGCAGGTGTATTACCGGCGCCAGCTGCCTTGGCAGCTTGCATCACGGCTGCACGGATTTCGTCGCCCAGCACACGGCGTTCTTCGTCCGTCATCGGTTCGCCCTTGCCGTCTCCCGGTTCCAAGTGAACGTCGAATTCGGGGAACTTCTGGTTCGGATCCTTGAGCAGTTGTTCGTACACTTCTTCAGCGAACATGCCCTTATACTTGGAATCGAAGCAGGCTTGCACGCCACTGGTCTTCGGATCCGGCAGCTTGCCGATGTTGTGCTCGTGCAGTTCCCAGTTGATCACGTAGTCAGCCGCAGCGTTCCACATCTTGGGCATGCGACTGCCACGACGCGACATATGGTCGTAAACGCAGTGTTCAACTTCGTGCGCAACCAGGAAAATCGTTTCGGGCTTGGTCAGCTTGCCGATGAAATCACGGTTGTAGTAGAAGTAACGCCCGTCGGTTGCCGCAGTGGGGCACCAAGCGGGTTCGTCGTCGGTTGCATCTTTCAGGATCAGTCGCGTAGCGAGCGTGCCCCAGAAAGGTTGTTGCAGAAGCAGAGAAATACGAGCACGGGTGAGCTGCTCGAGAATCTGTTCCTTGGAGAATTTGGAAGTTGCCATTTAGGGTGTCCTTGTTGCTTGTTTGTATTGTAGCGCGGTCGTTGATGCTAGTCAACAGGCTGCTTTAGATATCAGCAGCGCACTGCCCTGCACAGTGGTCGCAACAGTTGCACAACGACGTGGAATCGTTGTTTATTTCTTCGGAATAAGGGCAAGTGTGCTCCTCAGTGCCCACAGAGCCACAGCTACAGTGGCCGTGACATAGCACGGCGTATGTGTCATCTTCCGTTCCGGCTACCGGTTGTTGAAACTCCACCACAGACTCTATTAGTGTCTTAGTCACCAGCTTTTCCTATGTTTTGGCCGGGTGCGAACGTGATTGTCGCACCCTTGAAGTAACGTTCATCGCGTTCCGCTTGGCCGTAACCAACCGTCTGCACGCCGATGTCGAATGAAATCGATTCCACAGCCAAACTCATTCTGAGCCAGATTGCCTCTTTGATGAGTTGCTCGAGCTCAGGGCTGTCCATTTCAGCGGTTACTTTATTTAGCTTCATATATTCCTCGAAAAGTTATCACACACAGAAGCTGTGTGTATCTTTCACAACAGCTTGGTAAAACCTCGGTGATCTACCAATGCTAGCGATAGTTATTCCACCGGATACACGCCATTGATCTTTTAAGAGCTCATTTACTTTGCACTCCAATTGATCCGAAGTATCTGCACTGATAATACGATAATGCTGATTTGGTACCCAGGCCATTATAGTGCCTTCACGAAGTTGAGTGCGTCTTCGAGCCTACCCTCGAACACCCGTTCCTGCATAGAATCGAGAACCTCGAACCGATCTGGATGGTTCTGAGGTTCTCCCCAGGGTCCGGTTTGGCCAGCCCTGTCCATTCTCGGATGGGAAAGGATGCTCCGCATCTTGTCCGGGGAACGATGATCGTATCTCTCGACCATCTTTCCCTGACAGTAGGTTTTTAGCGTAAACCTTGCCACAGAGCCCCTTTCTTAGTCTTCCAGGATGTACTTGCCGTACTTCTCGTGGAAGGTCTTGAACGTCTTCAGCTGACGGTGGTTGATCGGCAGAGCGTAGTCACGCAGTGCAGTCTTCGCGCCCAGGACGATCATTTCCGTTTGGAAGTTGTCCATCATGAACGTAAAGAAGTTGTCAACACACAGGTGCCAGTCGTCCATACCAAACCCGTCTTCCTTGACCTTGGCCTTGGCAACCCACTCCTGGAGCGTGTAGCACATGGAGATGGTCAGCGAGTACATGGCGCTCAGGTCCTTGACGTTCAGCGTCTTTTCCTTGCCCATCAGCACGTCTTCCGACTTCGGCATACGAGCAGCAACCTTGCGGTGTGCGCTGAATTCAGAAGCCAGGCCTTCACCGACAGTACCAGCCACCAGCGCCGTGTTCATCGACTCGGGCAGTTGGTCCGAAATCAGCTGACCAACGAACACCCACGAACGCGGAGTGGCAAACGCCTTGTCCGGGCTCTTCGGGTCGAAGTTGAACAGCTTCTGCTTGTGGTGCGACAGGAAACCAACCACGTCAGCATGCACGCGGTTGCCGATGGCCCACTTCTGCCAGTCTTCGAAGTTCGCGCCCATTTCCATGTGGACCAAGCGATTGGCCAGGGGAGACGGCATGCGATAGGTAACGCCCTTGTCGCTGTCGCGGTTGCCAGCGCAAACCATCGACACACCCTTCGGCAGGTGATATTCGCCAACGCGACGATTCAGGATCAGCTGGTAGGCCGCAGCTTGCACGCTGGGCGGAGCAGCATTGATTTCGTCCAGGAACAGGATCGCGTTCGCGAACTGGCTCTCCGTCGGCAGGTCAGCCGGTTGAGCCCACTTCATGGTGCGCGTGTCGGGATCGAAGTACGGGATGCCCTTGATGTCGGTCGGTTCCAGCAGGAGCAGACGCATGTCGATCACGGGACGATTCGTCTCTTGGCCGATTTCAGCAATCAGTTCCGACTTGCCGATACCGGGCGGGCCCCAGATCATTGCCGGGCGGCCAACGGCCATGCAGCGGGTGAGCAGGGTGCGAACATCGCGCGGACGTTCAATGCGGGACGAGTCAATAGCCATTTTGTGGTTCTCCGGTTAGTGTTGGGGGTAAATCTGCTATGTATGTATTATGTCTGGTCTGCTGTTTAGCGTCAAGCGGTTGCAAACCTTAGTTTGAATACTAATGCGTCCGATTCATTCGCAAAGTATACATCTGTGTAATCGGTCTGGGTTGGTGAAGACCAGATCCATCCGTCGCCGGCCTGTTTGTTTGCCCAAGCCACGGCTTCGTCAGTATAGCGATCCCGTTTGATTCGGACAGACGGTAGAAGCTTCAATCGTTCTTGATAGTTGGACCGTGTTAGGCCCAACTTTGTCATCTTACGGTTGAACTGGTCTGGACTCACTTCACCTTGCCCATCAGGATTTCGACCAGCAGCTTCTCGCTGGATTCTTCGCCAAACGTGGGCCAGATTTCTTCCAACCTAGCCCTGCTGATTCCTTGGTATCCCTTCTTGAGTTTGGACCGTTCCAGTTTGTCGAGCTCAGCACCCGAGGTGTCCGCCTTGAAGTGTATTGCCTTACCGCGAGCGGCCCAAAACACGCAGACGTTCCATCCGCGGTCCTTGGTGAGCTGTTGCCAAAATGGCCACTTCGGATAATCGGGTGTAGGGCGGTAGAAGTATCCCCAAATCTTGTCGTGGTTGGCTTCATTGCACCAGCCGATAAATCCATATTCCCGTTCCATAGAATCTCCTTGCCTCAGTAAACATTATAAATCGTGTTCAACGAAATAATTACTTTGCGTTTATCAGCCTCTTGTATGTTTCTTCTTCAGCAAGGGTGGGCCAATCAGCAGCAAAGATCTTGATATCGTATCCCCAATGTTCGTTGCCACCGCCGCCAGAACCAGTGTGTATACCGATCAGATTGAAGATAGCGGAATACGGATAGGATGACATGTGCTTCTTGGCGCGGGTCAACGTGCCCCCCACATATCCGGCCCACCCCGGATATCCTGTTGGTGCACCCGGGGTTTTCCCGCACCAGTTCTGAACTCCGCCCTTAGGGCACGAATGCGAATTAGACAGATTTGGCTGAAAGTTAGGTTCTCTCTCAAATTCTATCTTGGTGAACTTGTCTGTCTCGGGATAGAACTTATCGCTGCTCCAGGAATGTACACCAAGTGCATTACACGATTTCATCAGGAATGCCTGATTTTCGAGAAGCCAAGGACAGATTTCCGAAGGACTGCGAAGCTTATCCTTTTCGGCCGCAAGCCATGCAGCAAAATCATTCTTGATGGCATTGGCTTCGCGAATGGCCTTGTGTTCTCTTCGAATACGTTGCAGGTGTTTAGCGTATTCCTTATCGTCCTCGAAGAGTTTGCCGGTAAATCGGCACTTGTTGACAGTTACTTTCATCTTACCTTCTGCTTTGTTTGTTCGAAAAGATTGCAACCAAATGTAATTCTGGTTTGAATAAATTGCTTTTCAGTTCCGGAAACATAAACCATTGTTTTTCTTTCGCCGCACACTCCGTACGACGGATGTTGGTCTCCGGAAATCTGCGGATGATTGCAGTCATTCATGTGACCTGCATCATAGGGATTCCCGGTGCCGCTACCGTCGCCCCAATACTTGCAATAACCGCAGATTGGCCTCACTGGTATGCCTTCAGCCTTTGGCGCAGAGATTCAAGGTTTGCTTCAGCTTGCTTGATTTCTTCAAGAAGCTCTTCGCGGCGCGTGATAAACCCGGTGTCCACTATCGGAATCACTGTTGCAATGAACTTGATGTCGCCCTGCCAGAAACGATCCAGCGTAAGTGCATAGTTGATCACATCTTCAAGAATACCTTCAACAATGCCCAGTTCTGCACCTGCACCGCATCCCATGCCGCCGGCGCCATCCATGGGATTTTCACCAGTGATCTTCCATACACCGCGGGTATGTAGCGGATGTTCCGCCACTAGCCGCTTGCCAGACCAGGAAATGGTCGTGTATTGAATGAACTTGTCGCTGTGCATGTGTTGCTCCGTAAAATGAGAATGTGGGCACAAGTATTACCCTGTTACCCACATTATACTGCCCTACGCGGGCCTGGTCAACTGACTTAGACGATGAACACACCACCGATCAACATTGTTCCAGCAAGCACAACGATCAGCACCCAGAATGCCAGCCATTCGCCGTCGTTGTTCAGATCCTTGAAGGTCTTCGGAACACGAATCATTCTTGTTCCCTTGAAGAATCCACCGAAGCGACTGTATTCGACCTTTTCGTAGCCAGCCGTGAACAGGCGCATGTAAATCATTTGGGCAATGGTGAGGCCGACAGTGACGAACAGCAAACCATACAGGAGCTTGATAAATGCAGCACCCGCCACCTTCCAGATGATCAGTGCGGCCGTCAGCTTGCCTGCGTCAGTGTGTAGGAAGTCATTTACCGTAATACCCAGTTCCTTTGCAGCAAGGCTCAGCGCCTTGGCGAAACCTTCTGCTGCGGCTGCGGCTTGTTGGCCCCAGGTTGCAGCCAGGGTGACCATTGCGGTCACCTGTTTGGGATCGGACGGTGCTTCTACTCCCTTGGCAGCTTGTGCAACCACTTGGGCGGCATGCGCCTTCAGTTCAGCTACCTGAGCTTCGGTCAGCCCGCTGGTGTCGATGGATGTTTGAGCAGCAAACGAAGTTGCCGCGCAGAGTGCGAGTGCAACAGTTGCAACGAGTTTACGGAACATGTAGGGATCTCCTTAGTTGAGCTCTTAGTATATGCTCAACTAAGGGATCGGTCAAGTGGTTTACTTGCCCGTCAGCTTGTGCATTTCGGCACGCAGAAGTTGATTGATGTAATCATTTACAGTCATGTCAGCTTCGTGTGCAAGACGGTAGAGCTGCATTTCTTCCTGTTCGGACAGGTTGAGCGGGACAATGATACGTTCGTCGAATTCTTCTTCGTTGATGATTGCTTGTAGCTTTTCAAGGAAGTCTTCTTCGACGTCAATATCGGTATAGGAAATATCGTCCCACGCGATATCTGCAGGAATGCCCTTAGCGTCAGCTTCGAGACGGTAGTCGTTCTCAAAGTCCGGATTGAACCAACGATAGGCAAGGGGTCTTTTCGGAACTTCGACGCTTACCTCGTATACTTCTGCCGTTTCGGAATCGTACAGAACCGAACCGACGGGCTTGCCGCTAACGGTCTTGAAGTCGAGGTAGATAGTATTTTCGCCATAACAATTCCAGAGGTAGTTACTACCTACGGAAAAGCGATAACCTAGTACGTCGAGAATTTGTTTGATGTGCATATATTTACTTATAGTGTAGTAACAGTCGAATCCGGCAACCACAGGGTTACAGGATAGTCTATGGTTTCTTCGATGATGGTGCGAATAATATTCCAGTTGCCGCCGCCACGTGCTGCGCCGATCATCGGAATATGTAGTTCTTGCGGACACATGGTGTCAATGGCTGTTTTGGCGATGAAAGTGTTGATGAATTCGAAGCAAGTTTGAATAGCATCGTAACTAACCATTCGCGTACCCTTACCGTACAGGTGTTGGGTAATCGCATTCCAAATGATGAGATTAGGCGCGATAGCAGTAGGAAGGGAGGTGCCGAGCTGCAATCCACCGTTCTCATGGACTGACATGTAGTCTTCATAGGCGGTAGGATAGGTTGCCTTGATACCAAGTGCAACACCAGAACCCATCACACCTTGTGCGTTACAGCCGTGGACGACATGGCCTTGCTTGATGTGAAGCAAGTTGCCAAACTGCGTCATTACCTTTGTGCTCATTTGAAATAGTCCCAAACAAAGTAACCAGCCAGGGCAACAAATGCCAGGCTAAGGAGACCACCGCCAGTCAGCAGGCCCCACACGTTGACTGCCAGGATGGCAATCAGCACCCATCCCCAGGTATCAGGTTTCCGTAGATTCATTTTATATTGCCTCGATAATTTGATTTACAACAACAATGGCAGGATTATAATCTGCCGGACTAATGTCGAATAGAATAATCGAACTATCCGGTCCATAGAAACCAACAACTGTGGCTATCTGGCCATCAAGCTCAGAATCGCCAGACCCAATAATCTTTACTCTATCCTGTATTTCTGGTCGCATCTTGTTTCCTTATCTAAGATCGTCTTCAGTGTATAAACAGGTACATGACGAGCAATACCCATTCTTAGTAAATTCACCGTGTTGTGCTTTGTGGCGTGAAAGTCTGTAATCCGGATCGACAGGATTTCGGTCCATTCTTCTGGTCATTGCACTGACAGACACATTGTACAGTTCGGCACATTCCTTAAGGGTTTTGCCGTCAGTATATCGCAACCTGAAAAGATCAGATAGCTCGCTGTGGGTCCATTGTTTCACTAACCGGTGCCTTCATAGTAAATGGTGCGTTTCTCTTGTCAAACTTTGTGGTACTGGCACGCCAGGCTGCCCAATCGATTTCGATGGGACTATCTTCAGCAAGCGGATCAATAACCAAATCGGTAGTCGAATCTGCATTGTGACTTGCATTTTCGATTCCGTCAATATTGTGTTCGCCGAGAATAGAGTATGCCCTGCCACTCCAGAAGATATTCACGCGATCAGTGCTCCAACCCATGGAGAACGAATTCTCGATCAAACCTTCGATTGTGCCTGCTACCGTATGCCGAATAACAACACGAACAGGAAGTAGTGACGAAAGATTGTGTTTGATAACTGCGTGTGTCGCTTCAGGGGTACCTGTCATTCTTTTTACCTTTTAGTTTATCTACTACTTCTTGCATTTTGTACAGCTTCTTACATTCGAGTGGCATTCCTACGCTATGCACGACAGCAAAACATCTCGTACAACGATAGCTGATTCCGCTCTCAACGTCAAACTCCGCAATATTACCGCAGAGAAGAGTTACTTCCGGAAACTGACTATCAAGCGGCATCGTCGTCTTCTCTGCCGTACTCGGCATCTTCAGCGTTCATCACCGCGGCCATTGCATCGATCAGTATGTGAAATCCGAGATGATCGGTACATTGGCCACCCGCGCCGGATTGCTTGACCCACATTTTTCGGGTATAACCCATGTAGGAATTGATCCAAGCAGTGGTAAGCACTTCCTTGGCAAAAGTAGCGAGCTTGTCCCATTCGCCCAGTTCGCAGAGTTCATTTACAACCTCCAATACATCGATAAGACCGTATGTACTGGTAGAATCTCGCTTGAAACTATTCATCCACTTGCCAGCAACGCATGGATCATTCCACTCGAACACATCGCCGGTGAGTGACCTGAAGAACTTCTTCATTGATGGATAACCCATCCTTTGATCGTCGGGTACTGCTGCAAGTTCTTCTTCAATGCGCTTACGTTCGTCGGCTTGCTCCTTCAGTCGACGAATGTACTCGGGAATCGATGCCTCAAGATCCTTGAAGTAGAAGTGGTTGTAACTCTTCTCGTATCCGTGTGTACCTTTTCCTTCACCTTCGTATTCTTCGATATACCACTTGTCCATGATCGCCCGGAAAATGTCTCCGTGAACAATCACGTGCGTCACAGCACGGAAGTTGTCAACCTTCTTGAGCTTTGTTGCCAACCGGTCAAGTTCAAACTGCTGGGATTGGGTAAGACCTGCTTCGCCCCTTACTTTTTCGAGTTCGCGAAGATCGTACTCGTCGCTGTTGAAATAAGGCGTGAACTGAATACCGAGACGATCTTCAAGATCGGCTTCGAACATCAACTCGACGTCGAAGTTTTTCTGGTTCACTTCGCAGTCATGGATGGAGTTGGGACCTTGTCCGAATTCGTACAGTTGTTGCCTCATTGCTTCGACTACAACATTCAGCCCGTGACCGTGGCAATCTTCAACCGCGCCGTAGTCGTTGTACTTGCCGTAGAATGGGACAGGACACACATCGTACAGTGCATTCGAATAACAGAACGTCTTCGGTTCGTTGTTTTTCAGCAACATGAACACAGCAACATCCTGGCCGCTCATGACGTGCAGATTTGAAATCATACAAGTACCGTTCCAGCTACCGATGATAATTCTCCTATAAAGTATAAATAAGTGTATAGTAATGTAAAAGGAAAGTCAAATGACTTACGGAATTTGGTCTACACAAGTAGATTTATATCCAGGCTGGTATTACATGGATTAGTTCTTTCCTAGTAGTTTTTGCAGACGTTCGTATTCAACAAGATTCCGTACTTGCTGTGCTTCTTCCTGTGCCTTACGTTCGGCAAGACGACTTGCCCATTCCTCGTCCGTTTCGTCACGTTGCGTGTGAATACAGAAGGTAGGAGAAGGACTGTGATCATACGGATAATGGCGATCAGGCTGCCACGACACTGTTGCATCAGTGCCATATTCTTCAATCCAACTGTTGATGCGATCTCGGAGTTCAGCCAAGGTGCCGTCAAACTCATATGGGTCGGGTTCGGCCATAAGGTCGGTCCTGATACCACGTTCCTCAACTCCTCGATATCGTGGGCGCGCCATTAGAAATAGTCCCCTATGCCTTGCACAACTATGAATCCGCGGTTGATGAAGTATTGTCGGACGTCAATGTATGCACGCGCCAGCCTGTAGTCAGTGCTGGTTAATGAGATACCGTTGATAATACCATCAGTCACAACAATATGAGTGACATCGCGATCGCTGGGATTTTCAACATCAAGAAAATCAGGAGTAAATCCAGCGATATACAGGATGTCTTCCACACCGCCCAGAGCCAGTTCGATATTATCCGTAACAGCGCGGTGGCCGATACCATTATTTTTCACAGCAATGACCGGAAGGATGATTCCAAGGTCTGCCATGATTTGTTCACTATTCCATTTTGCCATTTATTTCTTCTTCGCGTAAAACGCATTAGGTTGCTTACCACGTAAGGCAACTACCATATCTTCTTCTGAGATGAAGGTCTTCACCTGTTGAAGGTAATCAATCAACCCGTCAATATCCAGTTTTGGAAAATCCAACACCTGCCGGGCCGGCATTACATTGCTGGTAACCAACATAGACAGCTTGCGCTCTGTGTCAATACTAATTTTAAGCGAGAAGTTGGCGTTGGGCAAGTGGCTGCTCTGTGTCGCAGTCATGCGATCAGAAAAACCACCATCTTCGTTTACTGTCAGTATTCTTAGTTCGCCCATTATTCATCCAATAGTTCGGTTAGGGCAGCAGAACGTTCACGCAGCATATTCAGATGCGTGGTGGTGTATTCAGCATCGCCGTAATCCCGCGTAGGTGCAGGACGATCGAGCCAGCCATCGTAATCGGCGTCAGCTTTGATCCCGTCGAACAGTTCCTTGAACACGGTATCGCCGAGCGTAGGTGTGCCGGGAGGAATGGGTGTCCACACGTGGCCGGTATCCAGCTCTTGCTGCAAGAAGCGAACCCACGCATTGCACAGGTTGAGTGCAATCTGCACAAACCATTTCGGTGTCTTCGTGTTCAAGTGGTAAATGTCGCTGTACTTTTCAGAGAGCGGATACGGACGGAAATAGCGATCACTGAACTTCTCCTCGTTCATTGTTGCAGCAACCTGCAGGATCTGCTGGAAAAGTGCTTCTTCAGTAAACATATCGTCTGTCGCTGTGCGCGGATAATACTGTGCCTTATCGAGCACCAGCTGTGCGGCGCAATCTGCACGAGCTCTATCGGACGTGTCGTATTGCGCGAAACTTGTGGCAGTCTTATCTTCCCTGGCATGGCATTCGTGGATCAGCATATCCCACTGTGCTGGAGTGAGTTCAGGCCACTCGTTGATATAAAGGCGCCCATCGTGCGGCATACCGTCCACAATATCATACCCGTTGCCGATAGTGAACAGCACATGGTCGAGCAAGGACACAACCGTCGGGAAAATGCCCTGGTATTCGCAGAGTTGACGATTGGCAAAATTGTGGATACTCATTTGGTACTTTCTATGAATGCGTCTACTTCGGCGAACTTTTTATCGAACACAAGATCGATTTCGTGTGCCATAACAGCCAGATGCTGAGCCCTGTATTCGGCGACTGTCCAGCCACGATTGTGCAAGGCAGCGGCAATCTTGTATCCGGGCATCTTCTTGGCATTCATGTCGCGCACTACCAGTCTTACTTCCTCGAATGGACGCTGGGCAAGTTTGCGATAGAGTTCAATCTCGCTCATATCCGTGGATGTCGACACTGATGTGGTGGCTGACTTTGTAGGAATCGATGGTAGCAACTCTTCCAATGAGTTCGCCAATTTGGCGAGTCCTTTCAGCAATGCGTCGCGTCTGTGCTTCAGAGAAGTGTTCATTTTCTGTCCAACCGTGTCTGTCAAAGATTTCCTTTAGCTCGGCGCGAATGTCCCTGCTCTCTTCAGAAGCATTATATTCTTTCATGAATGCTCTGTATTCCGCATCCACTACTGTGAAATCGCTGCGTCTTAGGAGTCTAAAGGTCTCGTCTTGTGTGTCCATATGTGTATTGTAGTATGGTCACACTGGTACTGCAACAGGTTTAGTTGTTTACAATCCAGGTAATCCACTCCTGGTATGTCCATCCGTGACCGTTTAGAAATTCTTCTCGTTTTTTCTCGTCCCGTGCTAGATAATACCATCCGTCTCGTGGCATGGCAAACAGGATATTCACCAAAATAGGGGCCGGAGTTCTACGGAGCTTATCGTAGGTGTCGTCTTCGTCGGACATTTTGTATAGTTGTGATAAATAACATTATGAGAGACTATTTTATCACAACTATACGCGGAATATTCGTAGACGTCAATCAAGAATATCTTGATAGATATCTATCACTTGTATTGGATTATATACCCGTTTATGATTATATAGAAAGACATCATATTCTTCCAAAAAGCTTATTTCCGCAATACAAGAAGGATAAATGGAATATTGTCAGTCTATCTGCCAAAGATCATTTCCTTGCACATTACTATCTACATAAGGCGTTGCCAAATGAGCCAAATATGACTTTTGGGCTCTGGGGTATGTGTAATCAGAAAAGTCCTAATCACACTGATCGCACCTATATTGACGATAATGTCGACGAATTTGCAGCTATATACGAAGAAGCACGGATTGCTCATGCAGCGTTATTTCAGGAGCGCCAACTTCTAAATAATACAATGAAGGGGAGAACTAAAGAAAATAGTCCATTCTTTGGGAAAAAGAGATCAAAGGATATTGTTGATAAAATGACTGCCAATCATTGGTCGAAATGGAGAAAACCATGGAATCATAATATGGCTGATAAATCAGTGTGGATGGATTCTATCACATTATACAACACATGGATGCAATCTGAAAAATGCGGAAGAAAAGCATTAGAGACCCAACTTGGAAGAAGAAAAGATTCTCTAAATACTATTCACTCGCATTTTGTAAAAGGATGGAATCCACTGACTGATCAATCTTTTATAGATTGGTTAGCCCTTCACACATAACACTGCTTTCAGTGTATGCACGATATCCACAAGTTCTTTTTGTGATTCCATTACGGCATCGATATCCTTATATGCACCCGGAATCTCATCAATGATGTCCGAATCTTTACGACACTCGACACCAGCAGTCTGATTTTCTAAATCAAGAGAAGTAAAAAGCTTCTTCGCTTGATTTCTACTCATTTTACGACCAGCACCATGGCTGCACGAACAATATGCATCCACACAACCTTTTCCACTGACGATATAGGACTTTGTTCCCATCGATCCAGGAATAATTCCCATTTGTCCGAGTTTAGCTGATACTGCCCCTTTTCGCGTGATCCACATTTTCTGCCCAAAATGTTCCTCGAGGCTGGTAAAATTATGGTGTGAATTGATTACCTCTCCAACAACCTTCATCTTTGGGATGCGATGCTTGATAGCAGCCAGCGCCAAGTTCATCATGGTGTCACGATTGAAACGGGCATAGTCCTGCGCCCAATGCATTGCTTCGATGTAGGAATCGAATTCAGGCGTACCTTCGTCCAGCCATGCCAAGTCGGCGTCAGCCAAACCATAGGCACGCTTTGCAGCCTGTTCCTTTGCCATTTCCACGGCAATGGTACCGATCTGATTTCCAATACCGCGTGAACCCGAGTGCAGCATTACCCACACATTGTTGTTCAAATCAAGGCATACTTCAATGAAGTGATTTCCACCGCCCAACGTTCCCACTTGGCGGCCGATCTTCTTCTCGTCAGCACGGTTCAACTTTGCACGCAAAGTTAGATGGTCGAATGCATCCATCGTCTTGTTCAAGTTCTTTCGTAGAACATCGGCATACGGGCCGGAAACGGAAGGAATACCCTTTGCGTGCTCGTTGAAGCCCACAGGGATGTCACGTTCGATTTGGTTTCGCAAAGCGAACAGTGAATCTGGCAGATCTTCTGCCTTCAGATTGGTCATTGCAGCAACCATGCCGCAGCCGATATCAACGCCCACCGCAGCAGGGATGATAGCAGAACGAGTAGGAATCACGGAACCAACAGTGGCACCCTTACCCATATGCACGTCAGGCATGATGGCAATATGTCCTGCCAAAACAGGCAGTTGGGAGATATTCATGATTTGGACAAGCGCGGCCTGTTCGACCTCCATGTCGCCTACCCACATCTTTACGTTTGCGATTTCCACTTTAGTAACCTCGTTTTAGTTTCCAAATTAGCACGTCTTCTGTGTCAATTATACACATCTCGTGGCTATTTTTCTTGACGGATTTTGTAGTTTTTGAAGCGTCAATCAGCTTGATTCTTACCAAGCCAGTACCGAGCCGCGCACTTCTACCAGTTGAAAAACCAAGCAACTCTATGACTTGATAGATATTGCTGTAGTAGACAACATAGTTATCGGGCGCGATTGGACGGCCTAGCATGTCCTCGTGCATTATTTGCCCTTCAACTTATTGACTACTTCCATCTGCCACTCAATGTACCGCCTGTGCATATACACAATTCCAGCAATGGCAGCAATCAATATAGCAACGCCAACGGAAGATAACAGATATCCGAGAACTATGAATGGAGTCTTGAAAATTATTGCAAACACAAAGGAAATAACAATGCCGGCACCCCACGCCAATAGGCAGAAACCTACCTTCTGGTCCGTTCTTACGAGATGCTCATTCCAAAACCACTTCAGGAACTTCAGATAATACATATCAACCCTTCACGATTTCGATGACTCGCGGTGCGTGTACCTTGTCCTTACCTGCTCCACACGACTTGCGTGTCAGTTCCGGATGGCTGTTTGCAAAGTCCTGCACATACCAAAGCTGGCCACATCCACCACCAATATCGTCCTGACCGGCAGGATCGAAGCAGCGAACGGAATAACCCAGTTCCAGCAACTTCGACATGAAGTCGGTAGCGAGTTGGCGTTGGCGCACATTTGCAGCAGCGACGGATTCGTCCTGTTCGCACACAACAGAAACAGTTGCTTGCCAAATGTTGCTGGCAAACAAACCAGCCAACCGTTCTGCATCTTCCTGCGACGTATTAGCTTCATGTGCGCAATAGTTGAAGAATGGTTGACGACCGGTAGTGACCCACCAGGAATAGCCTTCCATTGCAATCTGCTCAAGCGTCAACTTCGCCTTGAACGGCACCAGCTTGTCGCGTGCTTCATTCGTGCTTTCATGCACGCTGAACTGTAGGCCGATGGTAGGGATTTCGTTGCTGATTCCACGTACCCAACTGTAGTCGATCGCAGGAGCGGAAGTGCTGATCAGCAGTGCTGCACGCGGATAGAGTGCATGCAGGCGGCGCAATGCATCAATCAGCCCTTGCTTGTTCAGCAAAGGTTCGCCCATGGACATGAACATGATCTGCATTCTGTCGACCTGCGTGTGATCGATTTGCTGATCTTCAAACAGGTGTTGCACCTGAGCAACGATTTCATCGCCGGTCAGGCTGCGGATGAAGAATTCGCCAGTGCCACAGAATCGGCAGCCAACCGGGCAACCCGATTGCGTGCTGCAACATACAACAGTGCGGTCGTTGTAGGTTGGGTACTTGTACAGCACCGCTTCGGCAACGGCTCCGCGTTCGCCTTCGTTCGTGAAGACGTATTTGCGGACGTTATCATCCGAGCTCTGAATTGCTTTTACGTTTTCCCAATGCTGTGTGTTCATTTATCCGCCGTATGTGAGTTTAAGGGCAAGTAGATCTTGCTCACTTATTTTACACAGCTCTCCAAGCTCTGTCAATGTGATTGCTCTACTTCCTATATACCATTGATTCGACAATGGACTAAAGACTGGTGATATTTTTGTACCATTCAGTGTCGTATATACAAACCCCGCAATGATAAAATCACCGTAACTTGATTTTCTATGGTCCATATTGTAGTGTAAGAAATACTACTTCACCTGCCGGTATGTCGCATAGAAGTGCAATCTCTGTCAGGGTGTATTCGTTCCGATCGGTTTTAAGACACCATTTTTGCTTATCCGTGTTGAAGTATGGCTGGTATTTTTCTCCAGACATCCCTTCATACGGATATTCTTCAAGGAAATGTCTCAAATCAATCCCTTACGCTTTCTGCGAGCAATCTCCCATTTGTATTGCTTTTCAGTGTAGCGTTCGCCGTGGATCCAGTATTGCTTTGGGCCGCCGCCCTCAACTACGGCTGGTCCTTCCAGATTGTGTGGCTGATCTTCAAAGAACCAAACCATGTTGGCTCTATGAATGTATGCGGGACCGCCTTCGCGATGGCGCATACCATGTTTGTACCATGCCTGCACTTCGAAGAGTCGACTGACATAAGCAGGGCCGTGGATACGGTGATACTTACCTTCGGTGTCGCGATATTCCACATCCATGTACAGTTTACGATTATCGGAAACATGACGGCGAGCATTCCATCCGGACACGGGCCACGGAGCACCGTAATAATTCCAGTATTGTGGATAAGGACCGTAACCCGTAAAGGGCGGCGTTTTTGGCTCCACGAACTGCTTATCCAAGGATAGGGTTTCGAAGAGTTCGCCGAGATCGTTATTGTCATCCATACTACATTGTAGCATGGAGAATGTTAGCTGTCAAGCTGACTACAGATCTCGAGAAGATAAATAGTGTAGTTCGCGGGATTGCCGTCCCCAACCACTCTACTGCCCATAGGAGCACCAGCGATGTATTTAGCATACACCTACCTTATTCGAAATAAAATAACTAATCAGTTTTATTACGGATCTCGATTTCATCACATCAGTAAACACCGTATTCCCGAAGATGACCTCTGGAAACATTATTTCACCACATCAAAGTATATCAGGGATGATATAAAAATATACGGTAAAGATTCATTTCATTACGAAATAATAATGAAAAATATGGATTATGATATTTGCTATTGGTATGAACAGCAACTTATAAAGGAAAATATAGGTAATCCACTATGCATGAACAAGCATTATACTGATAAAGATTCGGGGCATAGAAAGTTTTCAGTTGCCGGCACTACTCACAGTGAGGAGAGTAAGAGAAAAATGTCTATTGCTAAAGAGGGAAAATCTCTACCGCGCAAGCCTGGTGTTACAGAAAAAATTGTACAGACCAGAAAGAAAAATAATGTCAGACCCAGCGAAGAAGCAAAGAAAAAGCAATCTGCTTCTATGACTGGCAAGACACCGTGGAACAAAGGTAAAATTGCCACAGACGAAGCTAAGAAAAATCAGTCGACATCACATAAAAACATACCATGGTCGCAGGCCAGGCGTGATGCACAGAATAAAAAAAGACTACTCGAATTGAGAACAATTTTCCAGAAAGTTCTCAACCCCACCAGATAATTTGATTACTGATGCATCCATTTCCGAAAATAGAATAAGACGTCTATGAGTAAAGAAGTACGGATATTCCATCTTGGACATACCGTACCTATGTCGAGTTTTTAGATTCTCTGGAATGGCGAAACTGTATGCTGTAAATATTTTCTTGATTACAAGGAATCCAGAATAGCTTAGTCTCAAACCATCCCTGTGATGAAAGATGAAGTCATTCATCTGATCATCAGTATGCTCGACAAAAATATCGTTCTGTTTTCTTATCTCTTCAAATATAGCAACTTTGAGTGGAATCATAATAACCATTGTACTATGCCAACAATATTTATAATCACAAATACAAGTAACTGATAAGATATGACTTTTGGCGCATTTGTATTTCGTAAAAGATAGTACGATGTTATGTTCGACATAAAGAATAGAATATATGCCCATCCACTTATGGGTATATGCAACGCCAGCAATAATGCTCCTGCAATCGCTCCCCAGAAAGAGATCTGCTCAATAAGTGTTTTCATTATTTAGTGATAAATAGTGTTATGAGAATTAAAGAAGTTATACTTGAAAACATGATAACACATCTGCTGTTATTGTGCAAGCGCGAACTCGGTCTTCAGGATCTTCCACATATTGAACTCGTCGACGACGACACAGTTGGTGGTGGGATGTCTTTTGGTGAATTTGACGGAGATATCCGAGTTGTAACAAAAGGCAGGCATCCAATGGATGTAGCTCGGACGCTCGCGCATGAATTAGTTCATTGGAAACAACGTACTGAGAGTATGGAACTTAATGGTAGTGACGGCAGCGAAACTGAAAATCAAGCAAATGCTCTTGCTGGGGTGATTATGAGAAAGTTCGGGAAAATGTATCCCGAATACTTTATTCAATCCTTACCCTGATGTTGTAGCATAGTCTGAAGGCTAACTCTTCAGGTGTATCCGGATAGAGCAAAAGAAAGAAATCTGCACCGCCTATATCCATATCTATATAGCCACCGAACGAAATCTTACATTCCTGCAGCCAATCGTACAATAATCTTCTTTCTTCTTTCAGAAAAGACTTCACTATACTGTAGTGAAGCCTTCCTATATTCCGATCGTCATAATAGTTTATGTATGGGTAATGAGTATTGTAATACTTCTTATAGTCTTCGTGTGATATTTCCCCAAGGAAATATGTCGAAAGATATTCCCTATCGTACTGTCGCTTACCTGTATAAACTATTTTCATTGCATATTATTCTTCGCCCTCGATACATGGTGTTCCTGCAGTCAATTTGAATACAGCGAAATCTGTTGTCTTGAACATCTTATTCAATCTTTCTGAAAGATTGAATGCATGTCCTGAGTTTGAAAAACTTACTTTCTTGTATTTAGGTCCTGGATAAGAAATAAGGTGACTAAGGGTTCTTAGATTGATTGGCTTGCCTTGATAGAACACCGCGTAGATCGCGTCGGCATCAAGCACCTGTTCAGCTTTATAGGTCTTAGGATGTACGTTTTCAAGTATAATGGTAGGCTTAGGTCTTGCCATTGCTGTGTTCTCCAATAAATGTACATATATTTATCAAAAAACACCGTTTTATAGGCCTTTCTATTGGGTTAATTTATCGAGCATAAACTGCATCTCGAGGTCATCCATAAAGTCTGGCCATTTGCGTTCTATATCAGTTTGAGTTATCGGTCTATAGCCCTCATTTATCTTCTGTGATTTTTTACCGAATGCATCGTTAAAATGGGTTAACTCTCTTTGGTAGGCTCTGGAACTTGCAGCACCCCAGACGATAAATCTTTTGGAATATATCTCATCTACGCAGCGCAGAACACCCCACAAATGAGCCTTACCGTTTAAGTCTTTCTTGCAGCCTACCCAGTCAAACCATAGCTTCATTTTACTTTTCTTAGCTTGGCGAGTTGACTACGCATCTCCATCTCAGATTTGAACGGACCAGCATATTGGTATGTTTCGAGAGTCGATAGCTTTGGGCAGAACGCAGGCATCCAATTCTTAGGGAAGTTAAGGCAGTAGTATCCTGCACTGTAATAAACTTCGCTGGTAGCCTTCTTGCTGAACAACGGTAGCTTATTGCCCTTGATGATAACTTCGTGTGGAGATTCGAAATCAATGGGAAACCCGTTGATGAAGTAATCTTTCTTTACTTCTACTTCTTCTTCAACTTCGACTACATTGTCGAAAATGTTTTCGTGGAAGTATTTGTTCACTTCCTTACGATCCAGAAATTTTTTCTTTTCTCCTTGCGCCATAAGCACATATTCATCTCTCAGTTTAGTAAGAAGGCCTACTTTGATATCGTCTGTATCGCCAATAACAAGCCATGAAGTTTCGGTAAGGGGTTTGAGTTTCACTGACATTATATTCCTTTATTATTCTTTGTATTTCGCCTTCAACATGGGCATGAAATCTTGCGAGTAATCGCCGATCTTCTTTAGTGCCCATTTACCACAGAATTTTAGAAATCCGATACCTATCTCTACAGCCGGTACATTCTTACGGTCAGTGTCTACAGCAATAATTTCCAGACATTGTTGTCTGATATCATCCGGAATCATTGATAGATCGATCAGACGCCTGTTCAACTCGTAACGTTCTTTAACTCTTTGTTCTTGTTGGTTATGATCGACCCACTTCTGAAGCATGAAGTTATTCCAGGAATACCCCTTGCCAGTCTGATCTTCATATGCTTCGATAATGCCGACTTGCTTCCTTGTTCCCTTTTCACGTACACCAGGATAGGCACTAAAGATGTTGTCGGTTTTGTCTCCGCGTACACATTTCAAAAACAAAGCATATTCATACCAGTCTTCGGCTGGTTTGAAATTAGCATCCTTTTTGCCTACCTTGATCTTGGCATCCGAAGTTACATCAAAGTACAGTCGGTTTCCGTCGTCGTCGAAAACACCATCACGCTTGATCTGGATGTTCTTCACTGGATCATACAACATTACATTAGGATGACGTAGTAACTGGAAAAAGTCAGAGTCGGAGCTAATCAGAATGTGCTGATCATCAGGATGAGCTTCGATGAAGATGGCAATCATATCATCAGCCTCGGCGTTAGGATTCCGAAGTACGGTGATATTGGTCTTACTATCTAGGAACTGTACAAAGTCGTCAAAGGCCTCCACAAGGATTTCGTGGTTTTCTTGTTCCTTGGGTGTCTGTTGTGCAAAGGCTACCTTTCGGTTAGCTTTATAGTCCGGATAGATGTTCCGGCGCCAGCTACGACCCTCCAAGAAGAATACAGTATGTGTACCCGACCATTTCTTATATTCTTTCTTCATTGAATGAAGAATCATATGAAGAGCCATGCCTATCATACTATCGATACCCAGCGCAGGGTTGGTCATATTTATTTGTCTATGAAAAAGATTATGGCCGTCTGTCAATATGAAGGTATGCATTACATGAATCCGCTAAAATCGATTGAGTTGTCTCTTGTGAAGATGTGTAACTGAGCTGCTTCGACAAGCTTCTCGAATGTAGGCCTGGTTATCGTATGTGGTTCATCAGGAAATACAATGGTCCACTCTCCCTTCATATTCTGATAATACTTTCTTTCCAGTATCGCTGTAAGCACCTTGGCATCCGAAAGCTTTTCCCTATGTATTTCCATCATGGTCATACCGTCAACGAATGTGAAGTCGGTTTGGATGCGGCCATCCGGTAAGGATTTCACTGAAAGTACGTTCTTCACTTAGGTGCCCTTGCCTTCAAGGATTCCACAAATGCCTTGTACTCTGTAGGATGGCTGCGCCAGTACAATCCGTGCGATGCCTGAGGACGTTTACAAAAGTGTTCAAACAGGATTTCACCGCGACGCTCTCCGATTTGTTGGCGATGTCCCGTGCATCCAGGAACAGGCCAGTAATGCCAGCAGAGTTTCTCACGAGCGGTAAACTTTGAGCCGCCTAGCCTACGCTTCAATGCGTAATATGATTGGTTCACTTATATCCCTTTCTGTCTTTGCCAATGGGTTCCGAAGATGTGCCCCAACGCTTTACAGCCTCGAGATTGGCAGCGGAATCCGGAGTGAAGTCACCCACGCCGTCGAATTCCTCCATTGCCACGTTTCTTGAGAGTTCCATAAACCACTGGTTAACGATATTGTCTGGAGTGGGTCCGGTGTATCCCTCGGATTTCAACTTTTCCACCCAGTACTCGTTCCAGTCAAGTTCGAAACTACCTTCCAGAGAAGTACCCTTGCTGAAGTCCATTCCAACTATGTTGACCCAAGGCTCTTTGCGTAGAGTGGCTGACTGCTTCTCGTACTCCACATCCTTGATCTTGCCCTCTCTGTGATCTAACTCTAACACAGCAAGCGCCTTTTGTACAGGATCCTTGATGAGTTCTGTTAGGTTACGGTTGTATTGGGTTTGGTCCATGTGACCATTCTTTAGTTGAAGGTCCCACAACTTTTGTCCATACTCGTCCGCAGTCATTTCATCTTGCTTGATTTCAAGCAAGCGATATTGCAATGCGAATCCTTCTAGTTCGTATTCAGCTTGTGCGATTTCGCGTGTTTTTCCTGCAAGACCGATGTGACCCGGTAACCACCCAAACGGTATTAGTTTTTTCTTAGACATATTTGTATCCATGTTTTAGTGTAAATGCAGTGTTGTCTTCTGCTGTTTCAAATACTATTACTACAACAGGTGTAGGACTGCCAGGCGCTTTTTCAAACACAACATCTACCTCAGATCCTGGCCATTCTTTTAGCATCTCAAGTAACTTCCTAGTATCAATAAGTAGGCCGTTGCATCTGGTTTGATAAACTCGGCCGGTAAATTCCGGAGGAATATTCATCTCGGATTTTCCCGCAACTTTTCTACCGTAGCCTCCATAGCCTCTTCAGTCCACCTATGCAGCCAGGGCGACCTATCACACTCCGCTACATGTTTCATAATGTTCTTTCTACCTGCATATTCCATAGCTTCGCATAGTGCGATACTAAAAAGTCGCTTACCATTACGATTGATGATAATAATCATTGGATCTTTCTCATCCTGTGTCCAGCCATATTCGTCATCGTACATTATTTATATCCCATTATAAGCTTGAAAGTTAGTGCATCTTGCGGATCTTCGAAATACCACGCAAACGGCTTATATGGTCCCGAATAGAACCTACCTTTAGATTGGTGGCGCTGACACCAGAGTTTCAAATCAAACCAGTTATTATTACGAATCTCAATGTGCGTCCAATGTTGGCGACACTCCTTACCTTTATTCCAATACTTCACTTAGCTTGTATCAAATCAAATGGTACTACTTCAAAGTCCGGAACTAAGTATTCTGCATATTCGCCCACACGCTCGGGCGCTGGTGTATATCTCTTCCAATCATCGTCGATAACTATACACCAGGTACAGGGTCCATGGACCCTTTTCGGGTCCATACCTACCTTCATTTCCTTGATCGCTCTCTTAGCATTGTCTTCGCTAAGGAAAACCGATGCTGCAAGAAAGTCGTAGTAGAAATGTGCATGCTTAGAAGAAGTACACCATGTGTTTGTGTTCTTCTCTCGAATAAAGAATAGCTGTCGGGTCATTTTCCTACCACATTTCCGAAAATATAGGTGTGTACTCGAGCTGCAACATGATACCCGCGCTCTACAGCACCTTCTGTGACTTTTGCAGCTACCTTATTTTGACCTTCTATATCGGCACCTACCGGCATAATCCAGACCGGCCAGTCGATGCCTTTTTTGCGATAAAGCGATGTAGCTGTCAGCACTTCGTTCCATGCTCGATCGGTTCCATTGGACACATATTTCAATTGCCCGGTACCCGACGACATAAAATATTGTGATACCACATCGGGCTTAACCGCGTCATTCCACTGTTCTCCGCTGAGATATAACTTTGGACTTACACTCCAAAATAGTTCGCCAGACATTCCCATATATTCACTAAAATAGTCAGCAAATTTTTCTCGTATAGGCTGAGTTCCGTTAGTTTCTATTGTGACAAAATACGGTAAATTGTTTCTTCTTTCGAATTCTGACATTATATCAACGATAGCATTTTGATTCATCATAGGTTCGCCGCCGGTGAATGCCATATGCGTCCATTGCTTGCTTACCGGATGCAAAAATTTACCATCAGGATTAGATTCGGATTTTAGAAAAGATTCGAGTTGATCGCATATATCTTCCACGGTCGAAGAATTTGCTAAGTGCGCAAATTTCTTAGCCCAACTATATGAGCTATCGCATCCTTTACTAAACACTGGCAGATCCACCATTCTTTTTATAGAAGATACATCTATGGATTGATAATCAAGCACATATGTACTCTTGTCGCCGGGATTATCCTGACCGAAGCCGCTGCATTCGAAATTACATCCCCAGAAACGAATCCATACGGTAGCGACACCAGTGTATCTGCCTTCGCCCTGAATTGTCTTTCCAAAAATTTCCGAATATTTATATTTTTTCATATCTACATTTATCTCCATGCCATCTTATATTATTCACCAGTGATGTCTCTTTTCCACAGTTATAGCATGCTATTTTAGGTTGGGGTCTTCCTTTTTGTATTTTAGATATTTTAGCCTTTGCTTCATCCGAATCTTTATTGCGAAGGTAAGCATATGTGTAAAACAATAACAATTATTCTCTCCCGCCCTTTAGCTTTTCCATTATTTTACTAGCTTCGTACATGAAAGTCAAATCGTCAAGCGTAAGAGTTCCTTTAACTTTCGCAAGTTCAATGATTTCCTCAAACACCGTATCTCTCATCTCAGCCTTTACCTTCTTATTGATTCCTGATGCTAGTTCAGCACCAAGCCGAAGTGTACAAGAAAAAGCCTCGGCAGCTTCGTCAATGTTTATTTCCTGACTCCATGTCACCGAACCATCAATATTCACTCGAACTATTTCAGTGTTGTTCTTACCATGCAAGGCAATTATATTAGTCGGTTGAGTAACCCCAATTGAGAACCCAGATCCAACAGTGTATGTCGAATAGGGATTAGCTGCGGCAGTAATATTTCCACTGTAGTTGAATTGATATCCAGGAAACGCCACACCGTTTGCATTTGGCATGGTTACCTGAATATTCCCGCCGCTACCGCTGCCTATTGCTGTGGTTGTGACTGTAGATACGGCAGGTGCTGCTGCTATTTGGGCAGGGGTAGGTGTAGTACCTACCCCTGTATTGTTGTTTTTCTTACCAAACCAGCTCATATTATTCCCTTTTATCGTTTACTAACTTTTCTATTAGCTTATAGTTATCGTATGCTTCCTGTAATGCAGGAAAGCGTGCCTGAAGCTCTTCGTTAGGACGAAGAATGGCTAGCCGTTTTTCTATTTCGGCTAGCCTCTCTGTTACTTCTGCGAAATCTTTGTTCTTTGAAAGATCTAAGTCGAGGGTGGATCCCCATGTCGAACTCGCGACTATCATCCCGGAACCCACTGCGGTTATAGGAAAGTAATCGCCGGATTGCATATTTACTGACATAGTGGAAACTTTATTTTGAAATAGAGTGCATCATCGGAATTCTCGAAACCGAAATGAATGTACTCTATTTGAGTTAGGCTGCCTACTGAAAACTTTATATCGACGCTATCCCTGCTATTAGCATTTACCCATTCTACCTTTTCGATGTATGTGGTATCGTACGGGTATTTAAGTATGTTCTTGTATTTAGCAGAGAAGATCACCGGTTTTTCAGCTGTTGCGGCCTCCGCAGCCACCGCAGCAAGACGAGGCCGAATAGGTAAGCGTAGCACCATTTTCACCGTCCTCGCTAATTTCGACAGCAATGTCTCTTCCTGGATATTTTCCACTGATATAACCTATTATATTCATAATAACTCTTCTTATTGATAAATACACGACGATAGAGAGATCACCACATGCCACAACTAACTGAATCATCACATTATACTTGTTTTCTTTGCGGAAGTCAAGCAAACTTCATAAGTGTCAACTCCAAACAATACAGATGCGTCGAAAAAATAACCAGATGCCCGGGTTTTGTAGAAAAAGCAGAAAAATCCAGGCAAGAAAGAATATCTCCGGAGGATAGAAGAGCTCATATGAAGCTTATGAGTAATCACGGAAATAAGAAACTTTCTGAATTGCATAAAGACGGTAGTTGGAGGAAAGAAAAAAGTAAAAATATAACAATAGGTAAAGTATTGAACGGATCTGCCATAGATCCTTCTCTGAAGACTGCGTGGAAACTTTACGAAGACGCTGCAGACAGACATACTCGCGAAAGTTGGATTTATAATCAAGATAAAATAAATCCAACTAATCTTCCGCGCGGCATGATATACGAACTTGACCACAAATATAGTAAATCATACGGATTCAAAAATAATGTGCCGCCGGAAATAATAGGACATTGGTCAAATCTTCGGATGATAGATCAATCCTCAAATCGAAAGAAATACAATACATGCTCTATTACATTAGAGGAACTTTACTCCCTGATAAACTCCATATAGGCGCCATTTTCGTTATCTTCGCTGACGCTAATCTTTATTGATCTATTTGGATATTTTGATGTAATAATATTATATAAGTCTTCTGATATCATTTCGCATGATTTATAGTCGAGCACAAGAGTTTTCTCTCTGTATAGATTTTCTAACCATCGCTTGAACTGTATAAACTCTATTGCTCGGTCGTTATGTTCTACTTCAATAAATACCTGAAAATGAAATATATGCCGATGAGGGTGTGATAGAAAACTTACATCATATTCATCGCCCGTTGCAAGAGACGGATCGGTCTCTGCTGCTGGATATCTATGTATCCCCTCTTTTTCAAACTTCACCCAAATCCATCTACTTGTGATCATTTTACTTTGGCCTTTCCCTTCTTTGCAGTTTCCAATGGTTCTGTGGCCACCGGCGCGGGCGGTACTCCCTCGACATATGATTGTAGAAGGACGTCCCGTGTCGGCGGTTCAGATTTTGTGGTATTCTCTTCTTCATTGTCTGGCTTCAGTTTTGAACCCGAATCTGGATCAAGTCCAAGTAAGGAGTCATTTTGCACTACAGATACAGTTTCCTCAACTGTACCTGACAGTGCTGTTTCCTGGAACTGTTTCTTGATTGCAGCAAGATTGACTGCAGGAACATTGATATCAGCGTACACTTCATTCTTGATAACAACGTCAGTACCATACTCATCCCAGCCTGTAAAGCGGTTGCTGTCGGTAACTTCATGGAAATGCATGCACCACACGCCCGGGTTGGTTGCGTTGAAATCGACGTCGTCAATCTTCACTGTAAGATTTGGGCTCGAAGTTTCAATCTTAGGAATGCGTACCGATAGCAATGGTACGAAAATGCGGCTTTGCCAGATGCCTGGGTTGAGCATCTTTAGCACTGTTTGGTGATCATGCGCTTCGTAGTCCAAGGAGACCCAAAATCCCTTGTCCAGTAATGCAGTGATTGTCTTGTCCCAATATGGGTCGAGATTACCACAGCTAAATGAGTGATTTGCACCCATGAAGATATGCGTTGTCTTGTGTTCGTTTGCAGTTTGTAGGATCTTAGCCAGTTCTGGCTTTCCAACTACAAACAGTGTTCTCTTTGCAAATGCCGGAGTGTGTTCCACTTCGGGACCCACAAAAAATACCACGTTATCGTGTCCATCTCTATTCATAATGATCCTTATTTATCTGTATATTCTACCAATCTCACAGCCGCATCTAGCTGTGGGTTATCTCTGAGCATTTCTTTGACTTGTGCTAAAATCTCATCACAACCGGAGAGGCCTTCGCAACGAAGGCCTCTCCCATTCTTCGTCGTTGCCTTCGCAAACAATGAGTTCGAATGTGTATGTTTTCATCAATACTTTGCCTTAGCCACGTGCTTTCTGTAATCGTTAGTGTTGCGGCCCCATTGCTTGTAGTCGTTGACTTCCATCAAGATGTCCAGCGTACGATCGATAGTACCGTTCTGCCAATCGCTCACTGCACCGGTTTCGTAAGTTGCAGGACGGGAAAACATTGCTTCCAGCTTATTGGCAGCGTCATTGACGCTCCACGGCAGATACATGTTCTTCTCGTTATTTGCAAACACTTCCGGGAAGCTACGATATGCAGGGTACAGGGTGAGTGTACCGAACGTATCTGCTTCGCTTACGGTATTACTTACCCAATCTTGCAACGCACAGTTGAACAAAACGGTACTGTCAGCCAGCAACTCGTAATAGTCATTCTTCTTCAATCCCTCGTAGACCTTGATGTTTGCAGTACCGCTGGTTTGCAGGTACTTCAGAAACTCCAGGTGCGACTTGTTGTTGCTCTTCAGTTCAGGGTGGCCAGTAAAGATGGCAAACTCCACTTCCGGGCGAGTCTTGTAAAAACGCTGCGCCAGTTGCATGTAGAATTCAGGTTGCTTCTCGTCGTCCCACCGTGCAGCAAATGCGACACGCTGTTCGCGCGAGGTAATCGGCTTCAAATAAGGTACGCGGTTGTACACTTCTTCCTTGCCAAACGGCAAGCCGGTAACGTAGATCGGAGCCTTCATGCCTGCAATACGCAGGTGGGCAACCATTTCCTCGCTTGCAACAAGAATGCCGTCAGCGAACTCGTCAACCATTTGCTCGAACTTACGCATCCAGTGCGCCATGCCTTCGCGATTGACGAAATCGTCAGGATCCACCGATTGTGCCAAACAACGCACATAAACCTTCGGGCGGAACTTCTTCGGGACTTGTTGAATAATATACGGCAAGCTTTCGATACCCGGGGTAAACATGTCTTCGAAAAAGATTACATCATCCTTCGTAACCTTACCTTCCTTCATCAGTTGTACAAGATTTGCCATCTGGGTCATGCTGTAGTAGGTGCGACCATGTGCGTCAAGTACACTACCTGTAACAATCTTCTTATCGGTAGTGAGTTCTGCACCAACAATACATTCGTATTCGATTTCGCGTTGCTTGAACACGCGCTCATTCCAGTCCTGGAGTTGATAAGTGTATCTTGCAGTGTAAGATTCAAGGCCGCAATAGAAGAGTTTACGCATGTGTGTTCCTTAGGTTAGTTACTAGCTCTTAGAATATACGCTAAAGCGTCAGGTCCGTCAAGTCGCACCGTCTGGTTGCTATAGACGAGATATCCGTCTTCTGCTCTCCAATGATTTGTACCAAGAGGTACAATCCGTAGCATCTTTGGATTTAGTTTGATAACACGGCCAATCTTCATACTGTTATGATGTACCATTGCTACATGGCAACCTTCTTGTAATGGTTGACCCAGAATGTCAACGTGTTCCGGGGCCGGTTTTGCCATAACTATTCCTTAGTTTATTTAATATTTCGTCATCGATCTCTTTGGATATTGCTGCCGACATTTCTTCAGCTAAAATATCGCTAAGTGACTGCGAGTACATAGCATCGAGCTCTTTCTTGTTATATTTCAAACGCTCGATAATACGCTCTTCTTCGGTAAGGGGCTCTTCGTGAAGCTTCTTACCTATGTCTTCAATCGCCTCGATAGTCCACCTCGCATGGAGAGTGCGGGTTTATTTGTCATAGTCGATGCGGCGAATAAGTCTATCTCCGAGCCAATGCGAACAGTTTTCTTTTGCGTCGATGCTGAGCTTAGTAACCATCTTGTCGAACTTTTCTTTAGATATCTTTCTTCCATCGATGATAGTCTCTCCCAGATAACGTTGAGATACAGATTCAAACATATCCGCGTCGTTACCTGAGTCAATCATAGTAACTTCGTCATACGCATGTTCTAAACTTTCCGCTTCAATAACATACCTGTGACGAAAGGTAGTGATTGTGTCAACAACGAATAGTTTTTTCTTAGTCATATTCCTGCCAGTTTGTTTAGGGTTAGTTGCTCTTCTGCCCACCTGTGCTCTTGCTCAATGCGGGATTTGAGATAGTTTCGGATCGTATCTTTATGTGACCAAATGAATGTTTCATATCTGCTCAGTCCATTACACGGGCAGTCATATACAAACATGATTCCGTTCATTTCCCCTGCGGAAACAGAGTCACAATCGTAGTGCAGAATTACACCTTCGGGATTTTCAGCATATTCTTCATTGCAATATTCTTTCCAACTACCATCTTCTTCATCTTGATAGCACGAAGCATCCGGACATAGATGTAATCGATTACACCATCCACAAGTAATATCCGAAGATCCGACACCAAATCCCGACATTGCATTGATAAACATATCGGACGGCTTTCTGTCGTCCTTGCGATATTCTTTCTTAGTCATAGTTTATAGACCCAATAACCCGAAACGGGGTAAGAAGGATAATCTCCAAAGGGGCGAGCATCGTGAAAAGCATGATGCCGTTCCCTATGGACGGTCTTTAGCCACACCCAGTTATTGTTAATTTTTACTGGGTGCCAGGCAAACCATTCCTTCATGCTTCGAAACCTCTCGCTGTTTCGTAACTTACTATAAATCCGGATGCATGGGCGTGGCCGCCGCCACCGAAGTTTGCTGCAATCTCGCCCACATCGACACCGTCTAATGCAGAGCGTAAACCAAACTGCCTGCCTGACGGGGTATCGTAATAGTAGGCAGCAAACGGTTCATGTCTACTTAAAATATCACACATATCCGAGCCGAACTGATATGGTATATTTGCTACCGGGACATTGTATCCGCAAATATTTATTCTTCTGACCACCACATTCATTAGCTCTCTGATATCTTTAGCAACTCTACGTTCGATTGCCGAGCCCTCCCTAATCTGATCTTCGATTCGTTGTTTTACCAGCATATCCCAGTTTTCAAATGTGTAGTCATAGCTGAATATGTTTGCCTGAACTTCTCTCGTTCCAAGAATATCAAACTTCCATCGATCTCTATCGTCGATGTGTTTGATAAACATAGGCACTTCACTATGAGGAAAGAAATATTGCCAGGTAAGCATTGCGCCGCTGGCGGTATTTGCTGGACTATATTTTGTCTCAAACTTTTCGTGTGTATAACCTGCCATTGCTTTGATTGCTGTATCGTGGTGATCAATGTGTATCACCTTGCGTGCTTTTGCTACTATCTCTTCCATGACAGGTCGCTTATAGCTGAAATCTACAATATACACAATCCTACCAGTGGTATCCGGTGGTGCGTCTTTATAGAATCCTGGATGAAACTCTACATTATCTTCGCCTTCTGCTAATCTAACTACCCATGCTGCGGTAAATCCATCAGCACAGTTTCCATGGTATATACATAACTTCTTATTCACAGCGATCCTTTAGTTCGGTACTCGAAAAGGTGTCGAAGCGCTCTTTGTTTGCAGAGATAAACTGTTCAGATATTAGCAGTGCAACTCCGTCGACATCTCCGATTCCGCGACCTTTTATTGTTTTCGTGTAATGCTCTAATGCGAGCTGTATTGCAGAAATAGCTTCTTCTGCCTTAATGGGATATTCTATTAAATTTCTCATCTTTCCCTCGTTCTGTTGTGAAGGCTTTTATGCCGTACGTGTTTATCGCGTCTATCGCGCCTGTAGCGCGGCCTTGAATGATAACGAGGAGAGCTGTCTGCTAATATTGCATGGGCACAAATCAACCCATTCAACATACCGTGCATATACTCCACATTTGGATCTCTATTATCGACACAATCTCTTTGTATTCCGATAAGATTCTCCAAACATACTAACTTTCGAGTTAGATCCTTATTCATCCGAGTCTATAAGATCCTCAATATCTTCTGCAGCCATTGCATCAATATCGACATTCAATCTCTTCAGATTTGCTTGCTTGTTTTCCTTGAAGCTGATCTTATTCAGATACTTACCATGATCCTTTATCATATCTCGCGGATTTGGTGTGGCTGGATCTAAGATTACTCTAATGAGATCTCTTACCATAGGTATAATAGCAGGTATATGTTCGCCTGTCATCTTGGCGCCACGGTGATCCAACGCTGGCAAATCGCGATATGAATAGCCTTTCGTGAGATCATCAATATCCGCCAGTCTGTTTACTTCCTGAATTGCCTGAATATGGTTGTAAACATTGTGCGCCATTACAAGTGCATACGAAGTGGTATCCCAACTTGTCTTGCCAATCTTGCCGTGCTTATTTACGTCTGTAGGACCCATCACGCAGATATCACCTACATCAAGCCTTTCCATAATCGGACCTTGGAAAGGCATTGCAAGAGTTGAACCCTTGAGTGACTTATTATCCAGTCCACGACCCATCGAATATGTTAGCTTCTGCGGGGTAAAGTGGTTGTAATCATAACACAATGCGTATCCACCAGCTGCAACGAACGGAGATGCTGCGTCAAAGCTGACGTTGATATTCGGGTTATCATGCTGCTTCAGGCAGCGTTCAATTGTAGTAAGGTAGCACGCCCAATCAAGTCTACCAATGCCCAGAAAGTGAATCCAGTCCTTGTCCTTAAGTGCATCAAGTTCTCTTAGGTCAAGCAATCGATCCAGTACACATGCCATATCGCGCATATTCACACCTGCGAATGCGTAGCCTTCTAGCGTTCTGTCGCGTGTGTAATTCATTGCTTCTACAGCATCAGGGATGCTATACGGAATTACCGCATCAAACCATTCCTTGGATGTCTCTGGGGAACTTCCGCTGAGTACGTTTAGGAACTTCGTCTTGCCAGGAATACGATGCGTCATGAAGTAGTCGAGATTGTGGACAGTAATATCCAACGTATCGGCAAATTTTGTCAAACCAGTCTTTTCACTCAAAGAACCTTCCGCAGCAAATGCCGGAACGTCGAGTGTCATTGACCAATCCGATGTGTGTTCAAGATAGCGCAGAATTTCTTCTCTTAGCTTATCGCCGCCGGCGCCCTTTACGGTTGTCCAGTCGAGTTTAATAACGCCTGTAGCAATTTGAAACCCGCCTGAGTCACCGATAAGAATAGTATCCTTAGGACGGTTGTGGATCATGGGTTCACGGTCATTGCATTTGCTAAGATTTCGTTCAGCGTGACCTGCAGAATACAAACCATACTTGTAGCTGAAATAAGCTTCGTCTGTGCCCTTTAGAAAATCAAGACCAGCAATACCGAGTTCGAAGTTCTTGGGAATTCTCGATTCTGAAACAAATTCCGGGTCAGCGGCTGCCTTACCGAGGTGGGTTGTATAAAACCCACTAATAGCCGGCAAATATTTTGCCCAACCACCCTTGATATGCCGCTCTGTAAAATCTACTCTATTATTTGTCATTGGTTCTATATCTATTTAGTACGTTGTTTATCTCGTGGTTGAATTCATCTAGCGTCCAACCTGCACTGGTAACAATACTGTGATACGGTTTAGCTACTTTAGCTTCAACCGTCTGTGGATTGATTATAGCATAGTGCCCATCAGAAATGCGACTAAGCCGGGCCTCTAGTGACGGAAAGTCAAGGCTCTTTAGGCGCGCAAATGTTAAATCTTCACTCATATGTAAATTTTCCGTTTTCGTCTATTAGACCGAGGTCTAGAAGAATTTGACGCCTATACACGGGATCTTCTTTTATACGATGTTTTTCTTCATCCATTTCTGGTTTCATTTCGGGATCACTAAGACGAACCATTTCACCGTTTTCCCAAAATCCTCCACGAGCTTTAGCAGCCTCAAGATCACGCCATAAGTGATAATCGGGATATTTCAATGCCAACATTGTGGCGTCCATATCCCGATGTTTCTTTACCATTAGCTCTTGCCAGCTGGGATGATGTACTGGTACTTGCCCAATCCACTATCGATATCAATCTTCATTGCACCCATATCGGAGAACTTGACAGATGCGCTGGATGCGCTATCAGCTAACTTCAGGATACTTAGTACCTGCGACAGCGGATAGGACCATTGCTTCAGTGTGCCAGTAACGTTCTTAGCGAACGGAACAGTTACGCGGTCGGTAGGACCGCTACCAATTGCGAAAAACAATGTGCCCTTATCAACACTTACAGTGAAACGCTTTTCAAAGCCACCGAGGATGCCCTGATATGCAGAAAGTTCTGCAATATTCTTCTTTTCTGGAGCGATAGTGACATTCCATGTTGCACCCTTGAATGGCGGAACCTTAACTTGTTCGTTAATCATTGCCTCACTCATGAAGCGATACGATGCTACCGACCCTGCCTGATTGTCAAAACGTACTTCAACGGGCATTTCCGCGGTGCCGCGAAGTTCCTTAACAACATCAACAGTGGACGCAGAATGCAAATCCATATAACCCTTCAGAACTGTCAAACGAGACAAACCTACAGTGGAATCAATATCTGTAATGGGTTGATACATATCACCGAAGATAACAACAGTCTTGTCAGCATCGATTGCTTCGATCTTTGCTTCTGTGCCGCTACCTACAATCTTAACCATATCGATAAAGCCCAGCGAACTTGTGTGCTTCACGATGTCTTTCATACTGTCCAAAATGTTCATGTGTTTTCCTTATTTTAATCTTAAGACTGGCATGGAGCCGGTTGACATTCTAACAAACAAATGTGTGTTAGATAACTCTTCCACTTTATCGGCTATTACACCCATTACCTCTAACTTTACTCTTTCGCCGCCATCGGGATGTGGACCCATATGCGTCTCCAACAGAAAATATTTTTTCTGGATTACGCCGGCAACTTCGTACGGTTGTTTATCGAAATATTGTTCCAAGAGATGTCTCCTTGTTTGTCACGAGTATACAGCGTTTCGCTGCGAAAGTCAACAGTTCAAAGTGCGCTGAAGTCAAACAAGGTTTCCAGGTGTGCATGTTCCTTGTTTGTGCGGGATAGATCCCAATTCAAACAACCAACAAGATTTTTTACCTTTTGGTCAACAATACCTGCCATCATGTCTTCGCTGTCAAATGGTAGATCTAGGAACCATTGTGGCAAGTGAACTTCGTCTACAGGATACGCAATACTAGAAAGCCTGTTCTCTGGGGTTTCACGTAGCTTGCAAACAATAATCTTCTGTCCGTCAATAATACGCATGGAGTGTTGATCCATGTGCATATCCTTCATCCTATTCCATGCAAGACTTGCTGTTACGTGTCCGGGTACATGTAGATTGCCTACTTCTTCGCCCTTCATTTTCATATGCATTGCGGCATCAACTTTATCACGATAATGCGACAGTTTATTCACAGCTCTCGGTGTGCCTTGTTGCCACGGTTTCATATCCTCAAACTTTTCCTTGAACTTTCTGATTTTTTCAATAATAAAGTTTTCGCCCTTATCGGTAAGTGTGTCCAATAGAATCTCAGATAGAAACTGTTGTACAAACTTAGGAGTATCTGCACGCTTCAAGTCCAGGCCCATTGCCTTCACCTTGCCAGGCTTGCCACCGACGTCAAGCCTGATTCCGTCCTTGTCAAACATCAGACAAGCGTAACGCTTCTTTACAATCCAAAGGCCGCTTTCGGAAATAGTTTCTCTTGAGCTCGCAATAACTCCAGTTGACCGTTTAATGGGCACGTTGAGTTTGGTATGTAAAAAATCCGGGAACGTTGCCGAGACCGCCCCGGCAAGTCCATTATACGTATCAATGATGGACTCCTTTGTCCACTCGACCTCACCAGAATCAATCTCCCTTCTAAGAACTGGATATGCTGAAAAGTAGCACGAGTCAGTATCTCCGTAGACAATTGCGTCACCATAATGGTCATAGTTCCCTGTAATCATTTCGTTTGTTTTAGCCGCCATATGCTTGGTAATGGTTCTACCAGTCAATGTTGTAGATTGTCCGAGACGCTGATCGAAGAAGCGGCTTCCTGCGTTCAGCAAGGCGCCGTAAGCAGAGTTCAAGTTGATCTTCTTTACTAGCTGTCTCTTATCCCAAAATCCGATAACGCGGCGCAGGACCTTCTGATCCCGACTGATTGCCTTACCGTCCTTTACCATAAGATTGTGTTGATTCATGTATTGAACTACACGCTTTTTATGCCCTTCTTCCAGTAGTTCTTTCAACTTTTTTGGTCTATATGCTTCGGACTCTAGGTAGGGATTAGCCTTAGTCTCTACATCGCTGATATCGTCATTTATGAACAAATCTTGAGTTATTTTGACACCTTCGATCTTTGGATTATCTTCAATATCAGTATAGTTAGTCATGATACCTTGAAGAGTCTTGCGCTCACTATACCAACGTGTCAACAGACCCGGAATTACACCGTCAATGTCAGTTCTGAAAATAGTACCGTTAGAACTAATACACCACGGCTGCCCGGATTGAAAAATCAGGTCACTAAGTTCTTTACCTGTGACCTCGAACTCCTGACCGTCTTCCATATCTAGTATTAGCTTAGTCCCGATATCCTTATCGTAAAACTCTTCCATTTCTAGTACATTGAATCTATCGTTCCACCAAGATGCGAATGTATATTTCGCGCCCTTGCGTTCCCAGTCTGCAATAGCCTGATTTGTGCGATCAAGTCTAATCTGTCCAACAATAGTTTCTGGACTCATATTTAGCGTTCTAATAACTGATGGATACAGCGACTTCATGTCAGTTGATGCAATCCACTTATGTAGCCCACGCTTCGGTGTAGCAACCCAACCGCCTGCCGCACGATTTGCTTCGCTTTCTTTGCCGTGCTTCTTATCAGGGCAAACCATATTACGGTTGTGAGCTTCCATAAGAACATTCTGGTCTGTAACTGCAACCGCGCCCATTGTAGTCTGAATAAGAACACAGCTCGAATGGGCAATGGAACTTGCCAAATCAACGAACTGTAATTTTTTATCGAGTTTATCGAGAAGTCGGGTATCTTGGATGTTATACTCTAAGAACTTCTTAAAGTCGTCGTTATACAACTCATCCAATGTACCTTCGTACTCAACCTTTGTATCGCCTAGTTCAATTTCTGCAATTGAGTTTAGCTTGTAGCTGTGGCGCTCTTCATAGTTGTACTTCTTGTACAATTCAAGGTAGTCAACGTGTACACGACCGATAAGGTCATACGTAGGTTCTACCTTGCCGCCGCGTTCGATTTCACGAACCTTAGGTTGTTGTTCCCATAGGCATAATCTGCGTGCTTCTTGCTTACCAAGAATACGCTTGATTCTATTTACTACATACGGAATATCGTAAAATGAACTGTTCCAGCCGCTTAGTACATCTGCGTCTTCAATAACGTCCATAAATGCATTCAACATATCCCCTTCTTTTTCGAAGAGAACCACATTACCGACTTGGTCTGCTATTTCTTGTGCTTCATCCCACGTAAGTGTCTCCGGTGGTATTGCTAGACAGATAATTTCATCTAACCATTGTAGATGTACAGAGATAGATGTAATAGAGTTCTTTGCATCTGCAGGATCCGACCAGCCAAAGTCTTTATCAAAGCTGGTTTCAATGTCGAAAAATGCTACATGAAGTGCAGGTGCGTCAATGTGCTGATAGTTGTGCTCGAGACAACGGAAAACAGGATCCACATCCGTTTCCCACTTCTTCACATTGTGAGAAAGTGTCTTAACAAGCTTTTGTTTTTCAGCGTATGTGCGTGGAACAACCTTCTTTACTGTATCGCCGTAGATAGACTTATTAGTCCCTCTCGGATCGTTTATAAAAAAGTGATAGTCAGGTGCGTATTCCTTGTAAACTCTCTTACCGTTTACTCTTTCAACAATCCTGATTAGTTCTGATTCGCCGCTCTTCTTGAAAAATGCGTCAACGTAGATAGCAGTTCCCCTTAACCTAGGCCACCGGCCTTGTACAGATCTTCGAGCTCGTCAAAAGCTTCGCGCTGATCGTTCATGGTGCCCTTTTGGACAATCTTGATAAGTTTGTTTAGTTGTGCTGGCTTGACTTCAAGCTCTTCTGCGATGGCGGAAACAGTATCCTTTAGACCCTCTTTTAGATCCTCTATTTCTTGCATCACCTGTACACCATCAGCTACCAGTTGCTTCAATCTGGCCACGTTTTCAGGGCTTAGTTTCGCCATTTTCTTTTTCCTTTCATTCAGTTTCCCATTTTTCTATTAGATTATAGCCGGCGGCTCTTATCTTATTACTTCGTGCCTGTGTCCTACCGTTCAGATCACCGAATGATATTTTTGATACACGATTTATATCTGTTGAATTGAATCGATTTAGATTTCCGTGCCAAAAATCTCCATAAAATTCATATACGGTGTTTGATTCCGAGTCATAAGCATCGACCTTATATTTCTTACTATCAATAATGATAGTCTTCTGCCTATGTTCGTGTGGTATATTTATAGAATCTAACCAGGCTGATTCTGATTTCGATACGTTGACACAACACTTCGGGCAGCCGCTTCCTCTAAGATGTACGTGTGGATTTTGTAAAAATAATCCGTGCGCTGGACATACTATTGATACCTTCTTACCAAATACTGTATTAGAATAATCGAATTTATTTTTATGTACAATCTGTGCCCGCTGTATAAAACTACGAGTATCTAAGTCGGCACAGATATTGCATCCTGCCTTATTATAGAGATGATCGCTCGGTGTTTGGAAAAATTCACCGTGTATGCGACATATAATCTTTATTTTTGTTCGTACATTTTTATATTCTATCAAAGAATAATCATATCTATGCTCGTGTATTTTGTTAGCACGTATGATAAATTCTCGTGTATCTAATCTTTTCATAGCACATTATATGAAAAGTAACGCAAAATGTCAAGCGTTTCTATCTCGATCCGTACGCATTTCCAGTTATAGGATCATTGGTCCCTTTGTAGGATTGAGGATCGTATCCGTGTATAGGAGATAATTTACCTTCCCGTTGATCTTTATGTGTAAATTGATTTACAAATCTGAATTTTTGGTCGGGCATCACACGGTCAATCCACTCCACAATAAAGGGGCGAATGTCCATACCGGGATTTTCCTCGCTAAGTGCATTCAGTTGATCTGTAAATTCGTCATCGACAATAAGATCTTGAATATAGATTGATGCAATAGTGGCCGGAATTGGCTTATTCATCATTTCTTTGAGAGCATCAAAATCATTGTTGCTCAAAGGAAGCCTGTGTACAGCTTCACTTATTTTTTTGACTGGTCGGACTCCGTAGCGGACTGCTCCGTGTGCGAGGTCTTTTTTCTCGCGTGCCGTTCTGGCCCTTTTCGCATTAGAATAAGGACCGCTAACTCTTTCGCCAGTTCTATGATCGTAGACTTCATACTGATTGCTATTATTTTCAGAATCTTCAGCAACACGGTGAAAACTTCCTATTTCTTTCTTAAACTCGTCGTAGTGAGTTTGAAGTTGTTGTTTTAGAAAATCTTTGCCATTACGGGAAGTGGCAGGATCAAGGATCTTATCTACGCACTGGTCGATCTTCTTCTGAAGTAGTCCAATACGCTCGGCCTTTCTTGGTGAGAGATCCTTGTCGCGTAAATTTTTCGGCAATAATATTTCAAGCATTTTCATATGCTTATTTATCACAAAAGAGTGATAAAGTCAAAAGTAAAGGACCCGAGGGTCCTTGTGCTTAGAGTTTGAATTCTCGTTTTACTGTTTCTGGAACAATATCGAATCCCTGACTATTTGCTGCTGCAATGATTGCAGGTAGTACGAAAATAGTGCCAGGCATTGCGATCAAGAATGCAAAGCCAGTTGCCTTCATTAGCTGTTCAGCTTGCTTATTTGCTGCTGCAATATCGTTAATAGATGCATCGCCTGTGAACGACTTTTCATAAGTCTTCCACATCTTGTGGCTGTTGGCTGCTTCTGCCTGAAATACAGTGTGGACTTTTTCGAAAGTATTCTTTACGTCAAGCTGAGTCTTTGGAAGAGCTGCAAGCATGTCGCGAGTAATCTTGAAATAATCATATGGGGTCTTTGGTAGTGCTGTGAACATTTTATTTCCTTTAGTGCTATAAGCCACTAAGTCGAAACTGCCTCCCTGTGAGCACAGTCCTTGTGGTAACACTATTTAGCAAAAAATGCTGCAACCGCACATTTTACGGTCTTTTCATGCCTTTCTTGACACGTTCGAGTACCATACGTTTGATTTGAATGTTTAAATTAAGTGGCAAACATTCATAGAACTTTTCAACATTGTTATTCAGTGCATATTCGCGCAGTAGTGATGCGCTTATACCTTCCACACCTTCGAGCAAAGAATCACGATTTCCTGCAGATATGATTTCGAGATCCATTCCCCATGCATTTGCGTATTGTGGCATTCTTTCTGTAAATTGTGGTGCTTGGTCACTGCCTACAACTAGGAAAGCTTTGGTGTATTTTCCCCTGAAACTTTCTAAGGCCTGAAATGGAGTCTTGATTGCAGAATCACGAGAGATAGACACACCGGGAAAAGCTGCTTGGCAAACACGAAGCTTGAATGCCCAATCTAGTGGATCTGTAGGAGCCTTTTGCACTTGAGATAGGAAAACACGGTGATCTGCACCGTGTTTTCTCGCAGTCTCGACGAGACACTGAACAAGTTTCTCGTGGCCAATAGTCGGCGGTTGCATGCATATTCAGCGGCCGAAGGTAAAAACAACAGATTTGTTGCTTCCTTCGGCCATCCTCCTCTTATCGTTATTTTCTAACATCACTGTCCTTTATGTAGGCATAACCAAGATCTTGTAGTGTCTGTCCTATATCAGCTTTTGTAATTAGCGGACATCTTTCCGCACGACGTTGAGAGATAGGTAAATCTAATACCTTGAAAAGCAATCGTAATCCATTTGGAGTTATTATCGGATTGGCAATACAGAATTCTTCTGCACTATAAAAATCGCCAATAGGTGTTCTAATTGCTTTTCTATTTGGATTATTTTTACTTAATTTTTCTCTCGATTCTGCGGTGTGGTTGAATGATACTCTATGATTTTTACCTGTTCGAGTAATACTCATTTTCTGTCGAGATGATTCTGAATGTTTTCTATTTGTCCAAGTTTCTCCGGGTTTCTTCTTGGATAATTTTATTTGTATCTTTTCATCTTCTATAATTTTTTCTGCCGAATCTATATCTATGCCGGTTGCGAGTAAAGCTCTAATTTTTGAATTACCCTTTAGCCGTGCAAGTCTTTTATTTTCATCCGATAGACAGTTATAGATATCGCTGCCGGCCGCAAATGGTTTTGAATTGTAATACTTCGCGTTCAATTCTTCTTTCTTTATCAGGGAAAGCCATCTTTCTTCTCTTTCCCGTATAAACGCATTGGTACACGATTCGTAGAACTCTAATATGCGACGCCTGAATGTTTCCGGACGGGATTTATAGGCAGACTGAAAATACTTATTACTTCCTGTATATCCATCATCTAACCTGCCAGAATGAGATCCGAGATAGAACTTATTACGTTTACTATCTTTCCATAGGTATACAAAACCAGACTTCATATGCGTATTATAGCAGACCTATGCTGAATATGCTATTACACCTTAGGTGGTTTTGGAAGTTCTTCTTCCTCAGCTGGTGCTGCAATTGCTGCCTTGGCCTGTACGTGGCGCGAATCATCCTTGTTGTCAAGAAACTTGCCAACACCGAAACTGCCTGTACCATATAAAAGATACGCTGTAAAGAACTCAATAGTCATACCGCCCAATAGTACAAGCTTCCACATAAAGACTGTTGCTGCGAATGCGACCAAAAGTGCAATAACGCGGGAAGATGAGTATCTACCAGTCGCGTTATCTTGCAGCGATTCTCTAATGATTTTACCGATTGTCTGAAACATGGTTATACTCCTGTTTTATGTATTTATCGGATTTACCATATTTTGCGGCCGTAAAAAAGCCCCTCGGAAGGGGCTTTGTAAATCTACCTATTAGCTATTACTGAGCTACTTGGTATGTTACGATAACTACGCAAGAACCAACTCCTGTAGTCTGTCCTGCAACAGTTCCGATCAACTGTACTACACCGGCTTCTGTTACATAGCATTCTGCCATGTAAAGCCCTGTCGACTGTGCATCATTTTCTGCAGTGGTCATGTATGCAGCAACGCTGCCAGACTTACCAACAGATAGTGTTGATGTTGGGTTAACTACGTCAACACGTACCTTAACAGAAAGAACAGTTGCGCCTGCTGGCATTGCTGTTCCAATGTTGGTTGTACCATCAGCCGCCAACGATACAGTAGCAGTGAATGCCTTAACTGCACCAGCTGCTGCACCAGAAGCGATAGCAGTGTCAACGTATTGCTTGTTGGTTAGGTCGTTTGATGCCAAACCAGTTGCATAGTCAGCTGCTGTTGGGCCGCTTACCGATACCTTTGTAGCTGTACCAGTTGCAAGCTTCATCAATGTGCTGCCTGTACCGGACTCGAGTGTCAATACTGTGTTACCACGTACTGTCAATGCTGTACCTGTGTCAGACTGGATAATACCAGCACCAACTGGGCCAACGATAACAGAACCAGTACCATTTGGCATCAATACGATGTCACCGTTGGTTGCTGTTGCTGTAACTACCACATCAGTTGCACTGCCTTGGAATGTACCTGTACCAACAGTCAATGTGTCTGTACCATTGAACGCGAATGCTGCTGCATTGCCGAGTGCCGATGTACCTGCACCGTAAGGGATTCTACCAGCTGCAAGAGTTGTAAGACCAGTGCCACCGTGTGGAACATCAACAGTGTTAAGTTGGAACGATAGTGCGTTTGTACCAGTTGTGACGGTAATTGCGCTATCAGCACTCGAGATTGTAACAGTTTCACCGAGCGATACTGCTTCTGGTGCGCCTGTGTTACCTGCAAATGTGATTGTGCTTGCTGCCAACTTAGCGATAGGCACTGTTCCAAGAACAACGTTACCTGCTGTTACTGTGAATTCAGTTGCGTCGAATGTTGCAACACCCTTTTGCGATGAAGATGCATCAGCAGCGGTAATTGTAACTGTCGATGTACCAGCTGGGGATTCTGTTGTGGCTGTCGAAATACCTTGTGTCGAAGTACCCTTGATCTGCAATGTGTCACCGAGGATAAGTGAATCAGTTCCTGTATCACCGTTTAGGGTGAATTGGGAATGTGTCAACATAGCATTTGTAACCTTGGCAGCCTGGATCTTTAAACCAGATGCAGATTGGATAAGACCAGAGTCACCTGCAACAGCTTCGTCGAGCACGAATGTGATTTGTCCTGATGTTGTGCTATTTGTAAGTTGAATTGCCTTGCCGGATGCAATATCAGCACCAACTTCGCCTGTAGGCAAGTCCATAATACCGGCACCTAGCAACACGCTAATAACTGTACCAGCAACATCAATACCTGTACCACCAGTGTATGCACCAGCGCCTGAGAACTGAACCCATGTTTGACCGGCGAATGTGGACAATGTAGCTGTCTGAACCCATGCGGAATCAGCATATGTACCGTCTGTTGAGAATACCGATGCACCGTTTAGTTCTGAGAATACATTTGCATCTGTTGCACGAACCCAAGCACCTGCAGCCGCAACGTAGATACCGTTGTCTGCATCAGTTGTTTGATTTGTAACCAATACGCGATCACCGGCAAGTAGTGTGTAACCTTGAATTGAGTATAGACCTGTAAGAGCAATGTCTGTTATCGAAAGAATTGCAACAGCTTGCTTCCAGCTTAGGCCAGTAACTGCGTTATCAACGTAGTTCTTATTGGCGGCGTCGGATGCGTTAACTGGATCTGGAAGACCTGTAACTGTTGCACCAGACATAATCAAATTGCCGGTCATTGTATCGCCGCTTAGGTTTACATATGTAGCGTCAACCAATGCTGTAATATCAGCTGTTGTTACGGCTGTGTTACCTGTTACGCGACCCTTGGTATCGAGTGTAACCTTCAAGAATGTACCAGTTGCAGCTTGTGAAACTGTTGCAAGACCGAATGTTGTATCTGTTGTTGCACCGCTTGCATCGCCAGTGATAACTAAATCACCAGAAACTACGTTCAGCGAACGTGTTGTTGCTGTGCCGTCGCCTGTACGAACCATGTATCCAAGTGTTGTCAATCCTTCAAGTGCTGCCAAGTCATTCGAAAGAGCGAATGTTGGGTCACCAGCGACGCCGTCAGCGTTTGTGATTGTGAATCCAGCTGCTGGTGCTACTAGCTGACGCTGTGCCCATACGTTGGATGCTGTACGAACTGCGAAACCTGTGCTTGCTAGACCTTCAAGTGCTGCCAAGTCGTCTGCAAGTGCTAGAGTTGGATTACCTGCTACGCCGTCACCGTTTGTAACAGTGATACCAGCTGCTGGGCCAGTAATTGTTGCTGTACCGTATGTAACAGCACCAGTCTGAACCATGATACCAGTCGATGTCTTTGCTGCCAATGCTGCAAGACCTGCGTCATAACCTTGTACACCGGATGTTACGCCAGGAGCGGCTTGCAACCATGTGTTACCTGCGCCAGCGTAAATAACGTTTGCTACGCCAGTTGATGGGAAAATCTCGTCTAGGGTGTCCTTACCTGCGACGCCGGATGCCAAGTTTACAAGTGCTGTTGTTAGGTTGGTTGCACCACCGAACAATGTGTTTGTAAGGGCAGCGGCAACGTTTGTTGTACCATCAGTGTTAACCATTGAACCCAATGTGGCTTCAATGTTGTTAACTTCTGTCTGCAATGCTGTTGCATCACCGCCGGTTGCCAATGTCATCCATGTTGTACCGTTGTGGAACTCGACGTATGCGGCTGTTGGGGCATCGTTATTTACACGAACCAAACCTGCTACGCCGGCTGGACGTGCTGCTGTATCACCGGTAGGAACCAATACTGCTGCTGCACCAGAAATTTGTGGTACTCCGCCGGCGGACTTTTGGATCAAATCTGTACCACCGACTGATAGTTTACCAGATTCTGCAGAGAGAACCAAGTTACCTGTTGTTAGTGTTACGTTACCAGCAGAGGATGTTAATCCTGCTGTGGTTACTGCTGCATCGGTCGAACCGTTAGCAGCCTTGAAGTTGAAAATGCCCGAGTTGTTAACAAGGCGTGTACCTGCCTTACCAAATTGTAGGTCACTACCTACACCAACTAGGCCGAAATTCTTTACGTTAGCCATTTTTTACTATCTCCTTGATTTGAGGCCAACATGGCCTTCAGCGTGTTATTTATCCTATCAATCTATAATCATACATAAGATACGATTATTTGTGCCGAACCTAGTGTTGACGTACTTGGATCGAAAGTCCCTCGTATCGTTACATCACCTTGAGCTGTATCTGTACCAAAAAGAACGTCTGTGTATGTGGTATAAGTTCCAGCAACAGTGAGATCAATCAATCCCGGAACCATAAGTCCCTCTGGGACTGGTGGTGGGGATAATGTTGGATTACTCACTTGATATCCTATAGATAATGTTGCCGGTCCGTTAAATGGCGTAGTAACTTCAACAGTAATAAGTGTTACACGTCTTCCGGTGCTTATTTCTCCAATATTTATCGTCGCTGCGGTTGCAGTTGTAAGCGTATATTCTAATGATTTTGCATCAGTAGTAGCACTGTCTTGGTTACTGGTTTGTACCCAACTTGCTCCGTCGAATAGCCACATACTCCATTCGCCTACATGATTTCCTTGACTATCATCGCTATTGATAACGTATGCCTGATCGCCGAGATATGGCGCCAGTGAATTCAATGCAGCAAGATTAGAAACTACAACCGATGTCGATGTTCTTATACCCTCTGCGATATACATTCCACAAGCTTTGATTCCGTTCTCTACAGAAATTAGTCCATAGTCGCCTGTAGGCGATCCGACTACATCTAAAAAGTTTATGGGTCTTGAATCTATTGCAATAAAGGTTACTCGATAGTCGGAGGAACCGGTGGTAAACGTAGGGACACCTGATCCCGAAGCATTACCTGAAAAGCTAACACCATTTATATCGGCCTGAGTATTAACAATGGTAATTGAACCGCCTGTGCTATTTGTTATTACCAGGGATGCTGCTCCAATGGTTGTCGCAGTTATGTTCGGAATATTGGCATTATTTATAGCAGTCTTCATGTCAACTGCTCTCGAATATCCCACATATCCTGCATCCGAAGATGAAATATTAAATGTCACTAATGTTCCGTTAATTGTTGCCGCAGGGTATGGTGCGGTTACATTTAACAATATTTCACCATACAACGGTGATAATGAAAGTGTGGTAGATGCGGTAGACGGTACAAGATTCTTTGTGGCATGAACACCAGTCTGACTTGCTACTAATTCTATAGCAGTAACAAGATCGTCGAGATTACCGCTGGCTCCGCCAATGACTACATCTATGTCGTTTAACTGAAATACATTACCTGGTGTAGTGCTAGAATTTGCATTACTATATGAAATAGAATTTGTATTATTTCGTATCTTTAGATAGATCTGAGATCCACCCGGTGTCAATGTAAGTCCGCCAGGATTGTTTGGATCTGTATAAATTATATCTCCAATCTGGCCTGGCAAATTATCCAAAAAGTCAGTAATTTTCTGAACAGGATTAATCGTGAACCATCCGATAATGGTATCTGAGATTGATGTAATTCTACCAACCGGGATTATGGACGAAGTTGACGCTAATGCAAAACTATGAGTAGAAACATCTGTGCCAATAACATCGTTGTTCTGAAAACCATTTCCGGACTGGTACAAAGGAAAATCATACTGTAGATTGATATACTCAAATCTACTAAGTAGGTTGGTAAAGAAGTTTGCCGACACTCCAGCTTCCGGTATGGGATCAATTTGCGGAACTCCCGAATCACTAACCGAGAATGCAACATAGTATCCGAGCGGTGGTGAACCGTCGCCCTGCTGTGTTACGTCTCTGTATGTATTGTATCTATAGATATCCTGCACAATAAATTGTATGGATTGAGTGGTTTTCGATACAACACTAATAATTTGCCAGGCTGCGCCCGATGATGCATTGGCAATCCATTGCCCTACAGAAATATCTTGACCGTTATATGCGCCAGGCTGTCTACTTAGATTGGAACTGTGTAATTGCTGAGATACATCACATGTTAATATCCATCTATAAGCATTCTGCTGAGCTGAGGGCTCTGGATTTCCGGGCGCCACCGGAAATAGAGCAGGGTTGTACCATGGCATGGTGTCCGATGGTACAACTGATATCAAGTTCAACTGAACTGACTTTAGTGGAATATTTAGAAATGACATATTAGAATCCGAAAACAACCATCAAGTATGCTCTTAATCCAATACCGCCGACCGCACCCGTGGCAGTCTGGGTTAGAGTTAGCGTCAACAAATTAGTAGCGGTAAAGCTTGTTAAGATATCCGGAGTTGCAACAGTTCCGCCGCCGGCGATTGTGTTTGTGCTGTATGCTGTAATATCCTTAACCACAAAGTTATTCGTGGTTGTATTCTGAGCATAAGTTGTAATCGACTTAGGTGGATTTGATTTACCAGTAAATGCGTAAGTTGTGGTACATGCTGCACCACTCGTAATTGTTGCTGTAACACCAGATGTCATCGATACTAGGTTACCGACACCGCTCGAAAAGGCTCCGCCTGCGCCTGTATCGTATTGGTATATAACAATTTCGGGTGTGCTGCTTCCACCACTTGCAGTAATAGTAGTATTTGTTACACCGGTAATTCTACCTTTGCTGTCTACCGCAAAGACCGGCACCTGTGTAGCACTACCATATGTGTTTGCTACCACGGTTGTGTTTGCTAGGGTTGCTGCAAATGAGCCAGTGCCAGTGCCTGTAACGTCGCCTGTAAGTGTAATCGTTTGATCGCCGGTGTTGGTTCCGCTTGACAATCCACTATGCGTGCCTGACAAGTTAGATCCAGTAACTGTACCGACCGCAGCAACACTCGATGGAGTAATAGAACCGAGTGTCAGTGTAATAGCTGGAGTTGTGGTTGCTGTTGCCACTGTGCCAGAAACCCCGTTGGCGGTTACCACAGATACAGTTGTAACGGTTCCGCTACCGCCGCCGGAACCGTTACTTGCTGAAGTAATACGACCTTTGCCGTCAACAGTAATATTTGCACTGGTGTATGAACCAGCGACAACCGCTGTATTTGCTAGTGACAAAGAAAGTGCAGGAGTTGTTGTTGACGTTGCAACAGTTCCTGTAATATCAGATGTGCCAGTTACCGAAACAGTAGTTACTGATCCACTTCCGTTTGCTGTCCAGGATGCTGTTGTACCGTTAGTTGTTAGGAATAATCCTGTGTTACCGGTTTGGCTAGGAAGTAATGCATTGATTGCTGCCGAAGCTGTTGCTGCACCAGTTCCACCGTTTGTAATAGAAAGTGTACCTGCAAGCGTAATTGCACCAGTAGTTCCTGTACTTGGAGTAAATCCAGTAGTGCCTGCACTGAACGATGTTACACCTGTGGCGCCGTTGCTTGCCGAAGTGATACGACCTTTGCTGTCGACTGTAACACTTGCATTGGTGTATGCACCTGCAACAACTGCTGTATTCGCCAAAGTTGCTGCAAATGAGCCAGTGCCAGATCCTGTGACGTCACCTGTAAGTGTAATCGTTTGATCGCCGGTGTTTGTACCGGAGCTTGTGCCTGATAAATTGCTACCTGTAACTGTACCGATTGCGGCTACACTCGACGGAGTAATAGCGCCAAGTGTTAATGTGATAGCCGGAGTTGTTGTCGGATTTGCAACAGTGCCCGATATGCCGTTTGCAGTCGCTACAGATACCGATGTAATAGTTCCATTACTGGTGAGCGGAGTTTCAATACCAGACGAATTTAGTGAATAAAACACTCCGTTGGTTTTTGAATAAAACAGGATTTGTCCTACTGTAGGTGCAGTAGGAGAGGTATCTCCCTGTACCATTAATATTCTTGCTGGTGTGCTCATAATATAGCTATAACTCCATTGTTTATCATATAACCGGCAACTTCGAGTTCACCTGTTACGATATATTGATGTCTTGGTGCAACTGTGATAGTATCAGCGAGGTCTATTAAATCCCTGACTGTTGTATCTACGTGTTGAGTAGTAATCGATGTTACTAATCCTTTTGCGTTTACTGTTATTGTCGGAACAAAATGCGAGTCTGCATAGGTGCCGGGTGTTACGTTTACCGTTGCAAGGGTAGCCGCAAATGATCCAGTGCCAGTGCCAGTAACATCACCAGTTAGTGTGATTGTCTGATCACCAGTGTTTGTACCGGATAGGTTAGAACCAGTAACTGTGCCAACCGCCGCCACGCTATTCGGTGTTATTGCATCGAGTGTTAGTGTAATAGCAGGAGTTGATGATGCATTTGCAACGGTACCAGATACGCCGTTTGCTGTTACGATAGAAACTGTGGTGACCGTGCCTGGGCCAACGTCTGTTCCCCAGGATACTGTAGTTCCGTCTGTTGTTAGGAATCTACCAGCATTTCCGGCTTGCGGTGGAACTAATGCATCGAGTGCCGCAGCAGCAGTAGTAGCACCTGTACCACCATTTGCAATAGATAATGTTCCACCAAGTGTTAGTGTTCCCGAAGTAGTAATAGGACCACCAGTAAGTGTCAATCCTGTTGTACCGCCTGAACCAGAAACAGATGTTACTGTACCCGTTGATGATGCTCCACTACTTGCGGAAGTAATTCTACCTTGTGCATCAATAGTAATATTCGCTAAAGTATACGAACCCGGAACTACAGTTGTATTTGCTAAAGAAATAGTACCTGTAGTCGAAATAGTGCCGCCGGCGAGTCCGGTGCCTGTTACTATTGAAGTTACTGTACCGGTATTGGTTGTATAACCGGCAGGGTTAGTGGAATTATAAGGAGTAAATCCAAGTGCGGTAGTAATGTCGCCGGCCGTCACAGCCGATGATGCTATTACGAGACCTTTACCATTTACAGTAATCTTACGGAATGTATCAGTTTGTGGTGATGCATTTACCGTTGCCAATGTCAATACGGTAGCACCTGTTGCATCACCAGTGTGAGTTGCGTTAGATACCAATCCACTATATAACGAGTTTACTGCGTTATCGCCGGTGTTTGTACCCGACAAATTCGAACCTGTAACTGTTCCAGTTGCGGCCACACTTGTTGGTGTGATTGCACCAAGGGTAAGTGTAATCGCCGGTGTTGTAGCAGCGGTTGCTACTGTACCCGAAACTCCGTTGGCTGTTACGATAGAAACTGTAGTTACAGTACCGCCACCTCCAGCTGATCCGCTAGCAGCAGCAGTTATTCTACCGTATGCGTCGATAGTTATGTTTGCTGCCGTATATGTACCGGGTGTAACCGTTGTAGGAATAAGATCAATAACAGGTGTTATTCCACCGGTTGAAGAAATACGACCTGCTGTACCAGCAACAGAAGTTACTGTGCCTGGAGTAAATCCGAGTGCAGTAGTTACATCAGTGTTAGTTAGGGTTATAGCACCAGTTCGTGTATTGAAACTTGAAACTCCACCAACTACTCCGTTGCTTGCCGAAGTGATACGACCTTTACCATCGATTGTAATATTCGCATTGGTGTATGCACCTGCAACAACCGCGGTATTTGCCAAAGTCGCTGCAAATGATCCAGTGCCGGATCCAGTAACATCGCCGGTTAGTGTGATTGTCTGATCACCAGTGTTTGTACCAGAAAGATTCGAACCTGTGACTGTGCCTGTTGCTGCTACACTGGTAGGTGTAATAGCTCCAAGGCCTATTGTAATAGATGGTGTAGTTGTTGCATTTAATACTACTGCTGAAACACCTTGTGCTCCAGTTACTGAAACAGATGTTACAGTTCCGGTACCATCGCCCGCCTGCCAACTTACATTCGAACCATCTGTTTTCAGGAATTTACCTATATTACCTGCTTGGCTTGGTAGAAGCGCAATCAACGCACCCGATGCGGTTGTTGCACCAGTTCCGCCATTTGATATTGACAGTGTGCCACCTAATGTTAGTGTGCCGGATGTAGTAATAGGACTACCGGTAAATGTTAGTCCTGTTGTTCCGCCCGACGCAGCAATAGATGTTACTGTGCCTGTTCCGCCCGGCGATCCGCTACTTGCCGAAGTTATACGACCAGCCGAATCTATTGTAACTGTTGCATAGTTATATGTTCCAGGTACAACAGTAGTATCGTCAAGTGTAACTATAGCACCGTTGACTGTGATTCCGTTGCTACCGGTATAGGCGCCAGGTCCGGTTACCTGTATCCAATTCTGTGGAGCAAATCCCACAATATAATGATTATCTTGAAACCAACCCGTATTAGCATATGTATTACCTTCCATAACCATAACAGATGCACCAATCAAATCTACATTTGAATTGTCATCCTTAGATCGTGTTAGAAGATACGCTGATCCTATTCCGGAAACGGTATAGATTCCGTTTTCAGCCTCAAGGTCTTGATTCATCAACAATACTCGATATCCATTCGCTACTGGATGACTGTCTATAGTTAGTGTGGCACCACCAGATAGAGGAATATCTGTATTTGCAAGAACATGCACTGCCTGTTTCCAGGAAGCATTAGAAAGATCATTGTAATCACCAGTCAAGGCAACCGTAGCAAGACCTGATATACTAGCAGCTGGTATAGTGGTAGAATAAACCAGCTGAGTTCCAGCTGAGTTCCATTTTACATAACCGTCGGGAAGCGAAGGTGTTGTTGTGTCGCTGAGACCAACGAAACTAAAACTGTTGTTAGTCGGAATTACCGGCTTGTTCAACAGAGTATTATAGTCTATGAATTTATTCTCCCATAGACTTGTAATATTGTTGTACACCAACCCTTGACCGTTCTGTAACGAAAGTGGATTATCAACTGATGGCGACACATCTGTTAGCTCGCCTAATCTTGTTGCTCCTGTTCCGCCAGCGCCCTCAGCGTTGATGAATGCTTTTCTAATTGAATCGTACCGTATTGTTTGTCCGTCACGAAGATCCTTTATGTAAAAGGTTGGTACATATTGATTTAGAAGAGCATTTTGACCTACGATTGCCATTATTCTATGTTCCTTATAGACTCAATAATACTTTATCAATTTGTCCGTACTGCCAAGTATTCCAATTTGGTGTTTGTGGTGTTGGCTGAATATAATCTCTTGTCAACACTGTTCTTAGAAATACGAAATTACCGATAAAGGATGTTGCCATTGAACCTGTATCACCGCCATTGGCACCAGTAGGTGCGAACGGATCAATAGGAAATGGAATATATGGAGTATTTATGTCTCCCATTGGGTTTATCTTTATCCAGAACCAATCTTCGGGTTTTGGATCTAACGCAAGTGTTCCTTGCAGTCCGAAGCCACCTACCAGGTTTTGATAGATAACTTGCACGGTGTGTATGCCATCCGTATAGCCGTAATAGGCGTCAGCTTTAATTGGCTCTCCAAAGACATTCCAGTCGGTGCCAGTGTTCGTAAGCATTAGCACTGATTTTCTGATTGCCATAGTGTTCCTTCTTGTTCTCTATTATTTATCAGAAGTTGTCAATAACCTCAGCCGTAAAAAAGCCCCTACACGGGGCATTCTTATGCTGTATTATTTGGATCACTAATGCACATATGATTATTGATACATAGAAAAGAACCGCCAGGCGGTTCTTTTAGGAGAACATCTGTTTAGAGCAAAATCTGTTCCACGACAGGATCCATCACAGAAACAACAATCTCGTTTTCCTGTACGTCGACATTGGCACGACCACCCAACATCAACTTACCAAACAAGATTTCCTTGGATAGCGGCTTCTTGACCTTGTCCTCGAACAAGCGTTCGAACGGTCTTGCACCCATCTTCGGATCATAACCGTTAGTTGCAAGCCAATCGCGTGCTGCCTGTGTAACGTTGATGCTGATGTTCTTCGGCGTCAACATAACTTCAGTCTTGTCGACTTCGGCGTTAACGATAAGGTTCATCTCAGTCATGGTCAGCTTATTGAACTTCACAATGCCATCAAGGCGGTTGCGGAATTCTGGGCTAAGGAATCGTTTAATTTCCTTTTCTACGGCAATCGAGTTATCCTGATCACCGAAACCAATCTTCAACGTTTCTGCATCGCGCGCACCCAAGTTGGCCGACATAACGATAATCACGTTTGAGAAGTCGACAGTCTTGCCCTTTGCTGATGTAAGACGACCGTCATCCATCACTTGCAATAGCACTGTCAGTACATCAGGGTGTGCCTTTTCGATTTCGTCCAACAACAGAACGCAGTTCGGGTTAGCATCAATCTTCTGAATAAGTTGACCTTCGCCCATCTTGCCCTCGCCGTGGCCAACATAGCCCGGAGGTGCGCCGATAAGTTTGGCAACCGTGTGCTTTTCCATGTACTCCGACAAGTCGAAGCGTATAAGGGTGACACCGAGTGCCGTTGCAAGTTGCTTGGCAGTGTATGTCTTACCAGTACCAGTTGGGCCTGTAAACAAGAAGCTACCGATTGGCTTTGCAGGATTACGCAGGCCGGACTTGGACAGATAGATTGCTTCGACCAGCTTGTCAATAGCATCATCCTGGCCATAGACCTTATCCTTCACACGCGGTGCAAGATTTGCCAATGCATCATTTTCCTTCATGTCCATCATCTGGGCAGGAATACGAGCAATTTTCGAAGCTTGTTCGAGTACCATATCGATAGTCACAATAGGCTGCTCTCTTAGTTTGGCAATTGCGCCGGCTGAGTCCATAATGTCAATAGCCTTATCCGGGAAGAACTTTTGCTTCAGATAACGATCAGCCAAGTCGACACAAAGATCTAACGCACCATCGGCAAAGATGATACCGTGGAACTTCTCGTACTGATATGCAATACCGGAAAGGATGAGTTTAGTTTCGGCAGCAGAAGGCTGGTTGATGTCATACTTTTGGAAACGACGTAACAGTGCCTTATCCTTTTCAAAGTGTTCATGAAACTCGTCGTAAGTGGTAGCACCGACGCACATCAATTCACCCTTAGCGAGCATAGGCTTTAGCAAGTTTCCTGCATCCATTGTGCTGCCAGTAGTGGAACCAGCACCCAAAATCATGTGAATCTCATCGATAAACATAATGCAGTTCTTGAGCTTCTTGACTTGATCAAGCACACCCTTGAGTCGTTCTTCGAAATCACCTCGAAACTTAGTTCCGGCAAGCAATGCACCCATATCCAAGCTGTAAACAACCTTGTCCTGCAATGCCTTGGGTACTTCCTTCTTGGTAATCTTGAGTGCAAGGCCTTCTGCAAGTGCAGTCTTGCCAACCCCGGGCTCACCAACATAGACCACATTGTTCTTCTTGCGGCGTGCAAGAATCTCGATTGTGTCCATAACTTCTTTCTCGCGGCCGATAACAGGGTCAATGGTTCCGTCTGCCGCTTCCTTATTCAGATTGCGTGCATATAGATCCAGCGGAGTTTCCTCGGCCTGGCTGACTGCTTTTTCGTCTGCCTTGCGTAGTTGCGTTATGAGCTTTTCGCGTGTAACGCTGTGCTTTGCAAGAAAATAATATGCGTGACTAGTTTCTTCGCTAAGAATGCTGATAAACACAGCCTCGTTGGTAAGTTCGTTTCTACCGCTAAAAACAAGTTGTGTCAATGCACGTTGGAATGTACGGTTGAGAACTTGTGTACGCTTTGCAGGAACATCTTTTAATGTGTCTGGCTTCTTCAATGCAGGATCACCCAGGAACTGGATAACGTCTGCTTTAATTTTGGCTGGTTGTGATCCGATGCCAAGCAACAATTCGTTGATTTCTTTCTCATGCAACAGAGATAGGAGAATGTGTTCCAATGTCACATATTCGTGATTGTTATCATTGGCAATTGAAACTGCACGCTCTACCATCTTTTCAGCTTTTTTACTCATTAGGTTCCTTAGATATCAATAGTTTCTCTTCGTGACATTGCCTTTAGTGCTGCTCTGTCTTCTTCGGACAACGTTCTGGGGATAGAAATAGACAATCTTACAAGTAAATCTCCCGTTTTATTTAGCTCGGGATTCTTCATACCCTTGCTCGCTAACTTAACGATCTGACCATTCTGTATTCCCGCAGGGATAATGAATTGTAACGCAGTATTGTCTAGGTGCGCAAGTGTAGCCTGTATGCCTAACATAGCTTCGATCGCAGTGATCTCAATATCGACAAGCAGGTCATCGTTTGATCGTTTGAACTTTTGATGTGTTTGTACATCAATCCTAAACATCTTCCCAGATGCATAAAGACGAGCCTGAGAGCGGATGCCTGCAGGAATAATCAACGTGGTATCTTTGTCGATACGCACTATCTTTCCGGTATATGCATCTTCAAGAGAGATGTTGACTATAAAGTTGGGTGTGGAGGCGCTGCTGCGATGCTGATTGAAGCCAGCATTGTTGAAATTGAACTTACCGCCAAAGATATTGCCAAAAATCTCTTGAAATTCTTCGGGATTAATTCCATGATGAAATCCGCTAGAATTCTGTTGTGGTGCATTGTGACCGAATTGATCGTATGCAGCACGCTTCTGTGGATTGGAGAGTTCTTCGTAAGCTTCTTTCGCTTCCTTGAACTTTACCTCAACCTTAGCTTTTTCGGCTTCGTCGGTTTGCTTGTCGGGATGGAACTGACTTGCCAGTTTACGGTAAGCTTTCTTTAGGTCATCTTCCGATGCATCTCGGGCTACTCCGAGCACATCGTAGTAGTCTCGTTTACTCATATGTTGGTTATTTCTTTAACTTGGCTACACAGACGTATTTCGTTGCGCTCCACTGGTGGCCAGCGTCGATGCAGGCTTTTCTTTCAGGAGCATGCGCTTCACCTAATGTTCCGGCCATTAGTATCATTGCACCGAGTGCAAGACCACCTATAACAAGGACTTGTAACCAGCTCATTAGAAGCGATAGGTGATACGACCCATGTTCATGTCGTACGGACTCATCTCAATCTCAACTTCGTCGTCAAGAAGGATCTGAATATTGTTCTTGCGGATCTTGCCGCTGATAACTGCATTCAAGACATGCCCGTTCTCCAGTTTTACTTTGAAACGTGCTCCAGGGCTGGCATCTGTTACTCGGCCCTTAGTGATGATCATATCGTCTTTGTCTTTACTCAAGTTATCTTATCCTCAATATTCAAGTCTGGTGTTGCTGAGCAATACTACCTTGTCATCCCTACTGATGCAAAGGTATTTTCCTAATGGAAGAACCTGACAGTTACCTAGCATGCTTTGCAGCACCTTGGCTTCATACGGATTCTGTCCAACTCTAAAGGCAGACTCGCTCAAGAAGTTTCTGCCAATTACTGTGTCGTAGTCGCCAATATCAGCGACTTCGGCCATAATCTTTTTACCGATAGTAGTTAGTGTAAGTGTATTGTCTACAAAAGTCAAGCCTGTAACCATGGACTCACCAAAAAAACTGTCTACATTTTCTTTAACTGATTTCACGTTGAACTCGTCCTTGGTTACATAGCTTTCTGGTTGAAGCATAACATAGTTGAACAATTCGGGATCGTTGAACTTAAATGTTTGCCCCATTGATAGGTAAGTTGTTACAATCCATTCTTGCTCCCCCGATACATTCTCAACGTCTTTGAGCAATGCCTGGAACTTGTTTGGAAAAGAATCATCTCTCGACATTTCGACAAAGACGAGATAGCGCCCTTCTTCGTCTGTATTGGGACTTACTTCAACATCCAGGGTGTCGATGAACCCTCTTTGGATGAATGTATTTAGGTCTTCCGCCGGAGCTTGGTCGTCGAGGTGGAACGCCACAACGATAACATCTTTTTCGTCGCCGGCCTTTGGTTCAAACTCGTCAATCGAAACATCAGGCAGGACAGTACCTGCTAGATCGCCATTCTTTAGACTCATACTTGTCCCTCTGGTGACTGCGACATTTCGCCGCCCATGTCATCCATTCCTTCGCCGCCCTGCATGTCTTGTTCTCCGCCCATGTCTTCTGCTTCTGGTGGTGCTTCATCTTGATAAGCATCTGCAAGTTCTGCGTTGGTAGCATCAATGTCTTGTTGAATGATGTTGTCGATCTGCTCAAGTCCACGATTGATATATTTGATCGGCAATTCTATTGTAACGAGCCAAACTTCGTGTTCGCCCATCTTTGCTCTTTTCGACTCAGGATCTCTCCAATCCTGTGGCCCTGTAACCTTCACTGGTTTCTTGAAAACTCCCTTACGGAAATTTACCTTGGCGCCTAGCTTTGTCAAACGCAGTCCGCCATTTGGATCTGGCATCATAGCATATGGAAACATCCATACAGTTTTGTACCAGTAACGTTGGATAATCGGACCTTCAACCAATTCACCTAGAATCCAGTTCTTGTAAGCGAATAGTTCAGCATTGTCCAGAGTTCTTTCAAACTCCAAAAGTGTATCCAGAATGTCATCCCCTTGCGAGATTCCGACTAAAGTCTTCTTAATGCTGTCTAGATCTGTGGTCATGTTTACCCTCTTTTGATTATTTATCAGTTTCTAGGCGCTTTCGCAAAGTTTTGAAAAAGGCTTACTATAATGCTCGGGTTTTCCAATATAGGATAAATATTCCTGTATGCACAATACACGCGACAACTTCACCGTCGTTTCGAACCAAGGGCAGTCCTTGCCCGGTACTTCATCACACCAAAATAAATCCACAAAAAGGAGCACTACCTTGAGCAAAAATCGCAAAATGGCGACTAAATCCTCGCCACCATCTCGTCAGTCTCGCCAGCAAGTCGATGACCAATCAAATGTTTACAAGTTGGGCAATCGAAACTACAAGAGAGTTGAGATGCTACCACGTAACACAGCACAAGAAGCATACGTGGAAGCTTTGCTAGAGAAAAGAATGGTGTTTGCTGTCGGTCCAGCAGGCACAGGTAAGACATTGCTAGCGGTTCTTCGTGCTATTAAGGCACTAAGAGAGGGGGAAATCACCAAGATCATTCTAACCCGCCCAGCAGTTAGCGTAGACGAAAAACACGGCTTTTTGCCAGGTGACTTAAATGCAAAGATGGAGCCATGGACACGCCCAATTTTTGACGTATTTGAAGAATATTACGGTTTGCAAGAAACAAAGCGTTTGCTTGAAGAAGGAACAATTGAAATCGCCCCGCTCGGATTTATGCGTGGACGTACATTCAAGAATGCTTATGTGATTGCTGACGAAATGCAGAACGCAACACCAGATCAAACAAAGATGTTACTCACACGTATTGGTGAAGGTAGCAGCATGATCATCACAGGTGACTTGAAGCAGCACGATCGTGGCTTTGAGAAGAATGGATTGAAAGACTTCTTAGAACGTCTAGCTCAATTCAATGTGAGAACAATGGCAGTATGCACGTTCAAGCGAGAACACATCGAAAGAGATCCTCTAGTAGCAGATGTACTAGAAATATACGGGGAGGATAATTGAAAAAGGGCCTATAGGCCCTTTTTCAATTGCGAGATTTTAGCTCTTTTTCAAGAACTTTAATTTTGTCATTTAGTTCTTGAAATTGCAAATCATATGCAATGTGACTGTCTACCATATGAGATGTATGCACATATCTTGCATCAGTAAACAAAAATCCACTTACAGTAAAAATAAGAGTACCTGATGACCCTGCAAATACTTTCCATGGATTATTCTTGATAGTTTCCCACATATTACTATTCCTTCTTTTTGGGTGTCGCTTCTTCTAACTGTCGTTGATAGCGATCACGCAAGGCCTGATCTATAGGCGAAAGTTTCTGGTCACGTGATTGAGATCGTTTTATGTCGAGTTCAAACAATTTATCCTCGAGCATCTGTCTACGCAATGTCTGCGTAGTTTCATGAATGATTCTATGAGTCTGTACTTTATCCTGAGCTACATCAGCAGCATGGGCATAACGAGCATCAACTGTGAATAATGCACCAATGAGAGTGATGATCGTACCTGATGATCCTAATGTGATCTTCCAGGTGTTGTTCTTGAGTATCTCAGCAATGTTCATGAATATCCCTATATGCTACATAGGTATTTATGATAATTCTTATTCTTTTGTGCGATACTGCACAGAACAATGATGTATTAGATGTTTGACGGTGGAGACCATAGAAAGGGTATCGTCAAAACACCCAAATAAAAATTTGGAATTTCAACTCACCTTTTGACAGCATCGCCATAGACTGAAAAATAACTTTACGCAGTGTCGGATTGATTATTTCTAACTGCAACCTAGTGGAAGTCATTGATGGGCTCTTTTGAGTCACTGCATTTGTTACTCGCATTTCAGTCGCTTGTAACGCAGTCCGTCGGCCATACCTTTCTTTCACATACCGACAGCGAACTTATTTTTATCTGATGCTAATTTCTACGGTTCCCGTATACTTTGGTGATCAGCATTATGTATGCTGATAACATCATGCCCTAATCGTGGAAGCCCACGGGATAACCGTCCATTTCTGTCGGCTTGAGTATTGACCGCTATTAGGCAGTTTGTCTCAGTGCAATATTAACTCGGCGCACCAACCTTCAGCTTCATAATGACAATCTTAGAGTGCTTTCTTCTGTGCTCTTCTTTCCCTTCGTTGTTCATTACGAAGTTTGAATTCAGCATTAGTTCTACCTAAACGCTCGACAGTTGTCGGCACTCTTATTTTCTTCTTTTTCTTCTTATTTTTTGCCAAATAAGGATTTCCAGTGGCTTTATCGTATCTAACACGGTGATTTAGAAAAAATCGTAAATCTCTCGATGGATCAAGATACACCACTGTGGTTTTCCAGTGCTGATTTATCAACAATGGATTATTACGAGATTCGTAGATTAGTGTTTGTTCAATCTCGAATGCAGTCTTTGGGTTATTAAATTCGGCAAGGATCCTGTATGTGTAATCGGCGAAATTTTTACTAACTTCTTCCGAGCTAGTAAAATAGTGTGTACCGAAATCTAAATTAGCAGGAAAGTAATTAGCTTCTCTATAACCTATATAGAATTTCTTCGTTACTTTGTGCTCACACCGATACACATAAGCTCTTGTCATATTACCTGTTTTTATTATCCGTTAAGGACCCAACCGAAGATTTCTTTCCACGGTTGCTCAACACTTACTTTCGGGAATAGATCCGTTTCGTAATGTGTGTTGTATGGGTGATTGATAAGAATAGGCCGTAGACCTGCTTCATATCCTGCCTCTGCTTGACGCATGTGATCCTCAATCCAGAAATAATTTGTATCAGCCCAACGCAGTAGTTCATGCGCCTTGCTAATGCCCGTTTCTAGACAGACAATCTCGTTAAAAATATCCCCGAAGATTGCCTTCAGGTTTTTAGTCCGATTGATCTTAGCATCCGGATGACTACTGATACTTGTAACAATAGTAAATCTGAATCCTAAATCAACAATCTTCTGAACATATTCCACAGAGTCTGCAAAAGGTTCCAAATCTGCCACTAGCGGACCTTCATTGAATTCTTTTACAAACTGGTGTGCAAGTGTTGACGGAATATTATGTCGGGTATGAATAGTATAATCACTATCTGTACCAGGAATACGCGGGAAGCCTTTGCTATCCATGAACTTTTCGAAACCTTTGTTCCAGTTTAACAGACAACCGTCTGCATCTGATAGGATTACTTTGTTCATACGTCGAATACTGTTCTGGCACGAACGGTGCCGAATTGGTCGACAAATACTTCGGGACTGGGTTCAGCCTCAACTGGTGTGCGATATGCTGCATCTAGCTGAGCCAATTGCTTTGCATACTTTTCACGAATGTAGCTTTCAAACTTGTCATAATCAGTTACACCGTAACGGGAACCTGACAGCATCTTCTTGCTGAGGTAATCACCAATAGCAGAAGACATAGTGGTATGCTTCTTACGCAGTTGATTTACAAACTCAACAGTTTCTTCAGTTTGCCAATCGTCCTTGTCCTTAGACTTGAGCGAATGCTTATGTGATACAACAATGTAAACTTTTTCTTTAGCCATGACTTTCTCCTATCCGGTTAACTTTAATATTCTTCATTCCTGCAAACTTTAATTGCATGTAGGTGTCTGATTCTTTATCGTATGTTAGAATTATAGCAGTCCTCTCCGTGCCTTCTCTGATAGCCACGTCTAATCCGCTAACTGTTACTCCATTATTTGTTCCCGACATATTCCTATACTCGTCAAATATTACAGACGAAGGTGTCAGGCCTATAGGATATTCGTAACGAGAATATATTTTCTGCATTAGTAAATATCTGCAGCGAATTTGGATGCACGCATCCATGATTCCCAATCTTCGATTGCTTCTTTCTTTGTGTCGCCGCGTCCAATAAGTCCGTAATCGCGCCAACCTAATCCATTTCTTGTAGCAATGTCGTCACGCGGAACTGCACAATGCCACTTCCCATCTACACGCCAAAATCGTAGATTTTCTACGGTCCATTCGCTTTGTGGAATATATCTCACATCAGTCCCTTTGCAACCATCTCTAGCTCTACAAGTGTTGCTGATAGATTTAGCTCAACGTCGCCAATCTGTCCGTGTTTTACGAGTCCGTCGCGAATGACAAGAATGCACTTGTTTTCTTTCTCTTCGTTGTCAGCCCACACAGCAAGATTTTCATACATGAAGCGATAAACGCCTTCGTAATCTTCTTGATTGAACTTTTCGCATACGTGAAGTCTACCTTCTCTATATTTTCCGCTTCGGAATAGCGCGACCATATCGATCATTGCGTCTGACGTTTGCTCGCTGTCCGCATTAGGCGATACCAGCTTACTACCGCGTACATTCGCCTGAATCATGCTAATACCGCGCCTTAGATCCGGGTATGTCTTCTCTACTATTGCTTGCAATGCGTCTGGGTCAATCTCGACATTTTCAGTGTCGAGCACTTCTACCAGTCGTCCGTAGAACTCACCCATGTCGAGACTTTCAATGTGCATGCGCCCCGTTTCGCAACGTGATTTGATAGCATCTGTAATCTTATTTGGGTGATTGCAAGTTAGCAGGAATCGTACCGAGCTTGCATACTTTTCCATAGTGCCTCTAAGGACACCCTGGGCTGCTGGAGATAGTCCGTCTGCTTCGTCTAGGAAGACATACTTCATATCACCGTAACCCATTGTCTCAGAAAATCGAGTAATGGTTTCGCGGATGTAATCGACACCGTTATCTTTAGATGCATTAACTTCGAGAACGTCGAATGGATCGATGTTCAACTCGTTAAGAAGCAGCTTGATTAGTGTAGACTTACCAGTACCGGGAGACCCGGATAGAAGCATATGTGGTAATGCACCACCTGCTATCCATTGTTCGATCTGTTGTTTTTGTTTCGGGTCTTTGAATACATACCCGCTCGCCTTAGGTGGGCGATATTTTTCTGTCCATAGATCTTTCACAGTATACCTTTCTATTTGCAGCAGTGTAACAAGTTACAAACGAAAGGTCAATATTGCGGTGCTCGTTCGTTCGCTGCCGAAAATACTGAGAAAATAGCTGTCTCTGGATCTGTGTCGGAAACTAGCATCACACTCTGCGGCCATTCTACGCCCCACAGTTGGGTGTCTGTTCCGTTGTCTTCCTTAACCTTGAGCATTCGAGTCCAACGGCCATTCTCGATAAGAATCCACTGCCCGGGTACAATATCGGTAATGTCTTCTCCGACAGAATAAACCTTTCCCCAACGAGGGCGAATACCTTCGCTCTTGCCGTTATCATTAGGGATGATAATGCCGTTAACAATGCGCGAACCTCTTTCGAGATCCGTAACCAAAACCTTACCCTTTAGTGCTTTGATACTCACTTAACTTCCTTCACGATAATGTCACCAGATGGCAACTCTGTTTCTACTTGTGTCGACTTCGGTACAGGAGGATTTGTCTTGATGACTTTCGGTGTAGGAGTCATATTCATTCCTACAGCACTAGGTACAGGTCCCTTCAAACCAGTCGCAACAACTGCTTGCTGAACGCGATGATTTTCACGAGCAATTTGTTCGGCAGTCTTTGCAATTTCGCCACCGTTGACAAGTTGATCACCGCGAGCGTTTACCTTCATGTTTCCAATTGCAGGTGATTTTTCGTTTTCACGGCGAATAGAATCCATGTCTATTGTTACACCGCGATATGTTACATGTTTAGCCATTATGCTATTTCCTTTAGATAATCTTTAATGTCGAGTCCGTACTTAATGGAATCGACTTTGTGAACCCCGATAAGATATAGTATATACGAGGATACACTTGATCCTCTACCTACACCCCATATAAATTTATTCTTTCTCATGTAATCGATCAAGAATATAAACACACGCAGAAGCATAATCAACTCACGCTCTTCGTACATTTTGTATTCTTGATGCACGCGATCAATCTCTTGCTGTACCTTGCATTTATCGAGCAGCCACGCAAGCACGTCTATTTGCTGATAGATTACTGGAAAAATCCATTGATCAGCACACTTTTCGTGAAACTCATCGAATGATAATATTTCTTCGGGCGCACCCTCGAAAGTTATTACTTCGGACAGGAGTTCTGATTGGTGTTCTTGATGTAGTCTTATCTCGTCGTCAAAAATTACATTCAAGTGGCTGATGTTTTTGCCTTGCAATAACAATTCTCGCAGGCTATCACTATTTAGTATTGCCTGGCCGTATGTGTTTATTGTTAGATTTTCTTCGGCTTCCATTTTTCAACTTGAACTATTCTTGCAGGCTCTCTTACCATTCCCACTGTTGTTTCGGTATTCATATCGTTGATAACTTTACGAAACTCGTCCATCGGATCTTGTATGTCGGGGAAGTCTTCCTTAACTTGTTCTTCACCTTCCTTCGCTTCGTCCGGAAATGGCTTCACAAATTCAAAACAGAACCCATCATCTCTGAACCACCAAGGACCAGTATCCTTTGTCATCCCCTCAGTATAATATTCTGCAGAAATTGATGGCAATTCATATCCATCCTCGGGTTCATCGAACGTGTATTCCAAATTTGTATCGCTTCCACGCAATCTTATTTCACCAACTACTAGATTCGGTCCGGCAAGTGATGATATCTTAGCATGCAGAAGCTGAACTAATAAATCGTCATGTGGATTATCGGGACAGAACATCGCTATGTTAGACGAAAGACATGCAAGATACAAGTCATCTTCGTTACCGACATCGACTACCAGGATGTTGGGTAGATTTGTATCTAACCAGAAGTAAATTTTCTGATATGCGATGGTTGCATTTATCTCTATGTCTTCCTTTGACTTACCTTTCTTTCCGCCAGCAACCAAGCTAACGTGCAAAGACCAATCGACCGGAGTCAATACTGTATTTTGAATTCTGATCCCGGAGAAATCGTACTCCAGAGTCATGTGGCTCTTAATGATATGTTTTCCCTTCTTGATCATTCTAGTTTTCCAAGTTCGATGGGCTTATTTGTATCAGGGAATTTTTTCTTGTATTCCTCGTCCATATTCTTCGCCATTCTGTTACGGCGTTCATCTTCTAGGGACTGTATGACTTCTTGAATACTCACCACAGTGGGTGTATGACCCATTTGCTTCTGATAATTCATATGAGTATAGGCCTTACCTAATCTCTCAATAATTTCTTCGTCTGTTAGTTTGCTTACATCTAAGAATGGGTGCATGTCGTTCTCCGTGCTGAAGTATTTATGTCAGCCCAGGAGGTACGAACTTATTGTTGATATTGTTTTGGCTTGATTTGCAACCGCAGTTTCTACTGTTTTGTAATATAGCTCTGCCCATTTTTTATCATAGAATAGGGCATTATATGTTATGCCACGCCCCGGAAATACGGGCAGTGCCACCAAATCGACACAAATCATTGGATCAGTATCTGTTATAAGCTCTTTTTCCACACCCACATTCATATAATGAGATGCCGATGATAGATACGCCCTAACATTGCTCTTTAACGGTAGATCATCCTGATGAATAAATCTTCCAGGACGTTGCGGAAATCCAAAATGGGCTACAGATTTTTTTATTTCTACCAGATGAGATTCTGTATCATATCTACGCGGAGATACAACAACATCAATTAGTGATCTTTTTATTTCTACCATCCAAATATCGCATTCATGCAGAGCAATAATTTGCTCAGGGAATTCTATGCGATATTTCCATTTGAAATCATGATTATGAATTTCGCTCTCAGGACGAATCCTATTCATCTGCACTTCCATATTTCTATAAAAGTCAGCTTCTTCTGGCGAGCATCCCACAAGCTTGAATGTCCTGAATTCATCAGTAAAGAATTCAGTACTCATCTGTAATCTCAGTAACTGTAAACCAACGGTCCGGCCACATGAATACCTGTATAGCAGGGCACTCGACACTTAGGCGAAACTGAAGTGCATCCATTTCGTCTGCAAAGCACCAGTAAGAGCGATATTTGCCATCACCCGATCCGGTAAAGATTGCAGTCAGTTGGTTGGCGGACGTTAGTGCAGTAAAATCTACAGGAGATATTTTCTGAATAACTTCATATTCAGGCTGACTACATCCCCATGTGCCGCCTAGGTTTTTTCTAGCAATCTTCAGGGCAGACCGATAGGAGACCGACATCGTAGTGGCGCCGGTCTCCTCGTGATCTAATCTAACAACGTACGGATTAGGAAAGAATATTTTTGATTTTGTTAGTAGCCGTTTTGCCATTAGATATATGTATGATGGAGTCTATGGAATTCCGTCAAGTCAGCCTTTTCAGAAAAACGGATCAATACATATTGTCCGAGGTCGAGTTCTGCGTACATGCCCTTCACCTTGTCGAGTCCGTCCTGAATCTCGTTCATGCGACGATAAAAAGTGAGAGGATGTAGCTTCACCGAAAGCCAATCAGCCGTATAGCTATGAATACGAATAGGATCACCTGTAAGACACTTACCGACCTGTTTCATTACTTTTTCTCCATAGTTTCAACCCACTTGTGATACACATCATTGCGAATATCTCGAATCGAATAGTCCCGGAGATAGACTAGTCGATTTTGCAGATATTTCATCGAGACAGAATATACACTACCGGATGTCATTACCACCTCGATATGCAAGTCGTCTCGAAGAATATCTGCCGTTAGTTCCTCGCCATCCGGGAATCTCATACTTTCGACTTGTCGCAGGGCTACAGCGAACTTATCGTCAATATAAAGAACCGCCGAATGGTATGCCATTACAGCAGGCTGAGGTACAGTGAGGAAGCCGGATCGAAGTCTTGCTTGAAGATGTAGACCTTCGGATTCACACTCTTGCCCTGCTTCAGCGTCTTCAGCACGCGACCTTCCATGGTCCACTTGTCTTCGCCCTTGCCGACGTTGTCGTTCAGCCACTTGATGAGCTTGTAGAAATGTTCACGATCGCGAATCGTGACACGGAAGGTATGAGCAGCGTTTTGTTCCTTCAGGTTCACGGGTTGTGCCTTGGGAGTAGTTTGCTTGGTCATATTACACTTTCTGTAAGTTAGGTGTTGAGCTTACATTTTACTACGGCCGCTTAGTTACGTCAATCGGCTTTTGCTTCCACAACTTCTACACCTGCTTCTTTTAACATTTCCAAAGCTACAAGCATATCTTCTTGCCAACGTTCTGGCATTTTGTGTGCTGCAAATTCTTCATCCACTACAACAGTCTTGATTTGCTTGTTGATGATTGATCGGGCACAACGGGAACAGGGTGAAAATGTAACAAACATAACACAGCCGGAGAGATCTCCTGTCGCGGCTAAGTCTATTGCATTTTCTTCAGCATGGCTGAACCATTTATATTTGAGTGGTCGCTCGTGTCTTTCGGGCACATCATCGTTGATACCCATAGGCATTCCGTTAAATGCCCACGAAACTGGTCTGCCAACGGAGGTTGTTATTACTGCACCTACCTTAGTCGACTCGTCCTTTGAGAAGGTTGCAAACTTCTTAGCAACTCCCAGCATTCTGGAAGTCCACTTTGGAGAAAGAATGTTCATCTGCTGAGAGATTCCTTTGTAATGATTTGACCAAGCTCTTCGCCTAGGTTTTCCTTATCTGTAACCACATAGAGGGTGGTATTTTCGCGATCGGTACGTGGATCATAGGAATGAAATCGTACAACCTTACCACCTACGGCGGGGAAAACAGTAAAATTCAATCCGTGACCCATTCCACCGGAAGATCCCGACGAAACCATGTTAGATGATTTGGTTAGATTTCCGTAACCAATAGACACTGGTTCGCACGGAGGCTGATCTCTACCAGATCTATTATCAATCCATCTGATAAGACGAAATAGCATATTTTTCACTGGTTGCATCTTTTGTTTTCCATGTTAATTTGAATAGGAACAGGTGTTCCGCTGTTTTGAATGCATATGTGCTGTTGTTATATGCATACCAATCTTCATATTCTTTACCTACGACATTTTCACACCATTTGTCGACAGTCGAAATAGTCGATTCGCGCAGTATGGCTTGATATGGCCAGGCTTTCTTATTTAAGTGTCTCATACCCACCTTAACTTAAAGAGTGATGCATCTTCGTCATCTTTGATAAGAACGGTAAACATAGGATCCCCGCTGTTAAATCTAAAGGAGCATTCGTATACCTCTTTCATATTATCATGCATCCAATTTGTAAACTCAATATCATCACCAGGATATACCCAGCAGTGCCATCCTGCCATTTCTTCACGGTATTCTGTAATTGGATCATCTTCGTGTTTTCGAAATACTTCGGGTATAATGTGCCACCCGGTATCATATCTCCAATGATTCACGATTGTTTTATACATTACCACCACTTAGTTTCTCTGCACAACTTGCATTCATATGCATCATCATTATGTCCGTGGCCCATATGTCTCCATCCACCATTGTGGGGACACTTTCCCTGAAGAATTCGCAGGGTTTGTTCTTCCTTAGATGGAGTAAAAATTCTCTCCATTTGTTCTTCGTCTAGATTCATACACCTAGTAACCTTTTCAATACCATAAATTCATCCCATACTGCCTTCAGTGCAGGATGTTTTTCTAATTGTTCTTCTGTAGGTGGGGTAAAAGAGTGATTCTGTTCACTGGTCGAAAACGGTGCCCAGTCATTTCCGGTCCACGCATAACTCTCATAGGTATTGGTGTCAATATACACGTCGCCGAACTGTGGACTGGGAGGTTTAGAACTATGAAATGTTATACCGGTTACCATTGCGTCTAATTGTTGTTTTGTTACAGCCACGGAAATCCTTGGCGAAGAAAGATTACTTATTGTGGCCACGAGAGTTCGAATATTGTTGCGTGTTCTTTGTTGGCAAACTCAATCGTCAACATGTCAAGGTTATCCCGACATATATCCCAGTTCCAGTCGACACCTTGTTTACCTACATGTTTTTCAAGCCAGGGGCGATAGTATTCGTTTGGTTCGAATTCTGGGCCTGACCCTTCCATAAATCTTCTACGGGTAGAATACTGTACTTCCATGGTGCGTGTTCTCTGGTTATTGTCTGTAAATAATTTCGAGCGTGATTTTACAAGAGTTTGAAATTCAGTGGTGAACGTTAACAGGCTGCCTTTTAACTGTAAACTGTAACAAATCGGGCACATCCACTGATGGCCTGGCAATAGATCTGTCTTCGATCCTATCACCAGACAATCCAGACACACCGGTGGGCCTAACTTCATTACGTCACCCGAATGTCTCGTCACTTTTGATTATAAGTCGTTTTCGGCTCTGTTTTCAGCGTGAAATACTGAGAACTTGCCGCCTGGATAACGTGCTTCTAGTTTCACCACGTTTTCAGAAATAATCGCGTTAGGATCAACGCCAAGAGCAAGGCAAGCTTGAGTCCAATACCATGCAACATCACCCAATTCCTTCTTCATGCTTTCCACATTGTCTGTGTAGCTCTTGCCGTGGAACATAATCTTCTTGACGAATTCGCTATATTCGCCGGATTCTCCAGGCAAGCCAATACCCGATGTAAGCAAACGTGGTACATTGGCACCCTGTTGCTCAAGTTCAATCATTCTGCTAATCAACGTTTGCAAATCCTTGCTTGGCTGACTGGTAACTCCGTCCACAAATGTGGCATACTTCTTTAGGTCGACTTCTTTTGTCATTCTATATCCTTATACAAACGTCTCTGATTTGACGTGCTTCACTATTTTATAGAATTTCGCAAAATTGTCAAGCTGTTTCGGGGGTGTTCGCGGATTAGATCTGTATACCCAATTATTCGATGTATTTTTCGGACCCATAATTAGGTCTGTGGTGCTAAGATCAGTAATAATTTCAGCTGTGTCGAACTTGTTAAGATCACATGTAGTACGACCCTGTGAGTAAGAACTTGTGGGTTGTTCTACAATAAACTTTCGCCCTGTACCTGTTTCTATCATTGCAAGCATGCCGATATCGCACTTCTTGAACCCATCTGCAAATATCTTTTCGGCATCGTCCTTTGTAATCTCGATAAACGACATGGGAATCTTAGGCACCGCATTAACTGATACCAGCACAATAGCGCCACGATTAGAAAAGTACCCTGTATTGAAATTGTTTATCGTGGAGAATTGTGCCTTACCGGCCGCAAGCTCTGTATTAAGTCGTAATGCGGATTCTTCCCTTGTTATGGGTGTTGTTGCCCTATTTGTTACCTTCAGAATTTTAGCATCTGATTGGTACACATACTTACCCTTACTTACCTCAATAATCTGCCTACGCAAAAATACCTGTGGCTTATATCCGCCAGCAGCTTCAATAATAGGTCCATATAGAGATAATACGCCCATGTAGGTACCATCAATGCCAGTTTGTGTCATAACCGTATCACCGATTTGCACATCTTTGATTGAAATCTTGTCTTCAATCAGTTCTGTGTTCTGTACAGCGGCAACATAGTCGGGAGATGTTACGGGAACCAGTGTCATTGTGGTTTGGCTATCTTCTCTAGCCCATACACACTTCTCTTGGATCAATCCTTCTGTGATACCAGTAACGTGCAGTATCTTTTCCAGATTGTTTGGCGAGATTCTTGACAAGAATCCACGTGGGTCAATGATCAACCAAGTTTGGTCTAACGATCCCCAGGTTTTTCTTTCTGTCTTTAGCAATGTGAATCCGGGAAGTGGAACATTCTCGTGTTCCTTTAGCGTATTGTTACGCTTGGTTAGATTGCTTAATTTTCTTTTCTCGTTTGATGTATTTCCGATGGGTACAATTTCTGCTTCATGCAGCCCGGATGTTGCCGATTTTGTTGAGTCCCACGCTACTTGAATTTGTCTTGCGATATTGAGCATTCTTATTTTGATAGTTTTAGTAATAGTTGATATTCATCATACGCCCTCTGTAGCGTAGGATTTCGTGCTCTTAGTGCTTCTTCTGCTTCGTGTTTCAGTATCTGTCTGATATGATTTGCAAATCTGGTCGTATCTTGATCGTAAAACATCTCCAGTGTAAATGATATTACTTTAGATGCCGGTTCTGTGCAAGAATCATCGTAAAGTTGGACATCGTAATTCGAATGCCCGTATCTATCAAGAAATGCAATGATAGTTTTTACGTCGCTCATGTCATTCCGAAGCCGAACTGAATTTTGAACATAGTTGCATCGGTAGCATCTTCGAAACCAAACTTATTGCCACCTAACATAGTCCATCTGCCTTGCAGATTTTCTACACACCACATGACAATACCATTCTTAGCAATTTCCGTATAAGGTAAGTGCAGATTGGTGAATGTCCATGACGTATCTTTGTCCCTAATGAGTTCATTCATAGGAACATACATGTCTTTCTTATCTTTATTATCCATAGACCCCTCGCTTGTGTGTAATTATATACAGTAGTCGACCAAGTGTCAACTTTAGTTTACATCGTAAGAAAACCGGTGTTACACCGGTTACTTTTTGTACGGAGTCCAGGTGCCTTTTGGTTGTGCCAGTCTATTAGCAATAACATACATTGTGATTGGATTATGACCGAGCCCTAAATGACTTGCTCCAGGAATCTCAATATTTTCCCGCATAGGACCTGTTATTTCCAAAGAACACTCCCAAGAAACCACGCCATCTGTCTTACTATAGATAGATGTAAATGGTACAGGTGGTGGTTCACTTATTTGCTTGATGATTTCGGGATTTCGATGACTCTTATCCTTACTAAGCAATTCATACAGGCGTGCTGCATTGGTGGATTCGGCTGTACCCTTGAACGGAGTACCCAATGTTATTACTTGACGTACCAATTCGGGATTTTTCTTAGCAATTTCTCTTGCATAAATCCCGCCTAGACTCCATCCGATAATGCTAACTTGTTCTCCGCCAGCTTCTTCGGATATCTTCTCGAGTCTTTCGACTAGAGTAGAAATCATTACATCAATTCCCGAACGTGGACCAAGATTTCTACCCTGATTCCATGGTTGGGAATTGTATCCTAACTCTTGTAGGAAATTTCTAATGTAATGTGTCGAAGAATCTGTGGTACCCAATCCTGGCAAAACCAAAACTGGGTGTCCATCACCTCGCGGAGATACAAGTTGCAATGGCATGTTGAGCGCCCATCCTAATCCATACTCATATACACCACGGATGACCTCAAGTGTGAGTAAGATTGGTGATGGTGCGTCCATACGCTATTTAGCGGTATTAGACACGCTTATCGATAATCTGATCAGCCAACCCCAATTCAAGTGCCATCGGTGCAGTCAACCACTTATCTCTATCCAGCAACTGAACAAATTGCTCGTAAGTCGTGCCCTTGGAGTTGTGCCTGACGTACAATTCGGTCATTTCCTTCTTGATACGCAAGCTTTCAATCAAATCAATCTCCATGTCCGACACCTTACCACGTGTCCCAGACGATGGCTGGTGAATCATGGTGATAGCACGGGGCAACAGATAACGCATTCCTGGTGCACCTGACTGGGCAATGAATGATCCCATACTCGCTGCCATACCTGTCACGTAGGTAGCCACCGGGCACTTGATATATTGCATGACGTCATACACACCAAGTCCGTCATACACGCTGCCACCAGGAGAGTTGATGTACATGTGAATGGGTTGTTCGGGATTTTCAGCTTCAAGGAACAATAATTGTGCAATCATGATGTTGCACATATGTTCTTCCACTTCACCACTGAAGAAAACAACACGTTCCTTCATCAATCTCGAATACAAATCGTAAGAACGTTCACCTCGGGCGGTTTGTTCAACAACTACTGGTACCAATGCGTTTCTCATTTTGCGTTTCCTATGATAAATACTGTTATGAAAATCAAAGACATCCTAAACGAAGGCGCTACTGACGTCGTTGCTCGATTTTACAAGGAAGCGAGCAAGGGTTACGACCAATTCTACAATCCTGACGACGTAAAGTATAAGGATAAGAACAAGAAATACTATGACGAGTATTTCAAAGAGTGGTTTAACGAAGATATCGTCCCCGTTTTCACTAAACCAGTTGATAAGCCAGAGCACGAATACAGACCTTTCCCAAAAGAGGGTAAACTTCAGTCGCCGGGTTATCGCGGATTGCAGTATGCACTCGCTGCTGCTGGGTTACCTTATAATCACAAGGTACAGCAATACAAAACCGATCCTGCTCGTGCAGTTGCCTCAACAACGATGGACGGCGCACGAAACAGCAACGGTCAATAAGAGTATTTCAGCTTTTTGAAGGTTAGTTCTTCTATTTGGTCATCAGTTAGCCTTACCACTTCTATGGTATCGTAGCTATAGATTTTACGAAGTCTGTTTTTCCTAGACAACGCTTCATCGTATGTTTCTGCAGCATACGCACATCCGGTATCGTCAAACGTCTGCCATACAGATGACATCCGAATAGTCACGGTACCGTCGGAGTTTATTCTTATTCGTTCGGGGTGAGGCACTGTCTTATCGCAGAGATATTTTTCCTTGTCCCTCAGTATAGCGTACATCAATACAAGCCCTGCAGTTTTCTTATAGTTATTTCAGCCATCTCGTCGTCGTCGAGCTCGTATACTATGAGACTGTAATCAGAAAAGTCAACAGAAACCTGTTGTAAGATTTCATCTATTTCCATATTAGATTCTCTTACAACAGGCTCGTGATTTTCATTCTCGGACATATGCCAAATATCAATACCAGCAAAACGATCATGCCTTAAAACTCTAGGACCGGATCGTATCCCGAACATTATTCCAATACTGCGGCAATACTCGCTGCTAGATCGGGATCATAATTATCAGCTTCTTCATTGAACCAATCTGTATTCTTCATTGCCCATTGCCAATAGCTGTGAGGAACATTTCTCATGAACTCTCCCTTGTGCTTACCGAAGGGCATACGCTCATAAAGGATAGGAGAAGCAGCCCATTTGCAAATTTGTGGTCCGTATGGCTTATCTTTGTCGATAATCTTTGCTTCTTCCAGCAAATCAACCAACACTTCAAGCAAACGACCGGTAATGAAAGAGTCGTTACCTGCACGATGGCAATACATCTCGATAGGTACATCAAGTGCTAATGCAAAGCGAAGATAAGGGAGGTTTGTTTCTGCTACAGATTCCATACCATTGAACAACTTCTTAGCCATTCTCCAGGTACATATCCATTGGTGATTTTCTGTGCTGACACCGTGGCGTTCAAGCACACGCATATCGTAGAAATGATTGTGAGCTACAAGGTAGCCACCTTGGAATCCGTCTACAACGGATTGAAATACTTCGCGTGCATCGATAAAAGACGGCTTATCTTCTACCATCTTGTTTGTAATGTAGCAGATTGATTCGACCCTAGGTGGAATCGGACGGTCGATTGGCTTATGCAGCTCTTGAAAGATTGTCCATGTGTCATCTTCGCGGATAACAAATCCTGCTTCAATGATTTCTGCAATTTTGTAGTCGTCGGAGTTGGTCTCAGTGTCTAAGACAAGGCAACTCTTCAAAAAATCTTCTTTATGTGACATGAAATTCTCCAGTAAATAACAGTGTAGCAGTTACTTACTGAAAAGTCAATGCTTCTTAGCGTTTTCTTGATTCGTCCAATGGACCGACATTAGGATTATTGATGGTTTTGATCATCATGTCGATAAACTTCTGATAGATTTCAGGATCATCATAATCTCTAAGCTTCAAAAAGATTTCGTGTGTTAGATCCCTGATTTCTCTGTTAGGAGTAGTCATTTTGCTACCTAGCTGAGCCGAAGGTTCGGTATTATTGGTAATATTATTCATCATACCATCGAATCTAGCATCACCTGTAGCTTCTTTTACTTTCTTAACAGGTTTTACAACGGCTTTAACTTCCTGTTTTGTCTTCTTATATTTGGCCTTAAACTCTTTATCAGACATTTTATTGTCCTTAAGGTCAAGGTCAAGCTCAGACATTTTACTTTCGGAAACACTTCCCTTTTTCCCACTAAACTCACCGAGTTTCATATCAGCGACCGTAACCTTTCATATTTCCTAGCTTAGAGAAACGCTGCATCCATTCTAACACTTCGGTGTCGGCAGATTCTGCAACCTTTTCTTCGGGTAGTTTCTTACCCTTGGCTGGGCCGTCGATAGGAAATGCCTTCTTATATTCTTCGGGATCGGCCTTCTTAATACCTTTTACTTCATTACCGTAATCCTTCATCATATTCTTCGGACGTTGGGCAAGTGTATCTCCGGTTTTAGGCGCGTTCTTTTCAGAAATCGGTGTCGAGCCGGTCAGTGTCTTCATTCCGAGTACAGGTGCGATGGATTCTGCAAGAATATCGTACTTCTTAAGTGATTGAAGCATTGCTGCTACGTCTTTGTCTACATTTTCCATGGCTTGTTGTCCTTGTGGTTGTGGTTCGTTGCCTAGTTGTGGTTGAGCTGGCATTTCTGCACCAGGCTCCGATGGTTCCTCGGCTGGTTTAGCCTTGGGTCTTACCTTGTCTGTGAAATATCTTTTTAGCATAGACAGTTTATCGATTTCTTTGTCTATATCGTATTTCTTTATCTTACCTTCTTTATTGCTGTTTAGTGTTTCGTCCTGCGATAGTGCATCTAATGCTTCCTGCATCTTTGATTTATTTGTATTCAATCCTGCAACAAGATCAGTGTATAAAAATGGAAAAGTTTCTTTGATATAGTTGGTCGATGCCGGATCGTCTGCAAGATCGTTAAATGATCCGCCGTGGCCGGCATCGAACTGATATTTTTCTGTGCCGCGAGTTTCTTTTCCAACTATTTTACCTGTCTTTACAATTTCCTTTGCGTCCTTAGGATAAAGCTGGAACAGCATTGCCCTGTCAGAATAGGTATTATAGTTAGCATCGGAACTACTATTGGCTGTACACCATTGTGTGCCCAATCCCAGTCGTCTTGCTGCTGCCCAGTTAAATACTGTGTAGATTTTGTAATCATCGTTATCCACCACGCATGCACTTTTCGCTACCTTGTTGATTGCAGCATTCTTTGCGGCATCGCGCACATCCTTTAGTCTATCTTCGTAGTGTACATTCATGTATTTTCCGATGTCACGCACACTGCTGAACTTAGGAATGTCTCGGTGATTCGCATCTAGCATGTTTCTATTCTTTAGAACATACCAGTCGCGAAGATTCATGTTCATTACGCCAACTAGATCTTCCCAGTTATGACTTCCAGCAATATATCGACGAGCAATCCATTCACTATTAACACCATCGCGAGAATATACAACTCCATCGTATCCTTCTTTCTCAATGGTATCAATATTCTCTAAAAACCATTGTGCAAGTGATTCATCGGTGGCTTTTTGTGAAGTTTTCCAAAATCCAGTAGCAAATGCTTTTGGATTTGAACGTGCATCATCACGAATGGCGTCGGCAAGGTTAGCAACCATGTTTTTGTCGTTCATAACTCGCTGGCTGCCCTTTGTCAAGGCAGCAGCTTCCATTATGATAGCTTCAATGAGACTGTCTAATTCATCCATTATGCAAGTCCGACTAGATTCTGTCTGAATGCATCTAATACTGGTCCCAACTGTGACGAGCTTCCACTTGCACAGTCGCGCAAGAAATCCTGGAACTCCTGGGAGTACGATGGTACGTTAGATGCATCGGCCAACGCCTTTCTGAGCTGAGCAGTTAGTGTTGGATTCATTGCAACGTCACCAGATGTGTCAATGGTTGCAAGAAAATTCTTCAACTTTATACCCTTCGATGCTAGATCTTGCGCGCCCTCGAAGTTGCCACCGTCAATAAACCGCTTCACACGGTTGTTGATCTGCGATAATGCTTGATTTCCGAGTGTTTTTAGCACTGGGCGAACTTTCTTAAAGATTGTGTTGATTGCATCTGCTTCGGTCATCTCAGGTGCTTTCTTCATATTAGCACGAGCATTCATCTTATCGTGTGGAACAGCACCGGTACGCCATCCTTGACGGTTGATAGAACCGATATCGTCATCCTCTGGACGTTGTTCGACACCAGTGATCCAAATAGTTTGCAATGAGCCAATCTGATCAGCAAGTAGATCGAATGCATTATCACTATTCTGAACGTCCTTATTGGCAATCTTACCCATACGTGCCTTAGATACAGTTGGATCACCGAATCTTCCTGCCTTTGCTGGATCTTTTTCTTCTGGCTTCAGCAATTCAGGATCAATCTGTGTGCCATCGTTGGTAAACGCAATAATCTGATACGGAATGGTGTTGTCACCTGCTGGATTATAGGCCTTGCCCTTTCTTGCAAACTCAGCCTTCCGATCAGCAATATACTTCGAGTATGGCTTAATAGCTGCAACACCGTTTGCAGCCGAAACAACAACAAAGTTGTCGCCATTCTTCTTAAATTCAGTCCATAGAGGTCTATGGGCATCGGCATTTGTAATCTTCAATGGCGATAGTTCGGCTTCATTATCCAGACGATGTCTTCCGTGTAACCATTTAATAAGATTCTTGCCGCCGGGCTGCTTACCTACACGACGTGCAAGCTGCGATGCTTCCTTTGGTGCGTCTGGTGGAGCATCGCCGGCATCAATTGCATTCGCTCTACGTTTTTCGTAGCCAGCGGACTGACGTGCTGCTCTGTCCTTGGCGTTTGGCTTACCAAATGCCTCATCTAACGACTCGAAAATCTCGCGGATTTCCTCATCAAACTTCATTTGTTCAAATAGTGTAGGTTTCATGCCTTCTGTGCCTTCTCTGAGTTGTGGAATACCTCCACCGTTACCGATCTGATCGCCGCCCATTTCCGGAGGGCCTCCCAGTACTGAATCCTGATCTGGATATGCATAGATATATTGCCCGACCGGGTCACGAACTACGTGGAATCTTACGCCATTGATGCGAAATTCCTTCACATCCGGCTTGTAACCCGGGATGGCCAGGCCGTGACTCAAATCAATCTTACCTAAATCTTCTGCATTATTACGCAACCAACCTGCAACTGCACGCATTTCCTCGTCTGTGTTGGGCCCTTGTCCGTCTACGTTTGCAATAGTTTGGATTTGCTCTAATGGAGTTCTTGTGAACATGCTGAATACGCTACGACCCATTCCGCGAATGTTCTTACGCATAAATCCTGGCAAATCCTGTACACTGTGCCATTCCGGAACTTGTGTTCCGGACGCCTGCATCGCATTGCTGATAACTGCTGGAACATCCTGTGCAGTTCTTACCATTACTTGATTCTGTGGTTGAACCGGTAGTCCTGGCTCGTCGGCTCCTACATCTGGATTGATACGATTCATCATATTACGCATTTGATCGGATGGAGTCATACTTCCAACCTTTCTGCGTGTGTCTGCAGGGTTAGCACGTGGCATGGATGGTGTTGCTGGACCGCCAGCATCTGGTTCGCCTTCTGGTTCGTCGATATTTGCTGGAAGATGAGCTTGTCTCGGATTTAGAATGTCATCCATATCGTCAAAATCGGAGAATGACTGCTTTGTCTTAGTTGGCTTTGCTTCTTCGTCAACTGTTCCGCCCATAACCTGGCCGTGAATCTTTCTCAAAGATTCCACATCAGTAAAATTAGCAAGTTCTCCATGAGTATAATTCTTGCCGGCTTTGCTTAGTCCCATATCTTGCATATACTTGATGGCGCTAATCATATCAAACGCATCGTTTGTGTCTTCTTCACTAGGCTCATCCGAGTCGAGTTGGTCGGCAGCCACCATGTCATCCTGCGAAGGATCCTGCATATCATCCATCTCGGGATCATACCAGTCACCCTCGTCAACTTCACCAAAATGTTCCTGGGAATAACGACCAGCCTTACCATATGCATCAGTTGTTGTGTCTGGCATCATTGGTTGTTCGTCAAGATTATCGTCGCCGTATGTCATAGGAGACTTTTGTCCGCCTGTTGGGCGTACTTCAGTCTTTTGAACGATATCGCCTAGCTTAACGCCCTTACCGGACTTTGGCTTTTCAACAAATTCCTGTTCTTCTTCGTCAACCAATGGAAGTTCGACTTCCATTTCGTCTGCGCCCATTGCTGGATCTTGCATTCCAGGTCCTACAGGAGCAATAGGTTCCGAAGGCATCATATTTCTTTCTTGATCGTTCATTGCGTTTGGATCAGGGAAGCAAACAGAGCAATCCCACGACCCGCACTGGCAATCGCCGCCAGCAGGAACTACTTCTGCCAACTCTTGTACACCTTCTGTAGACAATGCTTCTTCAACAGCACTCATCCACTTACTAAATTCATCACGTTGGTCCATTACAGGTTCCTCTTTATCAATCTTTACATTTTGTGCGCCAAGAGACATCGGTGATAGTACACCGTCATTATCTGTTTGGCTAAAATTGTCTTTTGCATCTTGTTCTAACACGGCTGCTACATTTTCAACCGGTACTACTATCTCTTTGCTATCAAAGCTTAGGATACAATCTTTTCCAGTTGTTCCATAAGCAATAAACACACCAAATCCTGGTCCAATAACGGAGCCGTACACATCGGCAATCTTTACCAAGTCACCTGCACGGAATTCAGGCTTGTCACGCTGAGTTCCAATGGTATCTTGATTAACACTAGAATGGAACCAGTCGTTACCCTTCTGATATGGATCCTCGTAGTCGCGTTCTGGTGCTGAAAAGTCATCTGCGGAAAGTTCTCTAGCGATGCCCTTGATATCTACCATAGCACCATCTTGTGTACTATGCATAAATCTTCCTGTGCCGCCGCCAACTCGTGGATCGACCATCAATGTGGCGTCCTGCTTAAACATTACTTCCTTAGAGGGCTGTTCTGGAAACACTGCTGGAACGCTTTCCATAATTTTGAGCCACTTTCTAATATCCGACATGTAATACGTCCTTGTTATGATTTAGTATTTATCAAGGATCGGGCATATCGCGGCCATAAAAAAAGGACGCTCGAAAGCGCCCTTCATCGGAGTGGTTTTGCCTACTTCTTTAGTACATTTGGTACCAGCATTTGTGTACGCCAGTGACTTTCGTCGTCAACGTGCCCCTTTCTGACATATTTTGCAACACTCTTATCGAAGTTATCGTATGCAAACTTATCAGCAAGGCGAATAACAAAGCCTTCGTCTTTCCCCGGATCTAATCCTTCATGGAGTTTTCTGATTTTAGCTTCATCCCATATGTCATCATAGATAACATAGACAGGTTCGATACCAAGCAATGCGAAATAGTGCAGAGTTTCATCCCAACTGAGACACATGTTATCGTCATCCCAGATCGAAAAGCCCATGAAATACGAGGGCAGGTCTGTGTAGTGGATCGCGTGCTTGGCCCACAGGTTCTCGCCGCAAATTCGCCAATTTTCGGGAATATCGTGCGCTATCTGTGCATGTAGTTGCTTGACCCAGTCTCGGTCAATGCCACCCCTGCTGTCTAAACTGCGAGCATGGGTGTAATCTTTACCCAAAGTTGTATTCTCGCCGTCCATTTTCTTAGATCCGATCGCTCTTTTACCCACAAAGTGGGAAAGGTCCGTTAGGACCTTGTCATCACTCGTGAATCCTGGACTCCAGGGTAGGTGATAAGTTCTCGGATACTTGATTTTCATCTGCAAATCTTCTGAATGTCGTCTGCCGACCTTCCTACCTTCATTGCATCTACTCTACATTGATTCTTTGCATAGCTTTCGTATGCCATACCACCCATTGACAGAAAGAACATTATGGCAACGGTAGCCATTAGGTAGCGTTCCATTATCGACAAGCCCTCAGAACTTCTTCGCCCTTCATGCCAGCTTTGATAGCTTCGAGCTTGCACTGATGGCCTTGATAACCCCAAAAAAGCAAAGGCACAGATAAGTACAACTGCAACAACTCCAACAACGATAGGTTCGGTGCGATTCATTTCACTTTACCTTCGGTGGATTCCACTGTCTTGCAACAGTAAGGATTGAAGAGATTGCAGAACGCAACGGCTTACCTGCAGTCATAGATTCTACGACTTGCCAGCACGCCCATTTGCATAGATCATCAAACGACCAGTCGTCCAGATCCTTTTCTGTGTTTACAGGAGCACTCACTTGATTTCCTTTGAGCTATTTGCAACAGACTTATCGTAACGACGTTCTTGGAAGCGTGGCAGGAACAAAGAATCCACGCCAACACGGGTTCTGCTCGAAATACGCTCGTTGTAAAGGACAGTGACAATGCCGCCCATCCAACTGTCGATATCGCGAGTGATCTCTGCACGCAAATCGTCTGAGAATCCACTGATTGCAGTTTCTACAAGACGATCACTGGATGCACAGATCAAACTACCGACCATTCCGACAAACTTGCCTTCACCGGGGTTCCAGCCAATGACTTCGAGGTCAGCATCCTTCTCGGCCTTGAACTTAACCAAGTGCTTGCTGCGGGTATCTTCCCACAGACCACAGAAGTTCTTCAGAATGGTACCTTCTTCGCCTGCTGCGAGCATTTCATTGAAGTGGGAAACTGCTTCATCCAGATTATTGACAATCTTGTATGGAATCAGGCGGAACTTCAACGCACCGTGCGTCAACTTGTGCGCGGTGTAATCAGCACTGGTGGTAATCTGTTGCATTGCGGCAACAAGCTTCAGGAAACGCTTGTCATACGTTTCTGCAGACTTGCGTGCGAAGAATTCAGACAGCGGGAATGCATCCCACACCTGGAATCTCACCATCTTAGCTTCTGCATCGCTAATCGTGCCCTTGATGGCTTTGTTAATGATGCCGTTACCAGTCTTGCGATCGATAATGTTCTCGTTTGCATCCACAACAACGAATTCGCCGTCGTAGAACATATTAACTCCGTAATGCGCAGAAACATACAGCGCATCTTCGTCCATGTAACCCAACAAATCAATTGCACGACCAGAACGACCACACAGAGTAACCTTGCCATTCTGGACAAGTGCATTTGCACGCAGGCCGTCAGCTTTTAGTTGACTGAATGCCTGATAGGTGATGTTTTTGACGTTCTTCTCGTCGTAGGGACGAGCAAGCAGGCAGGGATAAGTGGGAATGAAGTCGGGGATTACCGAGTTGACCGTACCATCTCCAGCACCGCAACGCAAATCCTTGCCAATAATGCGCTCAACAACAGTAGCATCATCAGCGGAAAGCTGACTGAGAACACTGCGTAGATGCTCAATCCCTGCGCCACCTGTGAATTGTCTCGAAGAAAGCTTTTCAAGTTCAACCAGTGCCCAGTCGAGGGTCTGCCCGCCTTTTGCGTCATAAGCAGGGATCTTCCTGATGAAAAAGTTCACATACGGATCGAGTGCAAGTTTTGCAACCGTACGGAACTGTTGATTGTCCTTGTATTTCCCGATAACTGCGATCTTGTGACCGCGTTTGGTATCGGAATTGATTTCTTCGAGGATTTGTAGAATGTTTATCATACTCTTAGTATAAGCTAGACCACAGTCTGCGTCAAGTGGTTGATTTCAGTTCTTTTTCTAATATATAATCAGCCATCTCCGGGAGAAGAGTTAGATACATCCTGTCGTGATGTGGTTCGCAATACGACCGTCCATATATGGTCGGATGGCGGCAGCACTCTCCTTCTCCGATCCATACACATACTTTATTTTCTTTCTCTTCATCCATTTTATTGTTCGCGCCCCATGATGTAACACTTCAAACCATCGACCTACCAGTTACAAGCTGGCCACTCTAAGTGTAACTAGAACAATATTAAGCCGGCGGCGCCGCCTTGTGTTTAGAGATCATTCGTATTTCTGAGCTAATGAGGCATGCTCAGTATAGCAGAATTATTCGATATCCTCAATGTGCTCCAAAATAATTCTGTCGTAATCATTTTTTACTGCGTATTCGATGACTTCTGCAAGGACAACTTCGTCGTCCAACGAAGCATACCATAAAACCTTGCCATAGTCGACATTATTGAATCCAGAAAGAACTTTCTTGGATGTTTCGAGGTAGTTTTCGTATGAACCAAACTCCTCTGTATATGGGCCAAGGGCAGCATCAAGTATATCGCCTTGTGTCATTATTTGTACTGTTTTGATAATCTTACCGCTGCGGTCTGCAACGGTATATTCAGTCCCAATGGATAGGACATCGGTGTTTTTGTACATAGTGGTACCTCAATAAAGGTGTAGAGCCAACGGCTCATTAGTATTTATGGAAAGTGCAGAAACTTAGATTTGATATCGTAAAATCGTTTGGCGCCTGTCATCCTTTCTAGTACCGCACGCTCGACAATATCTTTTATATATCCGTCCTTAGTGGATTCAATCTGATCATCCGGAATATCGTCAAGGTTTATATTAGAAACTACTATCGATGCGTTCGATGAAGGTATGACCACGGGAAAGAATGTTATATTTCCATTTCCGCTGATAATATCTCGATAATCTACATCAACACTATAAGAAACCGCTGCTGGCTGTACACTAAGAATAGAATGAAAATTTCTACCATGTGAGTTTATGCAGCCAAATATCTCAGCCTTTGAACTGCTATGCGACGCGATCTTATTTTCGTCAATGACACCAGCTGAACCTTTACCGAACAAGATATGACTATAGGCCGCCCCTTCTAACGCAATAATATTTCTATATGCAAATGATGCAGATGCTACATTATTATTATAAAAGGTGGTCAGATTCAATCTCGAAGAAGGATTCAGAATATAGTTGGTCACACAATTCAGCGCACTGTGACTTTCAATCTCTTCAACAATTTCTGCTGAAAATGTTTCACTGATGCGAAATACAACTACAGAGTTGTAGAATGTTTCGTATTCTGTTCGATACTTGACATAAATCGGTTCGTCAATATCGCCGACTATTTCAAACATAGTGTGATTATTACACACCAGGTATGCTACTGTAGAAAATGTCTCAGGATTATATAAACTCTGGGGATTGGTGGTTTGATTATTATTTTCGAGAGAATTCGTTACCAGAATGTTCGGATGATCATACATCTCTTTACTGATGTGTATTTCGTTACCGGTAATTATGACAATAAAACCTGTCAGCGCAGGGTCTACTATCATCTGAGACTTATTATTCTGGATAAAGAATCGTTGATCGAAAAACTTATCTAGTTCAGTGGTCTTATATTTGTCCTGCGCTGCCGAATAGAGCAACTCCGGATAATATTTTCCAAGAAATGATTTTACTGGTATGAGATTTGTCGACATTTATTTCCCGTATCTGCTACGAGATATTTATGGTTATAGTTCTTCGAATGTAGCAGTTAACGGGAATCCATTTGCTCTAGAATAAGCAACGGTCTCAGTGGTTTTCTCTTCTGCAATCTCGCGTGTGTATGGCGAGCCTGCAATACCTTGCCCTTGGACGTGGATCATCTTGGTAATCTCCACAGCATCCTGCATGCTCTTATGAAAGACGCCGACAAGTACAGAAATCACAAACTCAAATGTGGTTGAATCGTCATTATGAAGGATTACCTTGTACATCTTTGGCTCGACGACGCGGATGGTCTCATCAATCTTTTCGATTACTTCAATATCAGACATTGTTAAATCCCGGGTAGTAGTAGACCTAAGTTTACTGTACCCGGACCCTTGTGTCAAGAAACTTACTTGATGGTAATTAGCTTGGGCTGAGCCTCAAGCGGCACATTCTTAACAAATGTGATAGTCAAAATACCATCTTCCATCTCTGCACCACCTACATCAAAGAATTCGGCAATGCGGAATTGCTTTGAGAACGAACGGTTGGCGATTCCACGGAATTGATACGTAGAATTCGGATCAATTGCTTTCTCACCCTTGATAGTGAGCAAACCTTGATGTTCTTCTAGCGTGATTTCCGCTTTCTTGAATCCTGCGACAGCCAATTCGATGTAGAATTCATTGTCAGAGACTCTAACAATGTTGTGCGGTGGATAGTTGTTATTTTGAATGTGAAAATCCCTGAATACGGGACCGAAGCCTACAGTAATAGATTCGAGTTGATCGAATAGACGTGAGATGTCGTTCTTAGGTAGCATGATTTTACTCCTTTTAAGCAAGTTTAGATGTGCTTTACCTTAGTACAGTTGCGTCACCATGACGCGAAGTGTAGGGCCCCTAATGGGCACCCTACACTTTATTTATCTCCGATCAATAGATCGTCTATATTTTAGACCACCCATTGCAAATAATCCTATTATTATCAGAAATACAGTAGATGGTTCGGGTGCTGCGGGGAGGGAAACAACGGAGTGGCAACACCAGCTGTGTGTATCAGAATAGTAAAATGGCGAAGCAATAATCGAATATTGAGGTACACCGTTATGTGGCGCTGGTGATATACCTGACTTAGCCTGAAAAGAATCTAAGGGAATTGGCGCAGATAGTGATAAAATTATTGGAGTAATTCCAACAGATGATATGCTTTCGTGAATTCCACCTGGCGGAAGAATCCACCCAGTATTCTTCAATCGAGCAACTCTACTAAGGTTTCCACAAACAGTTGGCACCACAATGCAATAATTCTCTTCGCAATATACCATTCCGCGTTCTTTGGATACACGAGTCCATTTATCTCGAGTTACACGCTGACAAACACGATTCTTACCAAAATGCATATCCCTGAGATCAGTATATTCTTCTTTGCCGATGATACTATCTTTTGTGATATCAACTATGTCATCATATTTTTTAGAATTTAGTCGCTTTTCTAGCTTATCTCGAATATTTTTTGGAATATCTATATAATCGTGAACTGCCACTGATACATCACCCGTAAATCTATTTGCGCCGGGCTGATCCCACTGACATACCGGCGACACAATAACCGATGCCGCAAATAGAATTTCTGATAACATCTATCAATATTTCTTGTCTTTATGCCAATGACCGGATTCAATCATTTCTTCGACAGTACGTTCCCAACGCTTACGAGCTTGTTTCTTCATACGCTGTTTGGCCACGGCAGGTTTCTCGTAGGCCATTCGATCTTTTACTTCCTTTAATAGACCAGTGTCTTGAACCTTCTTCGACCATGTACGCAGGGCGCGGCCAAAATCCTCGCCCCTAACTTCGACTGTGATTCCCTGCTGCTTTTTTCCGTCTCTGAACTTATTAGACATTATTTGCTCGTTTCTTTGTTTTGTAAACATGTTGTGTTATACCATTTTCGTCAACAAATATTTTGTTGACTCCTTCCTTATGTAATCGTGGTAGTATAAACTGAGTAGCCTGGAGATCCTTCTCCATTACCGCACGCAATCCTCTAGCACCTACCTTTTGCTTCAGACATTGTTCAGCTACATTCAGTAGGTATTTATCGTCAAACTCTAAAGTGACACCATCAATTTTGAACAGTGCTCTGAATTGGCTTACGATGCTATTTTTAGGTTCTCTTAGAATACGAAGCATCATATCCGGTGTTAGGTCGTCAAACACAACAACCACCGGGCAGCGGCCCACAAACTCCGGGATCAATCCATATTTAATAAAATCTTCGGAACCCGCCGATCTGATTGTATCAGAAAATGGAGTCTTTGTACTCAGTGTTGCACCAATACCGATGCTTGTTTTGGAACGACTCTTTCGAATTACTTCATCAAGCCCGACAAAGGAGCCACTGCACACAAAAAGGATGTTCTTTGTATCAAAATCAATGATATCGTCGTGCAACTCAACTTTTATGGATGTACCTTCAATAAGTTTCAATAATGCTTGCTGTACACCTTCTCCGGAGACGTCTCTGTTCGCAGAGGCTGTATCATTCTTTCTACTTTTCTTGTCAATTTCATCGATAAAGATAATACCACGCTGAGCACGCTCAATATCATCATCTGCTTCCATAATTAATCGCTTGATTAGATTTTCAACATCTTCTCCAACGTAGCCCGCTTCAGTCAATGAGGTTGCATCGGCAATAATGTATGGTAAATCAAACATCTTGGCTACAGTTTTCACTGTAAGAGTCTTTCCGCTGCCAGATGATCCCACAATAAGCAAATTAGACTTATCGATTTCTGTCTTTGACTTACTGTTAATACGTTTGTAGTGATTATAGACTGCAACTGAAATTGCTTGCTTTGCAGAATCCTGTCCTACAACATATTCGTCAAGATATTTTTTTATCTGTTCCGGGGTGTAGATCTTATCTTTCTTTTTCTTCTCAGGTTCTGCTTTTTCTTCAGTATGCAATATTTCGTGACTAACATCTACGCATTCATTGCAAATATACAGATTGGCTCCGTTTACAATAGGACCTTCGACTAGATGTTTTACCTGATTCCTACCTTTACCACAGAAAGAGCAATTGATTGCTAATTTCATAACTGGTGCGTCGTCATTTTCAATCATTAGTCTCTCCTAAACTCGGTTAGCCAACTCAATGTTTTTGGGTACTTAGCCTTTTGCGCCAGCTCGTCGGTCGTAATCTCGAATGGAGATAATGCCATCTGATCCATCTCCTCCTCCGGGACTTCTCCGTCCAACGGGCCTTCGGTGGGGGCAGCCCGGGACCGCGGCGCCGCCGAATCGGCTTCAGGGGCTTGTGATACCATTCTTTCTTGGACTTTTTCTTCATTTACTCGTTGAGGTGTAAAATGTGCGTCGCCTACTAATTCTCGATATACGTTTGCTTGGTGGGCCCACGGTATTACCACTGGTCCTCCGGAAGGAATCTCCAGCGGTATGGCGGTAGTGGCGGAATCGGATCTACTAATTTGTGGAACATCGGCAGTTGCTTCCATCGCTGTGTCAGGATCTTGGATAACCTGAGTCGGTGCTGGTTGCCGTACCCCGGCGTAACTCTTCCCGCGTAGAAGCCACGACGCCATAATTGCCTTTTCTTCCTCACTTATTCCCACCTCTTCGGTCTCGTCGATACTTTGAACATTTTCTTCATCGGTATCTTCGCCAACTTCCATTCTAGCAAGCACGAATCCAGCAATCGGCGCTTCAGGTTCTGACGAAAGTACACTCGCTTCTTTTTCACTTAGTATCTCAATTTTCTCACTTTGTTCGGTGTCTTGTATCTGACCCAGCCGAATCTGCGTGCCACCATCATCCACCGCGGCATCTTCTTGGGTCGATTCTTGCAAAGACCAAGTCTCCCAAACGCTTTCCTTATCTTTCTTTGTTTCATCTACTCTTTCTAAATCCACCAAAGAAGGCGGTGCGTATAGGGCGGCTTTCTCATCTGCTGTAACTGACGTGATACTCTGCGGAAGATGCCGGCACGCTGGTGACACCCATGGCGTGTCAGTTATACCCTCAACTCCTCGATCCTTTGTCTGCTCATCTTCCTCGGGTTCGAGAGGAATTTTTGGTGATGCATCTCTCTTCGTATCGTCTTGCTTTTTCTTTTTTTCATTTTGGATACGAAGAATGGTGAAGTTAGCCGCAATCAGCAGTGTAATGGCCAATGGATCTAAAGTCGAGACAATAATCAGTGTGAATATGCGTACAGCCGACTCTAATGATTTATTGTCGCTCTTTTCCGAGCCGTAAAACAATTCTGCGATGTATCTTATAGGTCCAACCTCGAGTTGAAGCTTGCGTAAATCGGATTCTAGCTTGAATTTTTCATCATTTATCGCTTCTATGCGCTTTTGAGCTTCATCGGAGTCATTTTTTAGCTGTTTTCTTTGTGAAAGTTGGCTTTTTCTGACAGAAAGTGCTCTATCTGCACGGTCTTTTCCAAGAAAACTATTAACTGTGGCGTCAAGTTGCAGTATAACCCCATCATTATCGGCAATTATCGACTTTTCTCGTAAGATTTGTTCTTCCATACGGACAATTTTAGAGGAATTGTCCATAGTTGAAGCACCTTGCTCTAAGTGTGCCTTAGATAAGAAGCCAAAAACTCCCAAACTTGTGGAAAGCATAAGTGCAAGCGTGAAATAGACAAGAGGGCCCCTTAGGCCCCATCCCGCTTCTTTCCAATTTCGGTATAACCAACTTGTTGTTACCAGCTTACCGGCTTCTAAAGTTATACCCAGCACTAATGCTGCTATAGGTTGTCCAGCCAAAATAGCCATCAAACCAATAATTGAGAACCATCCAGCGACAGCAGCCAATAGTAAGGCTGCCAATAATGTTAGCAGAGCGAATATCATCTAATATTTATCGTGATTTTTTGTGTGATATGTTAGCTTTAGTATGATAAAAAATCTGTGATAGCATTATGATATATTATCCATATTGAATCGTACCACCTTGTCAAAGGACCAACCATATGGTAATAGTTCCTTATCTACCCGTTCTCTTAGTTCGGATATCGATATAGCCGAGTTCCACGGCTTAGGGGCCGAAGGATTTGCAGATTCATGTTCGCGCAATAGTTCGTCGTACACGCGAGCATGTATATCTTCGGCTTCCTCCCTTGTCAGCCCTTGTAACTTTTTGAAAGTAGCTTCTTCAGTCACGATAAAACACACTTCTCGACTTCGGAGTTTCCCACCAATCAATATGGTCAACCTTTACGTTTAGTTCACGCATCTTTACGTCAACCAATTCTGCCATCCATTCACTAAGCTTCTCACTTGTAGGAACAAATGTAACGATAAGAAATCCATCGTAGTATTCATACTCCGGGCTATCTGGCTGAAGATCGTCTAGATCTAGCTTGTATCCAGCTACAAAATTTGTATCAGGCACATAGACAGGAATACGGGCTCGCGAATAACCTACCATTTGATCGTATAATGGATCGCCTATGTCAAGGATAAACTGGTGATCAATATTTTCATTGATCCACTTCTTTAGCCACTCTAGGTGCCTAAAGTCAGTTACCATGCTTGTATTATCAAGTTTATCACCTGTTAGATACACTTGCATCTTACCTTCATGACCGTGTAGATGTCTGCAAGCACATTTCAGGTCAGCAGCGAACTTTCCGTTCAGCTTCTGTGTCCATACTCTGTGTCCATAGCAGAATTCAAATGTCTTATCGATTACCCATTTGCTCATACAAGCTCCTCGATAATACCGACCACTTCTGCAATGATAAGGAATGCACCGCAGAATGTAAATGCACCAAGCACAAGGCCTGTACCTGCAAGAATTCGCAATGCGCTCTTTACCAGGCTAATTCGAAGATGTAGTTTAGGATCAGGATGCTTCATATTATTCCTTACCTACAGAAACAAGTCTCATGAATTCTGTTCTAACATTTGGATCAGACTTGAATACTCCACCGAGCTTACTTGTTACGGTGCTCGAACCTGTATCTTCAACACCACGACTCTTTACGCAGAAGTGTTGTGCAGTGATTACAACACCAATATTATCTGTTTCCAGAATGTATTGCAGTGCATGGTACACTTGTTCGGTAAGTCTTTCTTGGATTTGTGGACGCTTGCTGAAATATTCCACGATACGATTGATCTTAGATAGACCAAGTACCTTTTGATTAGGAATATATGCAACTGTTGCAAGTCCGTCGATAATGACAAAGTGATGTTCGCAATTGGATTGTACGTTGACATTTCGTTCAACTACCATCTCGTCGTACTTCATTTTGTTATCTACCGCTGTGCATTTTGGAAATGCATCGTAGTCCAATCCCCAGAAGATTTCATTCACGTACATCTTAGCAACACGCTTTGGTGTTTCGATCAAACTGTCATCAGTTAGATCCAATCCCATAATGTGCATGATATCTGTGAAGTGCTTTTCGATCTCGGTAATCTGATCTTTACGATCTAGAAGTTTACCTTCACGTACTGGAGTTTCTACTCCCATCTTTACTAGGTGGGCGTGAACTTGTTGACCCAATTCGGGGTCGCATTTTGTTTTATTGTATGACATGATAACCTTCCTTTGTGATGGTTTTGTTTTGATAGTTTGTAACCGTTGTGTTACAAAAGTATTTATCTGTTAGTAGATGTTGTGCTTTTGTTTTAGGTTATTAAACTCTTGGTTATATGTTGGCGAGAATAATTCCTTATTTAGGATTCTAACCAAATCCTGGAAGTCGTTTTTCAACACAAGTGTATCACTTCTGAGATTCATTAGTTCTACTGCCTGAAACTCGCTGGTCCTAATCAATCCCTTCAATATTCCGGGATTGGCCATATTGCCGCGTAGTTTTGATGCAACGCATTCCTGCTCAGTCAGCTCTTTTAGTTGTTCTACACTCAACGAACCGAAGAGTGTATCCAGAAGATCAATCTTCAGGAGTTGGTCATTTGTAAGTGTAATCATACGGCCATCGGTGGTTTGTTGGTTACATCGGGATATGGGTCATATCCGATAAGCTCAATGTCTTCCCACTGCAAAGATAGTATATCTTCGAATGTAGGTAGTTCCTTCTTGATGTTTAGTGTAGGCAACTTACGTGGAGTGCGCTCCAACATCTGCTGTACCATATCCATTTGGTTCTGATAGATGTGTACGTCCCATCCCATGTATACCAAATCGCCCGGCTCCATACCCAAGTGCTTCGCAAAGATATGATTCAGTAGGGCATAAGACGCGATGTTGAACGGTAAGCCATAAGGCACGTCGTTACTACGCATTACGAAACAGGTGTTTAGTTTGCCCTTATTTAGGGTAAAATCGCCCTCTACACTGTGCATATGCATCATGTGGCAGGGCGGCAGTGCCATCTCATGTAATTGTCCAGGATTCCATCCCGTTACCACGTGCCTGCGTCCGTACGGATCTTTCTTGATACCGTCAATCAGTTCTTTGATTTGATCTACCCCTAAATGCTCAGTAGTCTTTTCTGGAATAAAAATAGATGAATATAACAGTTGAGTTTTTAGATCAACCCACTGGCACGTTTTTTCACTATAATATCCTTTGCCGGCAATATCTTTATCTAATGAATATTTCTTCCAATTAGTTATTTTTTTATCCCATCCCGGCAATGTCTGTGCATCGATAACGAAGTTAGAAAATAATAACCATCGAGCAGACACATATATATTTTTTCTACCGTAGTTAGGATATGAATGATCTTTTTCATCATAACATCTCGATATCATTGCATCCCACATTGGGCGAAGTTTTTTCCATAGTTCCGGGTACGCAGACTTTACGGTTATATCACCGGAACATGCTACACCTGCCACATTGGGGAAATATGGATCGTATATCTCACCTTTATCGATATTCTGCTTACGAACATTTGCTACATACCCGGTCTTATGAAACTTTACATCAAAAAATAACTTATTTCCATTACCCCTGATTTCTTTTGTTACGGTATATTGTCCACAAGAGTTTGATGTGAACTCTTTCCCGACATATCCATGAACATCTGAAGAAGTATCTATTATGATATCTTTTGTAAATGGTGTATCAATACCCGGAGGTATTTTTGCAAAACCATCAAAGTTTCTCCATTGATGCGAATAACCATATCCTAAACTTCCAGAAGGCAAATGGTTTAGGCTGCGCTTGTCCAGGAACTCACGCGAGGTGTTTCCCTTCCAGATGTTGATGTTTTTAGCTTCTAAGAGCTTGGTCTGTGTTTCTCCACGTAGGAAAAACATAGTCTCTTCGAAAGCAATACGCAAAGGTGTTTTGCGTGTAGTTTGGATGGGAAAGCCTTGCGCTAAATCCCAGCGTAGAAGTCTGCCAAATACAGCTCGAGAGCCAACACCTGTTCGGTCTGGTTTATCGACGCCATTTTCGACGACATCCTTTAAAAGTTCAATATAGTTTTGCATTACTCTTCGTCTCCCGCAATGCCGTATGATACGACATTAGGGCACGAAAGTCAAAGAGTATCAGCTAACTTCCTGACTATATATTCTTCTTCAGTAATATTGCCCATACAATCCTGATGATATGCTGCCATAAGCGTACTATCCTGCGAATTTGCAGCATTATATGTATGCCCCCAATTTACATAATGGATATAATATGGCTTCCACCAAATCTTTACGTCATTTTCACACTTAACCGGAATCCACGCGAACTTCTTCTCGTATTCACATTCGAATATAAGACCGGGATCATTTCTCCATGTCTTTTTTAACATTAGCTAAAACGGGGTCGAAACCCCGCCCAAGTTACTCCGTTTTTAGTGGAGGCAGTTTATAGAAATCGTGGTTTCCCACTTTCATCGTCTTCTTCAGTGTATTCCGCCAGGCTGGCTGACTCGTGAAGGGATTATGGAAGTGTGTTGCACCTAAAGTATTGTCTTCGACGTTTCCACCGAGTGCAGTAATAGCAACTATCGTCGCTACCTGGAACTGGTCAACCACCTGCTGGTTGATAGAACCGTCTCTATTTGTTACAGGTATTTCTTTACCCCGTCTATTGTTTTCACAGTACCACGAAAAGGCACATACAACATTCTTAGTGATACGGGAAATAGCTGTCTGTTGGACAACCCCGCACACTGTTTTCGGGAATCGCGGATCATTGGCGCGATTTAGGGTAACAGAAGCAACTGCAAACTGTCCTCTGATATCTTCATTTCGTGCTTCATAATAGATATTCTGTGCAAGGCAATAAACCTGCTCGGGATCTATAATGGTTGTATCTACTGGTAAACCAGCAATACTAGCAGTCTGGAGAAGATATGCAAGCAAGATTTTTGCTGTTATCATCATTTTTCTCCTAAATGGTCTCTGTTGAAACTACCAACAGGGAAATATTTAGCCTAATGGCTAAGCCATTATATACAATGTGAACTCGTTTGTCAAGTTCTGGATAAATAAGATAAAGGATAAGGGGTTATATGAAGCTTGATTTTATGAAAATATTAGAGAATATGGACATACAGGGGCCATCACCAATTGTTCCTTCTGTAGGCGATACCATTCGCACAGAAAAGACTCAAATGACCGGTAAAGTCGAGGGTGTGAGGGGCAACATGGTATTCTTTCGCGAAGGCGATGGACGCCTAATGAAAACTGACGTAAAGAATGTTTCTGTTGTTCAACCTATTGCAGACGAAGATGATGACATGGTCTGCGAACTTTCCACAGACAAACTAACCAAATATAAGACTGCTGCGGCTGCCGACGCTCGTGCTGCTGATGCAACAGGTAATATAGCACAAGGAAATAAAAGATTCCACGGTATTGTGCAAGCAACCAAGAAGCAATTTGCCAACGATGCAAAGAAAACAACCAAAGAAGGTACAATGGGAGGCATCAATCGTTGTGCACCTGCACAAGATGTTAGCTATGAGAAAATGCTTGACGAAATTATGAAGGAAGAAGAAATGAAGTTGAATGAACTAAGTGTCGGTAAAATGCAAGACTACGTCGACACAGCAAAATCCACTCAAGGATTTAGAAGTGGCCGTTCACTTGGCAAGATTGCTAAAACTACCGCTGTTGGTGTTCCTACAGCTAAAAGCAAGATCAATGCCAAAACTGGCAACAGAACAGGTTCTGCCCCGAAGTACGGACCTATTAGAGAGCAATCACTCGAAGAAAGACTAGCAACATTTGTCGATGAAGCATTTATGAATCCATGGCACGGTTATGTGCCCGGTGAGAAGGGTAAGGCAGACCCTAAACTATCTCCAGGCGGCAACCCAAACAATATTTCACCAGATGCAGAAGCACCTGACAAGAAACTAGGCGCGCTCGCAAAGGCTCCAAAAACCTCTATGCAGGGCAAGGATGATGTAAGATTCAGTGAATTAGTTCAAGACACTATCGAAACTCATGGCATTAAGTGGGCATTCAACTTCTATGTCGTGAAACACGGACTTCCGCCAAGACAGTTTAGAATCTTTGCAGGTATATGAAAAAGGGCCCCGAAGGGCCCTTTTTGCTTATGTGCTGTCTTATCTGACAGCTTCTCTGGATTTGGCCCGAACCTTGACGAAATTGGTTTCGTTGTATGCCTTACCATCCTTGTAACGGGAAATCAAGTAGTCAACAGACGACGGTGCAGCACGGTAATCGAGCTGGTTAGTGCTGAACTTTCCATCACGGATATTAAGCATCAAACGACCCTTCTTGCTCTTCTTCATGGAAGAAGTAATCGGATCCTTGTACACTTCGACCCATTTACCGTTGATGAAAGCAGCCGAGCACTTCATTGCAAATTCCAACGTGTCACGGTTGACCATTTGCAGCAACGCACCACCCTGACCGAACGCAACGTTGTCGGCACTGTAGCCATTCATATCCATCACAGTAAGGATGGCACGGATCATTGCGTGATCAATACCGTCACCCTGGATGATGCGAACGTTGTTGAGTACCTTGTAACCCTTGGCATTCACGGTGTGGCCGTAATACTTGTCCAGGATCTTCAAGCAGTCATTTACTACTTGCACGGGATCGCCGCTGTCAGGACGAACAACAACTACCGCACCACTGGCCTTGACTTCGTCAATCAGTTCAGTACCCCACTTCTTGCAGGCTTCGTAGATGTCGTAACTGTCGCTCACGAAAGCAACCGGTTGACCGGGCTTACCGTAAATCTTCAGCATGTTACGATAGGAAGCAACTTCGTTTTCACGACCCCAGCTGGTAACCGTACTGTGCTCCATAGCAGGGATACTGAAGCCACATACTTCGGCGTCGTAGTATTCCATTGCAGCCATGATGCCAGAAACGGTGTCAGTGCCCATGAAGTTGATAAGGTGAGCCATGCCACCTAGTGCAGCACTTTCCAAACTAGACACGCCGCGAGCACCAAAGTCATGCAACTTGAAGTCGATAAGCGAAGGATCGCCGTTCTTTTCCAGGAAGTGCAGGATAATTTGCTTGCTAACGTAGCTGTTGGATGCAACAGTGGTTGGATACCAAATTGCGCGGAGCAATGCAGTTTCCAGGAAGCTGGTCAACCAGTAGCAACGCGGATCGGTGTTGACAATCGAAACCAACACGTTCTTCAAGTACATAACGGAACCTTCGTCCACCGACTTGATTTCGACAGGCAGATGACCGCCGTGCGTGTTGACAATGTACATCCAGTCGTCGTAGTTGAACGGCTCGCCATGCACTTGCATGACCTTACGTGCTTGTTCTACCATTGCGGCAGTAACAGGAGTGGTCAGGTACTCACGGATGAATGCTTGCAGACCAAAGAAGACGAGCTGGTCATACTTTCCGCCGCGTGATTCGATGTAGGAATACACATATTCAGTACCGGGTGGATATTGGCAAAATTGTGAATATTTATATGAATCCGAATTCAAAATTATATTGCGTGCAAATTTCATTTTGATAAACTCCTTATCAGTTAATGCCTAACTCTATGTCAGGACTTAGGTTCTATAACACTGCGGCCTTTAGTACAAGGGCAACCGCATCTTCCCTGGATATATGGAAGTCTCTCAACTCTCCATATCTGTCCTTTATTACCTTTGCTGTAGTTCCTTCTATTACATAAGCTCTATCAGCAATTTCAAAAAATCGTCTATGTCTGGGATTCTGTTCCAATGGTCGATGTATCACACATATTTTGGCCGGGGCCCTTTTGTGGAAATCTACCATTGCATCAGAAAACTCCAGCACGATCATTTGATTCCAAGCGCCTTCTTTTGATCTTCGGTTAAGGTTGCCATCAAATCTTCCTTTACCCTTGCAAGGCGCGCCTTTTCGGCCTCTTTCTTTCTCTCTTTTTCTTCAGCAAGTTTCCGTAGACGATCAGATTCTTTGTGATCGCGCCACCAGGCACCTACTTCGGGATCTCTCAGGATAATGGCTTCTACAGTGCCGTCATCAAGGGCTTCGAGCTCTCTCAAAAGGGTGCAATTGATTCTTGCCAACTTATCGTTTCTTTCTGTGTAGTCACGAATGACCCACGCATCATCTCTATCATCTCTGCAGGGCATATAAACTCCTTATACGTCTTCCGGGTAATAATTTCTGTCGGGATTTACCTTTGGTACTTCCCTACACATCTCACCACCGTATGCTAATACAAATGCCATAGCATCGGCTTCGTCTTCAAATTTTAGGTGAGAGGCAATATTGAGCACTGAAGAATCTGCCCACCCACCGCTGTAATATTCGGCACCTTCGTCAAATCCTTTCTCGTTGAGATCTTCAGCAAGCTTCAGCAAGCCTTGCCTAGTCAGCGTTGGGATTTTGACGAAGACAGTCATCCGCGTGCTCTTGCTACCAGCGTGTTGATGATGTGCTTGTGGTCACCGTAGATCAGTTCTTCCATCTTGTCGATTTCGGACAACTTGAACCACTTGGCCTTCTTAGCATCGTCGGACCCCTTCACACGGGGCAGTTTACCGTCACCACCAGTAAGTTCGATAAGATATGCCATAGTGATGGTACGACCACGCAAATCGCGATCAGGATGGTCAAATGTTTCGTTGTAGGTAATACCCTTACGAAGCACGATTTCTGGAACCTTGATCTTGGTTTCTTCCACCAACTCGCGGATAACGCAATCTGCCAAACGTTCCTTGGGATTGATGAATCCACCCGGGAGTGCCCAAAGGCCCTTGCCCGGAGCGTAACCGCGTTGGATAAGCAGGATGTGGCCGCCTTGGATAACCACTGCATCAGTAGTCTGGAATACAGGCACAAAAGGTGCAGATTCCCAGGACTTGTGATAGTCCTTGTAGAAAATGTACTCTTCAACCATGTCGCTGTATCCGGGAGTATTTCTCCAAGATTTCATGTATTCGAATACTGCGGCAGGAACTGCACCCTGGATGTAATCCAGGTGGCCTTCGAAGTAGAGTTCGCGCACCTTAGTGGCGTCGATTGGCTGTGAACCGTGTTCGACAAATCCGTTCAGTGGAATAAAGTCCCACTCCGGGAATGCATGGTTGTACCAGCTGGAATCGTCCTTGTCGTAACCCATGATTGCGATATCAGCATCGTCGATATCAGGGCTGTCAGTCTTCACCACGGATTGCACGTTGCTAATCCAGTTGTTGTTGCTGTACTTGAAGTCTCGCAGAGGATAGATCTCGAACTGAGCATTTGGCCGCACAGCTTCGATTGCACTCGTAATCATTTCCTTACGTTCAGCAAACTTGAACGGATTCTTCGGAGTGCGGGGCTGGAATGAACTGCCGACGAGAATGATTACCTTTTCGGCAATATCCAGGGCTTGGAGGAAGTTGGCAAGATGCCCGTTGTGGGCGGATTGAAATCGTCCGATGAGGACGACACGCTTGTATCGTTTTATTGACATATTTTGGCTCCCAAAATAAATAAGTTGAACAGTCTGTCTGTTACTGTTATATTTATGTTACTATGTTGTGAACCGTTTGTCAATGTGGTAAATAAGTGTAGTTCGCGATGCGCCAACATCCAACTACCCTAACGCTACAAGGAGCAATCAGCTATGTATTTAGCATACACTTATTTCGTTCGAAATAAAATTACAGATCAATTCTATTATGGATCTCGTTATAAAAATGTAAAATATAATAGATCGGCAATAAACGACTTGTGGATATATTATTTTACATCTTCAGATAGTGTCCTCAGACTTGTTGATCTTTACGGTAAAAAATCATTCGAAACTTCTATAGTATATGAATCTAATGATTACGATGCATGTTATTGGAAAGAGCAAACGCTTATATCAGAGAATATAGATAATATACTATGTCTCAATAAGCATTATACTCGAGACGGAAAAGTCAAGTTTCTCCGAGCAGGGATAGTGTTATCGGACGAAACTAAAAATAAGATGTCGGCGGCGAAGAAGGGAAAATCTCACTCTACTGAGCACAATAGAAAAGTATCTGTGTCTCTAAAACAAAAATATAACTCAGATATCAAACCAAAATCAACACGATTTAGAAAATCTGCCACAGAAGAAACAAAGCTAAAAATGTCACAAGCCAATATTCTACGGCCGCGACTCGAATGCATTCATTGCGGAAACAGATATGATCCGGGAAACTATAACAGATATCACGGACCAAAATGTAAAATGAATAGATAGTCAATTATCCTCGACCGTGGCTACGCCTTTCAGGCGATTGATGATCTGTACATCTTCGGTTGGCATTTCTCTTTCAAACTGACGCCAGGTATTTCGGATTTTCCAGCCAAAACCAGCCAACCACCACCCCGCCCAGGCCGGCAGCACGCCGCCGGCCAACAACTGAACGCCGAGATGACCTATCCAAATGGTTGAAATACCACACGGAATAATCCAGAAGAGCAATGTAGGAATAGCAATGCGGTTGAATGAATCGTTCTTATCCCACCACCATTTGGCAAATTGAACAATTCTCATCGGCGGCCTGCCAATCTGTCAACGATGTACTGGCGTTCGCGGTCACGCTCTTCTTTGTACTTGTTGATTTGCTCAACAAGAGCATAATAGGCCTGGCACAAGAACGCAATCAATATGGTACCTACTATTCCACCAAGAAGGACTGCGAATGCACTCATGCCAATGAATGGTGCTGAAACCAATGCAGCAAATATCCACGAAAACATCACAGTAAGTATTTTCTCACCATAATCTCGCTTTTTCCACCACCATCCAATGAAACCGAACATTTTAGTCCCTTTCTGACCAATCGTTGTGCATGTATTCCAAATCTGCTTCCATAAACGGATCGATGTCTTCGAACTCGTCTATTTCGTCATAAACGGGAAGTGGCTTCGGCATGTTCTTTGGAACTACCGGATCCTCTTTCTTATTCATGGCTTTTCTCCAGTTGGGTACGGCCAGTAAGGTCTGGGAGGATTTGTTGTCGCTCCTTCGACCTTCTCAGTGTCATACTGGTCCTTAATGTTAGCAGCAAAATACTTGCCCGTCGACTCGGCTTCAAATAGTTCATTGGCAACATCCGGCAAAACATCTTTATACAGATACTTGCTGCCAGCCATGAACTCGACCAACAAGATATTGGTCTTGAGGTCAAATTCAATCTTGGCAATTGAGCTACTCTTTTCTGTGATTTTTCTTCTTTTCATTTGAACTCCATAAAACTATCAACTTTGAACTTACCCTTGCTGTGCAATACCACTGCACCAGTCATGAATCCACCCTTACCGCATCCTGTATCCAAGAAGATGGCTTTACCGCCGTCTTTGTTGGTAACAGTCATTGGTTCAGTGATAAGAACGTTGTGGATAGGATGACTATCGTGTCCAACCATAAGCGTCTTACCCATAGGGATTTCGTCAATCCAGTTGTACAACCTAACAGGATATCCATCAGGGTATACTTCGTTGTTGGTTTCGCCAACAAGGAATCTCGATTGCGCGCTTTTGGATGTCGGCGTACCATCCCAAAGGGAGTGATGGCCGGCAGCATGCACAAGAACCAAATCTCCAAACTTGTGGAACAATGAGGACTGCATCTTCATTTCGACGATTTCGCAGTACATTCTCAAGAAGTCAGTCATTCTTTCTTCGCCAACATCCTCGAGTGTCTTCTTTCCGTCCCTGGAGAATCTTACATCCGCACCGTTGGCGTATCTGTAAAACTTGTTGTCGTGGTTGCCTACAATGAAACCGGCTCGGCCATCGTATATTGCACGGTACATCAATTCAACAACTTCGAATGGATGCGGACCGCGGTCAACCAAGTCGCCCAACGACATAAAGAAGAAGTTTTCACTTCTTGCGTAGTCATGGGCACGCCTGAAGGATGCAAAGTCGCTGTGGGTATCCCCGACAACAAGCATGCCATCAAAACTTTCTGCCACATAATCACTTACACTATACGTCATTTGTTATAGGTTTCCAACCTAGTTCTGCCAATGCTTCTCTAACCAGCTCTGATACATGACCTTCATTACCACAGCAATAAAAGTCCATGTAATCTTCATGTAGATTATAATTGAGGGTTCGTATTTGAGCAATGAGTCCGCCGGCATAACGCCAGGAACAACTCCACTCTGATCGATCAACACCCATCAAGGCATCTATGATCTGCTCGTCTTCGGGTATCTTACTAATTCTTACCCATTCAACGTTGCACAATGCTGAATAGAATTGTGCAGCGGTGTCGCTATCTTCGAGTAACTTGATAATGGCTCTACTACTCGCCATATCATGTTCCATGTCATATTTCTTTACGTCCACATCGACTTCCTAATTTTGATAAGTCGCAAGAGCATTTCTTCGTCTTCTTTTTCCCATTCGCGTGCCATTACAGAATTTCTACCGCAAATCTCGAGATGTTTCTTATAGTCTTCCGCGTCATGGTCAAAGTCATCATCCAACGGAGCAAGAATGTCATCGAGCCCTTGATTGCTGTATCTAGGAGGTTCCAATTCCTTACGCATAGGACGAATTTTAGTCCACCAAAGATACAATTCTCGCTGTTCACGAGCATCCTTAGCCTGCTGTGGGGACTGGTCCTGTGAAGGAATAGTCGGATCATCCAGGGTTACTTCCCAGTCGAGATGCGCCATTCCAAGATCAGGCCTACGGAAAGGTATGAACTTATTGTAGAGTGGCATGTGCTTCTGGCACCATGACATCTTGTAAATATCACCCCAAATAAAATTATGCCATGCCTTTTCTACTTCAACATAATCGACAAGCATAGTGAAACATGTATACAGCATCTTTCGGTCAATTTCTACATATCCTGGTGGCAATCCAGTCTTAACTACGTGATATCTGTCTAACAGACGATATCTGAAATAGTCAATCACTTTTCTATACTTCCACTTGATGGGAAGAATACACTTATATCTAAAGGTGTGCCTGCACCAATATCTGACCGGCGCGACCTGCTTGAATTCGTAACGGAACAATCTCCATCCTGTAGATGTGAGGGCGCCTGGCGGATTAAAATCCATCCAGGAACCAAATCGTTCGTACAATCTTTTTATTTTGCTGATCATACCCCTATGCTAGTGTGCGTGTAGGTAGGAGTCAATCAATGTGGCATACCACCATTTGATACGAATGTATTCAACTTGTTCGCTTCTGCAATCACTTCTTCGGTGGTCGGCGCGGTAGTTTGGTTGTCGCCATTCGCCACGCCAGCGGCCTTGTGCTTTTCGTTCAGGATGACTTGAGAGAGTTGAAGCAACTCGAGGCGGATTTCATATGGGGTCTTGCTAGTTGGTTTCATTTCTTTTCCTTGTGTTATTGTGATGTTACGTTTGAGCTACCTACTACTATTACTGCACCGCAGCCGGCAATAGCACCAACAGTAATTATTTTCTTACCATCTGCATCAGTATCAGTTGTAACAGATTTTAGTTGAGTTGTTCCATGCTTCTTTATCGGGCATTGATGAAGATCTCCCTCTAAAGCCATCGGCAATCCGTTTACAGTAACAGTAGATGTTGCTGTAATAATAGTTCCACCGTGGGACGATTTATCACCTAATCTTGCTACAGGTTGCATACTATGCCTTTATTATAGAGCTTTTCGCAGGAAGAGCAATGCCGGTTGTGAGACTTTCGTATTGAGATTCCATTTCAACTGTCGGAAATCCAATAATGACTGGTTTCGGAATAGTTACATGCTTACTAGGATCTGCGAGCATCATGACAGGAATGAATTGCACACCCTGTTGTGTTTGGCCTAATGTAAGAGGTTTTGACACAACATAATCAACTAATGTTTCACTAATTACCTTGCAAATAAATTCTTCACCACTCATCATCTTCATGACAGTGACATATGGCTGTGTTTGTTTTAGCATTTCGTTATCTCCTATTAGCTGCATTTTCCGGATCCACAGTTTACACATTTCTTACAACCTTCTTCGTATACCACATTAGAAGATCCGCAATCTTGACATACTTCGCCGTGTGCCTTTTCTCCGTCCTTGATAAATGTTGCAAGGAACTTCTTGATTTGGAAAATAAAGCTACCAATGTAAACGTCTTCCATTGTGTCCAATACCGCAACGATATTCTTGATAAGAACACCGTGGCGTAGATTCAACGAAACCATACGTGCAACCTTAGATGCATTATCGTTTCCGCTAATCTTTGCAAGCACTTCATCGATATGAACTTGTGGAATACCCTTTCTTACAGCAAGATCTGTTAGCTTTTCAATAGCGTCAGATGTTGTAATGTTCTTTTCATGGTGGTTTGTGTGAACAAACAATGCGAAAGGACGAGTTTTCTGTTCGTTCCATACTACAGACAAATACCACTTACGACCTTCAGCCTTCAGTGTCTTCATCGAAGCCGGTGCAGAGTCAGGCAATGTTACAGATTCCAAGATAATTTCTTCATCGGAATCGTCGGCATGCTGTTCTTCCTTAGCAGACAGTACAGAAGTCATTGTTCCAGCACGGTATGTTGTGAAACCCTTGATGTAACCTGTATTGTACACCTTTAGATATAGACCCTTAAAATCTTCGTACGGATAGTCAAAAGGAATGTTACAAGTCTTAGAACATGCAGAGTCTGTCCAACGTGCAAAGCCTTGCAAGTCAGAAACGTGATCATCAACTGTAAGGTTGGTAGTAGTAACTGCCCACGGTGCTGTTGGATCCCATTTGCCAATAGACTTCAGGAAGCGAACACCGTAGTCTTCGCACAATACTTCCTTTACAAGTCCACGGTTCTTGTCAATCTTATAGGTAACACCATTAAACACGCCGCGGAGAATTTCTTCGTCTCCTTCCTTTGCAAACTTGAATAGATCTGTTTCTTCCCATACACCTTCGTACCACTTAGGAGTTACATCAATCATATCTGCAGGAACAACAGATACAATTACTGTACGGACATATTCTGGCATGAAGATTGGCTCAATTCCGCCAGATACCACGTTAGCAAGAATAGACGAGTTACCATTAGGTTGTTGGCTCATCAACGAGGAATTACGAATACCTGTGGTGCGAAGCTTGAACATGTACGCATCAGACAATCCGAGTTGCTTGACAAACGGAGTCTCTGCGTGCCACATTGGTTCACAATATTCGAACTTGCCCTTTTCTACAGCCAAATCAATGGATGTCTCGTAGGCAGTTCTTGCAACCAGTTGCATTAGTTCTTCTCTAATAACTGCTGCTTCGGGAGATGCAAATCGTGTCTTCAGCATGAACAAGGAAGAACCCCATCCCATAATGCCCAAACCAATACGACGCTTCTTCTGCATAGATTCCACGTATTCTGGAAGAGGTGCAGACGAATAGCTGTTTACGTTGTCCAAGAAACGAACCATGTAACCAACGTACTTCTTGATTCCATTAAAGTCAAACGAACGACCCTTAACGAACTGTGTTAGGTTGATTGTACCTAGGCAGCAAATATTGCCAGGAGACAATGTTTGTTCACCGCAAGGATTTGTTGCGAATATTGTTTCTGCGTAGTTTAGTGGATTGAAATAGTTAGCACGGTCCAGGAACAGAATGCCAGGTTCGGCTCTATTGTATGTAGACTCCATGATAAGATTCCACAACCACTTTGCAGAGATCGTGTTGAATACCTTTACAGGATATCCCTTAGCAAGCCATGCCTTGATATCGCCATTCCACTCGTCTTTGTACTTCTCGAAAGTAGTAACAGGGAAATGAAGCTCCCATAGGTCAAGCAACTTGATAAGTTCTTCGTATTCATCCTTGCGCTCAGGTTCTGTACCTTCGGCAATACGCTTTTCTAGATCTTCAATCTGGGTAATACGGCTCATGAAGTCATCTGTACAGTTTACAGATACGTTGAACTTGGTAAGACGGCCAGCCTGTTGCTTTGCAGTAATGAATTCAATAATATCTGGATGCCATACATCAATAACGCCCATCATAGCGCCTTTTCTGATCTTACCCTTAGCTTTCTTGTTCGTAGACTTCTTACCGGAACCAGCGGTAATGATTTCAGAAGCCTTATCGAACAATTCCATGTACTTGACGGAGCCAGGAGTCTCTACGCCAATACCGTTAATGAAAGAACCGCGGGGACGAATATAGGAAAAGTTTTCTCCCCAACCACCTTCAGACTTCAATGTCTGTGATTGACTAAGCAAGTGGCTGTAAATGCCTTCCAGGCTGTCAATGTCATACTTTTCGCGTGGGCCCACGAAACAATTCATTAGGGTAGTGCCGGACCACTCTGTACCGGCATTCGACATAATTCTGCCGCCTGGTACACCCTTGAAGTTTGTTAGAAGATCATAAAAGCGATCTCTCCACAAATCTTGTAATTCTGTTGTTGCTTCTACTGACGAAATTGCATTTGCAATTCTTTTCATTGTGTCATCAACGCTATTATCATTGTGATCTTTGTATGTCGTTTCCCAAATTTCATTGGAAAACGTATCCTGAAATACAGTGGTTCTCATTTACACTCCTGGCGTGTTAGGTTATTGTTTTTATTTGGTCTTGTGGGTAAATTTTGAGCAAGGTCACGTCGGCACAAGCATCTAGGTACATACTTACCTGTCCTAGTTCTCTATTCAACACAAACTGATCATTTACTACAGGAAGCAAACATACGCCGTCTTCATCCTCGACTAGGTAAAGATCTAGTTTGGCTGCAATCGGAATCATGGCAAGGGTGTAATAAATCAGTAGACTGATTGAGCTTGTGCAAAAGGAACCGTGATACAATATTTCCCACGGCGTTGGCCAGTCGGCCGGTGAATAGTAGTCCAATGATCTAGCACCAAAGGGGATTCCTGCACAGAATTTTGCAACTTCGTTTAGCTGCTTATCTACGGGCAAATCTTTTAGATCAGCTCGTAGTTTCTTCCAGAGAATGAGACGGTCCTCACCGTGAACGGTATTCCAAATCATAGGCTTCTTTTTATCGTAAGGTTGTATTTAGTTACGACCGTGTCGGTCGTAATAGGCGCATACTTTGTTTGCCCACATAGTTTCGTAATGGGTGAATTCATCACCCTCGATTATGAATTCTAAATATTTTCCGTCTCTGGTTGCCATCATAATAACACCCTTACGGATGTTTGTTCCGTACATTTCATTATGTGATAGGGAGTATGCTGCTAGTTGGCAGAAATAGTCTTCGATCCACTCTCTCTTTTTCTCTTTTAGACTATTCTTGAAGTCCATAATCGCAGGTTCGCCTTCCCAGACGCCGACAAGGTCGGTTGTTCCTGCATAGAGTTCTTTTGAGTAGAGTGCGACTTCAGATCCCCAAATTTCTGTAATCTTGGGGAAAGCTTTTCGAATGATAAGCTTCGCTAAAGTTTGTGCGTAGAAAGTACCAGTAAGTGGTAAGCCAAGAATATGATTTTCTAAGTTCTTGTGCATACCGTTACCGATACCAGTCGCTTGTGCCGTTATCTTTTTGGCTTCATCCTCGCCAACCCGTTCTCGCCATTCTTGAAGATGAGTGTTGTCTTTGGTTGCGGATAAAATTGTTGTAACACTGGGAAGAGGGCGACCCTCACCAACAATGTATTTGCGTCCGTTGGGACTATCTACACGCTGAAGGGGTTGATAATTGAAGGGGTTTGTTATAAGCATTGACGAAGTGTAACACGAAACGCATCACGAGTCAATGTTTCACCAACAAATCTTCCATTGTATCGTTGAGCCAGTTGCGGGATTCGTTTGTTGAGAGATGGTGTAGCCTAGCTTCGTGAAATACGTGATTACTGCATTCATCTGAAGTAGAATAGGCTTATTGATTTGCGTACCTGCCCATACCTGATAATATAGGTTAGGATTTGTTCCAAAGGTATTTGAGGATACTGCAATAGTCACTTGTGCTGGAGTTGCAGGTGGATTAGGCAATGCAGCGGTAGGAGGATTGAACACTGTTCCTACCGCTGTATTTGTGTAGTTGGATCCATTAGTCAAAACCGCAATAGATGCAACAGATGTGCCGCTCAGCGTCACTGCTGTTGTTGCGCCCGTTCCCGGGTTAGTTATCACTAAATATGGCGAATTTACAGCATAACCAGCACCGGTGTTGACTACAACGACCTGTGTGATTGCACCAGTGTTATCGGTAATCACTGTTCCATAAAATCCAGAACCTGTAGGATATGGCAATGCAGGATTTAGAGTAGAAACAATTTGTGCAGTGGTAACACTTGATTCGTAACCTGAGCCCGCTACCAACACAGCAACTTCTAGAATCTGTCCAGTTAGGCTTACCGATGCGATCTTGAATGTAGCAGTTACATATGCCACGTTAGGAAGAATTGCTCTTGTGGCAGTTACAGTATCATCTACAGTATAACCAGTGCCACTATTGACAATATTCACACCCACAATAGATCCTGCAGCGTCAACGAACGGACGAAGATCTGCATTTATACCTGCCAACGAACTTACTGATAAGGACGCGGGGATTGGTTGATAACCAGATCCGCCATTTGATATTGTAACGCCAAGAATGTTACCGCCGTTTGTAATAACTGATGCTACCGCATCAACTACTGTTGCACCAACTGGCGGTGTGAACGAAATGGTTGGTGTGTCAACTAGATATCCTGCTCCACCATTGACTACCGTTACAGACGAGACACCAGACACAAATGTCATTGGAGTGATTCCGCCTATTGTGGTACACATTTGGCCACCACCTACTTGGCACTGGCTCGATGCTGCAAGAATGCCTTGTTGAAGCATGCAAATTTCTTCCCAAACTACAGGAAGGTTGGTAGCAAGTTGCTCCATTTGAGCAGCACTTGGAAAACCTGTACCCGGTGTGCAGCAATCAGCCATTTTCTATCATCCTATTTTCGTGGCCTTAGCAGCCATATCACTGACTTGTGATGCGCTATCTTCTGCACCGCCACTAGAATCTGTTGGATTAGATCCCTCAGGTGGGGTAAGTTTTATGCTTTGTGGAGTAGCATTCAGAACAACAGGATTACGGCTCAGTAAAGGCATAAGGCTATTCACATCAACCGCATAACCCATACCGTGAAGTTGAGTTACGAGTTGTTGCGTTGCAACTTCCTGTGCTCCTGCACCTTTTGCGCCTATCAGGATATTACTTAGATCTGATTCTAAGCTCTCCTGATAGTTCTCCTGAATGATTTCTCTTGCTCTCACTTTAGCCTCTGGCTTCGCGAAGCTTTCTTGCCTTAGCGACAAGTCTGTGCATTTCCAACACCTTTTGCTGCAAACGTACAGCTTCGGCCTTCATTGAACGTCCTAGTGGCTCTTCTGTTTCTGCACCACCGAATTCGTCGTCCATTTCTGGATCTGCGCCAAGGTCATCTTCAATATTGTCGAGATCCAATTCGCTACCTGCGTCCATTGCTGTAGGATCTTCTGCGCCCATGCCGTCGTCCATACCAATATCTTTGTCCATGTCTGTTGGTGCGTCGAACTGGCCTGTTGCGGCCATGCTCGAAACTGCATCATCGACCTGACCCTTGGCTGTATAGAGTGCATCCATAACGCTTTGTAGGGCTCCGTAGATTTGTGTCTGGAATGCCGACGCAGATTCCATACCATATGTTTCGCGCATTTGATCAGTTACGGGAGGAAGGTCTTCGTTTTGCAAACGACCAATCTTTTCAATCATTTCCTGGAGTTCTTGTGCAAAACCCTTGGCTGCCATCATAACTTCGGCCTGGCTAACTTCTGTTTCTAGAAGACGGCGAAGATTCTTTACTAGATTCTTGTGTTCTTTCATTTCGTTTCCTTCTCTAACTCTACGTGGTGAGGGTTTCATAAAATTTGCACCCATCTTATTATGTGGATCGGTGCTGGACTGGTTAGGTGCTGCCACCATACGACCATGTCTATCTCTAATCATCGGAACCTGTGAATTCCCGGTATCATACTTTTCTCCGCCTGCCGCGCCACCGATTGATAGTCTCGGGTTATCTAACGCGCTCATTGCACGCTTTGCCTGCATAGATTGTGGGAGTTGATCTAGAAAATCATGACGCTTACCAACATGCCCGTATGTATCTTCGTCTACTTCTACTCCGGACATTTGCGCATCGCCGGCGGCCTCGTTCTCAATATCCTCAATGCTATCTTCCACGATTCCTGCAGAATCTCCGCCCGACTGATCCCTGCTGATTCTAGCCAATGCTTCGCTACGAACCTTTTGTGAAATCATTTCGTCCGGGAAACGGAATTCCGATGAACGATATGCATCCATTGCATTTTCCATTGCTCTGTCAAAATTGGCCTGTGACACACCACTGCGTTCGAATGATTTGACGACATAATCTACGAGGTCAGAAATAACAGGACCTAATTTAGGCGACTGAAATGTCATCATCGAATATTCTTTGAGTGCTTGTAATCCTTCGAGTACAAGAAGCCTCTTTGAAATCTCTGAAGAGCTCTTAGCATCGTCGCCCTTCAGCTTCAAGTCAGTAACTTCTTCTTCGATCTGTTCCATAATAGAAACCAGATCCTTGTCGCTAACATCTTCGGCGATTTTGAATCCGTAGTTAGTTTCGAGGTGCTGATTTATCTTTCTAAATGTGGCATCTGGTGCATTGCCGATATCGTTCAAAAGCATATAAACAGTTCCTGTATAGTTGTATTTCTAGTATTTATCATTATGTAATGCTATCGTACTCTTTTGAAAAGTGAGATGCAATCACGGGTCGCCTTTGCAAGCAACTCGGTTACTTGAAATTTATCTTCAAGTATGCACATTCTTTCGAAGTCGTTACGCTTTTTTGCACCACGATAACCGTGTAGGTAATGTGTCATATCGTTATGATATTTAGAAAATCTTTCTTCCAGATAGAGTACTTTCTTTACTGTCGAATGTTCGCCGTTGGAGTGCCGTTGAGCGATAATGACAGCAACATCGAAAACAAATATATCTTGATATAAAACTTTCCTATCAATACTTAAAACATTGTAAAACCCACTTGCATTCTTTTCAACAAGTGTTGTTCCAATTAACACAGCCTTCTTCGAAACAGATATAGGCATACCTCGCTGAATTGCAAATTCGGCTGCGCGGTCGGTTGCTTTATCTAAGGTGTCAATGACTGCTGTTCTATCCATTAGCGTCTCTTTCTTCCGTTGTTGATTCTTCCTGCAGATTTTTTACCACTTGCTGCAAGATTAGCAGATAATGCACCGCTGGCTTGAGCAGGCTTTGTATCTCCAACTACAGTCTTTGCAACTGTAGGAGTATATTCTTTCTTCATTGCAGCTTCGTCAGTTTCCTGTCTACGCTTTACTTTACCCATTGCGGCTGGAGCAATAGCAATAGATCCTGCACTGGATGCGCCGCAGCTTGCATCTTCTCTAATGCCAGCTAGCTCTTTCAATCTCATTAGTTGTTTATCTTCTTGAGTTTGAATATTCTGTTGTGGCTGGGTTTGTCCTTGCTGTTGTGGCTGGCCAGATTGACCTTGTTGTGTTGCGAAAGGTTCCAGCGCATCATTGTTCTGCCATTCTTCTTGACCTGTCGTAGGGTTCTTTACTTTTACACCATTCGACGACATATCTACTTGAGTTACTTCGCCTGGAACTGGTAATCCATTTGGACCTTTTAGTCCTACGGTCATTCCCATTTCGATAGGGGCACCTTTACCTGGCCAAATTGCTTTCATGTTTGATCCAGGAGCAGTTCCTTTCTGAACTGCGGGGCTACCTGCACCGCTGGCGCTAGGACCTACAGTCTGCCCGGATGGAGGAGTAATCATTGCCGATGCTTCGGCAACATATTCCATAAATGACTTATCTTTTGTATCATCAATCAACAATGATACAATAGTATTCATTGATTCGTGCATTTTACTCATATGGACTCCAACCTAGCAAAAGAAACATTCTGTGCCCAACCTGTAGGGCTACCTGTAACAGTGGTGATTCTTACTCCGCTAGGTAATATTACACCGTTTAGATCATTGATCAGCAATCCAACCGGGCCGGGGATTCCATAAGGAGTAAAATTGAAAAATTGAACTCCACGTTCAACTGCAAACTTCCAAACAAATCCTTCACCGGATAAGTCTAGTGTATAATCAGCCAACTGCAATACTGCTGCTGGATTAGACAGCACTGTAGGCATTGCACGCAATCCTATGCTCATTAGCAATACTTCGAAATTCTTTTGACTTTCGTCCAATGGATTTCCTGTAACTTGAATGTTTACAAGTCGAGGAAGTTCTTCGTTTGCAGGAGGATTAGGATTAGGATCAGTAAACGCACCAGGAGAGGATGCATAGCAGACATAATATTGAAGGTCTGCTGTTAGATTTTGCATCGATGTCGCTGCACCGTGTATTTTTTGTACCATGCTCTATTTACCTGGGTTTTATAAGTTTACAGAACCAATCTGGAGGTTCCACGACGACGAGCCGTCAAACACAAGAATAATTTCCTGGGTTGCGTCGAATTCAACAGAGTCAGTATTTCCTAAGTCAGTTGCAATGATGTCAGCCAATGAATTTACATTCACAAAGATAATCGAATTGGTTGGCTTAGCAATGATAATTGATGTACCGGCTGGCTTTCCAGAACCTGTAGCTGGTGGTAATGTAACTATACCGGATGCTGTTACAAAATATCTCGTGCTGTATGATAATGTAGTTCCTGGTGGAACTGGAATATAATCAGTGCCGGCTGTAGAAGAAATTGTTACAGACTTTGCAGATGCATTGGTTGTAACAACAATATTGGTACCGCCGATAACAGTAAGCGTATCATTTGTGCCGGAGTCTATTGTTGGCTGTGATGGAGATGCTACATGAGCGAAAGACGACACAACGGGGATTGGTGTAAAAATCAATCCTGTTGCACCCGGGCTTACTGTTACAGCATATCCTGCAGATCCTGCATAGGTACTCGGAGTATCGTTTAGCTGTAGGAAACTTGTTGCGCCTGGGCCGCCACCTAAATCCCAAATATATGGAACTTCAGTAACTGTGCAAACAGAGCAATCGATATGGTCGACGCCGACATCAGGTCCCAGTGATCTAACCATTTCAGTTAGCTTAGGACCATCCCAGTCTGATCTGTTTATTTCTAATGCAAATGAAATGTTATACTCATTCGGATTCATAATGTTTATGTAACCGAATCTAGAAATGTTTGTGAAGATGATTTCTGCTGCCGAAAATGGCACTGGTTGTCCAAACATATTCATAGCACCGCTGAAATCGGCACCTTCAAGGACGAAGTGTCGCAACGAACCGGTAAGCATCTGCTCGTTGAATACTCCACCATTTGTTCTAACTGCCATATTACAATCCTCGATATTTCGTATATTTATCAATAAACTCAAATCGTTGGACAAAAGAAAAAGCACCCGCGAGGGGTGCCATTTCCTATTTGAACATTCTTATGCTAGCTTGAATGGAACTTCAGTTACCGTAACTGCTGCGAAGTTGGCAACGGCTGTCACAGGTAACGTTGCAGGGTTTGCTGCACCGACAGTTACATAAACTGTTGCGTTTGGAAGTGCGCGAACTGCAAGCTGCATCGCTGGTGCCGCGGTGGCTGGATCTTCTGGGAACACATCTGCATTCCATCCAAATGCCGATGCTGAGCAAGCAAAGTGAATTTCTGTAGTGCCACCGTACAATGCTGGTTGGCAGCTAATGATAACGATATCTGCCTTCTTGGCGATTTCGTTTAATGCCAATGCTGCGGCGCTGTCTGGTACAGGTCTGTCATTACCAACAACGAAATATGTTGTTGCTGTAACTGCACCACCGGTGACTTGAACTGGCAAGTTTACCGAACCATTCGAAACTGTCCATGCAAATGGTCCAGTCATCTTGAAATATCTTAGGCTACCTGTCAATGTCTGACTATTGATGATACCACCGTTGACCTTGATTGTCATGTTTGTAATCTCCTACAAGTTGTAGTATTTATCATTGTCCAGATATTTTGGCCAACAAAAAACCGCCAGGAGGCGGTTTCGTGTGGATTACTAATCTGTGGATTAGATTGTGCCTGGGTAGTAGCCTGGTGTACCAGTTGCACTGTTGTATGGGAATGCACCAGATGTTGCACCAATACCGAGTGACAGTGTACCGTTTGCTAGTGTACCAACAGTCATTGTGCCGTTGAATGCTGCAAATTCGATGTCGAATGTAACTGCGGCTGTGTCAACCGAAACAAGTGCGCCAAGAACATTTGTTGGTGCTGCACCAGCTGTTGTTACAACTGCTTGTGCGCTTGGAACTGGAACTGCTGCAACGATCAAGCCAGCTGCGTCCGAGAACCATCCTTCTGCGTTACCGAGCATAACGTCAACGCTGAATGCTGTTGCGTCGTATGTCGAAACTGCAAGAACTGTTGCCTTTGTTTCGAGTGTCTTGAGAGCTTGAACAACTGCCGACTCGACTACGCCGAACACGGAAGCTGCAACTGTACCAGCACCAGCAGCGGTCGATGTACCAAGAACCTTAAGGTCAGCTGTTAGAAGAGCTGCGATGTCCTTGCTGAATGTTAGCTTTACGAATGCAACCTTACGCTCGACCCATACGCCAGGATATGCTGCGCCATTTACTTTTACTGTCATGATAAAATTTCCTTATGTTGTTTCGCAGATGATATCTGCATAAACTTATTTATCATTTGACAGAAAATACCGACTTATTTCGATCGGATAGTAAAAGTTTCTTCCGGGCGGCCATTCATAAAAGTTAGAAGCTATACGCTTGTATACTCGTTCCTTTTCAACTAATCCACAATATTTATCGACTGCCGCAAGGATTGTTTCGAGACTCTCTAAATCTTCCTCGGTAGCATTTTCGTCCCGGAACAATAGTTCGGCGATTGAATCCGGATCAAAGTATGGTCCGTCGAGCACAGTATCCTGCTGCTTTTTTAGCCAATCACCGGAACGAGGATCCTGCAGACTGCGCCTCATTACACGCTTGAAACCAGCAGATCCAAAAATCCAACGAATGAGTTGAATTGGACGATTCTGAGCATCACGCGCTGGTGCTTCAAAGATACCAACGACCGCAGAAATAGCAGCAATGGCTAAGTTTCGATGAGCTCCTTTATAACCAGACTGTTCACCAGGACTGTAGTGATAGAACTTTTGCCAGTCGGGATCGCCGAAGTTGAAATCGATCTGAACAAAGCCGGTTCGTGGTTGCGCCTCTTGTAGTTCTTCCTTGTACGTGACAATGGGATACTTGAGATGCAACATGTCGCCGTTTCGTGCAACATTTTCTTTACCAAATGCTTCTTCGAGATTTTCTCTGAATGCAGTTACACCATGACCCCACCATTTATCATCGATAACAAGATCGATGTCGCCGGAATAGTTCCGCTTACCTGTCGATCCGATTATGTAATCGTTTAGATCGAATGGAAATTCAAGATCGTATGACAGCTTAGTAAGGGTAGGCCCGATTTCTTGCTGATGGATAGTTCCGCACCCAGGAACGGCAGCGCCCCCTTGGTCAGTGGGGGTAACAATGTATTTCAGTTCCATTATTGTATTAGGTCGTTTAGACTTAGGTCGATTTCGGATAGGAGTCGATCGTAATGCTTACGGTGCTTCAATCCCTTTTTCCAAGACTGAATAACTCGATTCTTGATGCGTGTTACGTTTATATCCTGATTGGCATGAGCCTTAAGGTGACGAAGGAGTTTGATGTACTGGTTTGCCTTTAGTACGTCGTTTAATGTTACTATCTCATCTATTCTCATGTCAAATCGCCTAGCTGCTTTCCCACAAGTATTTGAAGCAAGTCTTCGGCTAACACAGCTTCCTTAGTATATGTGATATAAGCCGAGATTCGTTCAAATAATGAGGCAAATGTTTCTTTCGTTCTGCGGTCAATATCTGAGTTGCCGTAGCTGACAATCGGCGCGCGATGCGGAGTGTCTTCCGATATTGACAAAACTTTCGTAAACCTGTCTTCTTCATATTTATCGAGGATGCGGCAAAGATCCGCTTCCTTTCTCTCTAGGAGATTTAACCAGTATTCCTTTACCGCTTCGACATCGGTACCTTCTGATAATACAGCAAGTCGTTCTTCTGTAGAATTTCCTGCCTTTCTGAGATAATTTTTGGCTTGCATTGTACCAAGTGCAGGATGGCCAAACGCTATTGCCATTTCAACATGCATCTTACCTAAGAAGCTAGATGCAGTTTCTGTGCTTTTAGCACCTTCGGTAAGTGTGTTGCGAACATCCCACGCAAATTCACGTATGGTCCCGAACACAGTCTTATCGACTAGCTTTACTGTAGTTCCATTCTTATGCTTTAGCACAACACCTTCAATCCACCCGCCATCTTCGTGTAGTGGACCGAAAGCACTTGCACGATGTCGCACAATGGTATTGAGTAGGATAGTCTTAATGTTCATCTGTTGTTCTTTTACAGCAGTACGAATAGACTCCTTGGTTTCCTTAACTAGGTCTTTGTAAATCTTCCAATCAGCAGCTTCGCACCACAATGGGCACTTGTTCAATGGTGTGGATTCGATTACACTGTGTGACATTCCCTTGATTCCGGAATCTGCATTCAGGTAAGTAGTCAAAGCTAGAGTTGGCGCACTGAGTATTTTCTTCAATGCTTTTGTATCTATTGTGATTTGCGGAACTCGTGCAAATTCCCAAATATCAGTATCCTCAACAATAAGGATTGTTTTTCCGTTATCTGTCACGGGACGATCAACGCAAATAGTGAAAGATTTTCCACCAAGGTGTTCCTTTAGTGAATCTATACCTATGTTGCCCGCAGTAGTGCGTAGAAAGATAAGTCTATTTGTGTCCGGGGAATAAGGAACCACATTAGGAAGCTCGCCGAACAATACTTCAGCCTCTACCTGATCTCCTTTACGCATACCCGCTTCTTTTAGCGAAGGTAGCACCCTCTTTAGTAATAAATGCACTGACCGCATATGGGTATTTGAGAATCCAATAGGATAATCGGATGCTTCGTACATCCTTATACCACCCTTCGTTTCTCTGGAGGTATAGAAACCCTTTTCGTCAATGCCAAAGAGAATTTGGGCGCCGTCTACTTTTTCTGTTATTTCGTATTCTTCGAGCTTCTTGACTAGACTTACAAATTCTATTGGCGGTAAATCTTCAATGTGTGTAATGCTGCTCGATATCTCGATAATGTTCATTTTTTAATGCGGCCAAGGTGTGTCTGTTGAAACTGTCGTGCTAATATTGGTTGATCTGAACGTTCTTCATTAACTATAGCGGTGAATATATCTCGTACTTCTTCTGCCACGGCTTTTCTTTTGAAAAGGCTACCTATTTTATTTCCCACCCTATGTGATATGGATGAAGATTTAGTATCATTGCCGGCATCTAATCCCAGTTCTTTGCTGAATTCTCTTTGCATGAATGCGATAATCTCATTATCTATTCCGTTCTTCTTCGAATATTCAGCAAATCGCTGTATTGCAGCACTCTGCGCCGGTTCTTCGGGTTGGCCGCCGCTGCCTCTGCCAAACACCTGTGCAAACACCTTATCTATTTCAGCACTACTATAGCCAAACTTGCGTGACAGTATATACTTTATGTCTCGTGTGTCATCCGAATACTGCGGTATACCGTTCTCTGTATCGCCGTCTGCCCACGCTTTCTGCAAATCGCTTATATTGATTTTATCTTTTCTGAGGCCTGGCAACTTTCCGAGTATGGATGGATTGGCCCGGAGATCCGACACTCCCTTCAGCACAGCTTTCACGTCAGGTGTGTTTATTTGAGATTCAGCAACCTGCTCCCTACCATCTTGTAACGCACGCCATAACATTTTACGTTGCGATGGTGACATGGTATCACGGATGATACGCATCATTTTTTTGATGTCTTCCTGCTTCCTAGCAGGATCTTCTGGTGTCTTTTCGGCAGGTTGTTGACCTTGCCGTGATTTCTCCTTGCCAGTACTTTTTACACTGGATTCCGGTTCAACAGAACTAAGCATAGTGAATACTGCTTCTACATCTGCCTCACTAAACTGCTGACCTGTTGTGTCCTTGATTGCTTCTTTGATTTCTCTGAAATTAACATCTTCGGCATCATCCTTGCTATATTTAGACTTGGAAGGAGGTGTTTCGCGACTCGCTGCCGGCGGAAGGCTTTTTATATCGGTGTGACGTAGATCACCGGGCTGCATATTAGTCTGCTGCCAAGTGGATAACTCTCTGCCGGGTTCTTTGGGTGTAGGATTATTTTGCAGCCTGCCTGCCTGATTTTTACTGGCACCTTTTGCCATTACCATCTTTATAGCATTATTGACTTGTTCTTCGGAATATTCTGTGCGATTCAGAAGAAATTTAGTGATGTCGGTAGTTGTGATTTCCCTTTTGTAATCCAGATCACCGGTAGCTGGATCAGATTTCATACCTATTATTTGATTATTTTTCAGGTACTGAATCCATTTTGCTGTTAGCTTATCTTTACTTACTGTCATGGTCTTCTTCGTCTCCATTACCATCAGTCTTTATACGATGTACCATTCGTGTGAAACGATTAGGGTCTGCTCCACGTATACTTGACACAAACCGTTTCTTCAGGGCGTCGGCCTGCTCTGGGGAAAAGTTCTCATCAATAGAGTCGAGTAAATTTATAGCGGAAACTATAATATGTTGGGCGCGGGCTTCGATGAGGTCTTCTTTGCTATTTTGAGGAACATAAGAACTAATCTCTTCGAGTATCGATCTACTTCTACGGTTTATAGATGGCAAAATACAGTCTCCAAATGCTTTGAACTATTTATCTGTGATTCAGATATTTTATCGTTTCTTTACAAACGCTCGTAATGCCTGCGCACCTTCCAACGGATCAACCTTCGACGATGTTTCTCTCGGAGTTATCTTTGTGATTTCCCCGGAGGTGACATCCAATTTCTCGCCTGACCTAACAACACTCTTCTTCTTTAGTTGTTCATAGATATTCTTCGAAGTTGCTGTTACCGCATTGTCATCATCTTCGTCGAGATCAGATATTCTTAAACTCTTGTTGTTGAATGCTAAATCTACTTTTGATCCTACACCAGAACTGGAACGTGTCTTGATAAATTGAATTTGATATCTTCCCCCTTCCTTCATTGCAGCACTTGTGAAAATACCAATCACATTATCTGCTGTGTTGACTTTAGAAATGCCGCCGGCGATGTGACTTGGATCGTATTCAATTTCTTCATAAGATCCACGATTCAATTGTGAAGCTGAAACTGTTACTGTGTCGAGTTCAATCGCCAGATTACGTAATTCTTCTGTTACATATTTGTCCTTCACGAACAAATTTTCCGCAGAAATCTTCTTGCTCATGGGCATCATCAAGTCCAAATAGTCAACAAGAATTGCATCAACCTTTAGTTTAGTTGCAATTTCGTATTCTTTAATGAACGCACGGATGTCGTTTGATGTACAACCGTTGGGTAATTGCTTTACACGAAACGAACCCTTGCTCTTTTGTTGCGATGCTCGTACCTTGATATGCACATCGTCGATGTTACGCATAACTTCACGAGTTTCATATCCAGTGTGCATTGCGTCAATACGCATGGAGCAAAGCTTTTCACTAAGTTCAAGTGAAAGATAAACTACGTTTAGTCCAGCCTGTGCCCAATTTACGGCAAGATTTTGGAGAAAAAGCGATTTCCCCGCTCCAGATTGTCCAGCAAAAATTGTAATCTCGCCCTTGTTGAGACCACCGTACAACTTTTCGTCGACCGTCTTCCACCCCGTCGAACATTGACCTTTACCCTCGCGGATCGCTTCAAGCCGCGCTTTAGGATTGGCATAGTAATCCGTGCCAAGGTCCTTGACAAGTGCGATCTGGACGGCTGCCTTGATTGACGCTTCAACTTCGCCATATCTTCCCTCATCGAGTAAATCGGGTGATGCAAGAATAGCATCACGCAATGCCTTATGTCTACAAAACTTTTCAAACTCGCGCAGAAACCAGTTCTCATGAACTGATGCCTCTACTTCCATAATCTTTACTTCTTTGCGCGTCAGTGCTTTGATCTGATCTAATGACGGAATGTTAGAGAAGTCCGTGCTGTAGCTTTCAATGAAAGCAACCGTATCTTTGTTTTGCTTATCATCGAAGTAATCCGATCTAATAATTCCCTTGCAACGAACAAAAAGATCCGGATTACTCATCATAAAACTAATGAATAAATCCTCAATATCTTTACTGTAGTCGTTGATTTCACTTGCGTTTTCTTGATCTGCCATTTTGCTGAATATTCCATGTTAGTCGGATCTTATCTTTTCCAGAAACCGCCGAAGAAATAATCGAATGTGTGGTTAGTAACCTACCGTATTTCTCTGCTGCCTTTGCTGCGTCTTTTATGTCCGGCGACCATTTCGGAAAAGACACAGCCCAATCATTTTCAATAGCAACTTCTACAAGATCCCAGCCTTTTTGATCTCTATCAGGACAGACTATAACCTGCTTCTGTAAACGGTTTATGATGTCAACCTTTGATTGGCCTATTTCTCCAAGGTTGCTTACACCATCTACCGTCCAGGCATCCAATACACCCTCGTTTACAATACAGTATTTACGTGACCAATCACCCTGAGGGTCTAAGTTATAGACAAAGTCTTCAGGGCACTGCTGATAATACTTGGGTGGGAATTTTTCTCCTGAGTCGTAATTCAATCTTGAAGTAAATCCAACGATTTTACCGCGGAAGTAATACGGAATTATCACACGCCTATTTAGATCGTGCTTAGTGGATGGTGTCCAATAGAACTCGTCCAGATTGTATATTCGCCTATTGATAAGATATTCAACAGTCGTTAGAAACTCTGGATCATCTAGCCCGTATTCTAGCCATTGATTTATTGTCAACGAATCTTCAGGAAGATTCATAGGCTTCCACTTCTGGAACAATGACTTGAGTTTACTTTCTAATGTTTCGGGTGGCTTTTCGCCGTCGCCCTCTCTCACTTCGGCAATGTTATTTTTCTGTTTGAATATTTCAAATTCAATCTGTTCAATAAACTTATCGTCAACGTGGATTTGCTTCAAGAAGAACTTCAATGATTTAGAAAGTTCTTTGCCTTCAGTATATGCTGCGCTAAATCCGCAGTTGAAGCAGTTCATACAAATAGAGTTAGGATTAAACTGTATACCGAAGCGAAATCGTGTATCCGCACCGTGTCCCTGCGTATGACAGAGTGGGCAATTTCTCTTCTTCCACGATTTAGGTGCATCCCTTAATTGCCCTATGTTAGCTAATATGGCTTCTTTTAATATATCATTTATCATGTATTTCTTCTAAATTCCATCCATGCTTAGATGGCTTCTTTTTTCGATGACAACCATATATTATGTTGTATGGCAAATTATTCTCTTTACAGAAATCATTGATGCTTTTGATTATTTCTGTGCTACCGTCCGGAAAGGTAAGTCTCCAACTTTTTGCAGTGCCGGATGCTTCTTTGAATTTTCTAATTCTTTCCTGTGCTTCTTCGGCGGTCTCTTTTTCAAATCTATTTTTCTGCCCTATACTGTATCTTAATCTATCTTCCTCTGTAAGCACTTTTTCTTGCCACGCGGCTCTTAACCCGTTACTAATCCTGATACCATACTCTTCAAGAGCCTTATCATCCTGATATATTGTATTCCAGAAGTCGTTAGATATTTCACTTCGACGAATTTTTCTATCGGGATTCAGTATATAATTCTTTTTTCTTGTTTCGGATGATTTCTGTATTATTTCTTTTAGATGATCACTATCTAAATTTCGGTATGTATTGCCACCGGTTCCGCCTTCGGTAATATTATATCCATTAGGTTTTATTGTGTTAAATGTAGCAATAAATTCTATTTCAAGATTATCAAGATCTGTAGAATTATCCGTCTCGGCAAGTATAGTAAGTTCAAAGTTATCTATACCATATTTTCTTAATGCTCGATGAAAATATGATGTTATATTTTCTTTTTTGGATTCTTTAATGTGCTCCGATAATCTAATATCAATAGTGCGCTCAGTCTTACCTATGTAAGATTTTTGATTTAGTTTATTTGTTGCTTTATAAATTAACATAATAGATAACTCCAGTAAAGGATAGTGTATATTATGTATTTATCGAATGATTAAGTTTCTGTCCAGGATTTTACAGCATCAAATGCGCGTGTTAAGTCGGGATCGGCGCCGCCGAGAAACATAAGAAGATCGTCCCGGTCTATACTATCGAGCTCTCTTATACACCTAGATTTATCGATCTCGTTTTGTTTTTGCTTAGGAAAATATTCTCTAACAAGATCATATATCTTCCGAATTTCCGGAGTGGAAAATTCAAAATTATTAGACATCTAATCTCGGCCGGATATTTTTCCCATCAATGATAAGATAATGCTGGTCGCTAAAACGACCAGATGCTATATTAGTCACCAATACCGTTAGCAAATAGCTACCATCTGCAAATTTTCTGTTAATGGTTGCGGGAATACACCCATCCTTATCTACAGCACCCTCTGTTCTAAAAATACCAATCGGTTCCCCTTTAAGTGATGCCGGTTCTAAAAATTTAGAACTATCCCATAGGTCAGCATACTCGGCGTCTTCTAACTCTGTCCATACAAAACACGCTAGTTCAGTAGGAATTCTTACCAGATCTAAATGATTAAACATATCTTTCTCCTATACTTACGCAAGTATAGCAGTTCATGCCATGAAAGTCAAGTATGATATGGGCTGATTACTTATATCCTAATTCCTTAAGTTTATCGATCACCATATCGAGATATCCATCGGGTTCTACCTCTTCCTTGAACTACTTAAATTGCCCGTTGGGTAATGAATATACAATTCTGTTTTTAACATCTACGCGATGTTTATTAGGTTTATCACTGAAAATAGGATCTTTTGTCCAACATTCATAGGTATAATTTCCAACTTTTACTATCGAATTTGTATCAAGATAAGATTTCAATTCAGGCGTGTCAGTTCCCTTACCGTCCCAAATCAAAACCCATTTCCCTTTTGCCTGAGCGCCACCTGCAACGGCCAATCCTGCTGCGCCTGCAGCACCCTTCAAAAATCCACGACGTGAAATATCTTCTAAAATTTCTTCTAATCTCATGTTATGTCCTTACAATAAGTTTCTCTAGAACTCCAGGGTTCAACACTTCAGTTGATGGGAAATATCTAAACTTCAACCACATGAAGTTGGCAGAGAATGTCCATGCTTGTGTACCAGTATAACCGATATACTCGATACTGGTGGACATCGTTGTAGGGAATATCTCGAACCACCGATTATGATTGAGATATGGATCTGGCGTTTCTTCTAATGAACCCCATATTTCTAAGATGCCAGTGAAGTCCTTAGTATATGTCGAAAAGGAATGCACTGAATCGACATGATTTTGGACTCGTGACCCGGGAATTCTAGACGAGTAGAAACACGGTCTTGGGGCACCCATAAGTGGAGCCATAATGTCTGGTGTCCAATCTCCGGGCAATAGTGTTACGCTAGGAATAGGTGACTTGAACGCTTGTTCAGTAATTTCCAATTCCATAGATACATTATTATCCATATCCGAAAACATAGGCATCTCTACATAATAATCAGGAACATTAACTACAAATTCCTTTGTTCTGATAAGAACCATATTGTAGATACCAGCAGCAATACGGGCAATATCACCACTATCTAGTTCTAATGTGATAATACCTTTGGCCGGGCCTAGCTTGCATAGCTTTTCAAGTACAACAGTCTTATTGTCGGGATCGATAACCCGTGCATAAACTTGTTGGTTACACGCAACATCGTACGGAACTCGATCGGGCTGTAAGGCTCTAAAGAAGATTTTATTGTCCACACCTTTATGACATTTTATTGGGTTTTTGGACATGGGTCCCGTATCCTTACAAGGACAAAAAGAATCACCAACGACTGTCAACTGTCTGACATGGTCGTACATATATACCTTATTTAGGTTTATATCCATTATTTGGCTACCTTTTTGCAGTTATCAAAATGCCATCTTTGCATGGCGCCTTTTCCACCCGATTTATCACAATACGGGCATGTATTTATTATCTTCTTGCTACCCAATAAATGAGATGGCCGGCCCTTTAGCGAATTTGAGCTTCCTTTCTTGGGGCCTGGTTTTCCCTTCTCCTTTATCGGTTTTTCTTTCTTCATTCCTTTGTTCCACGCGTCTTTACCGAACATGGGATTTTTATCTCCCTGTTTTGACTTGGAAATATTATCTCTATGAGTTTCACTTTTAGATATACCCTTACCAAAACCAGCAAGCGTGTTGGATATCTTCTCTCTTGTTTCTGCAGTAACCACATAATTATCATTAGATCTACGGGTGACAGCCTGTTTCTTTCTTGACTCTGCCGATACTATACGTCCGGCACTTCCTTCGCCACCATCAGTCATATTTCGAAGGATGCCAGTGCCATTATCTTTCCGACCGTACCAGCGGATCATTCTGCGTTCAATAGCAAACGCACCGAGTTCGGTAAGCTTTGTTTCAAGAAAGATTATTCTATTACGATCTTGCGGTACAGCTATACTATGATTTTTAGAGAATGCTCGGCTATCCTTCCCCTTACCTATGTGATAGGGTGAGAAATCCGCACGAAGATAAGCATAAACATAAAATTCTGTGTTCATAATCTATTATTTATCACCCGCAGCGTGTGTATCGATAAATATCATTATGATAAAATTAGACGAAATTCAATCAAAGTTCCCCTTCCTTAGCGGGTTAAAGTGCCTTACTCACGAGTATATTGGCATCATTCAGAACTCTGACGATAAAATTATAAGTTTCTACGATTATGAATCGATTAGGACGCCAGAAGAAAAGAAGCTCTTCTTAGAGTATGGCGAAATTTGGTGGTGGGAGAGTAATAGACTTCTGCCTATCAACATCTTTATGCAGGGCCAAATGGTCCCGTTTAGGTATTGTCTCAAGACAATGGTCAATAAAGATGTAGAGATTATGTTTGGTTCGGTAACAAGCCTAAACAACATAATGAAGAAGCGTATTAAGAAACGACAGATTCAGCTAGTAAGACGGCAGGACTAGATTCTTCAAATTCAATACTGGCGTATTCAAATTGTGCGCCCATAAGACGAAAGATAACCAAGTCTGATTCGTCTACAGTTACATTTTCGCAGCCATTTGAATGATAGAGTTTGCGAACTCTATCAAAATCACATATTATGAAATTCTCTTTCACACATTTATAAGTCATTCTTGTGACATTTTCTCAACAAGTAGATTTAGGTGGACAATAATGGCCAGAGAGTAGGATATAGAATGGCTTCTTTTGAAAAAGTAAGCATCATCGCCCTCGACCTTTACCCACACATCTTTGCGAATTCTATCCCAGTCATGCCGCTGTAGGTATGCTTTTGCTGGGCGCATAATCGCCAAAATCATAGCTAAATCCTCGACCGACTTAGGCTTGTATCGCTGTAGTAGGTCGCTATGCCCTTTGAGGTGGAATAACTGGTCAGTTATCTCTTCGTATTCAAAGAAATCCCAAGGTGGTTCTTTATTTAGAAGGTCAAGTAGATGCTGCTCGCTCCTAACACCTTCATACATGTTTACATTCAAGAAGTCAATCTTAAAATATCCATAATCCTTGGCAATACGGTGATCAATCGTAGAAATGTTTGTTACAGGATCGCGTGGAATATTCTGAAAATAGATAGCCGTATTATGCTTATCATATTTGTTATCAGCACGGTCAATGCGGCCAACAACATGCTCCAATCCTTGCAAGATTTTATCTCTATTGTAGACGTCAAGATCAACGTCGGTGATTACCTTTTTAGACATCGTTTTCTTCTTTTTGTATCTTCTGTTCTACCAAAGTTTTGTATCGCGGGATTCCAAATGTCAACGAAAATAGCATTGCTGCATCTTCGTTTTCGAAAGTTATTATGTGCCTATGCCAGTCCCATGAGAATTCATTATATAGGCTGTTATTTCTGAGCCAATCATTTATTAGCTCCATTGGCACATTATCGGGAATTTTAAATGATACTGGTATAATCATGCCGGCTACGGAATATAAGGTGCGTGGAATACGCCGATATCGTATATGATCTTCCCACGAAATCCTACTTTATACTGTGTTTTATCTCTTTTTGAAAAGCGAGCTTGAAGGCGATATAATCTTCTTCGTTTCGAAACTCATATGTTGTACTAGGTGCTCCACGACCATTGAACATGCCGCCAAGACCTGTGATTGCATGCATTACAGCACCATTGGTAGCAATCCAATGCATAAGCTCGGTGTAAGTAATACGCCATTCGAGAATGTCAATAATCATCGTCAACCTTTATAGTGCGTCTCTCTGACTTATCAAATGTCAGCTTGAACATTAGAAAATCTTTAGAAGGGATGCTGAATTTTGTAATAGAAACTCTTCTTACAGGCACATTATTATTATGACACCAAAACATAAGCGATTGGTGCGAGATGTCCCAATACAATAGGTCAATAAGAGTCATCTTCTTCTATTTCGTTTAGCATCTTCTGCCAATTTGAGTGATTACGTTCGAGGCATACTTTATTATCGCAAAGAGCGACACTTGTATCTCTAAACCAGTGTGTGGCAGGATTCGTACGACACATATCACACTTACCCTCTGGGCCACTCCATCCCTTCGTGATAGTTCCTGCTGTTCTGCCCTTTGTTCTATGAGTTTTGGTCATAGTCCTGCCTGCTCCAAAATATTTCTTATATATTCTACATCATCCGGATTCTTCTTGAACTTTTTCATCCAATATCCGGGATCGATGATAGTGCCTATCATCTTAGCATGGTCTTCATTGAATCGGTCCATTAGATCCCCGCCGTTCGCTGAAAGATATAACACCCATGGGCTAATCTTACCTGTTCTTATAAAATGCGCGGCTTCGTTTGCTGATATAGTGTTAAAGAAATGGTTAAATGGCGAACCATTCTTTTCAGCCCACGCAATTATTTCTACAATGCTACGATCGGTAGCACTGACCGCTGGTTCTTTCTTGACTAGGTCTTCGACGTATAGTTCGTATACGGAATCTTTTGTCCAGTCTTTTAGTTTGACGCCATTCTTGATAACGAATTCAATATATTGATCGATATGCACTGGCTTGAGCAGTGCAAGATGATTTCCAAACTTTACAAAGTCAATGTAATACTGACTATTGATAAATTCGTCTAAGGTCTTTGGTTTCTTAGCGTTGGTAGAGATTGTATAAAATTTCTGGAATGTCAGAAATCCAATCCGTGGGCCTGCCGCATTTGCATCATTATGGCGCTGTTTCTTCACGCACATATGCGAGGTAAGAGTTTTTTCTTGGTGAAACTGTTTACCACAAAACTTGCATTGATGATCTTGGAGCATTTTTTTCTTGGCTAACAATGTTAGGACCCTTTGAATATTTCCTTTATAGTTTTATCATCGTACCCATTGTCAATGAAAAACTGCTTCAGGTCATCCTGTGTATTTATTTGTATCAAAAGTTCAAGATCAGAATCCTTAAGTAAAGGAAAGAACGTCAATAATGCTTCCTCTAACCTGTTTTTTACAGCACCCTTCGGCGGCTTCATAAACTTACGTTGTGGACTCTTTCCTGTTCCACACAATGCAAGCAACATCCACTGCAACTCTTTGTGCCCCTCGATGCCCAACGTCTTCTTCTGTACAAGACACGAGAAGTTATTATTGACGAAATCGTTGATGGAGAGCAAGTAATGCGGTTGTTCGCGATCAGATACAGCAGAAGTCATCCAGCGCATCAATAGCCAGGGCTCGATGCTTACCTTTTCTTCGGAAGTCATCTTACTGAAATAAAACTTATCTCTGCGATCTAAGGCTGGAAGAACTTGCCTGAATAGATCAAGCTTATACGTCTTTGCCTTTGTATCTTCTTCGACCGCGTCAATATCAGGATTTAGATCGTGAAAACCTGCTAGCCAGTCGCCAACTTCATTACTCAAAGAGTGCTCCAATATCAATAATGTCGGGAAGCTTGTTCACTTCCTTGACAAACAATACACAATTAGGGAACGGCTTATCTTCAACAGGAACCACAAGAATATTGCCATTCTTCAGCTTCGGGAAATACCACTTCACTTCAGCGTACACATTTGTGATATTGATTTGTTGTGGTCTCGGAACCATATGACGCAACGGATTGAATACCATTGTGTGAAATCCGCGATCATTCAAACTTGTTAGCGGCATCACTTCCAAATCGCTGTAGTCTTCGTCGCATACAAGGATGGACCAATCTAGCGGCATTTGTACTTTCCATTCACCAATCTCAAGAACTACCGCTGGTGCATAAAAGCTTTCTAGGAAGATGAGCGGAATAAAGAAATAGTCAGGATTCTTTGGATCAGAATAATCTAAGACGCAATATCTAATGTCTTCGATTTCATTAGGTATCTTATCTAAATCATATGATTCGTTTGCGTTAGTTAAAATTTTGATTTTAGCACCTCAAAAAGGTAAATAGTTATATGACAATATTTATAAACAACAAATATACTAAATGGTATAATAACATTATCTCTACTGCTAAGTCAAGAATTTCAACCGGATATGTAGAGGTACATCATATAATACCGAAGGCAGTGGGTGGTCTAAATTGTGATTCTAACCTGGTCAGACTAACTGCCAGAGAACATTTTATATGCCATTTATTATTGCCAAAGATGCTCGATAATCCATACAAGTCAAAAATGAGATTTGCATTATGGATGTTAACTAACGGTAAAAATTCATTTCAGCAAAGATATAAATGTAATTCAAAAATTTACGAAATTGTAAAGAAGGAATATGCAATAGCATCTTCGGAGTTACATAAAAATAAAATATTATCGCAGGAAACCAAAGATAAAATTTCTAAGGCACACAAGGGTAAGAAATTATCAGAAGAACATAAAGAAAAAATAAATCCAAAAGGTAGAATTTTATCGCAAGAAACTAAAGATAAAATTTCAAATAGCAATAAAGGTAAAATCGGTATTATGACCGGTAAAACACATTCGCAAGAAACTAAAGATAAAATTTCAAATAGCAATAAAGGTAAGATAAGAGCTAAATTATCCGAAGAAAGAAAACTACAAATCTCTAAACAATTTTCCGGAACTACACAATCTGAAGAACACAAAACAAAGAGATTATCTTCAAGGCAATCAAACGGATATTATAAAAATGAGGCTGAGACAAAAGCAAAAATGTCAACAGCAGCAAAGAATCGACTAAAATACACATGTCATTGTGGGAAAGAATGCACTGCCGCTAATTATAAAAGATGGCACGGAGAAAAGTGTAAACTACCTAGTTAGTCCAATTTTCTTTCGGTGTTCTTGCCACCCTTTTTCCATTTCTTCATTACTCTTTCGCATAACATATTGCCCAATGGGAATCATCTGCGGTTCTACCTTACAACGAATCAAAAAATCACACAACATATTTTCAAATCCAAGATGCTTGAAAGATAGTGATGTAATAGATAGTGCAGTATCTGAATTATCTTCATATGTAATTCTTGTATACTGTCTCCCTACAGTAATTTTCGATTCCTTACCCGGCGCAATAGCTTCTGCACGTTCCATTTCGAAGTAATATGGTTCAAACTTCAATACCAAACTATTTGCTTGAGCAAATATCTGAAGTAGTGGAAGATATCCCCACGATATTTGCGTATTAACAACGGTCATTAGTAATTCACTTTCGTAATACTGTATGGATATTGTGCTTCTGCATAGAACTTCTTTCTCTTTGTAAGATGTCGCTTGGAGAATTTACAATTCGAACACACGTCATACACGTTCACAAAATCCTTATCTGGCGCAACTCTAATACCTCTACCAATACTCTGAATGACACGCACAAAACTCTTGCCTGCTTCAAACAATACTAGATTATAGATACGAACGATATTGATACCAGTTGATGCTACACCATATGTAGCAATAATGATTTTGCCGTCTACTTCCTGAACTTCTTTATACTCGGCCTTTCTATCTTTCGACTTCATCTTACCGGAAACGAAGATCGCGTCTGGTATAAGCGATTGTAACTTTTCGCCAGTCTCAATGCGATCTACCAAAATGAGTGTGCTGCCGGATTCCGCCATGGCCCCAATCTGCTTCGCTAAGAACTTCAATCTAATTTGATTCGTTGTCAACCACTTTAATTCTGATTGATAGTTATCAAATGCAGCTTCACCTAAATCGTTTAGTTGCCACACATTCACATGTAATTGTGCAAGAATGCCCTTGTCTTGCAATTCTTTTGTGTTGATTTTTCCAAGCAACGGTCCGATACATGCAATAACTGCTGTCTTTTCGAGATCTTCTTCGGGCATTGTTCCTGTAAGGCCCCATCGAATTGGAGCATTAGCCAAATAGCTCGATAATAGCTTTCTCAATACATCGGCTTTCGCCTTGTGTACTTCGTCCACAATGACGCACACCACGTCGTCGAAGAAAACGTTTATATCTATTTCTAACTCTTCCTCTTTCGAACGCTTTGAAAGGCTTTCCAAACTTTGCCATGTGCAGATAGTATGTTTACGTTGATAGTCTTTTCTGTCACCGAAGAATACACCTACATCTAGTCCAAGATTGATATAATCTTCTTCGGTTTGTGTAACTAGGTCTTTAGTTGGAACAATAACAATAGTGCGTCCATACGGCTGAACTTTATGGCTAAGAATAGCCGTTATCAGCGTTTTTCCAGATCCCGTAGGAGCAATATTGATACCATTTAGATTCTCGAGGTACGAATTGATTACATCGAGTTGGTGATCCTTGATAACGATCGGTTGACCGGCAAGTGGATGACCTACTGGCCAACCAATATGCGAATAGCTATCTTCTTTTACTTTCTCAAATTCAAACGAATGTTCGAATCGATTATCGTCGATTTCAATTTCGTACCCTTGCGCCTGCACAATGGGTAGCATCTTATCGAGTAGGTTGATATAGCTGCGACCACCGATGTCTGCAAAGCTCATCATACCATTCCAGCGTCCCAACTTGTAACTTGGAGAGTATCTGGCTGCAGGGATAAAGAACTCCAACGATTCTACTAACTTACGCCGTGTTACCACATCGAGATCGTGAAAGCGAATATTCACTTCGTCTAATATTTCTAATCTTGCTTTTTGCATTGCCATCTCTTTATTGCTGCTTGTCTTATTCGTTCACATTGTTCGGGAGTGCGGGGACCTAATTTCTTACCACTATTCCAGGAAGGTTTTCCTGTAGGTCCAGTTTTTACTCCGCTATTCCACGACGGCTCGCCGGTTTTTATTCCACTATTCCAAGCCTTCTTTCCGCTATTGGCCTTACTTACCGCCTCTTTTTCTTTATCGGTTCTTTTTCTACCATACATTCCGTTCTTCTCGCCCTTACGAAGTTCAGAGTTTTGTTTCTTCCATTCATTGGGCGCTTTCCAGCCGGAGGCACCTTCGCCACCATCTGTACGATTTTCAAGTATACCTGTTCCTAAATCTTTTCTACCCCACCATGCTATCATTCTGCGCTCAATAGCAAATGCACCTAATTCAGTCAGATTATTTTCCAATATGATATTAAGAGATCTATCTTTAGGCCGCTTTGTTCCATAATGTGTTTCCCATGCTCTGAACGCGGAGCCTTTGCCTATGTAATAAGGTGTTCCTGCCTTTGCTGTGGCAGAATCCTTATAACGAAGATAGGCGTAGACGTAGAACATTATTTCAATTCATCTGCTAGATTTGCTAATAAATCAATTGCCTGACTTAATGCTGCTGGCTCTGTATGGCAGGCATCGCCCAAATGAGGATTACGTGGTTGTAATATTTCATCGATTTTATCTTTCGAAATTTCTTTTTCAATACCATATATTCCTAAATTATGAACAAAGTACACATAGGTCTTTGCTTCGACATCGAATACCAATGTCACCGGAAAAGATATATTCTTTATAATCAAATTCATATTTTGCCTGCCCACGTTATGTTTATTATCGGCGATAGTTAGTGTTGCTGTTGACATTACTGGCTACGAGACTCTTCGTCGAGTTTCCTCCATTTGGACAACGAGTTCAACGAATCTTTTAAAGATCCTGCAAGTTCAGCAGCCGCGTCGAGATCTCGTGATGTTATTGGTGACCTATTCAAAATCGATTCTATAGATTTGAATATCTCCAATGAACTACCGTAATCGGTTATATTTTTCAAAGACATATTATTTCCTTTTTAGAAGTTCTACCTCTTTTGCTATACTATCAATAACTCGAAACAGTTCCTTGAAGTATGCTGTTAGTTCCTCTCGTTCCTTAGGTGGCAATGTTGCCATATCGGGTATTCTCTGAAGAACTGGTGTTAGTCTCAATAGTTCCATTTTATCTCCTTTATATAGATGCATCGTCCAATCCGGCTGCACGCAATTTTATGATATGTCCAGTCATAAAGTTTTTCGCTTCTTGAGCCTTGGATATAGCTAAAAACTTATTTCTAAGTAAAGCCACTTCGTTGATAAGAAGTGTAGAATCCACGATTGTAGAAACACCGTCAACATATTTTTCCGCATCACGCGAACTTAATGCCTTATTGTATGCTTCTAGAAATCGTTTGAATTCTATCGACCTATCTTTTCTTAGTTGTATATTTAGGTACTCGAGTATTGCTTCGATCTCCTGTAGTTGTGCATATCTATGCTCAACCAAGCCGGGAAGTTCAGCCGCATGCCTTTCTAACGATTTCCCTTTTAGCGATAACTCTAAACGAGCTGTTTCCAGCTCTTGTTCGAAGTAGTCAATAAATGCGGGTACGTTAGAAAGATCATTTGTTACTTTGTAATACCAGTTACTCATTCTCTTCTTTCGTGTCGGATATACTTATAAGAGGGATATATGGACAATAGAAAAAGCCGACATCGAGCGGGGACGGAGGATATTTCAACCTCCTTACTATTTCCTCGGCTTCGGCGTCGGTGTTATCTTCGTTCACAAATTATGCACTCTTTTCACTGCTAGTTCCATTGCCTGTACCAGAAGTACAGCACGCTGGGTTCTCGACATCAATACTCTCTTTATCGCCATCGCACGAGGAGGGACACCTAGGTCTTCTGCCAGGGCCTTATGTACCAAGGTCAGATTTGCAGGTTCAGTTATCCAAGTTACGTAGTCGGCACCCACAGTCGCATCTCTCATATTATCTCTGAACTGCTGGACTTGCGTCATGACTAACTGAACATCCTTGCTTTTGATAGTTTCGAGTAAGGTCTTCCCAAACTCAGCGCCAGACTGGCTCATCATCACCCTCCATATCGTCGTCATCTTCGTCCAATGGTTCGGCCAGGTGGCTTCTTGCTGCTGCGCGAAGTTCCTTGTCCAAATCTTCGTCCAGTAAGTCATCTTCGACGAGACCGAACTCGTCGAAAACAACCACAAGAATATCTGCCACTTCTAATCTCTCTTTTGGAGCAATGTGGGACTTAACTCTAGCCCATAGTTCCAATAAGAGTTCGTGATTGCTGTTTATCATTATGCCTCCTCTGCCTTCTTTGTTTCATCGACTGGATCTGCAATGACAACCTTGAAGTCATCATCTGTAAATTCGTCCATGATTACTCGCATCTTTGCTTCGTCATTCCATTCCTTGCGGAAATACTTCATGACTTCGCCTGTTACCTTACTTGTGTAGGAATAACGATTTCCTTCCTTGACAAGTACACCGGACTTTTCGAACAAGTCAAACAAGCCAGAAACAGGATTCATACCAGTTTCCCACGGAATGTCAATCTTGATTGTTTCGAAAGGCTTTGCGTAACGTGTTTTGACTACTTTGCAGGTTGCTTTGATACCGGTTACTTCAGTTACCTTGTTTCCGTCTTCGTCTTCCTTCAGTTTGTACTTCTTCATTGCAACAACGATACTCGATGCAAAGATGAAGCCACTACCGCCGGAAATCTTGTCGTCTGGGTCAAACATATCCTGACTTGCATATGTATGGTTTGTTACAGCCATACCAATGTTCAAATCACCGAACATATTCACGCAATTCGATACAAGCGACTTGAGTTGCTTTGCCTTACGGCCCATATCGCCCTTCATGTCGCCAGCACTAAACTGGTTGATGTCGGTAGGAGTCAAAAGCATACCCAACGAGTCTACAATAAACAAAATCTTCGGACGTTGATCCTTTGGAAGATCTAGATAGTTTTCCTTGTATTCCTTGACAAAATCGTGAATAATCTTTGCCACTTCATCGATCATTGATGCACCAATGCGAAGCATCTTATCTTCGGATGTATCAACACCGAGATTCTTCAGCCAGCTTTCGTCAAGCGCATTTTCTGTGTCGATCATTACGACAAAGATACCCTGCTCTTGTGCAGCCTTTGCGATGTTACCGGAAACGATATAAGACTTGCCAGCGCCGGATTCGCCTGCAAATACTGTAACCTTACCCATTGGAATACCTTTGAAAAAGTCTCCACTGATAAGATAGTTCAATCCATAGGATCCTGTACTGATCCAAATATCAGGATCGTTAAATCCTGTCGAAATGCCTGTGATATTCTTAGTCAATCCCTTTCTAAAACGGGATATATCAAATGCTTTTGCCATTATTATTCCTTTTCATATAATCTAATATTTTCTCAAGTTCGTCGATAGACATATTAGATTTGAGTTTATTTGCTCGCCAGCTAATTATGAATACGTTTCCCGGCACATAACCTAATTCCGGTACAAGTTTGTCAATACTTGCCTTGCAGGGATCTCGTGTCTGCTTACCATCTTCACCTGTACTGCAAGCATAATTTAGTTTCACACCGAGCACTGGGCAAAATTCAGGTTTATGTAATTCTTCAAATGTAATAGAAAACGGTATTCCATTTTTTATAGCAGATTGCCGTCTATGATGAAATTGTCTGAAGAATGTATTCTCGGGATTTCGATAATTATTTCTATCCGTAATCTGATGAATTTCCTTAGCACACTGAATGCAGGTCTTTGTCGAAACTCTACGCTCGGCAATATGTCCATGCTTGCAGGGTTTACCCGTAAAGTATGTGGATTTACCCAATAGTATTGCTTCTTCTCGGGCCGCATTCAGGCGATAAGGTCGTTTTATCATAAACGTAAATGGGGATTTCTCCCCATTTATCTCATTTATTACGATTTCTGAGCATCGCAAGGATTTCTTGCGGTGTCTTACCGGCAGCTGGGGCTGCGGCTGTCGCTTCTTCCTTGACAACTGTCTTAGGAGCATCTGGTTCGAAAGGAGGATCTTCCGACTCAACTTCCTTTGTTAGCACTGGGGCAGCCTTCACAGGTGCTGGTGCTGGTGCTGCTGGACGCGGACTGGTTACCGAGGCGCGCTGAACACGTTGACGTTCGCCACCATCTGCATCATCCTTAGAACCACTGTCGAAGCCGAATGGCTTGTAATGTTGGCTCCACAGCGATGGGTCATACAGTTCACCATCCAACGATGCCTGGAACATATCGAAGATAATCGATAGTTGCTCAGGTGTAGGACGCTTTGGAAGATATGTAGACAAGTCTACCAAACCGTACTGGTCAACAGCGGCTTGCATTTCTTCTGTGAGACTGGATTCCTTGCGTGCCCACTTCGATGTGCCGTAATCAGCAAAACCACCCTTGCTTGTCTTGTTGACAATAAAGTCGGTACCGTTGATGTAATCAACCGGGCTGTTTTCCATATCAGGATCCAACAATGCAGCCTTGATGATTGCAAAGATTTGTGGTCCGATAATGAACTTACGGATTGGGTTTTCTGGCTTCTCAACTTCATTCAAGCCGTCTTGCTTCACGAAACCCTGCATGTAATAGGTACGCTTGCACCAATACTTACGGGCTGTGTCTTCAAGAGACTTATCCTTCCACCATGGACGTACTTCGTTCAAGATTGGGCAGGTCTTCGGACCGTCCCACATTTCGATACAAGGCACTTGTACTTCTACAGGCTTGTTTTCGTCTTGACCCTTGATGCCAGGGAATGCTAGCTTGATGATTTGACGTTCAGCCCAGAAGAATGAATTATCTGGATTTGCGTCTGGCGCGAAACGGAGGATTGATGATGTACCTTCGGCGATGTTCCAATGTGCATAAGTTGCTTTATCGCCACCACTGAAATTGCCTCCACCGCCCTTACGGGATTCGATGGCTTGTAGCTTTCTACGGATTTCTTCTAATGTTTTGCTCATGATTTTATTTCCTGCTTTAGTTTATATTGAACGCTATTATTCGAGCTGCGATCTACTTGGGTCACGTTAGGCCCTTTCGCATCTTACCTGCTAAGGTCTTCGTATGCAGCTAGTGTACGAAAACCTTGTGTGTTTGTCAAGAACTTCTTAGTAGAAGTTCAATATATATTTATCAAAAAATACTGACAAGTCAGTGGACTCTTTGATTTCTTTCTTAGCTACAGGTGCCTTTTCAACAATCTGTAGATTTTCAAGAACTTGTGTAATAACTGCTTTTTCGAAATCGTTTACAATGCCTTCCTTGCAAAGCTTTGTACCAACCTTGTTGACAAATCCTGCAAGCTCTTCATTTTCAACAATTCTTAGAGCAAGTTCATTCAATTTGAATCCTAAACGAGCATTTTCGCTTGCAAACTCAAACATCGGTGTAGTATTTATAGCCTCTCTGCGAATCATGACAGGAATCGCGGCAGCCTCTTCAATACGCTTATGGAAGGTATCCTTCTCTTGAACCATTTGCTTGATGATAGGAAGCACGCCTTCGAACTTCTCGTCGAAGCGACGAATAGTGAATAGATCCTTTAGACCGGAAGTGTCATCTTCTGAAAGAGCTTCACGTTCAAATGTTTCAAGACGAGCCTTTACGGTCTCGTATGTCTTCGAGCCAGTTAGCTTACGGAGTTCGGTACGAATGGTCTCGATGTTCTCTTTCACTGTGTCCACAATGCTGGAGCTATCTTCGTTGATTAGTCTGTTTGTAGTTACATAGCGATTAAAAGATTGTAGCTTTAGAAGATTGCCAGTACTTTCAGCAATGTAAGCACCTACCTTGTCGCCCATTATACCGCCGTGTGCCATATGTTGTGCCATTGCACGAGCACCCGGAAGATAGGTATGTGGGAAGCGGAAGCGTTCGCCGTTGCACTCAAGGAAAATCGCCGAAATTTGGCGAGAACGCGCACCTCTAACATTCTCGTCTACAGGAGTCTTGTGACGGACAAGAAGACGAACGTTTTCCAAGGTTTGTTGCGAAGTACGAGCAGAACCGAACATCTTACTAAAGCTTTCCATAATAGCCTCGTCAACTGCTGCACAATAGAATGGAGAACCATCTGCTGCATCTGTTTGTCCGTTTGTTGCGATCTTTCCATCCGTAACTAGCTTGTTCAGTGCCTTTTGAACATCACCAAGGTGTGTTCCTTTGATATTCTTTACAAGACCGGATGCTGTAAACGTTCCACCTGTCTTTGTAATCAAGTGGACAATCTGCCCCATCAAATGACTATTCACTGCTGTATTTTCCATCACTGCACCTACCACTCTACATTGAGATTTATCTAAATTATGAAGTATTCCCTTATTGTCTTTAACAATGACACTGTTACCTATGAGTTTAGTAACTTCGCCCGAAATAATTCCAAATCGACCCGAGGAACATACTACGGATGTGCCTACTGATATATTTTCACTATTTTCCATCACCGCACCTTGCTGATTCTTTGCTTGATATGCGAAATGTTTTGGTTCGATTGCCTTACCAAAGACCTTTATCTTTGAGTTCATCATAAACTCGTCTGCCAATCTGCGGATATTCTTCTGCAGAGTCAACACGGTATTATCGACGGATGCACCCTTGCTGAACTCTACATTGTTACCTTCTTCGTCGATTGTTACCATTAGATTCGGATTAGCGACAAAGAAACGACGGCCTGCTTCGGGATCGGTCGTTTCTGCACCCTCGGCATCGAAAATCTTTATCTGCAAACCATTACCTTTCAGCAATGAAAAGATTTTCCCAGCGAGTCCGTTTTTTTCTTCCATGATTAACTTCCTTTAGCTTATTTATCTTTATACGGGTCAGATGAACACAGGCATCGGTGCGTCGTATTGTGAATGTTCCCTATCAGCAATGTTGCTGTTGATAGCATTCTGAGATTTATCATCCCACGTAGATATAAAGTCTGTCATTCGAACTGCAAGAATCATGGCCATAATCAAGTCGTCTGTTTGACCAATACGAGCTTCGAATGTATTCGCTCTGGATACGAAAACTTTCAACTCCGACAATAGACCTTTAGAGTTGATTTTCATTCTACCAGATTCAATCAAGAACTTCAATTTAGCGCATGCTTCGAGCTTGGATTTATTTGTTGTAACGAATCCTGCTCTACGGCCGGTCTTACCTTGTAGTCTATTCTTAGGATCATGCAACATTGTGCCGGGAAAGTTTTCTTCGCCTGTGTCTCGAATAACAACAAGAGCAGCTTCGCCAAGTGAATTACTTTCTACAGACCAGTAAATTTCAGGCTTACCTGCGTTGTGTAATTCTTCAAGAATGGTACGCATAGTGCGAACCTGATCTTCAATCACTGTTCTGTTACTACTCCATTCTGCAACCTGCACAAGTGTAGGAAGCTCTAATACCTGAATAGCTGCATTGTCGCCGCCCGTCCCCATAGACGGGTCAAGAGAAACGACATATGTAAGATCAGGGTGAATAGGCGCATACCAGCGAACCTGTCCAGTCTTACGTATAGGTTGCCTTGATTCCAGCTGTGAGAGTTTGACAGCATTGATAAGTGTTTCCTCGAATGTAATGAACTGACATTCATGTTCGCGTAGGAAACGGTCTTCACCTAGTGCAGCACGTTCCGAATCTGCCCAATCCTGGTTACGATCAGGATGCGATGACCATGTGGAAATATATGGTCTGAAACCGTTTTGTCCTATCTCTGTTTCGTTTCCGTTAGCATCAACCAGCTTATTTGCACCAAACCATATATCAGCGAATTGATCTTCGTCAGTATTAGGGGTCGAAGTGATAATACACTTACCACCAGTGGATAGTGTAGGAGATAGGGAAGTCCAAAACTCTTTAGCGATATTAGGTTCAACGAATGCAAATTCGTCAAGGTAAACTAACGACAAGGATAATCCACGACCTGTGTTTTCTGTTGTTGTTGTCGCTACGATACGTGACCCATTATCAAAGTCAACAGAGCGTTTATTGTAAGATTTCACACCTGCACGGATATGGTCAGGCACCGACTCATACGCATAACGCACTCTATGCATGATTTCCTGTGCGCCATCGTATTTGTTCGATGCAACCAGAATAGTTGCATCATTCACAAACATTGCATACCAAAGAAGGTATCCTGCCGCAACTGTGGTTTTACCCATCTGACGGCTTACCATGTTTACCGACTTTCTGTAACTGTGATAAGTGTGTATTAGATCAATCTGAAAATCATATAGCTGTAGCTTTTCTCTACCACGCATCGGGTGCTGAATGTACATAAAGTTAGTAATGAAATATTCCGGTCCAGTATCCGGATCCATACATTTGCGTAGTTCATCGATTTGTTCCTTTGTATAGGAAACCTTCGTATACGCACGTTTTACGAGTTTATCGTCTTGATAGATAGCCATTAGTCCCAGTCCCTCTCAGGTTCATCAAAGTCTTGCTCTGGCGGTTCTAGATTCTCTACCGCTTTTATGAATAACTTATTTATGTCGGCTGTATAGAAAGTCGGATTCAAAAGTTGTTTCAAAACATGTGGATCCACATGTTGCTGTAGTACATAAAATTCAACTTCATCATTATCAACAACATATGATCCGTTCGGAGTGAATGTTACTGAAGTTACAGTAATATCACCAAAAGTAGCAGTTGTATAGGATGTGTAGGTTGGCTGATCTGTACCGTGATTCCAACCAGTCGGTTCTTCATCAGTTTCCCAACCAATTTCGGCAGTAGCAGTTACGTCGATCGAATAACCGATATCCATCGACTGACCGTTTTTAGATTGAACTTTTGCAGACATGCTGAGAGTTCCATCAAAATCAACGGATCTGCTATCAGCATATGCATTATCGTGATAATCCTGTAGTTGGACATCTGCCACAAGGGCAGATTCAGTTAACTTTTTTTTTTGGATCAGTGGATTCTTTCAAGAAGTCTCTGTAACCTAAGACAAGTTCCTTATGTACTTCTGCTACTTGCATTTTCTTTTGTTCGGGATTATCGCCTTGTCGTGCTCCAGATGGACCGACTGCGGTGACAACTGGACTATCTGCACCATCTGGGAAGAAATCTTCGCCCTGTGCAACTTCAATATCGCTATATCCATTGTTTAGATCTTCTTCCATACCCTTATCAAACTTACGAGAATATGACGAACCTTGGACTCCGTTGCCTTCACCCTTAAGGATCATATCATATAGAAGCTTTACAACTGCCATTGTGTTTCTAGAACCCTCGAGTTGACGGATAAGATACTGTTTCTTAACGTCGGATGTGTTTGTTCCATTGATGATTTCTGCTGCGCGAGCTTTTGCTGTATCATGCGGCATGCGTGCCATAGCATTAACTTCGGCAGGGTTGATCATGTCTGGTTTGGCTTCAAACATTCTGTCATCTTCATCACCCATGTCATCATCGGCGCCCATATCACCCATACTATCTGGATTACCCATCTCGCCTTGGCGCATTGTATAGTCAGTGTAATCTTCGGCACCTATATTATCGTCGCCACCTTGACCAGTAACTACTTCGAGTTGTTTATCAAACACACGTTCAAAATCTGGATTATCTCCATAACCCGTCTGGCCTGCTACCATAGACATTAACTCTTCTCTGCTTGTGGCTGTGGGATACATGTCACGGATAACACTGCCGATAAAATGGTCATCGTAGTCTGTCATTGTTTCCATTACGTCATCTTCGTCGATTTCGGCAGGGATTGCTATATCTTCCCTAACATCTTTCTTAGCGGCAATCTTTGATGTTGCCTTGGCTACATTTCCTGCACCTTTTTCGGCACGCTTGGTTAGCCAATCTGCTTCATCATCCCATGCGGCGGCCTTTTTTGTATCACCGTGCTTCCTCTTGTCGGTGGCCATATCCTTAGCACCCTGAGCGTCACGCTGATCAGCATGCACATCTTTGCCACGTTCCTTAGAATATGACTTCAGCGTGTTTTTGCTAAGTTCGGTTAGAACAGGATTGATGCCAGGCACTGCCACAACACCCTCCATCAAGGAAATAAGTTCTCTCATACTTTTCATAGCTTACCTACCTTCATTGGACTGGTTTTCTTTACGCGGCCGAAGAAACCAACATCGGCTGTTTTTAGATTTTTAGGATTATTGAATCCGTCATACCCCTTAGGTAGGGTAGAATGATCAGTCGATGCATTAGGACTCAATGGGTTATTTACGGTAACAATTGGTCTTTCTTTACGGACTTGTTCAAGTTCCTTCAAGAATCCCGTTGTATATGCTTCTCCGTAAGGAACGGCTTCTCCGCCCTCGTAATCACTCCCGAGTTGTGTCTTGTACTTTGCTTTGAACTCTGGAGAATTTCTGTCTAGATACAAATCTGTTTCAATTTGTCTTGGGTCATTTTCAGAGTATACAGCTAGTTGACCTGGAGAAATTCCAAGATTGTTGCATACATATGTTCTTAGGAAATCAAGCGAACCCGGATATCCAAGAACTAGATCGCAAATGAATACAGGTGTATTCTTAACATTTGGAAAATCAAGCGGACTTTCCTGAATAGGTGTTTTTCTAAATGACGATGCTGACTTTAGGTCATACTTCTTTAACGAAGTTTCCAAACTATCAACCATCGCATCTGTCATTTCGTTCACAGCAAACTTCAAGACATACTTATATGCTGTCTTTGTTTCTGCAACGTATGATGTAAAAGATTTCTCTGCCATATCTGACTCCAGTGTTAATGCTATTTATCAGACTTTTCTGATTTACTGGACACAATATACTTGAGGAGTTCGTTGCGATCGAACTCGCCACCGCCTGCCATTTTTCTATCGCCGTTACCTTGATCAATGTCAATTTGTTCTGAACGAACTTTCTTCAACTGCAAATCAATCATCTTTAACTTTCTTTCGGCCTTAGCATTCTTCGCGTCAAGTGCAGTCTTTAGCATCTGTCCTGCCACTTCATAAATCTTGCCTGCATGCATATCCGGTACATTACCACCTAGCGCAATAAGATCGTCAAACGTGCGAACTGCCTTGGCTGCGATTTCATCCATTTCGGAATCATGTGAATCTAATCCCACAACGGTAGGTAGTGCAAAATCCACCTTTTCAGCAGTTGTAAGGGATGATAATATTCCTGTTGCTTCTAGCATAAGATCATCTCTGGATTTCATTGGTACAATTTCCTCTACTTCTGTTACAGAAGGAGGAAGATTGAAGAAATCTTCCATCGGCTTAGTCATTATGCTTTCCTTTTATTTCTGTGATAGCTGACCAATTTAGAAAAAGAATCTATGATATCGGAAAATCCGGAATCGTTAATGTTATATTTACTCATAATTGTCGAAGATATTTCTAAGAGAGAATTAAATTCATTATCTGTCAGCATAACATTATTATCTATTACCGAATTTACCATAGATATAAATTCATTTCGCTCGTGTTCGAGATATCTGGTCGTAATACTAATTGTTATTTCGATTAGTCTCATGCCTCTCTATTGCACCTTTTAGTATTTTGTTCATTTCTTTAAGACATTCGAGCTGGCCTTCTATTTTTTCCTGATGGGTTAATTCGGCTGATTCTTCAACTTTTTCTTGCGACTTATCATTTTTTTCAATCATAACATCAATCCTAATGTTTTCAAATATATAATTTTTTCTTGTTTTTCTTCATCTGTTGATAATCTTAAAAATGTCCATCCTTTATATGATTCTTTCTTTCCTTTACATAAATCTGACACATATTCGAGTATCAAATTATATTTTTTACATTCGTGCAGTAAAGGGCCAAACTGTATCTCTTCTCCTGTGGGGGATTTTAGCCATGCATAAATTGTCCTACTTGTAGTTTTCATCACACCTGTCTGAGACAGAGAGCATTGCAATTTAGATTCCTCTTTATGAGCCTTACCCGACATTCCCGAAGATGTCTTACGTCCTAATAATGATTTCCTTCGTTTATCATTAGATTCCTTGGTTTGTATAATCCCTGTTCTTGCTTCTATATTTTTTCGTTTAATCCATCCAAACATTTTATTATTTCTAATATTGTTTTTTGACATGCACAATGCACTCAGCGCATATACCAACTTCCGTTCAGTTGGGTATATTTTTACTAATAGTTGATGTGCTACAAAATGCTCTTCGGGTGTTAATTCTACCAAATTTATTTTAGAATTATTACCACCCAAACATTTAGGTATAATATGATGTTTTTCCTTATAACCTATTATCTGTCTATTTTTTGCCCTATTGATTAAATTATCGTAGTGTTGCTTATAATTCATCTCCATCAACCCTAAAAGTCATATAGTATTTATCCTTTACGCTTTGGATTATTGAATATATTCGATTCATTCATTACGCGAAATTGCATTCCGTGGTGTTTTGCAAATGCTTGAGCAGCATTCCACTTGAATGTGTTCAATGCTACTGCCGCCTTTGCTCGTGGACTTTTAGCTTCTTCCAGGAAAGTTTCTTTAGCTGGTTTGACTTCGATGATTTCTGTATGCTGTTTACCATCGGCGTCAAAGTATGTAACCACAAAGTCCGGTATATACACGGTATATTTACCGGTAAACGGATTCTGGTACGGGATTTTCAGGGATTCGCTTGCCCAATGTACAATATTTGGATTTGTATCAAACATAACCATTACTTTCTGTTCCCAAGAGGAACGAAAGATTATAGGATATGTACCGGCATATTTGTCGGGATTTAGAGGTTTATACTGACCTTGGACATAAGATTTCATTTATGATCTTATTTCTCTAGCCTGTAGGCTGAATTTGTTGCTGGATGCGGTTACTATCCCTATTTGATTTCCTGGATCACGAAATACATTGAACGCCCTGTAAGCATCCTGAGTAAATAATATTTTACCATCAGTGGATACCTGCTCTAACAATGATTGTGTAGAAATACCTAATGTCGATGCTATATCGATGCTAAGTCCGGCCATCGTATCTGCATACATAGATCCTGCACCGCGTGATAAAAAATAACATTTAGTGGAATCATAGGATGACGCACTATAACTTCCGACTACACCTTCGCCTACTGCCGACTGGGATATATTTCCCGGATCAGGGAATACAGTTGTCCCAGTCGAATACTTATATGTATTTACGGGCCCGGTCCCGGACGATTTTACAGTTCGTTGTGTGCCCAAATAAGTGAGCATCTGCGAACTAAATCGACCTATTGACGAAATATTCGAGTTAGCCACTTGTGCCTCCCGATCTGTTTACATCAGTGTATTTTGTAGATGACTTTGCGGCAGAAGAGCCAAATGGTCTAGCCTGAACTACCGGTGCGGCGGGCGCATGATACGGTGTAGGAGAAATATTTGCCATTCCATCTAAAACACTGGCACTAACCTTTCGTACACCTTTCGAAATGGCTGCGCCGGTAGCTGAAGTTATTGTTGACTGAACATTTTTACCTATTCTTTGTAAAATAGGGTTGTCAGACTGAAGTAGAGGATTATTAGATTCAAGAAAATCATCTAATACTGAGTTAAAAGCTAGTGCAGGAAGTTCAAGAAACTCAGCATGGGAAAATGGTTCCAAACTAGAGTCGTTATTTTCTTCGCTGCCGCCGAGTTTCATATTCTGTATTGTATAGTACGCATATTCGTATTCGATTGAAAACGTAAGCTCAAGAGTCTTATCGTCAGCCGCATAGTTCAATATGTCGTGAGTGAATGCCGCGATGCGTGGATTCACTAATGTTACTTGATTGAACCTACCACCGTGAACCTGAAATATATCAATAGTCTGTATTAGATTCCTAATATTGCCGACTGCAGGTAAGTTGAATCCAAAGTTATGGTTGTCAAGTGTGTCGGATATTATATTGTTTATCAATGATTTACTGCCAGACGTATTTGTAGGCAGATCCTTACCAGTGGTGGATTTACCCTGAAATAGATTCTTGACTGACGCTGGTAAACTTGCAATACTCGGATTCAACGAAGGCGTAAGGCTCTTTACAAGAGACTCGACTGAAAATGTTTTATTACCTTGTTGCGTTCGTTTTGGATCATTTGCACCAGGTTCGGAACCATCCATGAAATAGTATCTGTAATACATATCCCAAAACTTCAGGGTCTTTCCATCTGCTACATCATGCAGAACCATTTTTACAGGTTCAAATCCAATCTTTGTCTGACTAAGTCTTTTTCTGTTATATTGATTGAGTGGAGTAGTTTCGATCTTCATCGATGGCATTTCTACTGATTTTACAAGAGGAGCCACTTGAGCAAAATCAACACCATTGAAGTATTTAGATATAAACTCTTTTGCCGTACCGACATTATTCAGGTTGAATGCGACATAATACTCAAACGGAAATCTTGGTTGATTTCTGTAAAGACTACGTGCTTCTTGACTGAAGGTGTAAGAAGCACCGCGCGGGCTTTTCTCGTAATAGAAGCCCGCGCCCGTAAGCTCAGTAAATAGACCTGAAAAACTAGGCATTAAGCCACCTCCAAAAATTCAGGATTAACCGAATGTAGTACCACCAGTTGGGCTGGCGATATTTGGATATGGGTCTCCACCAATTGTTGTTCCGTTGTTTGTATTTGGACCGGATACGTTTGTTGCGTTATCGAAGCTGATCGACAATGTTACTTCCTGTGGGTCACCACTTGAGTAGTCACCCTCACCATATGTAACGTTTTCAATCCAGCAGCCATCAAGGACCCACGACTCCAGTTGTTCGTTATTTGTACCGTCAAGCGAATGAATTTCCATTGCGAACTTATAGTTGATACCAGCTACCGCGCTTGTCTGCTCGTAGTGGTTCATCTGTTTCTGTACTTGTGCGCCAACCGACGAAATTACTGAGTTAGTAATATCATCGCGAAGCTTGATTTCAATTGCATCAAAAGCGGTACGTTTACCTTGAATCAATGCTACCGAGTTGTATGAATGAAGTTCAACACGACCGAAGGCAATCTTCGGTCGTGTGCAGGTCATTACGTTCGCTGTCATTTCGCGAAGGCCATTGTTTTCACCGAAGTTTTGCCAAACTACTCTGAAGCGATACTTTTGCTTAGGATGCAGAATACCCAGTTTGTTTCCATCTAGTGGAACACCGAATTTCGCCAAATTTGCCATCTCTATTTCTCCTGCTATAAAAGCTAATACTATTTATCAAATGTCGGATAATTTTATTCGAGGGGTTATTCCCGCAAAGGAAGTGATTGCATACTTCTCTCCGATATCTATCGAGCATTCATAGGGTAAGACACAGTAGCCCTTATCGCCCCATTTAGGTCCGAATGAATTTGCCAGTATCCAACCATTGTCTGTACTGCCTACTATCAGCGCGGCGTGGCCATACATCAACCGGTTATCTGTGCCATTTATTGGTCTATATTCGCTCGGATTGTGTATAAACAACTCGCCCACACTCAGTCCTATAATTACATGTACATCTCTTTGCAAATAGTTATCAATATCTTCAACTTTTTCGTATGACTGCAATCTATGCTGGATACCGTCAAATACGGCTTCGCTGGACGGCTCGACATTTATCCTGCTCCTGTCAAAAGGCCACAGTTGATCGGAACATGCACCGTATTTCTCTAGGGCCAAAAACACATTCTTAAGCTGGCATTTTTCTAAGTGTAAAGATCCCTGTATTTTTCGTGCCATGTAATACACATAAAGATGCGAGAAGATATGTCGTTTTCCTGCTCTGTTAGCAAGAAGCTCTATAGCGTGCAGGCATGCGATCGGTGCGCAACAATCGACATTATCTTGACGTTTTAGCAAGAGTTCCATCAATTATTTAGTCAAAAAGATACCGCCCGGAGGCGGTATCGAGAGTGACTAACTCTTAGGTTAGGCTTGAACCAGTGTTCTTGATTCTGATTGGAATGTAGATGTATTCGATTGCCTTGACTGGTTGAATAGCAATATCAATCCAAAGTTCGTTTCTATCGATACGAGCTGGTGTGTTGTTCGACAAATCGCAAACAACCAAGAAGTCGTACAATCCGCGCAATGTGATTAGTTCTGATAGGAATCTATCGAACGCATCCTTAACTGCGTTACGGGTTGTTGTATCGTTAGGTTCGAATAGAAACGGTGTCGACAACTGATTTAGCTGGTAGCGCAAGTAGTTTTCTAGACGAACTACGTTGATACGGTCTGTGGCGCTAGAGTAGTTCTGACGTGTCTTTTGCCCGAAGATAACAATACCACCCTGCGGCATTATACGGATTGGATTAATACCGTTTTGATACAGGATATCTCTCTGCCCTTCATTCAACTTGACTGCTACAAACTGCCCTTCGGCATTTACATAACCTACTGCACCTGCGTTGTTTACTACGCCGCGTTGTAGACCGGCCGGAGCAAACCAAGGGTACGCAACCTGATCGTTGTAGGCAATGGTGCGGAGTGCCATATGCGATGGTGGCACAACTACATCAGTTCCATCAACATTTGTACTCAATCCACTTGGATACCATGCTGCAAAATACTTGCTTGCAGATACTAACCCATCTGGACCATTACCCAATGCTAGTGAGGAGTTGGCTGCCCAACTTTGCAGAGCAGTGCCGGTGGCAGCCAATGTAAACGGTGTGTCGCCGACAACAAATGCAGTGTTTCTGCGATCGTCGTTTAGTACAAGCATTTCGTCAATTGCTTCAACATACCCCGGTGCAGTGATAAGGTTGAAATACAAATCTTCTGCACGAATATCTTCGTTAGAAGTAATAACTGCTTGGATTGCACGAACAATACAAATATTCTGTGCTGCTGCGCCCATGTATGGACGACCTTCAGCATCGTTGCCCGAATCGCTAACCCAACGTCCCGTAGAACCGTCGTATGTGGATGCTGTTACGTTTTCAAACACATATGGTGATACCCAAACCTTGATGTTGTTTGTCGAATAACGAGTATTCCACAACATAAATCCCTTTGGATATAGATCTGAATCAGGTGCATCAGCATCGAGATCAGGTGCTGTGCCGCCACCGTTGTTTTCGCCGCTATATGCGCCGGTGTGATACAGTGGATTTGGACGTGCATCACGGAAGATGATACCGTGTGGTGTTGTTTGGTCTATGTTGCTAACAAGAACCCATGCAGATCCACTCCAGTAGTAAATTACTGGATATTCAGATTGATCAGTGTCAATCCATACGTCATTTGCAGCTAATGTAGGAGCAGGAACGTTATCGCGTGGATCACCGGATTGTGTATACAATGTTGGCGAACCTGGTGTAACTGTCATTGTGCTAAATCCAGGCAAGTTGATATTCTGCCAGTGACCGGCACCGTCTGCAACCAAAATGTCGATTGTTGACAAACCATTTCCGTCGAGTCCGACTTCAGCGTTAAACCATAGTTGGCCGGTTACCGGACCTGCGGTTGGAACTGCGCCGGCACCTACCACTACAGTTAGCGGAGCCCACACACCTGCGGTATTTAGATTGATTCTAAATGAGTTAGCAGAAGCAGAAAGTCCTGTAATAACAGGCTCGATATAGATCTGGCCTAGAGAGCCTGCAGCATTCGAGCTGTAATATGTATCGGCAGCAGTGTTATCAACCAGGATAGGAGCCTCAACTTGAACAAACTTAGCAAGAGTTGCATCCATTCTGCGTAGAACAAGATTTGCACCTTGTGCTGCGGATGTTGTCTTGATCCAGAACTTCTGTGTTGTCGCAATATTGGTAAGGTCCGGCCATACAGATTGAATTGTAACTGTCTGGCCAACTGTGCCGATTTGTACCCAAAGGCCTCCGGCTTTTATCCAGTAAGATAGGTTGCCTAATGCAGTCTGGAATACTACTGCATAATCGCCGTTGACACCGTCACCAACAGTCGGCTGGTTCGATACACCTGTTGCGAAGTTATATACAAAACCAACAGTTACCGGTACCCAAACTTCATTCGGAAATGTTCCAGACCGAACAAATAAACCATAAGCAGATCCGTTTGGAAGTGCAGATTCATCAAACCAGTATGTTCCTACTGCTGCAGGACTAGTCGGCTGAATCGGGGTGGATTCGAGTTGCTTTGTATCAATATCAGCACGAATAAATCTACCTAGGTTAGAAATACCAAGATACGAGTAACCGGCCAATAGGCCGTATTCGTTTAGTGGGTAACCATTTAGAGATGTTCCGCTGACTTCGTAGAAAATAGGGTCGCCGAAAGTCTGTACAAGATCTCTCTGCGAAGTGATAGAATAAACCTTACCTGCATTTGCTTTGGTTGTTCCAGACGCTACAGCAAGACCAGATGGATCCAGTTTGTCTTGCTGAGTTGCAATAAAGATTAGAGGTACTGTACCCGGGCCGGCGCTGACGTTAATTGATTGATCAATAACAGAAATACTTGTGCCAGGTGAAACTAATGTAGCCATTGTGATGTAACTCCTATGAAGAATATGCTTCTTGTTATGAGTATTTATCAATAAAGGCCTGTAACAGGTGCAAAAGAAACTCGGATATATATCCTGTTTATTCTACATCGGGTGTTATACTGGCCAATAACCCTGGAAGAGTACTCTTAGGTTTAAAATTCTGTACATTTGCCCGGTAGTTATAGTATTATCTGAAATTTCAAGATCAGAACCAGACCCGCTGACGCCCACGGTGCCAATTGCTTGCTGATAAATTGTTCCTGCATCATTTCGTACATTCCAGATAAACCATGTTGCGGTACCAGTACCTGTTGCTGCAAGATATCCTGTAGAAATTACAACAGGATTTACATTTGACTGAACAATAAATGAACCGGATTCTACGGAATAATCAATCAATACATCTGTTATCGGAATTGTCACCAATGTAGGGGAAACGGGCATTGTTCCCTTCATGATAGTAATATAGCCGTGTGCATACGCGGGCAACGAAGATCCACTAGGTAGTAATCCGCACTGAGCAATGCTGGTTACCGAAAAACTACTGTTGTAATTTATTATTTCGGCAATATATGTGGTTAGCAAGCCCTGGCTTAATTCTAATGATGACATAATAGTTCCTTGTTTAGTCAGTTCTCAATAATATTTACAGTTCAAATAAACTCGGGAAAGATAATCTGATATTCAATATTCTGTAGTAATTTCCCGATACAATATCTGTATCATTTATTTTGAGATCTGCAGTCGAATTAGACAATCCCACAGTACCTATTGCCTGCTGATATATTGTACCGGTATTGTTTCTTACACTCCATACAAACCAAGTAGCTGCACCGGTGGCAGTTGCAGGAATGTACATAGTAGAAATTACAACTGGATTTTTATTTGCCTGCACATCGAATACTCCCGATTCTACCGAAAATTCTGCTAATACATCAACAGACGGAATAGAAATAAGATCTGGAGTCGCTGGCATTACGCCCTGCATGATGGTAATATAGCCGTGTGCATCGGTTGGTGCATCAGACCCCGAGGGTAGTAATCCACATTGAGAAATATTTGCTACAGAATGTGTGGCATTAAAATTTAAGATATCGACAAATAATTGATCTAATAATCCGTTGCTGAACTCAACAACATTGGTTGACTCAACGAATAGGGACATTGATTTAGAATTTATCGATGTGTTGTTGGCTGCTGTTAGTGTAACCATAAAGTCGCCAGGAAGTGCATATGTATGCGTCGGTGACTCAAGCACAGACATATTTCCATCACCAAAACTCCACTGATAGCTCGTAGCATCAGTTGACAAATTTGTAAAGGTTACCAAACTATTCGCAGATATTGTTGCTGGCAAATATGCAAAATCTGATACAGCTACGGGCACACCTGTAACCACCACATCCGCTGTATATGCAATTATTGGAGAGGTGCCTCCGGTAAAATATGCAGTAACATACGGGTGAAATGTACCAGGTAATAGATAATCATGAGTAGGAACAAATGAAGCACTGGTTGTCCCGTCACCAAATGTCCAGAGTAGTGCATCTAAAAATCCAGTTTGAGATACTCTGTCAAATGTTACCGAGAGTGGCGCGTCACCTGTTGTTGGCGTTGCCGATACAGCAATAGCATTCGGTGCGGCTACGACGACAGAGTGCGTTATACTTGTGGGAGTTGTTCCCGATTCCCAGGTGTTTGTTAGTTGAACAATAAATGTGCCACCCGTAACAAATGTGTATATGGGATTTTGTATATTACTTGTTCCACCATCACCAAAATCCCACTCCCAGGTCAGTGGCGAACCGGCACTTATCCCGGAGAAAGTAACCAATAATGGTGCTATTCCGCTCGAAGGTGTATATGTGAAGGCCGAGCTGTTAGCAGGTGCTGTTACTGTAATATTTGGATCATAGGTACCCGAATATAATGCTCCACTGACAAACTGTCCACTGTACGATATTGTGTAGGTTCCACTTGTGTTGTATGAGTGTGTAGCTGGAGTGCCGGTAGTTGTGCCAGAACCGTCGCCCCAATCCCACATAACATCTAAAATAGCGCCGAATACGGCGGTCATTGTTGCATCCACAATGAGTGGACTACCACCTGTCGTGGGAGTTACTGATGGGATTGCTATTGGCGAGGAAGCTGGCATGTGATTTCCTAAATATATTCATTACTTATGATTATGTATTCTTTTGTATAATCTATAGTAATTTCGTCTGTTTCTAATCCGTTTATGTCTCTGATAGCAATAATAAACACATCACCATTCTTTTTTATACACATGCACGCACTGGGATTATTGCTATGATTTGTCCATACCCCAAATTGTGTTCGTTTACCTGCTATTGTCACGATCCCTATGACTTCTCCTGCAGAGATATTTACTGTAGCATGAATTCCTTTTCCGTGTATTTTAGATTCCTTCAAGATACAGTTTGTCAGTTCTATTTCTATCTGATCATCTATGCGATGGCTACGGGCTAAAAGATCCTGTTCGGTCACCCTGCAATATGCCAGTACTCTATCAAACTCCCTCATATCATGAAGCAGTTATACTCGAATCTAGTAATGCCGTATTCGTTCCCAAAACCACAGATAGATTCGCCATTCGAATAATTCCTGACCCCGAGCCCAGTGATACATTACCGACAATAAAATTAGAATTAGGCAATACAAGACCTTGTAGCGTTATTGGTGTAATATCTGTTGTCCAAATAATTCCCCAAGCCGCCGTTCCATTATTGTATGCAACAACATCAGCTGGAGAATTTGCCATAGTTAGCATAACTCCGCTTCCCGGAATATCATATAACGGTTGGTTGTACTGCACACCTTGCCAATGAGCCAAATATGCCGTATTATACCCTGTCCAATTCGACGATATTGTTGCTGCCGCCGGCAGCACACCCGAAAAAATAGTTACAGAAACAGTTGCTGTACCATTACCGATCTGAGTATTTCCACCGCTTCCTGCCATGGCATTTAGCAATCCTCTACCTATCATTAGGTTTCGTATATTCGAGTTAAAAAGTATTGTCATGATATTCCTATATTAGTTTGTGTTCAATGATATTAGTGGATATCCATTGCCGATTGCTGTGTACGAATACCCTATCTGCATACCATTCTTGAAAATAAATACTATATTGGCAAAGCCAGCATATGTTATTCCAATCACGTCACCGATAGAAAATGTACTGCTAGGTGATATAACTGTGGAACCAATTCCAAAAACTCGGCCATCGTCGATATAGAATACACTGCCGGTGGAAGCATTACCGAAATTTATATTAGGATCAAAATGGTTCGACGGTTGATCTACAAACATGCCAACTGCCAGGAGTGCCGAATGTTTATGGATTCCCGACTCCCAATAAAACTCCCAATATGCGTACGGGCTTGCCGCGTATGGTGCAGGTACTGTACCCAATACTGCAGATATTCCAGAATTAGCAAATGTCACTGTGGTGGCTGACGGGAAGGTTGCCAATGAATTTATATTGGACTGATCATAAACCCCTGTAACTGGACCGGAATTTACCGGGCCCGATGTGGAAACTGTTTCCATTGCTGCATCATATGCCGCAGAATATTGTATATCGGCATTCTCCGATCTAAATATTATAGTAGGAGTTGTCGATGGCAAAGCTGGTACACGAGTAATAGTTGTCTGCACCTGGGCAGATATAGACGGAGACGATACAATGTAATAGTCGCCGGCTGACGCCGTAGGACCTACAACAATGTGAAAATAATATTGATAAGAATATCCGCTCGAATCAGGGAATGTCGAAAAATCAGAATATACTATCCATATTTTATCATCGGTTTTCATAGGTATATAAAAATTCAACACATTCTCTGTCGATGGTGGAACTCCACTAAACGACCTAGTCTGATATATAGGCAAAGGTTTTATCTGATATTGTGCATTTGCTGAATTTCCGGCGCCAACATAAAATGTACCATCGCCGGAATTTATTCCGCTGCCTGTTAGAACAATATTACTTGCCGTTCCACCGGAGGCCGGTGTAGTCTGATCAATACCGTCGGACACGCTGAACGGAGGTATGTCCGACAAATGACCTATAATGCCTATATCGCCGCCGAATCCATTACTTGCAGCAAAAGTACCATATCGTGTATATTGATTAGATGCGAGTGCAAGTGTTACTGGAAATGGTGTTACATCGTCTGTAGAAAATACATTATTACCGAAACCTAGTGAAGTAGGTTCTGTTGTTACATCGTTTGTAGAAAATACATTATTACCGAAACCTAGTGAAGTAGGTTCTGTTGTTTGATCTCCGATAAAATCTGTCGGGGGAATAACAACAATAAAGTCCATCTTTGTTACACTTCCGGATCCGGATGCATTCGTAGCAATCAATTTTACAGAATAAGTCCCGGGAGTTGTATACTGATATGTAGGATTCTGCAATGTACTATCTATAGTACCGTCGTTATCGAAATCCCATTGCCACGATGTCGGACTTTCTGTCGAATAATCAGTGAATGCTACTGTTAGTGTATCGTATCCTGTCTGAGGTGTTGCAGTAAAATCGGCAACAGGTGCAGGAGTTGGTGTAGGTGCAACTATTACAGGACCCACTGACGGTGTCTGCGCCACCGTCAGTGGCGCAGTTCCACTATCTACCGTGATAATAACTATCGGTGCTTTGAATTGGCTATCGTCCGACAAAGTGTAATAACTCCGAGATTTGAGATTGAAGGCTGTCTAAAGTATCATTGTTATTTATCTCAAAATCTACTTTCGCACCTACCCAGGCCCACTCACTAAAGTGTGCGCTAGAATAAGTCTTTGTCATTGCATCTCTGGCTAGAGAATTTCCCTTGTTTGCAAGAATAGCTGTTTCATACCATACGGGTAAGGCACCGCGATTGATCTTTACAAGGATACCGCCTTGGTTCTTTATAAATTCAATTTCGTTAGGGAAGCGAACATCGCTGATTACTACGCTCTGATCCGGATTCTTTCTAATACGATTTTCTACAGTATTGAACCATAGGTCTTGATTGAAGTGATTTCTGAGTACGTCTGTACCCATAATCTGCAATGCGTATCGTGGGCTGAAGTTGGCAATACCTAATTTTGCAGACCACCATGGATCAACAATCTCGCGCCACTCTCTTGATTCTTTTGTGTCGCCTTCGAGCAAATGTCTAGGCCAACCGAAAATTGCTGCACATGCATCCTTCAAACTTGATGCTAAACTATCTTGTCTGAAGTTGTGTTCTTCTACCAGTCTTGAAGCTACTGTACCTTTACCGCTATTGATAAACCCAATAAGTCCGACTATCTTACTCATACGAAACCCCTAAGCTATGTTGTCTACTGCTAGTTATGCAGAGACCGCTTAGGGGTTCGCGGTTTTTTGTTACGGGATTTGTTTCTTAATAATTTCCAAATTCTTCAAATATTTTCTTACTTTTAATCGTATATCGTTAATATCTCGATCAGGAAAAAATTTAATATTCAGAAATGTATTGATTCTAAGTTCGAGATCATTTATGTTATTCAATATCGGTCTATGCCTTGCGGATCCCACATTTTTCTCTTTCATAAAACTGTGTGTTTCAATCACAAAATTATATTCAATGTCAAACTCTATATCTAAATTACTTAATTGTAGAATTAACAAATTTTGAGATTTTATTTCGTGTAATCTCATTCTCCGAATTTCTCTTTAAGATCGGACAGAATTTTTTTCAGAGATTCCTGGTTTTTTTTTGATCCGTTAATTAACTCTTTCAATATAGCAAGCTGTTCTTCCTCACTAGGGTGAATTACAGGAGGATTCGTTAATTCGTTTATTTTCTTATTTTTCATTAATTTATCGCTATCCTATTACAAATAGGTTTATTATAGGTTAGCCGATAATGAATCCATATCCATCGCCGGCAGTCACCATGTCAAGCAACTGTTTCTCCAACTTTTCTATCTCGACTTGTGCTTCTTGTTTCATAGTAGCACCGTTTAATGTAACATTTCCAGAGGGTCCTGGGAAACCTCCTGGAAACTTATCTCTTGCCTCGCCCAACATGTATTTCGAATATGCTGTGGCATACGATCTCAACCAAGGACCTGTATATGGATCATTGATAAGATCATCTTCAGATTTTCTCGCAAAAACACGAACTGCAACTTCTTCGTCCGCAGTTGGTCGACGAATGATTGTCAACTTATGCGAATTTACGTCCCAGTTAAAGTTGTATTGACTTGCAAAAACACGTTCAGTTGTTTCAAGAAACTGATTGTAAAAATCCCAGGTAGCCAAGCCACCTGATCTGTTTGGCTGTAACAAATAAATATTGTAGAATGCAGCATCGACAGGGTCAAAATTAACACCACCGTTGGTATATGCACCGACACCACGACGGTATAGACGTCTTACCTCTTGCACTTCCTCAGGGAGTGTATATTCAACTATATCTCTTGTAATGTGTAGAAAAATATCTTTCTCGAGCAAAGCTCCATCAGATTGCTGACGCAATTTTTGAATACCGATAGTGATTGCCTGCGATAGGTGTTCGACGTCAAGTTCAATATCGACCATTTGCCCACCGAGCCCAAGCTCGATTTGCTTCATGAGTAACGTTCTAGCAGTAACTTGTGCGGACATAGTGTATCAACTCCAGTGATACACTATTTATGACTAGCCAGGTGGTTTGTAGGTACCGTTTATAAGTGATTTTCTTACGGTGCCGTTGCCGGCCAACTTATTCATCTGCTCGATCCATTTAGTCGCGGTATCCAAATATATCGTTCTGGTCTCGTCATCTAAGAAATCATCTTCGGGAGTCTTAGGATAGATATACTTTTGATATTTTTTCACAGACGCATCTAGTTCCAAATACTTCTGTTCGATGGTAGATAATGGCTTGGCTTCTGCCCTTGCTGCATCAGCAGCCTTCTTTTGCTGATAATAGTCTTTATAGAGCCGAGAATAATCTTCTTTTGCCTTTCTTAATGCAGGACTTGAATCCCATACCTGCTGAAACGGATGACGACTTACTTCTGTGCCGTCTGGTTGATGAACAGTATACACCTTATTATCTATATCCAGTTCCCAATAAGGCTCACCGGGTTTATAATTCGGATTCTTGGATTCGATAAGGTTAGCAAGTTTCACGACTGTATTTATCAATATTCTTCTGCTTCGTTCTTCCTATCAGCAAGCATCATAACTTTAGCATCATCCAACGCATTATGAATATCAAAATCATTGTCCAGTATAATGTCTTCCTTGACAGGATCACAAATACTAATTCTAATGGGATATTCGAGCAAGTTGGCAGGCCATACTCCGGCATTGAGCAATGCTTTTAGATATGGCATATCCCATCCGGGGTTGTCACTAACAATGACACACTGTTCTTCCCTATCTTCAATCCAGTTGCCTAGTGCTAATGCACATTCGCTGAATGTCATTTTATGCGTATTCTTCAAAAACGGAATAACGTATAACTTGACAAAGGATGAACATTGTTCAAATTTGTAGGTATCCGTAAGTTCAGCGTAAAAGGAATCGCCGTTCTCATCCACCAAGGCAATACTGATTAGTTTTGCTTCTGGATGTGACTCCGTAAACTCCGTGTCAAGATAGAGTCTCATCTTTACCTTCTAATTGTTCCATCGACCATCCGTACGGGCGTAGACCACGATTTACCCAATCCCTGACGTCCTGGATAGTTACCGTGCCTTCTGCTATCATTGCTTCGTCATAAAGATAGTCATATATGTATCTAGCCTCCATCCGCGTCAGCCCACGTAACCGATTGAATGTGTCTTCTTCTGTCATGCTAAAATCTTCAAAATAACGATGTCCTCATTCATGCGACCATTTGCTTTTATCTCGACAGCTTTGATGCCATCCATGAACGTTCTTAGCTGTACTTTGCCCGCCTTCTTGAACTCTGCAAGTTGCTCAACAGGCTTACGCAGGTTCTTAGACACGGATTTAGCCTCATTATAGCCAATTAGCGAGGCCCCCTTGACACTTAGCGGACCTTGCACGTCATCGGCAACGAATCTGGATATTTTGCGGGTTTTTGTGTTGAACGACCAGACTTCCTTAGCACCAAGTATTTGAGTAGGATTCAGACTCACAATACCCAAGGTAGAATCTTCCTTTTTGTACTTGAGTTTAGAAACAATCTTCTCTGTGGAGACTGGTTTCTTCTTGCGTGGGGCGCGAACTACCTTGGCTACTTCTTGCACCATATCGCAGGCAGAATAGAGATTGGTTAGTATAGAAAGTAGCTTTTTCATATCAACCTTGCTAAAGTTTGAATATGCTTCATTCAGATCTTTATCCTTACATTCTACCACTCTCTCGTACTCGGCAATCCTTCTTTCGAAGATAAATCGCATATGTGGCATGTGGGCAGACTTTAGCTCATATGTTTTGAACAGATTTACGAAATCCTGCACGGTCTTTGGATTAGATTTTCGATCCATAACAAAGTCATCTAACCACCCCTCCACTTCCCCTGCAACCTCGTGTGCCTTTTCACGGAGACGGTCCTGAATTGTGATAACAACCTTATTAGTGTCGACAACAATGCTATCGCCTTTCTCTTTCGATTGGAGATATTCTTGTTGCTTTTTTTCCGCTGCAATCTTCGCTTCTTCTTCACAAATCATCTTCTCCGTTGCAGGCAGTAATCCATTCATAACGTCGTCGGGAATATCGGCATTATTATTTAGGATATACATATACTTACCAATAATGGCAAATCTATTTTCATGAATATCTTTTGCTCTGTCAAATAACGGACTCTCAATCTTCTTGAGATATTTCATTGTTTCTTTTCTTAATTCAAGTGCCGTAAGCTCATAATGAGCATACATCAATGCACCACGATAGCACGCGGAGAAATGTTTATTTGTTTTTACGGTGTTCGGAAAGTGCGGCTTGGGCCAACTAACGAATACACCTGATGTTCTTTTCTTACCAGCCATTGTAATATCCTCTTGGTACTTTAGCTATTTTAGCTTCGTACAAATAGAAAACGCAACTAATCGTGGTTTAGTTGCGTCTTTTGGATATTTTGGGAAAGTTTTATTCTTCTTCGTCGAGCTTGCTTTTGTGCTTTTCGCCACGGGGCTGAGGATTACCCTTAGACGGTTTTCCACCCTTTTTATCAGCCTTGTGTTTGCCAGAACCGGTAGTTTGGGCATTCTTGGCTACGAAATTACGTGGTTGTGTAGCAGGCACCTTTGCTGGTTTTGCTTCAAAAAGTTCAAACAATCTCATGGCTGCTCCAAATAAAGATGTGTGAGAGTGGTAGCGAATCACTCTCACACGACGCCTGCCCTGGTGGGTTCCGTCAACAACGGTCCTAATGGTAGTTGTTATTCTTATTTATCAAAGAGCCTTCTGAAAATATCCTTTCAGGTTTGCGTTGAACACAGACACTTCGTAAAGCTAAAGTGCGTGCAAAGCCAAAAGATATTCCATAGGATTTGTCGATTTGGCAATCTTAGCCAAATACCAACTTCTCAATATTCCAGCAGTCATGTTGATTTTTTCCTAAATGCTAAGTAGTTATCCATTAATGAGTGAATATTCTTTGTTCCCTCTGGATTCTTGCTGTGGACAGTATAACTGAAATCGTCAGGTATCAATCCGGTATCCAGATCATAATCGACCAACCATTTTGCAAAGTCCATGCCGGTTTTGCCGTCAGAATAATCTCCAGCGTAGTGCATCAAACCCAAATCATGGTCAAAACTGATCACATTTGGTACGCCGTTCGATTTGACCCACTCGCAGGCTTCTGCAAAGGAACGAACAATCTGCCAGTCTGCACCCCAAAACCCGCAGCCACCAATAAGGATCCAGGTTACGTCCTTTGGCACTCGTTCGTCGTCAAGGAATAGATATTTTTTCATAATGTATTGTAACAAGTAAAAATGGCAGTGGCAAGTCTCCCTACCACTGCCAAATGTGTGTATCTAGGCACCCCACCTAAATTCCCCGTCCTGTGTTTCGGATCCTCCGCGGTTACATTCCCTCTGTAGAAGAAAGTGCCGCTCCGCCCTATATAGAAGCATGGATGCAGTCGACTGCATTTTATCCAGAGACTCTATGTTCAAACCACAGGTTCGCTAATCCGGCCCTACAAAGCCACACACAAACAACCTTATTTTATAACTTTCATTGTATAGTAAGCTTCGCATTGTAGCTTTGCAAGCGCAACCACCTTTTCCTCGTACGAAATTTCGTCCGCTCCAGGTTTCTTACCGTAAATCTTTGAAGCTATTCTATCGAAGTTATGCACCAAATCGTACAGGTTGTTCTGCACAATCTTAGCATAGGACTTACTCTGCTTCTTTACATAATCCTCGATGCACGCACTAACTTTCTCTTCTCTATCTACTATATCGATTAGTTTACCTGTTGGTATGATATATTGTTCTTCAAATATCTTATGAACTTCAAGAGGAGTGATTACTTCCGGTGGAAGCGGTTCAACACCCTTTGAAAAGACATTTGTTGCAACAAATAGTAGGAGAAATATTAGTGTTCGCATCACTTAAGAGAAGGCCTTTCGGCCTATCCCTTAGACTTCTTCGTCAGTACCAGCCTTAACGATCTTCAGCTGGGCCTTCTTCTGGCGAATGTTCTTCTCGACTTGGGCTTCCGCTTCTTCATACGTCATGTTCTCGTATTCAACCCAATCAGAGTCACGAACACGAACCAGGTCGTACAACTGTTCGTCGGAATCAAGCGGCAGGTCGCCGAAACCATCATCGTCAAACAGTTCTTCAGGCGGTTCGTCAGCATCTTCATGCACAACATCTGCACCAGTAGCGAACGGCCAGACAGCTTGCGGAGCCAGAACGTCACGTACCACGCGGGCTGCCTGGGCAGCATCCACATTACCAGCAACCACTTCGGCAAACGCCTGAGCGGCATCGCCTTGAACTTCAGCAACCACTTCGTACTTCATGCAACGACCCTTGGCACCGTTGTAGTCAGTAGGAATGCTAACCACGTCAGCCGGGCTGATCTTCAGGATCATGACAGGCTGATCGCGACCACCGAAGTGACCCAGATAGCTTTCGCTGCAGAAGTGCAGACCGGTGGAGCAATGCGAATCAGGATCATCGTCAACCAAGTTGCGATCCATCTCGACCACAGCACCGACATGGTTGCTGATAGAACCGGAGTGAATGTCCAGGTAGTCATTGCGAACACGCTTGAATGCCAAGAAATAGCCGTCTTGCGTGATAGGCAGGTTGTTCTTTTCCAGGAAGCCGTAGACCTGGTCCACAGAACGCTTGGACGGGTTCTGCATCAGGTTTTCCATGAAGCGTGCCATCGAATCGACAGGCATACCGTCTTGGAACATTTCCAGCATACGTGCGGTCAGCGCGTTGTGGAACGGTTGACCCTTCCAGAGGATCTTGTTGCCGTCCAGGCTGATATTACCCTTGCCGAAGTTGATAAGTACCTTCTTGGGCGAAACGAGATCACGGAGTGAATCCCATTCCCTGTTCTTCAAGGCGTCCACGATCTTGCCGTAGGCAATGTGGGTGTCCTTCGAGATTGTGTGGCTCTTGCCATCGATTACCAGGATGATGTTCTTACCCTGGATCAGATACGGAATCGCTTGTGTCATGTTTTACCTTTACTGTTTGTCAATGAGTTTGATGTACTCTGCTACTTCTTTTTCATCCGCCTGATGCAAGTGCTTCAGAAGAGGATACTTTGCATACAAAGCTGCCTTTGTATCGTTGATTTCTTTCTTGATTTTGTCTACCGTTACAGCCTTACCATACTGGCCGCACAATGTAACAAGTTGCGAAACATTACCATTGGCACGCTTTACGCTACCATATTTAGCCATGTATTTGGCATAATCCGAGGTCGAATCGACCATCTTTGCAACATTTGCATTAGTATAAATGCGAGTGGTGTAATGGTCAAGCATTTCCGATGCAACCAGACCGATGATTTGCCTATCACCGACCTTGGCGGTTTCTTCGCGAATCTTTTCTTCGATCCACACCCAGTTATCCAGTTCAGCAATTTCGGCAGCACGGCTCTTTCGCACACCGTAGATTTCTACGTTGGCTAGCGATGAAATACCGCACTCGTCCATCAACGCCTTCAGATTATGGATGGGAAATGCGATACCTTCCTTATCTACTGGATCGTAGTTATTCAAAAGGACGTAGTAATACGTCACATTCTCGTCAATCTCGAAATCTGCAGGGTGGAATGTGTATGATGCAGAATACCCGCGGCGTGCGCACGCCTTTGGCCCCATCTTCATAATGCCTTGAGTGGACGTAGGCTTGGCCTTTTCGCGCTTTGTCAGCGTGCTGGCGTCAACAATGGTTGGCGGAGTGAACAGCTCGAGCATCAGTGCATCGAATGCTGCGCGTCTATCTTCCACAGTGGCGCCGTTATGCGATACGCAAAACACGGTTGCCGTTGCATTGGTGCTGTTGTAATGGTATCGTGCTCGTGCAACGCAACCCGTTTTCAGATCGTTGAATACAAACACCACATCCGTGTCTACCGCAATTTCGGTGTACTTGACATAACCACCGCCTGCAACATAATCGCTGCCTTCGCCGGTCTTGTAGGAACTACCGTGACGTGAAGCAAATGCCTTGATGTCGAATCCACGAGCCGCCAGGTCAGTTTCCTTGAACTTGAATGACTTTCTGCCATAATACGCCAGTGGATCATACAGTGGAAATTTCGTATCTGCAACATATTTCGCCACAGCAGCCTTGTACAGGTTTTCGTGTGCGCGTTGTTGCAAATACGCTGCGCGAAGCCAAAGATTCTCAATCTCATCTGCCTTGGTAGCAAGATGGATTGCAAGATTAGCATTCAATTCTTCCAGCTTCTTCTTGATGCTCTTCAGTGTCATCGGAACATAGCTCAGTTCTTCGCGTGATGCTGCAAAATCCAGCTCACCAATACCAAACTCCAACGCAAGACCGCATTCGAGCAGATTAGAAAGTTGGCCGAAGTGTTTCTGCGGCTCGGGAATCTTGCCCAGCGGATAGGCAATGTTGCCCATGATTGCGACAGAGTGATAATTGTGTTCACGGGCATGTACGCCGGGAACAATGTCACGTTCCTTGAACACTTCCGGCTGTACCGTAAAGTGATCCACACCAATGATTGTGGGCTGCAACTTGAACCACTGGAATACTTCCTGCGATTCGTGCCTGAAGCTGTTGTAATCGTAGCGGTCGGTAACGCTGAACTTAACTTCGACGCCGTTTCCTTCGTCGGTAAGTTCTTCGCTCATTTCTGCAATGGACGGGACACCAACCTCGTTGATGAACGCACTATAAATGCGGCGCGTGCCGTTCTTTATAGCGGTAACGGTAAAGTTTTCCGTGTAGCTGAATGGACTCTTCGAACCAAGTCCAAGTGCGCCAATGAACTCGTTGGAGTCAGTCTTGGTGGATTCGAAATAGGTGGTGTAAATATTGACAACCTGACTGCCATCAAGTCCGAGACCAAAGTCACGAACGGCAAACCAGGGTTCGAATTGTGTAGGAAGGTGTACTTCGAAAGGAATATCTGCCTTGCCGGCGCCGACGTGGCTGTCAACGGCGTTGCAGGAAAGTTCCCGGATAATGGCGCGGATCTTGTTTGAGTACAAGCCGTCCGAAAGAATTTTGAATGCTTTGGCGGAGTTGCGGATTCTGAATTCACCAGTAGTGCCCACGTTAGATAGGACTACTTCATTGACTGCGACGTCTAGCTTCATGTGTTGTTGTCTTTCTGTTGTAAGTAACGATCACTTATTATGCAATACGCACCATTTGCCGTCAAGTGGATAAATATGAGTTATATAAGGAATAGTTCCTTGTATGAATAATGTAGATCCTCGAAAGAGAGTAACTATTCTAAGGAGTATATCATGGGAAAACCCATTCAAAAGAAGAATTTTGGTCCACTCGGCACAGCAGGTAGCCAAATCCGTGTAGCAGGTGCAAAATGGGCCGATGGCACAACTGCAACAGGTATGTATATTGTAAAGCAAACAGGCTCAAATGCCTATGTTGTCAGCAACGGTACAACAAAGACAGAAATTCTGTTCATGGTAAATGCTGACAACGTCGGTGATTTGCTTCCAGGTGAGTGCTATATTACAGCAACACCATTCGGCGGTCTAGCACTTCCATGCAAAAAGATTGCACAATATCGTGTTGACATTTTTGCTGCAGACGGTACAGTCGATAGCTACAGCTGGTCGAATGTTCCTGCATCTGCACCAGGTCAAGCCGATCTCAACAGAGCATAAGAAGTTTTGCTCAGCAAAAAGCCGCTCTTGGAGCGGCTTTTTCATGTATGGCGTCTCTAAGAAGAATCCAACTTCTATCTTGACCTTAGGAGTGTCTTATTCTATGCATTGAACTATAGAGACTATCTTTCTGCTTTTTCAAGTCTATCGTAGTAATCAGGAAACTCGTTCAAATGATCTAATGCAATTTCTTTAGCAAGGTTGAGATTACCTGTATGTTCTTGTTCAACCTTGATACCCTTACGAAGCTGATTTGCGAGATCGTTATACGGAACTCCGTGCTTCTTTAGCACTTCCTGGAAGGAAGGGGTTTTCTTACCCATCATGTCGAATTCGTATAATCTCATTTTGTCCCTGGAGGATGATTAAAGAATCGAACTTTCCCCGGCTCATCACCGAGGGGCAAACTTTCGAAATTTGTTAGCGCCCAGCGCACCTATCATCCAAAATACTATTTATCGACGTTCATCGTAATCGTGATCTCGGTCGTATAGGCTCTCCCTGTCCCACCTCTGTTTCTTCTCATCTAACACTGGTTCATTCTTCCTGAACTTGCGTAACCGATGCGAATCATCATTATCGTCATCATACTCGAAATCATCATACGAGCGTCTTTCCATGATATTATCCTAGTCTTTGTTTCAATCCGGAAAATCCACCGGGTAAATATTCATTATCAAGAAAAATCTGCGGTATTGATTTTACCTTTCCGCCGATTCGTTGTTCCATTTGTTCTAGATTATTTTCTGTGTCAATGTCGATGTATTCGTATTGTATTGCCTTACTTTCGCAAAGAGCAATAGCATTTTTACAAAATCCGCACCAAGGTGCACCATATATATCTACTTTCATAATAGTCTCCTGATTGAACTATTACTTATTATAACTACTACTGCAAATAAAAATATACAGAATCATCGATCTGCTGTCAATCAATCACGCTCATAAACTCCAGCTTGCCGTCGGGATATTCAAAAAATCCTATAGTGGTTACACCGTGCCTATCGAACGGAACTTCCTTTGGAAGCTCGGTAATTTTTACCACGAGCACATTCTTTCGATATGTTTCTGTGATCTTGATAATATCGCCCTTGATGCCGTTGAAGGAGAATCTACTACCTTCCCTGAAAAATGATGCCATACTTGCCTTTTGTTATTATTGGTGCCCCTGCCAGGAGTTAAACCTGGACCGCATTCTTCGGAGGAATGCATGATATTCATTTCACCACAGGGACAGTGGTGCTGGTTGACCGGATTGAACGGTCGTCCCCACGTTACGAGGGTGGGATATTGCCACTATACTAAACCAGCGTTTTAGTCTCCCTTTGCGAAGACTATCGTATCGAGATCGATTACATCTTTATTTACCGATTCTCTCATTCGTTCGATTGACTTTAGGAGCTCCTCAATTGTTTCACCGGATGGCCCCACCGAATTTTCGGTTGTCGCATTGATTTCGCCCTTACTGTTGTAATAAACCTCGTGTATTGCAAGGTTTACTTCCTCATCTTGTGTTCCTTTGCTGTAAGTGGTCTTACAGACACGATAGTTCCAATGAGACATATCAATACCTTATTTTAGATTCATCGTATTCAAAACAGTAAACTAATCCGTTACCATATTGATTGTTGTATGTTGTCGTTCCGCACATGTCGGAATCTTTGTAGAAATACATTCTATCGTTATGCATGAATATCAGCATAAGGAAATCAAGCTTCAGTATCTGCACTGCCTTCTGATAATCTGTAAACTTCTTATCAACTGTGAAGCATTGTTTGCCACAAGCTGGGTAAATTGCAGACTTTACCTTTACGTCCACCCCGTAATTGCCCTTGCTTGTATTCTTGTTGTATACCGCAAAATCTGGCAAAACTACACGGCCTTCCGTACCCTTTAGGCGCGGGCCGTGACCTTTGCCGTGTACCTGATAACGCATGTCCTGAACGTAGCTATTATGTCTTTCAAGATATGGAAGTACAATATCTTCACCTGCGGTACCTATGGCAAGTTTTTCTTCAAAGTCATCGTCTGATTTCATCTCTCACCTGCATAAGAACTTCGCCGAGCCAATTTGTGCCATTCCATAGAGCAGGGTTTGTTGCACGTGGGTCATCTACTGACATCCCAATGCCCCAAATCTTATCTGTAGGGCTTGCTTCTACAATAATGGTGTCTTCTGTGTCGAGTAATGTTGTCAGGCAGTATGTATCTTGCATGAACTTTGATACAAGTCCTTCAACCATAATGGGTTTGCATTTAGCATCCCACACGCTCTTCACAAATCCGCGAACTTCTCTTCCAAGAAACTTCTGATTACGTGGATGACCTTGCTGCATAATCATATCAGCAACATCGTAATCCGTGAACATCATTGCTTTCATCCGCATCATATACTGTTCAGAACAGTTATACTCATGTCCATTGTGAACAAATGGACACATATACCAGTTAGAAAACGGATGGGACGAACTATAAAAGAAAGTAAACTCGGCAGTCATTGGTTGCTTTCGAAGTGTGTTGGTACCCCCGGAAAGATTCGAACTTTCGCGATGCAAGTTTAGAAGACTCGCCGCCTAATCCATAGGCGGGGGTGATGTTTGGTAGGACGTAAAGGAGTTGAACCTTTCACCTCAATCTTGTCACGATTGCAATCTACCGCTGATATAACGTCCCAATTATTTTACTGGTGTAATTTGATGATTTGCTTTTATTCTGTCGTGAAAGTATTTACCCTTTGATGGAGTTTTATTCCATTGGTCAAATACTGCACGAGTAATTCCTAAGATAGAATAGGCTTTTCCGTTGGATAAACGCATCGTCAACTTCTTGTTTGGACGATTATATATCAATTCGCTTATCCAGGTCGAAGTTACCTTCTTCTCTGTTAGAAACTCATCTGCTCTCATTCTTTACACTCGCAAGTATATTATTTATCTCTGCGATTGTCAAGTGGTTTACTCGATGGTGCGTCTAATCCATCCTGGCAAGAAGCTCTTACCGGCAGCCGGTTGATCTTCTATCACTGGTTCTACCGTAACTTCGGGAACAATGTTAGGTGCAATATCTACGATAGTTTCAGGAACAGGTGGTGCAGGAACAACTGCCGATACAATCGTCGGCATATCTTCGGGTTTCACAAAGGCCAACATTCCTGCGGCTGCTTCCATAATCTCTAGCGGAGTAGGATATGGTGGAAATGGCGGGTGCGGCAATATTCTGTGTTCGTTGACCCAGGCAATGTGCCTATCGATCAACCAAGTGTTATGTTCGGTGGCGCGTCTATACTTATATTCTTCGTTTAGCATTTCGCTTGCCAGCTTCAAAACTTCGAATCTGTGATTTACATTATCGGGTGTCATTATATTCTTCCAAGTGCGGCTATTGCAGCCATAGGTAGTGGCATCGACGCCGACATTATAACCTGCAATAGTATTGCATTCTGAAAGCAATACGAATGATGGTGTGGTCGTGCTATAGATAGATAAAGTTGATATCTAGTATCGGAACAATACTGTCTATGTCTATGAATATGCCCGTGTTCAAATCTATACATACGTTCTCCAAAAAAAGGAAAGGCCCTTTAGTGACCTTTCCTTGCCTTACACATCAACGGACCTACTTAGTATTATGTTGGGTAGGTTGCAGTCACTGGAGGACCGTATGTAACGGTTCCCTCACAATGTCCACGGTGACCATGATTGCGGTCATGGAATTTCGATGCCAATAGTTCTTGGCGAAGTTCATCCACTGTGGTTGAGTTCATCAATGCGCGAGTTTGATTTCCATCAGCAACGATTTGCTGACCAATCAATGCCTGACCAAGTGCTGCTGCGGCTGCTGTCTTTGCACCTTCAAGGGCTGTCGCTGCCTGGCCTGTTAGGGCTGCTGAATTGATAGCTGCTAGGGTGTTTGCAAACTGCATGTCTGTACCAGCCTTTAGGGCTGCTAGTGCTGTTGCATTTGCAAAGGATTGTGCTTGCGATGCGATGAAGTATGCTGTGTCTTGAGCAACAACACGGTCAGCTTCAGAACCTGTACGGTCTGAATTTGCCCATCCTGCTGTCTTAACTGCATCAACAACTGATCCAGCTTCTGATGCGTTTTCACGACGAATGTTTGCGCCGATCTGTTCTGCTTCTCTACGAATGTCAGCTTGTCCCATCAATAGTTGACTTACGTCAAGTTGACCGGTTACTGTACCTGTTACGATATCTGCCATATTATGGTTTTCCTTATAAGTAGCTACGGAAGAACCTATTTCTTTTTGTAGCTACTATTACTTACAGTGATATGAGGCTAAAGAAACCACGCGCTAGTATATGATACACTCCAGTATTATGCTTTTAGGGATGAACTTGCTGCTAATGCAAGTTGGGTACGGTTTCTAACACCATACTCTTTCAAGATTGCACTCATGTGAATCTTTACTGTACTTTCGGATATCTTCAGGGCACTTGCTATCTTCTTGTTTGACAATCCACGATTGCATACAAGCGATAATACTTGATTTTGACGAGTGGTAAGGTGTATACCTGCAGCGCGGGTTGGCTTTATTTCAATCACAGAACTACCTGCTACATCACGTGGCCAGTGGCTGTGTCCTTGTAGAAGTCTTCTTAGAGCCACCACTGCTGGCTCATATCCGTATCTAGATACTGCGGGGACTACACCCATTAGTTCGGTACCTTGCATTGCTTTGATAAATGTATGATTGCATGGTTCTGATAAGACTACCGCCATATGCATTTTTGTAGAGAACGAAATACATCTATGCATTGTAGAAATCATGCCAACTATTTCATTTATGGTTATTTCTTTATCGCATAATGCACCTGCATCTACCAAAATTAGTAACGGTGTCATATCGAGAAGAGAAATCATGCCAATCCTAGTTATGAGTAATGCCCACGAAGTGCATACCTCAATTGTAGATCCTATGTCATTTTCGAGACGAAGTATTAGAGACTGATCGATAATCGATGGATCTGCGTGAAAATATACTATCATTTTTACCCTCCGGGTACTATACTATTACTTACTTGATATACGAACGTCATAATAGCCATTATAGTGGTAGTAATACTTCATGTGTACGGTATCGCACACTCTGTGGGCTACCGTACATAAGGAACGGCCAATAAAAAAGGGCCCTTCGGGGCCCTTTTTGTACTGAAATCTGTATCATTCTTTATGCGTTATGTATTCGACAAACCTATATCTATGATTATCATCACTTGATGATGTCTCACTACTTATCCTCCACAGTGCGGAATCGATGTTCGGAAAGAACGTGTCTGCTTCGCACTCGATATCAACGTGAGTTATTACCAGCTTATCAGCGAATTCGATAGTTTGTGCATAAACAGATGCACCACCTATAACCACAATCTCGGGATAGCAGTGTTCAATGGATAATGCGTCCTTGACGCTTTTTGCACGAATTGCTGCGCCGTGCAGATCTTGAGTGGAAATTACTATACACTTTCGTCCAGGCAGTGGCTTACGCCCAATGCTCGTGAAAGTATTATGACCCATGATAACAACCTTTCCCAGGGTGTATTTTTTGAAGTGCTTTAGATCCTCTGGAATATGCCACAGAAGTTTATTTCCTAAGCCGATCTCGTTATTTCGGCCTATTGCTGCAATCAGTGTTATCATTTTGGTGGATGGAGAATATCTTCGCAGGCTGATCTAAGCTGTGTTAGTGGAGCCTTTAGTTCTTTAAGCTTCTCTGAAGCCATTGTAGTTATTATTGCTGCCGATTCCATCGGACCATGTGTGTTGCGTATAGCATCACATTCCATCTGCAATAATCTGAGACCATTTCTATTCTCGATTGGTGCTTTTAGAATTTGTTGTTCTAGAAGGTCTTTACGACGACGCTCGAACTCAACCGGGTCGGTTTCGTAAAGTTTAGCCCATTCATCAAAAGAAAAATCGTCCATTCAAATCTTATGGTAGGAGCGTAGGGAATCGGACCCTATCGAGAACACCTATCTAGTGCTAAGAGGCTTATAAGACCTCCCTGACTGCCAAGTCTCGCTCCCAAATTCTTATTTCTTTGCTTTGAATGCTGCCCATTTTGCTTCAACAAAAGACTGAAATGCTTTTGCCCAAAATGGTTGTGGGAAATTCCAACCTACAAATGCACCAAGTGCGATCCATACTAATGTCATGTCAGTTACTCCTGTGAGTAACTATTTATCATTTAGTTGCTTTGGCCTTACCTATTTCTATTTGGAACTCAAGTCTGTCTCTCTTCAGAAACTCGTTGTATTCGTCGCCAGTGATCTGTCTAAATCTGCCTTCTTCCGACCATTCGTCATAAGGGCGATGCCAGGTCTTGTATTCGAAGGGATAGACATGATGATATACAACCCACTTGGTGTTATCTACTGTGCTTTCTGAAATATCAAGCACATGATATAAACCACCATAACGGTGTTGGTAGTATACGCCTACTTTTGGAGTTGCCATTTTTGTTTGGAGCGGGATAGGAGAATCGAACTCCTTTGACTAGCTTGGAAGGCTAGGACACAACCAATATGCCAATCCCGCATTTGTTAGATATGTGACCCCATGATCTAAATCCGCACTTCCCATAAGCCGGAGACCAGAGGGGGCATCTACCCCTCACGCAGATACTATTTTATACTTGGTGGCGTATCTGCGGAGTAAATTCTTACGCTGTTATTCGATTTGCCTGTGCAGTGCGAATTTCTTCTGCTTGCTTCATCAAGAAGCGACCAAGCTGCTCGAGTTGAACCGGAGTCATATAGACTTCGTTGGTACCACGAACATTTTCAGGAACGATATGACGCTCAATGTTCATGTAAACCAGTTCCGAATATTGATCGCTTTCGCGAACAGAAACATCCGTAACCAACATACCTGCCTGTTCAATTCTGTAAACTGCCATGTTACTTCCTTTGTTCAAAAACTCTTGCCTTCGGCATATCTTTCTCTACGTGAATGGCGACCGTTACCTTTATTTCTGCCTTTATAAGTTGGTGTATAACTATGGCAGTTTGGACAAAGTAACTCCACATTGTCTTCGTGATCGTTTGCGCTATTCCCGTCTTTATGTTCTAACTCGAGATTTATGGGTTTGCCCATCCATTCTGTATTCTTGCAATGGTTACATGTACCATTCTGTTTTTCAAATAAATATCTCTTCAACCAGGGTGCCGAGCCTGTGCCACTTTTTGCATTGTGTGTAATCTTCCATTCTGCAATCTTTAGATTGTACTGAAAGTCTACCTGACACCTAGTGGAACAATATTTATTTTTCTTTCTATGCTTATCGTATTTACATTCCTGTAAACAAGATAAACATTTGTATGTAGTCATTTGTTGGTGCCCCCACACAGAATCGAACTGCGAATTGATGATTACAAGTCAACTGTTATGCCATTTAACTATGAGGGCGAATTTATTATGCTGTGTATTTATGATCTTAGTATAGCATGCCTTCAAACTTTGATCAACCGCGCCTTAGTTGATTGCACAAACTTCAGCCTTTGCAGCCTTAGCACTCTTTGTGGCAGAGGGCCAGATCTTGTCGGCGTATTTGACGGATTTTGGCACGGGAAATACGATACCAGTCTCTTTTTGCACTTGAGCAAGGCTAGATAAGAACTTGGTCAAACTACCAGATGCAGCTTCGTGGTTAAATCTGAATACCATTGCTTCGTTTGTTTGCGTGTCGATGATAATCTTGTAGAAGCCGTTAGGCACAGTTACCAAGTTTGCACCCATTGTCTTATCTTGCTTCTGGTTATAAATCGGCCCAGCATAGATAAGCAAGGTGTGCGAACGGTTGATTGCCCAAGCACGAGTTTGGTCTTCGAGCTTTTTCCAAATGCCACGGTTGAATTGCGGCAGTTGTGGAGTCATGTTGCTTAGGATAAAGCTTTCTCTTGCTGCTTCTGGATTCCAGCTCATATCTGCACTGTTGGCAATGTGGCCTGTATCGTATCCGGACTTGGCATAATCCTTTAGTTCGGCACGCTTATCAGCTGGCAACGAACGGTCGGACTTGAACACAGACATTCTCTTTTCGCAGCCAGTTGCATTTTCCGGCTTCAATGTGTAAGACACCCACTGCGGAATCTTTGCCTTGTTATCGTGCTCGAGCAGATATGCTTTACGACAGATAACGGCTGTGTCATGTTTCTTGACAACAGGCTGACCATACGGAATTTGGGCAACACATTGTTCGATTGGAAGTGGCGGATCCTGTGACTGGGCTGCTGCCGACACAGAGAATGCGAATAGAATTGAATATGCGATTTGTTTGATCATAAAAATGCCTATGTGCAAGTAATGTACTTACTTATCACACAGGCGTCAAGTGGCTAAAAATGTCTGGAGCGGGATATCGGTCTCGAACCGATGGCCTAAACTTTGGCAAAGTTTCGCTCTACCCCTGAGCTAATCCCGCAGTGTTCTATTTATCTAGTATAGCGGCAAACCTAATGATTTGCGACCTCTACCTTTGTTAGCTGCACCTAAAAACTCTGTCTGATAATGGCAGTTTGGGCATAGTAGTCTTAGATTTGTTGGATGATCATTACTCGAATCACCATTTGTGTGATCTACGTGCAATGTGAGTGGCTTACCTAACCATTCTGTAACACCACATTCAGGTATTTCACATTTGTATCCACGAACTTCAGCAATATAAGTTCTTGCTGTAGGACGATCTATTCGTGTGAGCTTTCCAGCCCAAAAATCTTCTCGATGTTGTTTAGCTTTCGATTGTGAAGCACATTTCACACTACAATACTTGTTGTTACTTTGATAACTCCATTTACATTCTTTATTACAAAATCCACAGGTATATGTTTTCATGGTAGAGTTCCCCTTATGGTATTTATCACTCTACCTTGCAAAAAGTCATAGATAAAGGGCCGAAGCCCCTTATCGTCTTACGACCTCTTAGAAGTCGTACTTTTGAACCATGACGGTTTCAAGCATGATGCTGATTGGAGTCATTTCCTTACCACCCAGCACGCTCTTCACAATGCTTGGCGAGAAGCCAGATACCAACGCAGCACCGACCTTGTTGTAGGTCACAGGGCTGTTTCCGGCGCGACCGTTCAAGTTCCAGAACACAACTTGCGGGACCTTGTAGCCAGCCGCAGCGTATTCCTTCTCAATGAACTCCATCGCAGAAACGCTAACCGCAGCGCCACCGCCATAACGGCCACCAGTTGTGCCTGCTGTTACACAAGCATCAAACTCCATGTCCGAAAGGATAAGCACCTTGGTAGGCATTTCCTTCTGATCAACCTTACCCTTCACGGCCGCACCAAGAATCAGCTTGAATACTGCTGCAAGGTCGGTGTTCATTGCCCAATCCGAACGGTTCATCGCGTCGTAACGCTGACCCAAGTCACCTGTCAACTTAACCATCGATGGCGAGCCACTGAAGGTTACAAAGGTGTCCTTGAATACACCGCCCATACGCTCGGAAACGTACAAACCCAACGACACTGCAACATCCAGAGCAGTTACGCTACCAGACACTTCAGAACTCATCGAACCCGATACGTCAACGACCGGCATGATGTTCTCGTCCGAACCTTCCAAGTAGTTAGGCAGAGCCTTCCACTGTTCGATCGAAACGGTACGATCACCGGACTTCAACGAACGGATAACGTCGTATGGGTACGACACGCTCGCGTTGATCTTGGTTTCACCAGCCACCAGTGCAGCCTTGTAAGCACCGTATCCCGAAGGATCGTGCTTCAAGAATGCCTTCTGGTAACGACCAGCAGCAACCGAAGGAACGTGAGGGTATGTGATACCTGTCCACTCCTGCGCACACATCTTCTGCTCGACAGTGTTGGACAAGCCAACTACGAGCTTACGATATTCCTTGGGAGTTAGACGCAAGTAGGAGCGAATCTTGTTCGCTTCCGCGCCCTGACGAGGCATCCACTTTGCGCACAAACCGTCCTTCACGTCGTTCAACGCAAAAGCGATCATACGCAGAGCTTCACGCTCCAATGTGGTACCAAAAGTCAGCAAAACGTCGTCCCAGCGACCCAGTTCCGGAACCTTCACCAACAGGCGCGAAGCCAATACGGGTTCAGTCTTCAGAACATAGGAGAACAACTTACGGAATGTTTCACGCTCACCAGCACCACCACGTGCATCACGTGCCCACTGAAGGACGCGGATTGCGACTTCGCTGTCTTCTGCCAAGGCAGCAGCGAAAGTAGAAGTGATGTCCTTACCACGGCTTGCGCCAGCAAGGAAGAAGAGGTCCACGTTCTTGTTCAACGAGGATGCGTTTGTAACTGCGCCGTTAGTTGTGGTTGCGCTCGAGTTTACTGCTTCAAATAGTGTTGTCATAGTGTTTTCCTTTATCAGAATCATTTTTTATACTGTTGCCTATACCAATTCGGCTACCTTGCTGTTACCAACAAGGGTGGGACTCGAACCCACAACTCACAGTTGCTTAGTTAATTGCGGAACTGATTCATTAGAATGAAATCAAGATTATTGTTTTACGTTGACCTGTGTGCTGCCGTTACACTAAGCTACTCCGGAGTCGAACCGGTCCCCTGGTTTGGATTGTAAGTTTTTGGTTGCTGTAATAATCTTTTAGAAATAAATCAGATTCGGCGTGGCGAGTTTTTGCTTTCCCCTCCAGAAAGGTTCTTAGTTAATACCCTTTCGGGTGGTTGCTAATATGCTATATTTTAGTTGTTGCTGAAACGAATCGTTAGTAATGTTGTTGCAAGTCTCGTAGTTTACAAGTTCTTTAGCGACATGTCAATGACTTCGGTTGTAAAGTGCGAAGTAGGACTACCTACACCCGGATCAACTAAAATATCGACACCGATCATAATATTTTTACTGTCTTCGTCCGATTGGAGATCAAACATTAGATAATATCCACCCGTGCCAGTAAATGAAAGCCATGCATCTGGCATTCTGACTTTTGTATTACGTTCCTTAATGATGGTGTTTGCATTTGCACATGCATATCGTACCATATCGGTATGAATCAAATACAATACATCATGCACCGATATCGGTGCAGACGGCCATTTCCTGACTGCCGGGTTATTATCCCAAATATAGGAGGCTGCTGCATGAAGTGATACAAGATTGTAGCAGAGTTCAATTTTCATTATGATGTGGTTTAGATAAGACAGCGTGGTGTAAGGGACCTGTAGAGTCAATATCTTACCGTAGCTCGATATGTTATATACATGCTATCGGGCCTTACCCCGAGATCGAACCTTTTACATCGTCCGAGGATGTTTGTTAGTTCTTATACAGGGTTCATTGCCTAATCATACAAAAAGGCTCCGCCTGTGTCGAGTGCTAACTACAATACCGCCTTGCAGCGATGATTATTTGCTGTATCCACGCCTTAAAATATACTACAAGCTGTATTATGCAGTAGTTCTATTTACCTGTCAACCTGCGGCTTGCCGGTTTTATAGGTCAGAATTAGTAGATTTTTGGTAGGCAAGCTCTTTATTGATAAAATCAACTGCTCTTTTCATCAATCGCTTATAATCTCGTGAACGTTCTTTTTCCGGAAAGAGGTCAGATATCTTATGAAGAGCCAGTGCTCTCCTCAATGTAGTCATTGCATGTGTTTGCATCGAATCAGCAGGCATATCTTTCATCGCAGCCCTCTCAATTGCAAGTGTAACCGAATGAAGGACTTGGGCGAACCGTGCGTTGATTTCTGCAGGTTCGGCACGATACGCTAAATTACCCATATACGGATCATCTATGCGGTGTTGTTTCTTTCTCGGAGTTCTGTATGTGTCCGAACTACTTGCCTTTCCACTGGATTTCAAATCATCCAGTGCGTGCCTAAGCTCGTGTACGATGGTCGATTTGATTGTGTTCGATGTTATAAAATCTGCATTTAGATAAATTGCCGGAACAGTATTATCCCATAATCCGAGTGTATGTCTAATATTCTCTGGATCATCGTCGACATAGTTCTTTCCTGCCTGTTCGGCTGCTGCCTTTCTCGACGCCTTGATTTTTGCACGCAAGGCATCGCCCTGCAGCAGGACTATGGAAATATCTTCTATTCCCTCAAGCGGCGTGGTGCAGAAGTCGTCTATCTTACCCACGTCTAATGGTTCGGCGTTATCTGGATCGATATAATCAGCATACTTCTGTATGTGCTTATAAACGGCGGAAGACAGGGAAATAATCGCCCTGTCTTCTTCTGTAGTTTCGATAATGAATAGTTCTAGTAGCTTCATAGCGTATCCTGGATACGCTATTTATCTTATTTCACGGTACCGCATGACCTCTCAAGATATCGAACTCAGACGGTCTGAGACCAGCCGCGATCATAATGTCCATACGCTCTTGGTCGGTTTTGGTTTTCCATTCCATAATGTTGTCAATGCCACCATATGCTTTACGTGGTACGTGATGCATAAACCATTTTGATATATCACGGAAAGATGCAACAGTCAACGCCGGATGGGCGCGGCAGGATGCATTCATGAAGTTGTTGCACAACACCGCCATTCCGAAACTACCGGGATCAATGCCATAGGCAAGGTAATTCCAGAATGATTCTTTCATTTCTTCGGGCACATTTGGAAAATGCTCAAATGTGGCGTCGAACTGTGGGTGCATTGTTCTCATATTATTCCTGTATAAACTGGCCTATAAGCTATTATAATGATAAATAAAATTATGTCAATACCCTACACATATCTAATCGGCTGGTCAGACCATAATCTATGGTACTATGGAGTACGATATGCAAAGACATGCAATCCAAATGATTTATGGGTAACATATTTTACCAGTTCTAAGAAAGTAAGAGAATATAGAGAACAGTTCGGAGAACCAAATATAAGGCAAATAAGAAAAGTATTTTCAACTACAAAATCTGCCAAAGTGTGGGAAGATAAGGTATTAGCAAGATTGAAAGTTTGTAATAATCCAAAATGGATAAACCAATCAAATAACTACTCATTTGCATCAGTCGATAAATCGTGGAACGATGGATTAACAAAAAACACCGATAACAGATTACAGAATATATCAAATAAAATTTCTGCTAAACGAAAAGAAAAATACTGGAAATCCGGTGATTACATTCGATCAACCGATCAAGTCATTAAAAATCGTATGTTTCAAATAACAAGAAATAATCCAAATTTTATATTTGAAACATACGATCTATTTGCCGAATATTGTAATAAAGAATATGTGTCAGGTAAGTCTATAACAGATATATCAAAATCGGTAAATGTCGGTATGGTTACAGTAAAACTTGCCATTGAACATCAGACCGGTGATATGCCGATAATCGATCAATCATGGTCAAAACTTAAGAAGAACAACCCGGAATTACCATTCGACGATTATAAAGATTTATGCGACTATCTATACTCGGAAATATTAATAAAAGGTCGAAAAAGATTTCATCTTCGGAAAGAACTTAATATTTCCGAAGATGCTATAAGAAGAGCTATTCGTGTCTCAGAAGCCACTCGTTGTTTATGACCTTAAATGAAAATTTACCGTCTATTCTCTTAAAGACCAATCCTTCTCTAATCAGCGAGTTGATAGATGGTCCTTTAGCATAGTTCAATAATCCATCGACACCGTAAATTCTTAAATCTTCTAAAGATTCAGACATAGCAATAACCGGTACATGTTCGACCATATTTTTATCGAGGCCTAATTCGTGTAATCTGTATACTACTTCATGCCGCTGATGCGGAGCAAGATAACATGCATTATCAATATCATAAATGTCAAATATGTGCAATTTATGCGATGTAAAGCCCTCTTTGTTACCCTGTATACCGGGCCCTTGCAACTCGCCCTGTACAGCGAAATTTTCGCCTAATTCCCGCAAAGCGTCACGCAAGCCTGAGTCAATAAACATGAGCACAAGGCTATTAAACGCATTGCTGTCATCAGTTTTCAGTTCCCAGTTTCTGCCGCACACGCCTTCAAAGCCGCTACGGAAGAAACCAGTAAACGAAGTACCATCCACTTTCATGGTAATCTCGTAACGAGAATCTTCATTCTCGACGAAAATATCATGCACAATGTTTTGGCAACGTTCCTGATCTGTCCTCTGAATGAAGCTAGGGAAGTTTCCACGAATCTGCCCAGCAAGTTCTGTAGGAACAGGAGGTTCGTATTTCTGCACACCAAGCAGGTCAGTTACATCATCACCCTCGTGAAGAGGACAAGCATGTTCGGCATTGAAGAATGTATAGGACCATTCTGTTGCAAGTGTGTCCGAAATAGGAATCAGCAAGCCCTGCGAAACTTGGCCACGCAGTTTTACTGTTTTCAGTCTGAAACCTTCTTGCTCACCCATTCTCTTGAATGAGCTTTTACGCAGGAATTCAAACTCTTCACGGATAGGCAAGAAACTGTCAATTTCAAAGTAGACGCAAAGATCGCCTACAGCGAATTCACCTTTCTTGACAACAACTTTCCAGCCGTCAACAGTTGCTACCTCGATAGCGTCTGCTTCAGGAATAGGGTTCAGTTCTAGAATTTTTCTGATTGTTGCTAGGTGTCTCATTACGTGACTCATTTTAGTATCCTCTCTCTGCTCGTTGTCCCGGTGTCATATTACACCACTCTTCGTGTTCTGGATTTTTCGGATGATGTTTAGTAGGTGTCTTTACAATTTCAGAAAACGCCAATCTAAACATCATCGCACTCTGTTCATTTTCAAAGTGAAATCTTAACCAGCTATTGCCTACTTCGTAGCTGTGATCCCAATCTTTGATTGTTTTGTGCCAATACCATCTATAATCATTCTTCAGTATATCAAATATCACAGTTTCCTGAAGATTGAGTTCAATCCATTTACGGACTCGAATTCTTATTTTATTATTAATATTGTCGCTGTGTATCGCCACACAATAAGGAAAATTCGAACTAGGCCATTCGTACATATATCGACGACCTTCGTGGGAATAATATGCATCCTCGAAAAACCAAGGTGCATCATCGATGTCGTTTTTATAAAGTAGTCGGCCCATAGCGTAGTATAAAAGACGACACCGCCCTGTGTCAAGGCGGTGTCGGTTTAAGCAGGATGATCGTAAATGGTTATTTTATTGTCTGGTCGATATACTGAATTTACCCCGACCATATCACTAATCGCTAGTGCTCGATTCTACTCTTGTGTCTGCTGTAGACCGCGTATCGGCTTCTGCCGTATATCTATTCCGTCGGTGTGCGATATTTCTACCGCATGTGCCTTACGAGCCACCTTCTATAGCTTTGAGCGTATTATTGGATTGCTGTAATCATCCTAAAAATGTATTTACTTCTTCTTAGCAGGTGCAGGTGCAGCAACCTGCATGGTCGGCAGTTCGTACCACGGCAACACACCGCGATCCGATTCCTCAACCGATTGCCAGTTCGGAGAACCTTCGTCCTTCAGTTGCGGCAGAGCCTTGTAGAAGCATGCGCGAAGGTGAGCTTGTGCCTTTACCTTGGCTTCAGTGCTGTACTTGCGTGTCATCAGCGTGGCCAGAGGAGCCAGTGTCTTCACCGGACCAGAAGTCATGCCCTTGTAGCTGATGTTGGCCGGGCGATAGACCGTCGAAACACGGGCAGCGATCGCATCGCCGATCGGCACAATCTTGTACTGTGCAGGATTCAGTTTCTCGATGTTGGGCAGTGGTGCTGCGCCGACGAAAACTGCGGCAGCAATCTCACCACTGTTCAACGCAGCGATAACCTGGTCACCCTTGTCGAACGGAATAACCTCGAATCCACCCTGGCCCTGGCCTTGTAGGATTCGAGCAGTGAACACGCCCCCGCCGGCAGCACCAACCTTGTAGCCGGCCGTATCCTGCAAACTATTGAAGTTCACAGTCATGACATAGTTCTTCTTGGTTTTGGATTCACGCAGCATCAGCACGTGGATCGGTTCTGGATAAAGCGCAACCAGCGTCTGGAAACGTGCATAGCTGGGATCGGCCATCGAGTTCGCAAGGAACACGTCGGAGTGCATGAATGCAGCCTGAGCCTTGTTATTCACAAGTGAATCCAAGTTACCGGGGGCGCCACCAGTCACACCGTGTGCAGGCTGGACGGTGAAGTTGTCATCCGAACAGGCGCCGATGATTTCACCGAGCATCTTGGCATAGGTTCCACTGGAACTATCTGCGGCAACAACAATCTTGCTATCTTGTGCCATGCTAACCGCGGAAATCGCAGCCAGGGCAATGGCAGTAAGGAATTTCTTCATATGTTTCTTTCTATGTGTAAAGTTGATTAGGGAATCGAAAGACCGGATGAACTATTTGAACTCGGAGCAGAATGCGGATGTTCGTCGCCGAACAACACAAACAATGCCCCCAAGACCACGGCAAGTAAAAGCATCCCGATGATGCGTGATTTCATTTAGCGACTCACTTTCTGTGTTTGGCGAACTTGTGCCATGTCAATGACAACAGGTTCGCTGTGACCTAATTGTGCAACAGACGTGGTCGGCTTGTCAGCCTCATCCACGTCGAGTGCGGCAGCAACTTCAAGTTGAGCGAACGCCATATTCATGGATTCGAATACTGCGTCACACGCGGTGTCAGCCTTCAGCTTCTCGAATGCATCACCAGTATCCATGCCAGCAGCACGATTTGCTTCGATTGCGTCCTTGGACATTTCGTAGTACGCCTTCATTTCTTCAAGCTTGTTGTCGCCATCTTCGAGCGATTGCTGTGCTTCGGCCAAAGCCTTCTTCTTGCGTTCGACCAAATCAGTCATGCGTGCAAGTTGGGCCTCGAATTCAGGAGCGCGGGCCGGATACTTCTTCTTGAAGTTATCGACCTTTGTAGAAAAATTCGATCGAGCAGTGATTGCCTGCGTCACAGATGCCTTGAATTCTTGGAATGCGCCCTTCTTTGCAATCAGCAACGCTGTGAGCGTTTCGATTGGATTTTCTGCGGCGGCGCCCGTGACTGCCTTGATGTGTGCAACCTTCTCTGCATCGATAAGACGATACTTCCAGTTTGCAATCTTCAGGGAGAATACAGGTGCAAGAGCTACGATCGTAGCACCCACAGCGGCTGCCACTGCCAATCCTACCACGCCACCGATTGCAATGAATACGAACGGTGCTGCCACAAGGCCTGCAACGCCCATACTCACAGCAGTGAGTGCAGTCTTCATCTTGTCGCGTTTGGCGACTACCTCTGCTTGATTTACCACTTGATTTTCCACGTTGTGTCCTTTCTGTGTAAACACGTATGCACTATATATTAGCTTGCGTGCATGTGCAAGCGATTTTGGTACCCCAACCCGGACTCGAACCGGGATGCTCTTCAGCGGGGGATTTTGAGTCCCCTGTGTCTACCTATTCCACCATCAGGGCTTTCTTTGCGTTTTTATTACCAGCACGACCTTGCTTGGTTCGGGCAACTTCCTCACCGTACTTTTCTACGGACTTTTCCCAACAGGTTTTGAAATTTCCTGTTGCTTTCATGTCTTCGATATTTTCCTTCCGTGTACCCCAATACAAGTGTTGAGGATTTGAGCAACCACCGTTGTGGCAGGCATGACACAAATCTACCATTCTATACGGAATATTCGTATCGAGATAATGTGCCAATAGACCTTTGAACATTGTACTATTACCACCACGTTCCATACACGGTGATTCTAAGTCAAGATGTTTCTGCCTCTCCTCTTTCGAGCGGGTAATATATTCTTCCATCAACACCATATTATTTCTTTGGTTGTTTATCCAACCAGAATTTGTACGTCTTTCTAATTTCCTTGTTTGCCACATAGATAAGCAACGCAAATGGTGGCGAACCTAGCACAACAAGAAACAACACACCGATCATCCATGAGTTAAGGAATGCGACGACTGTGGCAAGTCCAAAAACTATGAGGTAGATTACCAATGCTAACGCATTTTCACCCTGACCTAACCACCACGAAACAAACTCAATAAACTTCATGTTCTCTTCAGAATAGAGGCAAATCACCGGTAATCTTATCAATCAGCTCAGGACTGTCCGGACCAATGCCAACAGCAGTAAGTGTAGGCACTCCGTCAAATTCTGTCAAGCCGGCGTCGCGTATAAGTGATACTGCAAGGCCGGCCTTTCGTGCAGCATCATACACTGCAATCAATTCTACATCATCATTCACATAAACCGTGACTTTCTTGAATCTTCCGGTGATCCAAGATGCGACAAAAGGATTACCTAAAGGAATCACAAACTCATTCTTTATCGAATCAAATCGACCAATACCGAGAATCGCTCCCATACTAGCGTGCGCCGCTTGGGCACAATATTTCCCGGTACGCATGTTGCGCGCCTTAGGAAACTTCTTCATCACTAATACTTGTTTCGATTCCATTACATCCACTTTATTCTAAATGCCAGATAGTCTTCTTCTGTTTCAAACTCGATATAATCAATTTCTTGATCATAATCATCTTCGGGAACCATTACTGCATTGTAAGCGGCCAATCCATCGGCTAATGCTTTGTTGCGAATGTCTGTATCGTGACTTAGTCCAGATATGCCCTTACACACGGTAATGACAAAGTTTCGCCACCATCTGGGACAGCTGTCGAAACTTTGCCAATCGGTGAAGTCAATCTTCACCTTGCTCGCCTTACTTCAGGGCAGACACAGCCGCATCATAGATGCGATGGTATACGCCACGGAAGAACTTGGTCACCAACGACTGGATGAAGTTGATGATGTCACCGGTGATGTTTTCCACCATGCTAAACGGCCAGATCAGAATCCAGGCGGTGATGGTAGGCAACATGGCCTTCGGGTGCAGACGTTCAATCGCACGTTCACGATAGCTCTTGTCCAAGCCCTTGTTTTCTTCAACAACCTTTGCAGCGTGGCGCTTGTATCGCCAGAAGCTCCAGACCAGGCCGATGATCACGTATGCAACTGCACCGATGGCGATTGTCATAAGCGATACGCTGAAGAAGAAATAGGCTGTCGCAGCAGCAACCAACGCAGTGAATACAGACCAACCACGTGCGCCATTGTGTTCGAACAAGATGCCCAAAACAAACAGGACGATCAGGGCAGGCCATGAAAGCATGAGACCGGCTGCGAAGCCAGCAACTGCTGCAAAAAAGCCAGGAGATGCAACCGCAGCGGTAGCGGCACTTGCAGCACTCGACGCGGCAGCGGATGCCGCAAGTGCGATAGATACGGGTTCAGTCATAGTCGTCTTTCTGTGTTAGTAGGAGTAAAAGCACGCCTACTGCCCACTAACTATATGCTAGCAGGCTGTGTAGGTCAATCAGAATGTGCCTGATTTGTACATTGCGTTTGACACAGTGAAGTTACGCTTCCAGTCCCACTCGTCAAGAACGAGCTGGTTGAATACGTCTTCTTCGACTTCGATGATTTCTTCCACCGACAGTTCAAGCATGCGAATGGCGCGTGCATAGCTGGTCTCATATGATTGAGGTGCAGACGGCAATGGCTTGATCTTCTTGAATTCGACCAGGTCAGCTGTCTTAGCAAACGACAGGTTGGCCTTGGCAGTTTGGAGAACGAGTGTCTTGTAGTCAGCTACCGCTTCAATAAATTCAGCCATGTGCTTTTCCTTGTTTTCTCGGACGATTGCCAAGAGTTCAAGGCGGTTCATTTTGATAGAGTTCATTACATTCCTTCGATTGTTTAGCATGATGTTTTATTTAGGTTGGAGGACGGGTGGGAAATCGAATCCCCGGCAGCTTCCGCTACTCCACTTACTTTCCAAGTAAGGCTTGCATCCCAGGCAAGATACCGCGTCCAAAATTGAAGTATACACGAACGTGTATACAATGTCAATGATTTCTAACTGGCGACGAAACGTCATCCGCAATATCACGGATAATCATTTCGATTAGTGCGCGGTTATCTTCAGTAGGTTGCTTACTAAGCAATACGCTCACATATCCGTTGAATTCGACCCCAGACACAGGAACTGCGACAGAGCAAACCGATACCACATTAGGGCTAGGTGCAAATGTAAATCCATTTGTTTTATTGTAGGGGTCGCAATTAAATTCGTGATTGATCAAACGAACCAGTCTCTGGTTTAGCATATCGTCATCTCTAACGAACAATGACCTTTTATCGTTTATTATTCTTGTTGAAAAATAATCATCATATAATCTTTTCACATCAGGATCAGTAATATACATATAAGATAACTGCCTTGTGTTGGTCTGTATATCGGCATGTATAACAATAATACCAACGAAATCTGGTATTTTTTTAGAATCCCTGTGTATATGTTCTATCGTGTTAACGTTAGTAAGAATAATAGATGGTTTTTCCACATATTTTGATATACCATACCCCACGACACCTAATAGACATAGTGCCATTAGCGATTCAATCACGTATTTTATAGTATTTTTCATGCTACCCCAATAACGCTGCTACTAATATGTATTCCTCTACCATTTTTATATCTATGTTGATTTTTACCAAAAGTGCATCTGTGGCAGAATATCTACCACGTCGGGCTGATATTTCAGCCCTCGACAAGTCCCTAATCGAAGATGATATATTCTCAATCATCTTCGTTATATCTCTGCTGTGTACTAATCCTCTAGCCCGGTGCCTGAGTGTGTTTTCTAATTTGTTCCATTCTAAAGAGTTGCCGATCACCTAAGTTCCTTCTCAAAGACAATAGTTGAAAGATGTTTTACTAAAACACGTAGTTGATCTACTTCGTCTACCGTCGGAGTACGCTTTAGAAAAACGTGAACTGATCCAATAAACTTACCATAATACGGCGGAATTCCACTGGAACATACATGCACCGCATACTTAGCAGCCTCCGGCATCTCTGTCGCGAGGCCGGTAGATGTATATGAGTTACATACAAACTCACCATTTATCAAATCAACTATGAGTCGATTTTGAGCTATACTCTGTGTGAATACAGGCAACTCCATATCTTGTAATGAGTATTTTGCAAATATTTCTTTCATGTCTTTATCATATGCTTCTAGGAATACGATATACTTTGAATTCTTCCGAAAGTTCACGACATTAACCGAAACCCCGGCCACTATGTCGGACTTAGATGCACTCGCATTGATTTCCTTTATCGTGCTCGGGGATAGTTGCCTGAAGGCAGGCGGGTGTGAATCAAGTTTATCTTTTTTCACATAATCGAATATTTGATCACGTGCGCTAAAAGCACTCCATGCAACTGATATGATTAAAATAAGTGCGATTAGCTGAGTTAGTTTTATCCAACTAAGCTTTGCTAGAAACTGCTGCAGAATACCTACATTTTCACCGAAATCACTCATATGTTCCTTTGCTATGCATATAGCCTGTGCAAGCAAATATTTATCAGTGAAACTACTAAAGTAGTAGTAGGGTTATATTAAATCCTTGTCAATGGAAGGGATTTGGTGCGGCTGAGAGGACTCGAACCTCCACTCCCTTACGGGAACAAGCACCTCAAGCTTGCGCGTCTACCAATTCCGCCACAGCCGCAGAGGTTCGAGCAGTTATACGCATGCTCAGGCCATAAGGCCTTTCGGCCTATTGATTGGTTGCGAGCGGTAGGATTCGAACCTACGATCTCCAGCTTATGAGACTGGCGGGATACCGGACTTCCCCACGCCGCGATTGTCTTGGATATATTTCGTATATATCAACGGGATAGATGTCTCGTATATCAACGGCTTATTCACAGCTTCAAGATCTTGATCAGATTACATGACATTATCCAAGGTTAAAAAGTAATGGTAGAATGTATACCAACAGTGCTGTTAACACTATCATAATAAAACTGGTTGCGGAGCCTCGGAATCGAACCGGCCCTCAAGGTTATGAGCCTCGCGTGCTGCCATCACACTCGCCCGCCAAAATCTTTGCACTCAATACCCGGGTTAGTACCGAAGTGACTTCTAACAATACAACTGTGCCTTTCTGTAGCTTACTAAACTCTATGCCTTCTGTGCGAGGATATAGATTGTAAACATTTCCATTCTGTACTTTTGCAAGTGCGATGTTTCCGTTTGGATGAACATCCACAACTTTACCTTCTACAAAGAATGGTATTTCACGTGCCATCCTTTATTTATCTTATGGTGCCCTTTGTCAGAATTGAACTGACCTTTCATCTATACCAAAGATGCGTGTTCGCCAATGTCACTAAAAGGGCTAAAGAGAATAGACATATAGAATTATTTTTATAATTCTATAATAAGGTCCAGGGGATATATCATTATTTATAATATAATTGCCTGCGACATATTCTATGAAAAATGTCGGTAAAAATAGTTAACAATTAAAAACTATTAAAGGTTTGCTGTCAATATAGTAATAGACACGGCGCTTTCGCCATAACAAACATACCAACAAAAACGGTACTTAGTCCGGTGCTACAGCGCCTCTTGGTTTGCCCTTGGCGGAACTGTCGTGGTCTTTCGACTTCAGTGCTGCACGGCGCGCCGATTCTTCACACAACTGAGCATCAATCATCCCGCGCAGCCATGCACCTCGTTCGTGTGCATCCTTGAATTTGGTCAAGGTCAGCATGGTTTTAAGTTGCGGCTTCATACGGAAATTCTTATCAGGTGTCATCATTGTGATTCTTTCTTTTCTGCTTGAATGCGTTGATTTATATGTTTTCTAACCGAACCTACTTGCTCTGTCAATGCACGGGTTTTCTTCTCCGATGCATCTTGCCTCTTATTGAGTGCAACTATAGCATTGTTTACCGCGTTTAGTCTACCGGTATTATTTTCTGAAACGTTGACTGATCTTACAACATTTTCTTTGTAGTGAACTGTAATGGTTTCTGCCACAACGTCCCACACTACATCGTTTACCTTGAAGTATTCGTCGTCAAACATTAAAGAATCGCCAACACGTGGAATGTGGTTAGCAGTTCCTGCATTGTATATATTACCGTAATCGTCTTCGTATATTAGTTTCATTTTATATTGGCTCCCCAGGATGGGATCGAACCACCGACCACTCGATTAACAGTCGAGGGCTCTGCCGCTGAGCTACTAGGGAATATTCTTTATCTATTTATGCTTCTACTGCCTCGACCATTTCCTTTATTCTTAGCAGTAAATGTATCAGTCTGGCTATGGCAGTTTGGACAAAGTAATCTAACATTATCCGGTTTATCATTACTTGCATCTCCGTCGATGTGGTCTAACTGTAACATCAATGGTTTCCCATTATGCTCGCCTTTATTCCCACAATCAACGCAAATATTTCCGTAAAGATATTTCAATACCCGTTTCAGGGTTGGTCTCTCTTTTATTTCACCCTTAAGAAATCTCGGTATAGTTACTTCTTTTAGTTTATATTCCGACTGGCATTCTCTACTACAATATTTGTTAGGATTGGTAGTGGTGGTAGAATGCAAGATAGGACGAGAGTTACCGCAGTTTATACAAACTATACATTTCATGTTATTGGTGGACCTGGGGAGAATCGAACTCCCATAAATAGCTTGCAAAGCTACCGTAATCCCATTATACTACAGGCCCAATATTCTTACTGTTCTCACAGTGTACTTATTTATCTCTCGTAAGTCAAGTCACAATATCTCTTCGGTTTTGAGATTGAAGTGTTCCATTTTGGACAGTGCAATCCAATGATGTGCTTCTTCCCAGTTGGACATATCCACTGCACTACGAACACTCATCTTATTGGGGATTTCCCAATAACCAAACTTCTCAGTAATCTCAAGTTCTTTAAATGGCACACGTTTCAAATCGATGTAGCGAAGTTTCATTGAAGAATCATCTCCCCAAACACAACCACCGAGGAATCCAAAGTTACAATACTGTGTCCCTTTGCAACCTACAGAAAGTCCTTCGGCTGTGAACTCGTCAACAGATACTTCATTATCCACCAACGAGTACTCGTATTCGTGAATAGTATCGCCAACTCCGACAGAATCGGTCATTGTATGATAACGTGGCACATAGATTTCCATAGGACAAAATCCATGTGCAACAGGTTCTTCACCACACCAATCTTCGATATGATCTGTATTCAATCGCATTACACGAAGTGCGGTATATGACACACTATATAATGCATACCATTGATCTTCGAGCTGAAAAGGATAGAATGTACCTACGCCATTTCCATAATTACGAAGATATTCACCGACCAAAATATTATCACGGTAGATTGAGACTTTTTCAGAATCCCATATACCTGGTTGATTTTGGATTGTTTCGGCAACAATGTTGAATGGTGTGCCGATAAATGATTTACCTTGTGATATTTTCATGATTTCTCTATAAAATAGGTGAATGTTTTGCTAATCGATCATCGAGCTATCATCGGACTTCCAGCGGATTACCAATCCTAAGTCTCAGTATTTGCGCATTTTCCCAACATCCAGCAGGAGATATAGTAAGACAGGAAAGCGGCTCTCGCAGTTTATCTATCTGTTGCAGCATATCCACCGGTATATCTCTTTCTTCGCAGGCCTTTACCCGTAAAAAGTGCTATAGGTGGTAAACCCATTCTGACTAACGCATTTACGTGGCGTACACCACAACCTTGGCTTGATATCAGCTTTCGGGATCTAAGTCATATACGGTATCTAAAGCGAGATACGATGTACATTGTATGGCACATCCATTTCACCACGTACAGCCGGTGTACACCAACAGTTACCCACTGTCGAAGGATTGAAGTACCTTTACGGTATACCATCTTCAAGTCTTGGTCGGAACAATGTTCCAAAAATGGTCTCGGTGGTGGGATTTGAACTCACATTATTCTTCGCCCCAAACGAAGCGCCATGACCAGATTAGGCGACACCGAGTTTATTCTGAAATTCTATTATATAGTTATTTATCTTTTCTTCTATCTTTGTAAATAATCCTCTGTGGCAATATGCGTGATGCGTAGGACACAATGGAATCAAGTTTGTAATCGAGTTATTATCTCTGTTGCAATCTAAATGATGGACATCTACTGCATCTGTTTCGCCACAAACTACACACTTCTTTTCGTGGTGACTATAGCATATTGTCGAATACTGTGTATATCTTTCTGGCTTATTTCTTAATTCTCTAAAAAATTTATTCGAGCAACTATGCGAACATGTACCCTTGCTGTGCTTATAATCTTTTATTACATTTTCGCATACAACACAGTTCTTTGTGTTTGCTGGATTTAGATAACATGCATCCTGATGCTTGGTTCTATTCGGTTCCGATATATTCTTATTGCAAAATATGCAATTTATCTTTTTCTTATTTACTAAAATCCAGTTGCTCGGTTTGTCAGTTTTCTTATAGCTCAAATGAGCACGAAAGGCCTTTTCACTCTTGTAAACTTTACCATTATTTGGACTTGTGTATGTCCCATCGATGTTGCGATATTCTTGCATCAACTATTTATGCTCGGAGCATAAGTTTTGCACAAATCGCGAACATCGACCATGAATTATTGCTTGTGTGGGTCTTTCCAAATACACCCTGGTCACTAACGATTCGGCCCCCGGTATGTTTGACGCATCCATGGATGCAAAGTGTTACTACTCACTCGGGCTGTTTACCGTAAACCCCACAAAACCGCCCAACTCTCGTGTGGCCATGTTGGCGAGACCCCTCTAAAATACGTCGCAAGGATTGACGGGTACACTTTTACATGCGGTACCGTACATGTGGAATTTGTGTTTCGCTCAGTGTTTTCGACGCACCTTGCTAACGTTTCAACTCACGTGGCAGTTGACTATACCAAAAGTTCGAGCATAGTTAAGTATATCTCAAGTAACCCGACGCAGCAGGTTACAACTATTACCCAGTTTAGGAGCTTGGCAACTATTCTCCGCTACGATTTTACACCGCGTGCCTGGTGCGACTGGACTGGCCAAGGTTTTCACTCCTCGTTTTACCCGGCTTTCCGATCTCTCGGTGCCGCGCCATATTCTTTACTTCAACAGACCCCAACTTGCGCCAATCGGCTCAGTATCGTATCCACATTCCCTGAGTTGAGTAGCAACCCACGCTGCTATCTCTTCTCTACTCTTGTTATGCATATATTCTGCACTTACAAGAGCAACTTGGAACATAATATCGATTAGGTCTTGTTCTTTGCTTCTCATAATATTTGGTGGGCGGTGAGGGTTTCGAACCCCCGACAACCTGAATGTAAATCAGGGACTCTACCACTGAGCTAACCGCCCAAATATCTCTAACTTGACTCTATTTTACCGCCTAGCAATGCTACTGTCAATGACTCCGAATCTGGTTGTGTACCGTTTTTCAGTGTGATTGATGTCACCCATTCGTTGAATTCATCCATTAGCCAAACACAACCGGACCACTCAAATGTTCCTTCTGCGCCGTCTAAAAATCCTCGAGAGTGGGCGACCCATTTTACCAATCCACTATCGCATGCTCGTTTTATGAGCGGCAACAGTGCCTTATCAAATCCTGTACAACTAACATATTCAAGTTCTGGCCAGGCCATATTATTCTTTTAAAGTGTTGTAGCTATCGAAATACATGGGCCCGGTTATCGCTTCGATCACGTCGCAGGACTTTCACCTACCCCGATATACCACCTAAATGGTAGTGACCATTACTCCCAACATACATAAACTACAACGGTATATTTAGTCAGAATGCGTTTTTTCAATTTTACGATTTGATTATTTTGAATTGCTGAATGCATTCTTTAGAAATTTAGACTTCGTAACTGCGTTGTCTATGCAGCTACTATAACACCTTACCGGGCTGCTGTCAAATAGTTCGCCCACATTCTTTTCTTGGCCCAGGGCAGTTCACCGTCCACAGCAAGCCAGGCCGGCTTACCGTCAATAGTGCGATTATCTCTTCCAGTTGTACTATAGCAACCATCGAAGCAGTGAGTGGGCGAACCATTCACCTTTTCCCAATTGTGGGTCAACTTACCACAGCATACACATCGTTTACGCATAGTTTCTTTCATATTGAATAGAATAGCTAAAGCCGCTTTTTCACCACAAATCCAATACCATAGTACCTACAGAATAAAGATGTATGCTTTATCCCTGCCTATAGTCGAAGGGCCAATTATTCCCTTACTTTAGCCCTCTGGCCCCCAAATACAGTGGTGACCAATTACGCTAATCGCTGTCTAAACTCCACCTCGGTCGATAACCGAAACTTGTTCGGGTGTTTCGAGTTCAGTTCAACGTGCTGGTATCGGCGTCGCCGTAGACGCTATTCTAACTTGGTGCCATGAGGATGGATTCGAACCATCACATTCGCTAGCCCGCACCGTTCCTCGAGACTGTTGCGGGCAAAATCACGTCCTCTACCGATTGGGATACTCTGGCTTATTCAAAATATAGAGGCTCCGGCGCCACCGCATTCGCGACACTATTGCGCTTTTTTGGGGTGAAGTAACTTCACCAATACCGGTTTTATGCATATCACTGTATGGAAGGATTTTCACCTACAACACTGCACCTACTCAATATATCTAATACCATCCGTGGATCGTAGTGTAACATATTTTTTCAATGTCGTTCTGATAATTGAACTACATACATTATTTGGTGCCCCCTGGGAGACTCGAACTCCCAATGCCTTGCGGCGCCAGAACCTAAATCTGGTGCGTCTACCAATTTCGCCAAAGGGGCAAATACTTGTCACATTATAGTATGCTATTTATGAAAGATCAATCTAACCGTTGTTGGTTTCTCTCTTTTTTGCACTGTGATTTATGATAATTATCGATCTGTCTTCAATCTCAAAGTCAATCTCATCACCCTCGAGCCAACCGTACTTCTTGATTAGCTCGGGCGGGAATGGGAGAATTACATCTCCGTTTTCATCTTCTTCGATTGTTACTGTCCAGGAGTTTTGCATGGTAGTTCTAATCCTTCGTTTGGCTCAATACCAAAGTGTTCTTTGATTTGTAACACAAGGAGTGAATCGTACGGATTGCTACCTTGCATATGTGCATTTATCATTTTGCAACATTCTCTTACGGCATTCTTGATGACTTGATCTTCTTCCATTATCTTTCCAGCACCGTAATTGGCCTACTGATTTTTCTTGCATAACGAATTGCTGCCCAGGTTCCACTACGCAAGATCTCATAATCCTGCAGCGGTGAACCAAACATGTATTCTACATCATCGACAATTTCATGATCTCGCACAAGGTACGGAAGCGGGTCAAGATAGTGATCACACTTCTTCCATGCCCTGTTACTGCTTGCTTTAGGCGGATGACAAAATATTTCTACATCGGGGAAAAATTCTCGTACGATGTCATGTGCCTCGGCATCGGCGCCAATGCAATCGCCATGATGAAATTCAGTAGGATTTAGTTCGTACAATTTCAGTGCGAATTGTTCTTTCTGATGTTGCGACATTCCCTTACGTGTTCCTGTAAATCCTACTTTCACTTAAATGAATCTCCCCACATCAAAATCAACATGGTCGCATCGCTTTCCTTCTTGAAGAAGATTTCAGCGAAGTACATGGGGTTGTCAAGGTATTCGCGAATATAGAATTCGCCCTTGAAAGTTGTTTGCAACCACTTTGTAATCTCTACCCAATTCTCTGGTTGCTGAATAGCAGTGAATTTGATTGCGTAGGGAGACTTCACCGGCAACTTGGACAAGTCGGTAATCCAATATTTGGCAGGAGGAGAATCATCCTTGCCTGCAACGGGATCAGACAGATTGTGCAATATGGAGGTCATATAGTGCCTTAAAATAGTCAGGTGAAGTTGTTTTACCGTAATACTTATACCATTCAGGTTTCTCACCCAGTCTCAGCATGATACGTTCAACATTTATTGTAATGTCGTCAGCAGTGGGTTGCCAATCGGTTATAATAAATTCGGTCGGAATTCCGTAATAAAAGATTTTATTCGCATAGTGATGTTGAAGACTATAGTGTCGATTTTCGACCAGTTCTTGTGTGAGTGCTACATATCTGTTGTGCAGGAATCGCATCTTATTATAGAAGAAACACACATGTCCTGCATTCAATGTGTAACGATCTGGAACACTGTCCAGCACATCGTCTAACATCTTTGTCTTCAGTGATCTACGAAGTGCTGCGGGAACCATCTTGAGTTCACGCCACTCAGCAAAAAGATGCTGATCGGCAAGGTCTTCCGGCCTTACCAAATTTACTCGTGTCATTGACAAAGATCCGTAATGCGGCGAATGGTACGAGCCTGCATATGAACGTCACCCTGATATGTGAAATAGATTTCAGTCAATGCGCGGACACGCTCAGCCAATGTCCTTGCTGTATCATCAGCAATCTCGTTATTCTGTGCAATTCGCTCAAGAAAAATATCACGTCTATTCATATATGCTTTCTGTGTTATGTTGTTTGTGGTAGGGAACGATCCTACATTATTTCCACCGCACCATGAAGCAGAGGGTCGGGCCGCCTGGACAAACAAAACTGGTGCGTCTGGAGGGAATCGAACCCTCGTCATAGGATTTAGAATCCCGTACTCTAACCGCTGAGCTACAAACGCGAATTTAATGATGTGATCGAAGACGCTACTCTCCGACCTTGCCGCTGCCAACCTTATAAATAGATGGCCTCGGATGCTCTTTCGAGCAGTGAATGTGCGCTTTACACTAATCACATCGTATGTACATTATACAGTCATACTACTGCACGTCAATCGGCGTGATTGTACAATTTCCACTTCTTGAAGAAGTTGCGATCTCGATTCTCAGTAATAGGCTGGGTGCAGATAGCACTATATCTCATTCCGTTATCAGGTTCATAGAACATGTAATATTGGATTCCACGTTCTTCCAGCTTCTCAGCAATGGATGCCAGATCATTCTCATCTTTGGCAGACAACAGGATCAAACTCGAAATCCCCTAATTGTCCTGGAACTTCTTGCCTGCTTCATAACAGGCGTGCCCGATTTGAACGATCCTTTGAGCATGAGAAATATCCTCACGAATGAATGTGTAGATGTAGCTCATTTGAATGCTTCCTTACGAAGTTCTTGTGCAATCTTCCAGACAGCATCTTGCTCCGACGGAGTAAGCCAACTGTATAACACCGATCCGCGAACAGACCAGAGTGCGCTATTCAGCGAACCGAATGGTGCTGCACCGTTATCGAGCTTGACTTTGTTAGTGATGGGGAAGAATGACTTACGCAGACGTGACTCAGCACCTTCGAGACCTTCGCCCCTCATAACGGAACGATAGATGCACAAAGCGGCAATATCAGCACTGGTAATGTTACGGAGAGCAGCTCGTGCTTTCCATTTTGCCCGAGTGTCCGTGAAAACGGGTTGGGACTTTTCTTCGGTAACTTGATTTGTAAAACTAAACATGATTTATTCCTTAAAAATTGGTTTGAATGAAAACAAAATTGCAATGTGAACTTCAAACGTTCTTAAGAAGAATCAAAATAAACCTACATCATGGTAGTATCTCCGGTTGTTGTAACTGTATTTATGAATTGTGCAGATCCTCCCAGTTACATGCTGGGCGTGCCACTGTCCAAAGGTGCAACACCAATGGCAAACACTGTTATACACAATTCATAAACACAGATTATCACTATAAATGATAATACTAACCCTGTCCGGTATCGCGCTTGCCGGCCTCCTAGCTAAAGAACCAGGTGTACACTTATACTACAGGATATGTGTTTATGACTTTGATACAGCAAGAAAGGCAGTTGGGTTCGAACCAACAACATTCGCGCAGGACGCCTCTTCCCGTTGGGCTACACCTATTGCTATATCAGAGCGTTACTTCGATACATTGACCCACAGCACCTCTGGCTGATTCTTCCTTCTGGAAAAGAAGGCGTGCTCTATGAACACTACGGTATGTATCTCAGTAACTAACTATAGCAGAGTCAAAGCTGTTCCGCAAGCTGAACAAAATTTGGCTGTTGCCTTATTTGTGTGGCTGCAGGTCGAGCACTTTTGGGTCGTTTTGACCGTAACTGGTGCAGCAACTTCAATTGCACCAACAACACCTGCCATACGAAGGATGATTACTTCGGACTTGGCTTCGGAGTTGAATCCGTAAACTGCTTGGAACGATTGCTCAACCTTGGATCCCGGAACAGTGATACCTGCTTCGTTCACTTCGGGTGCAACATAGCTATCCATGGTAGGAGTAGATGCAGCAACGCTGTTGGAGAAAACTGCGTTCGAAGATTGCAAAGTTGCGCTGGTGGATGTTGCGTTGGCAGACATACCGCGCATGACACCCTTTGTCGCTGTGGCAGAAGACAAACTTCCGCCACCTGCTTCGCTGCTGTTGTAGGTAGCAGACTGTGTTGCATTAGTGGAACCATAGAACGGACCGTCACTGTAGGTATACTGGTCAAAGATTGACTTGCGATACGGATGACGATAGCCATACCAGTATTCGTGATGATGAACAGTAGTTGTGATGGTTGGCTTTTCTTGTTCGAACCAATATTCGACACGAACAACACCGTCGTCAACCTTGATACCACGCGGGCCATCTTCGATTGCTGCGGTACGCTCGATGAACTTGAATGCGTTACCTTCTGTCATGTTGCCGTTGCGAATGAAACGCTTTAGCTCGACTTCGGAGTTTGCATTTACGATGATTTCTGTGCCGTCAAGGACGTCAGTACCATCGATGTGGAGTGTGAACTTTGCTCTGCGTGAATTTAGATTTTTCACGAGGACGGTAAACTCACTACCAAACGGTAGGAGGACCAGGTCTTTTTGTTCACGAAGGATTTTGCCGTTGTGTTTGATTGCCACGGCCAGCTTATTTTTCATCATATTCATATTTTCCTTTAAAACAGCACACAGAACAAGTGCTCAAAGTTTCAGTTCTGTTAGGTGCTACCCTGTGTAGCATTACTATTTATATTTTTACAAAATCGTTCATGCCTTTTTATGTTACAAAATATTATGTTCTTCTTACCGCACCTAACGCATTCTATATATTTGGTGGGGCGAGATCTATTAGAACATGCCTTAGAACAATAATATTCGTTGTATTGTCTTTTATCTCCTTTTGTAAAAATCTTAGAGAATGATACGCCGCAATAGCAGGTATACCTATTTGTTACTCTTTCTATTCGGCGCCCTAACAAAGATCTCTTAGCGATATGCGCTGCGGATTGTTTATACCCCGAAGTTCCTTCGCCACCGTCTGTTTTATTTCGGAGAATACCTGTACCAATATCTATTCGACCATACCACTGAATCATTCTGCGTTCAATCGCGAATGCACCTAACTCGGTGAGATTATTTTCTAATATCAATATTAATGATTTATCCGGCGGTTGTATATGCTCGGTGCGGCTCTTTAGGTAAGCCCTGTTTCCCGAACCTTTACCGATATAATACGGTGTTCCGGCCTTTGCCGTTCGTGAATCTACTTTTCGTAAATACGCATAAACATAAAATGTTGTCATTATTGCTCCTTATTAAGAAACAATAACACTTTCAAACGGTACACTGACTAAGTACCCATTGATTAAAGTCAGTTGGCGTTATCGCTCAATATTTATCTCAATGTCGAGACATACATAATATAAACGATCACAAACCGATTGTCAACCGTTTCTAATAGGAACAAGATTATCTCTAAATATTGCCCAACATTCTTCCCATGTCCATTTACTAGATGATGCCTTTACTACGTCTCGGTTTAGTTTCGATGCGGCTAATATTGCGGTGTCTAAATCTTCCGACATGACTCCGTTCACTCCTTGATCGATAATATCTATCGGCCCGGGTACCGGATAACCTGCGACAGGAGTACCAATGCTCAGTGCCTCAATGATAACAATGCCAAAGGTATCCGTCTTACTCGGAAATGCAAATACATCTGCCCTAGCATAGCTATTTGCAAGCTCTGTCCCGGATTGATATCCAAGGAACTTGACATTCTTATATTTCGACTTTAATTCTTCAAGGTGTGGTCCGCCACCTACTATTTCGACATTGTATTTGTCCTGTAACACGCAAAGTGCTTCTAAGTTTTTTTCCTTCGAAACACGACCTACATATAATACAATAGGTGTCAATCCAATGTATGCAGATCGATGAGTAATAGTCGGTGCAAGAGTAGTTCTATCCACACCACGTGTCCAGGAATATATTTCACCTACAAACCCGTGTTCCTTTAGTTCTTTTACCATTGTCTCGGTTGTTGTAAGCACTTTTCCACTGTGTCTATGAAACCATCTCACATACATGTATGTGAGATTTTCCGGAATACCATACATAGTTTTTAGAAATTCAGGAAACTTTGTGTGGTACGAGGTATTATATCTTAGATTATGCCAACCACAATATAATTGTGCTGCCAGGCCTAGTGGACCCTCGGTAGCAATATGTATATGATCTGGATTTTCTTTCTTGATATATTTTGCAATGAATGGCCAGGATATCTTTACTTCAGGATACCCCGGACAAGAAAAATGTGGTAGCAAAGACGGATTAATACATGCTATATCATATCCTTCTCGCTTGGCTAGAATCTCAATATTAGTAAAGGTAGTTACGACACCATTTACTTGATTTGGCAAGTTATCTGTTATTATCAATATCTTTTTTGTCATATATGTTACTTTCTTTCCAATGTATTAGTTCCCAGGAACCGTCGTGATGTTCGACCAATGCTGTTAGTGATTCTACCCAGTCTCCGTCATTCATATATATTATTCCATCTATGTCTTTTATTTCAGCATGATGAATATGGCCACATATAACTCCGTCAAATCCTCTTTTCTTGCAATAGTCTGCAATAGTCTTTTCAAATTTGAATATAAAATCTACGGACTTCTTAACTTTTATTTTCAGATATTTAGAGAGCGACCAATATCCAAATCCGAATTTATGTCTAATCCAGTTAAATTTTGTATTCAATGACAGGATTAGATCGTATGCTCTATCACCTAAGAGGCTTAGCCACGGGGCAAGTCGAGTTATACCATCGAATAGATCTCCGTGGACCACTAAGTAGTGTTTTCCGTCTAGCCCGATGTGTTCGGTTTGATTTTGAAATTCGATAGACCCGATGCTTATATGATAATTTAGCAAAGGGCGAATAAACTCATCATGATTTCCAATTACATAAATTACTCTTGTCCCATGTTTTGCACATTTCAGCACTCGCCTAACAACATCGGAATGGCTTTGTTTCCATTTTAGTCTATTTTGTTGAATTTTCCAACCATCAATAATATCACCTACGAGATACAATGTCTCTGCTGTATTTGCCTTTAGAAAATTAGTCAGTTGCGATGCCTTACATTCCTTAGATCCGAGATGAACATCGGAAATAAAAATAGATCGGTATTTCTTGATCATATATTCCTTTAAGTGTCAGCATATTTATCGCAAGTATAAATGATCATTATTGCAGCATTATTACACTCTCTACGTATTTCGATAAATATATGAAAAGGGATGTGTATGAAGAAACTATGGCTTATCTTAGTTATATTTGCCGCGGGATGCGCTTCGTTACCTGCGGATTTCGATAACAACGAATATGCAATAGCAAATCGAATCTTTACGTTGGCCGAAGTTTACAAGGTCGGTTGTTCCGATCCCGAAAAGACAAAGTTGAATTTCACTGAGCTGTCAACACTATCGCTCGAGTTGGTAAACTACAGTGCAGATATTCCTAACAATCAGGATACAGTGAAGCTAATTGCACCAATGCACAAGATGATTTCCGATGCGAGCGTAAAGTTCAACACAGAAACCCATACCGCAACATATTGCAAACTGAAGTTAGACAATATTGAACTTGCGGCAGGTATTATCAAACATGCTATCGCTCAGAGGAGAATGAAATGAGTTTTCAAACTAACCTAAACGAACTGTTTGCATCCGGTAACCCATATGCGGTGGCAATAGCAGAGAAGATAAAGAATATCGACGATGCGTATGCTAATAAACTCATCACTGCGGATGAAGCTAAAGACCTTCTCAACGATATGAAAACGGAAGAAGCATTAGTTGATCTTGCCAACAATTTGCAAATAAAACTCTATGTTCAGCAAACAATCGATAAGTTGATATTTCTTGTCGAGAATGTGATTTTTTAGTCATAAGAATAGGAACCGAAGTTCCTATTCTGGATTTTCTGTTGCCAGGCATTCCTGCCCCGTGGTTTACCGCTTTTTAGGCAGCAAGAGCCTCAGTGTAAAACGAATCATTTGCGTTTACTTTTTGTTTTCTTCGATTTACGGTCGTTGCTCACCGAGCGATAAGAAGCCTACTCAATACCCAGGCGATTCCGGATCGGGCCCATAACTAAAACTTCACAAAAGGCTTAGTGGTGGACCCGGGGGGATTCGAACCCCCTTGTTGAATGTCTTTCTGTTTCCTACTTTACGCTGTTATTTTCCTTAATTCTGATTCATAATAGTGTAGCAGACCTACAATAGTCATACGATCAAATCTGTTACCGTATCCTAAATGCCGTCTGTAGTAATCAATCTGTGATTCAATAAATGATTTACTCATGATAGCTTCTGACTCTTTACGATACGTCTAAGTTCGAGTTCTGTGTCTCGCTTCTTTTCCGTAGCTCGTTTGTCGTACTCTTTCTTACCCTTTGCAAGTCCAATCGAGAGTTTGTATTTACCTCTCGTTGAATAAATCTTCAACGGCACAAGAGTTAGTCCACGTTCCTTTGTCTTACCGATGAGACGTTGGATTTCTTTCTTATGCAAAAGCAACTTACGCGAACGGGTCATATCGTGCTCGGAGCCACCGATGTTAGCGCCCACAAGCATGATGTTACCATCCATAACTACGCAGTGAGTTCCGGCGATTGAACAGCTCTTAGCCGCAATCGCCTTTACTTCCCAGCCTTCCAGCTTCATTCCACACTCGTATTGCTCGAGTATTTCATAATCAAAGAAGGCCTTCTGATTTGAAATCATAATTTCTCTTTACAGTTATCAAAATGCCATCTATTCATCGATTCTTTACAGTTATCAAAATGCCATCTATTCATCGATCCTTCACCGCCCGACCGTTGGCAGTGCGGGCACTCAACAGTATTTCTTTTTTTACCAAGCCTTGACAATCCGATGTTAATATTATGTTCTGCCGAATTAGGTTTACCTTTTGCTGCTAAACTCATTTTTTCACGAGTCTCTTGGCTTACTACCTTATTTCGCATTTTCTGTTTTGTTTCTTCGGACATATTTTGTTTGGCTATGCTCATCTTATATCTCGCATCATCTGACATTGTTTTGCCGATGTTAGCCTCGCGCATTTTCTGTTTTGTTTCTTCTGTCCGAATTTTACCTGTATTTTTATCACTTATTCTTTGACGAACTTCTTTGGGCATAGATTTACTAGCTAATCCGATAATTTTCCGGGTTGCTGCAGAATGACTATGACCGGATGCTCCTTCGCCGCCATCGGTTCTGTTTTCTAAAATCCCTGTGCCTAAATCTTTTCGACCATACCACCGAATCATTCTGCGTTCGATTGCAAATGCACCGAGCTCAGTTAGATTACATTCTAAAATTACAATACGTGATATATCTACAGGAGTGTGTACTCCTGTATTATTCTTTTTATTCCTATGATCAACATAAGCTCGATCTCCTGTGCCTTTTCCGATATAGTACGGTGTGCCAACATTAGCGGTTGCCGAGTTACGTGATCTTAAATAGGCATATACATAATAATTCATATATGTATTTATACAAATTTTTGTATTAAGCCTTTTTATTTTCTATCATAGCGTATTATAACTTACTTACCACATAAGGTCAAAGAAACCGCGTAACACCTTGTTAACGCTTCCTGTCTTTCCGCTGTTGTGATCCTTTACAACATCGTCTTGAAAACGGTATGTTTGTATCTTATCCCCGCGCATGCCAGAACCAACCTGTTCTTTGCGGCTTGAATCTAGCGCGAACTTGTGCTCTCTATGTGCGTGTGCGTTTAGTGCCTCTAGCAGGGCTTGCTTCGCCTGATCTTGGCTATTTTGCCTGGATCGACACTGTGCCGTGGCAGTTTGGCCTGTAGGCAAATACGTTATACGACACGAATTTTGATGTTTGTTGCGGTGTTGGCCGCCTGCGCCAGTACCGCTGTACCATTCTATTCTAAAATCCGAGTCTTTGAATTCGATATTACGCAATTCGGGATCAGTGATCGCAACTGTTACGGTGCTGGTATGAACTCTGCCCTTGCGCTCGGTTGGTGGAATACGCTGTATGCGGTGCCCACCTGCTTCTTTCTCTAACTGTGATAAGTCTGCACCCTCAACTTCTATGAAAAGTTCTCCGGGGAGATTCCTTATCACGCGATTGATTCAGCCAACTCTGTCAAAGTGGCGTTGGTATGCTGCTGCAAGATCTACAGTGAATAGCTTGCTGTCTTCTCCGCCCTCAGCTGCGCGTATTTCAATAATTCTTTTCACATTTATCTCCAAATTTTACTAAAAAAGCCAAATAGTCCGATTCTTCGGAAAATTTGTATACAGAATCTCCCTCAGACGTCCATCGTATCCATTTACCATCTTCCCAGGACCCGATAGTAACATAGCACCACTCGAATGCATCATTAGATGCAATTCTATGTTTGTTTGATATAAAAGCTTTGTATTTTATAGTTTCTCTCTCAAATCAAACTGTAACTTCAAAAATAGATATTCTTCTTCTGTTATATCTACTCTATATTTATAATATTTAATAACAACCATACCAGCAGCCTCGAAAGACATTCTGAAAAATGGCTCACATTCGAATGTATGATGCTCACAGATAAATTCAATAAATCTATCCTTATCTATCATCTTGATCAAAAACTCTTTCACTTTGTGCCTAACGGAGTACCCCTAAGGATATTTTCATCCCAGTTATATTCTCTAATGAATGCATCCCTACTATAAATCTTACAAGCGAACGATAGACTGATGAATAGGCATGTTTCTTCGTCCATGTTTGCACAATACTGTGTCCATGGTGCCGCCACACTAAATATAGTGTGTCGAATGCCACGTGACTCCAAGTACGCCACGAGGGCATTCTTTTCTGTGTTTGCTACGCGGATTACATACATAAGGTTTGATTACTCTATAGTCAGGGTTCTGTGCTCTTACGAGTGACAATCCCTGCTCTATTCAGCCCTGAGCTTCCTCTACCATTATAGCAGCGATTGTCCAAGTAATCAAAATTTGGTTGAGTTGCTACCAGATGGTGATCAAACCATCCTAGCTTCATTCATTCTCTAAATGCAGTTAAAGAGCCCGACTAGCTTACTAACGTCATTGTTGATCAATAGCAACTCAGATTTGTAGTATAACTGACCCTGTGGTCACTTGCAAACGGTTAGGACGACTTCAATAGTGCTGTGGCCGCTTCGACGGATATATTCAGTTTATACTTTGTTGATATGTATACTGCAAACATCTCGGTACGGTCATCATCGTACCATCTGAGTTGTTCTTTATATGCTTCTACCTCTGCATTAAGTCGATATTTCTTGCTCAGTAAATAAAATGCCCAAAATAAACCATAGGTCGATAGAAACTGTCTAAGGTGTACTTCCTCGTGCTTACGCAGACCGATGTCATCCTTATATTGCGGCTTAATAAAAACAAAAGGCCATATAGTGATCGCCGCAAATCTATCCGGAACAAAAAAATTAGTGTATACTATCATATAATCCTACAGGTCGTTTATCTCATTTACAAGACTTCAGTGCAGTTAACAATTCAGCCGAGTAGGCCTTATGTAGTTCCCTGTCTGCTAATAATACCTTATTTTTCTCAAAGATATCTTTGTCAATTGTCAAAGAATCAAAATTGAAGACGGGAGATTGTGGAATCTCTGCCTTGCATGGTACAGAAATAGGTATCTCAACCTTTTGGACCACGGTTTGGATCACAGGCTTATCAAAGGCACATGCAGAAACTGACAATGCCACCACAATCATAAGGATTCTACTTAGCACGTTGAATCTCCTGGTTGATAAGTTGGTTAGCCGCATCACATTTTGAGATATTTTGCGGAGCCATTGCTGCCATTAGTTCGTCTGCCTTCTTCTTTGCAGAGATTGTAGTTGCCTTTGCTGTGGCGATTGCACCTGCGTGGGATCTTTCACGAGCGTCAGCCTGTATCTGCATGTTATCAATTGCATCGTTCTGATCATTGATAGCAATTTGTAGGCTCTTTACTGAAGATTGAGATACGTCAAGCTTAGCCTGAATAACCTGCTTTTCAGCATTCAGCGTGGAGATATTGCTATTTAGAAACTTGATATACATACCCATTCCTGCAATAGTAGCAAGAAGGAGAGCAGCAACGATTAGTTTCCAGTTTCTGAGTACGAGTTCGATAAACATAGTGTATTATTTATCATTTGCGGACGCATAAACGACGAAAGCCCTATACCGTTTCCAGTATAGGGCTTATAAGGGCAGAGGTGCTAGGATTCGAACCTAGGATAGTTGAGTCAAAGTCAACTGTGTTACCATTACACTACACCCCAACAGTGATAGAAAATTGATTAGGTTATTCTTCGTTATATCCTCCTAACAGGGACGTATAACAGGGCCTGCTCACCTTTGACGAAATATGTCGATCCGCTAATCGGCGCCAATAACTAACCTTCAACCCTTACGGGCTAATCAAAATTTGGTACCCCACGCGGGATTCGAACCCGCACACTCGGAGTTTAAGACCGATACGACTGCCAATTACGTCAGCGGGGCATAAAAAATGGTACATGGTTGATCTTTCTTACGTGGGAGCGACAGTGCTCTTATCCACCTGAAGGGTCCAATGGATTCAGCAGGATGTCCCCCGCTGAAAGCATTTATCAACTAACCTCAAACAAGTTTGCTCCATCACACCCCTACCGGAATGTGCTCTTGGCTCGCATGTACCAACACAAATTATTTCGGCAAGCGTGCTGTTGGTAAACCTGTAAGGTCTACACCTAGTTCCTCTGCCAACTTGGAAAGCATCTTTTCCTTTGATGCCTTGTCCTTTAATTCCTTCTTGAACTTACGCGCAAGAGCTGCGTCTTCGCGCTCCTTCTTTTCCTTTGCTGCCTTGGCTTCTTCTGCCTTGGCGATAGCCTTATAGTCAGCAATGGTCTTCGCAATGTATGCAGGTGCGTCAACTGGACGTTCGATGATCTTGAATCCTACACGATAAGATGCTCGTTGAAGCAATAGGAACTCATCGTGTGTAACTTCATCCCAGTCAGTAATGCTGTTAGCAATCATAAGGGAGGTGTCATATCCGTCATAATCACTCACATTTATTTCACGTGTAGTGATAATAGCAATCTTGTGTGTTGTCATAATTATTCTCCTGCCAGCTCTTTCATTCTTTTTAGAATATCGTTCAACTTTGCACCATCCATTGCTCTGCAGGATGTAATGTTGGTTGGACGAAACGGTCTCCCCTCATCTGTTTCTTCAACGATGTCAAGGATACGAAAGAAATCTCTTACGAGCTGTTTTAGTTCTTCTTCGTTTGTCATATCAGTATGTGCTTTTTATTTTCAGAATGAATGAAATTTTTATTTAGGTTTGCTGAATACATACTTTAGAAACTTGGTAGGGCTGCAGGGAATCAAACCCTGGTTGACCGGTTAAAAGCCGGATATTCTATCATTGAATTACAACCCCATTAATCTATTTGGTTCTTTCTTTAGCTTATCAACAACTGCTTGTCGTTGACATGCTTTCGTCTTACAGTAATAATCCTTTGCAAGACCTTTGTAATCATTCGGCTGTAACGAAAACAAATACTTTCTGCATGCTTCACAGCTAATATCGATTGTCCTACTTGTCATCAATGCTCCAATGTCCATTTAATCGCTGCCGAAGATGGAAATTGGTCACCCTTCTTAAACTTTTTATCATTTAAGATAAATGGTTTGTTAACCATATCGCCATTCCACCAACCTCGCTCGATGATAATGTATCCTTCCTGCCCAAGTTGTTCTCTTAACTTTGCGAATTCAGGATGATCTTCTGAATGTGTCGACGAATACATAGTATCTGAGTGTTTTAACGCGTCAACTAAGCCTTCTTCTGTATTTTCAAACTTTCGTTTCCATTCGTTATGAACGGTTACAGAAGTGCAGTAAGCTATGTCAATAGTAAATGTTTTCATATTATTGGCGGATGACCGGGGAGTCGAACCCCGAAGGCTGAGATCATCAACCCGACAGATTAGCAATCTGCTCTGATACCATTACAGGAGTCATCCAAAAACGTAGTATACAACAAAAACGGCGCAGAGTCAAGTAGACCGTGCGCCGTTTTGATAAAATTAGGTATTCTTACGCAAATACGGTCATCAAGGTTACCCCGGCCTTACGGATATATATCTGCGCATAGTTGATTAGCTTATCAACTGCTGATGCACACTTGAAACTATTATCAATACTATGGCATGTTTCGCATGCATCCGATGTAGTTGGATGCGATGCGTAGCTTGATTTACCTTTTGCATAGTTACCATCGTGGCATGTTACGCAACCTGTGGTAACACCTGCGTGGATAGCTGAGTGGCTTACATCCCAATTGTTTGTATTGTGGCAAGCCAAGCAATCAGCAGTTGTAGGAATGTGTTCTGAAGGTTTCTTTCTTGCGCCCTGACCGTTATATGTTGCATTATGGCAAGCGTCACATCTCATTGAGGCAACTGAGGTATGGCTCATATGCGGACTCACGAATGTTGTTGTGGTGTGGCACGAAGAACATTCAACAATAGTGGTCGGAATATGTCCAGTCGAAAAACCCATCGCCATGTATGGTGTAGTACCTGTGTGGCAAATGGTGCATTGGCGCGGAGTACCAACGAATATACCAGCCTTGTGGCAAGATGCGCATGTGCTACATTTGCCTGTCGATAGGTGTGCGCCGGTTAGAGGCCACATTGGGTGAGATTGTTCGTACATGGTGCATTCAGCAGCTGATGCCGATACCGGTGATAGTAGTGTTATAAAGGCTACTACGATAGCAGCAAGAAAGCGTGAAATCATGACTTCTCCAAAAATATAGAAGTATTTATCAAAGGATGCACTCAAAATTCCTTTCTGGCACCAATAAAATACGAAACTGATGTCTTCTTAGAATTGAGTAATGCCAATCTATCTATCGCATGCATATTTGAGATAGATGCCTGACCTTCGATTGATATATCATCGTTTATTTTTTTGCTTGCCTTGACTGAGATAGTGGATGAACTTGAGGAAATATTTGCTGTTGAATGATGTTCGAATCTCAAAACACCCTCGGTTCGTATCTCACCAAACGTCTCGTTCAACACAAATGCACCGTACACGGACTTAGTGTTCGATGACGAAGAGATACTTGTCATAAAGATTCCAGTAGAATCTGCAGACATTATTTTCGACACAAATAAGTGAGCGTCGAGTGTTATTCTTGCATCACCGGGCTGATTATTTACAGAAGACATGCTAGAAAATTGAGTTCCTAAATATCCTATAAGATTAGGGGCCAGTGTTGTACTGCTACCAATAACAAATGTGGATACAATAGGAGTATGGTCCCTGACATAATTCACAATGTCGTTATCACTAAAACTTTGCCGTATTTCGCGAATATTCGAAAACTGTCTTAGCAGTTGAGTATCTAATCCCATGTTCAAAGCCTTATCGGCTGTCAATATCGGGGATCGTCTAATATCAGCTAGGGTATATATGGTCGTATTTCCTAACGGAAACGAATATTGCACCAAAATAAAATTCAGCCGGCTGTATATCGTGTCGAACTCAGATATCGATGTTAAAATTCTACCGGCCTTGAATGATCTATATTCAAACCCTATAGCATCTCGTTCTGTAAATCCATCTACAGTCTGTCTATTCACATACATGTCGATATAGCTACTATCATCAATCTTTTTTTCAAGGGATGCACCAAAAAATCTCTTTCGCATGAAGGAACTTTCAGGTGTACCTGCAGACAGGGAACCGGTAAGATCTTCTTGTAATCTATACTTCACCAATACTCCGTCAAACTGACCGGTTGATGCATTTATAGATGATTGTCGTCCAATCTTTATGCTGTATCTGTCAAGCGTATCTTCGTATTCAGCTGAAAATATTCTGACATTATGCTGATTATTTGTTAAGTTATGAAAGTTTTCTCTATCTGTTGCCCTAAAAACTATTGTAAGTTGGCGATTGTCTTCGCGGAAGAATCCGCGTGCCCTAATATTTGTTGTCAGCCTAACAATAGAGTCTGATGAGGTTAGGTATGTAGAAACAGACCCATCTACTTTTCTTTCAGACCCAGTCTTTGATACGTTAGGCTTAGTCCTATCTACTGGCGGGGCGGCTGGCGCTGCTATTTCAAGCGCGATAAGTTTATACTTTATTCTCTGAGCTGCTTGTGAATTCGGATATAAAGATAGATAAAGTTGACTTTCGATCTTTGCTTTTTTGAATTGTTTTGTCAATTCGTATGCTTCGATAATCAATTCGTGCGCTTCTTGTTGAAACTCTGTAGGTACCAGCAGTATCTCGTTCAATATTTCTATTGCGGCTGCTGCGTTATTACCTGCCTTTACTAATGAGCGCGCCTCTTCCATCATAACCGACGGTGCCCGCGATGTTATTATCGTTTCTTCAGCATGTGACACCGATACTGTGTGTAAAAATACAACAATAGACAGAATGCGAAGTACACATAGAAGATTATTAGATTTCATTTTATACAAATGAATATTTATCAGGCTGTCGAGCCAGGAATCGAACCTGGGATACCACTCTCTACGGAATCGAACCGTCTCTTCGGGGTGCGCGCATTTCCCGGGGAACCAACCCTCACGACAATATTGGCAAGGCAGGTGGGACTCGAACCCACGCAGTCATGGCTCAGAACCACGCCACTCTTCCCCTTAAGCTACTGCCCAACTGATTTGGCGTCCCTATGGGGAATCGAACCCCACTTACCGACGTGAAAGGCCGGCGTCCTAACCGATAGACGATAGAGACATTGTATTTGGCAAGCCGAGTCGGACTCGAACCGACGTATTCCTCGTTCAAAGCGAGGTCACTCTTCCCCTTAAGCTACCGGCCAATTGTTTCAAGTAGGAAGTTTTTTCATGCTTACCTACAAGCGCATGTTCTTCTGGAACCCGCATCGGGAGTTGAACCCGAGTTTACATCTTGAGAGGATGTCGTCCTATACCGTTAGACGATGCGGATATAAATGGTGCACCTGGCAGGACTCGAACCTGCAACGCACAACTTTTCAGGCTGCCGCTCTACGCGATTGGAGCTACAAGTGCATAATGGACCCACCGGAAGGATTCGAACCTTCGTAACTAACGTTCGTAGCGTCAGCACCTGTCCTCAGGCGGTGAGATTAGAAGTATCTACCTTGAGTCTTACGACGCCAGAACTCTCGTTCTATGCGTTCTATTTCTTCCGGGGTAGACGGATTTCTCGATTTGATATATTGTTCAAGTTCTTGAGTGACATGCGCCCCAGAGAAGAAATCCTTGAACCAAGCTATGACAGCAACTATCATTCGTGAAAATATGTAAAGATGTTATTTCTACGTCGTTCGTAAAACTGATGCTCTAGCCGATCGACATCTTCTGCCGATTGCGGGTTAGCCGAGGCGATGAAAACTTCGAGATTATCAAAATTCTGTCGGGACTTGAAAATGTCCTGAATGTATTGAAATAATGTGCTTAACATAATGTTTCCTTAGTGTTTGTACTTATGTATTTATGACAATGCGTGCTGCATTGCAACAAAACATAGTGTAATCGCTAAGAACCTGCATGTCAATAAACCGATGGTGGTCAGTACAAGAATCGAACTTGTGAAGATAGCTTATGAAACTACCGGTATACCACTTACCTAACTGACCAAATGGTGGTGCCAAGGACCGGATTCGAACCAGTGACGCGCAACTTTTCAGGCTGCCGCTCTACCAACTGAGCTACCGAGGCATAAAATATGGTGCGGGCTAGGGGAATCGAACCCCTGCGGTAAAGTTGGCAACCTTACATTCTACCATTAAATTAAGCACGCATTGTAACATTGAGATAGTTGAAGTAGTGTATGTGGAGTCGAACCAACCTTTAGTTCCCGGGTACACGATGCCCGCTTCAATCAGGCCTATCTCAAATATGGCGGAAGTGGGCGGATTCGAACCCCCTAACCCTTGTTCAGGATCAAACAGTTTTCAAGACTGGGCTGCTCTCCAAGACAGTAGCACTTCCATATAACTTTATAAAATCTTTCCCATATTTATCTATAACATATCTAAATATAGGTTGCATATCTTTTTCATATAAAACTGTTACAGATGGATTGGCAGCTAGTTTAGCCTCCCACTGTTCAGATTTATATCCTTTTATTTCAATAAAATTTCCATTAACTATAAAATCAGGAATGTAATTTCTATTCCTGTCATTCCATACATATGGCAATTTTGTGTTATTCTTCTGTATATTCGTTCCGTGATCTAAAGAATATATTACATAAGCCAATTCCCAACTACTGTCACAGAATATGCCTTTATACCAACCTTTCTTACCTCTACCCGATCCGTGTCTGTAACCACCAGTAGTTAATTTAGCCTTCTTACTGATTCTTTCTTTTCTTAGTTCTTCTAATTCGGGGGTAGATGCCCTGCCAGAGGTTGATCCTTTTATGCCTTTGTTCCACGCTGTCTGCAACCCAGTCTTACCTGCATTCCAGGGAATAAATCCTTCATAAAAGCCGGATTTCCAATCTTTTATCTTGATTTTATGATTAGGATTTTCCTTGCAGTAAAGCTGATGTATTGAACATCCATTTACATTGGCTAAAATCCTCGAACAATAAATGCATTGCATCTATTATTTATCAGTCAAGACTGCTGCCGCTATGCCGATTCGGCTAACGTGTCCAAATAGTTCTCCATGCCCGAAAGCTAACAGTATGCCAAGGAGGTGGCGCAATTCTAATGTATTTATCTTCTGGTACCCGGATAGAGAATCGAACTCTACATTTTTCCACTTGTAAGGAGGATGGCTTCACCAGCTGCACTCTCCGGGCAAATCTTTCTCAACATAATGCGCCTAGGGCCGAGTAGGACACGGATCCCATGTTTGATTGTTGTATTCTAGCTTTTGCCAGGTTATTGTACTAGAACATCACGACGCTACATTAGGTAGGGGATTAGCCCTTTCTGCAACCTTGCACCTAACTCCGCTGCTCGATACCACATCTTGGTTTACATGAATAGAAACAGTTGCGTTATATATTCACAACACCAAGTCGTCCGGACAACAAATTTTGGTACCCCATATGGGATTCGAACCCATACACTCAGTGTTTGAGACTGATACGACTGCCAATTACGTCAACGGGGCAAATAAGCACACTCTACGATTAGCTCCTATCCAGGCCTTCCCAGTTCAGCCAGGGCGTCAAGGGTCTCGTCCCCTACGGGATTAGATAGTCGGATATGGTTCCCCGACCAAGACGGACTGCTAATGCCTCCACACGGTTTGATATATTGTGCTCCCCACAATCCGGCGTAGAGTGAATCAAAAATGGAGTCCAGGTAGGGAATCAAACCCTAGTGCTTTAGTTTTGCAGACTAAGACAATTATCATTCTGTCACCTGGACATTATTTGGTCGGTGTAGTTGAACTCGCATCAACAAGCCGGGTCATGTCTTTTGTACATTATGCACAAGACCCGCTGAGGCTTCCTCAGTACCTAGGATATACACCAGTATGAAAATGGGCAGACGGTTAGGAGTTGAACCTAATATATCTCTTTCACAGAGAGATGTGTTGCCGTTACACTACACGCTGCATTGAATAAATCGGGATGTTTGGCTAGGACCGGGAATCGAACCCTATTGCCGTGCCCCCATCGGGCCAGTCCGCAGAGTTTTGGTTGCGAATTTAGATTGCTGAAGCCATCCTTTGAAACTATCTAACGATAACCCACTTTGTGTCAAATGGTTTATCCTTTTCTTTTCTTTTGAAAATCTTCTTCATCTGTTTACGAAAAAGATCTTTCTCTCGTCCTACATCATGCTCGATGCAGGCTTTGTACATTTCACTAATGAGTTTACGTTCTTTCATAATACCTCCAGGAGATATTTTATTTATGATGGTACCCCAGATGGGATTCGAACCCACACACCTACGGTCTAAACGTAGTACGACTGCCAATTACGTCACCGGGGCAAAGAAAAATTCGGAATAGAAACAGTGTATTCCCCCTTGGAAATCTGTATATTCCTGTTGGTCTGTTGTGTGGCCACACAACATTCCACGTTTTGGTGACCCTGCACGGGATTGAACCGCGTCTATTCTGGTTTTGGAGACCAGCGCACCACCATTTATGCGTCAGAGCCATATTTTATTTTATTATCATTGTTTGGCTCCAAAGGTAGGGATCGAACCTACGAAGGCTTGCGCCATATCCCGTTAACAGCGGGGACCGTTACCACTCCGGCCACTTTGGAATTGTTCATATAATTTGCATGTCTTTTAATTCTTTATGCATTAGAATTGTTAATTTTTTATCTGCAGGAAATTGATTCCATTTAGCAGTATCTTTTTCTGTTTTATATCCTTTGATCTCAATAAACTCATCTGTCCCTGGCAGATAGAAATCCGGAGTGATCTCGTGCAAATCCTTGATATACTTTTTTCATGGGTACCTTTCTGTGTTAGTGGACATTGCTATTGTATATGTTTGCACGTCTTTGTCAATGGCGTCGCCCCAGGGAATCGAACCCCGACTGCTCCTTTATGAGTGGATTGAATTTTGTTGCTGAACGTATCCTTTACAGGATCACTTTCGTTTAGCATGCTACCGTTACATTAAAGCGACATGATGGAGTCATCCTTCTACTATATACGGCTATAAGACCAGTTAGAGATAATAGGAGACGACATTGATTGGTGGACCCTTAAGGTGTATAGTGTAGTGACTTCTTAATGCCCATTGATTGGCGGTCTAGAGGAAATATATCTTAGGGATCTCTATCCGGACCATTGATTTGGTGGGAGTACTGGGATTCGAACCCAGACCAGTCGGATTAAGAGTCCGCTATGCAACCTGTAACACCTCACTCCCGAATATTTTGTGGTCGATACTTATAGCGACCAATAATTGCAAGACATCCGATGTTGACTGCATAATTTAGCAGCAACGGATAGTCTTTCTTAGGGATAATATAGACTGCGGTAAGAACTTCTCCAGCAAACCATAACCCTAACATCCAGGACGAAATGCCCCGGGAATGCTTTTGTTTATAGGATTGTATTGCTTGTGGTACTGCACACAAGGCAAGCATCATACTTCCTATCCAGCCAATAATTTCCATAGATACCTTTCGTTGGCATCCTGTACGAGAGTCGAACTCGTCTCCTCTGCTTGAAGGGCAGGTCACCTCACCCGAAGTGGAACAGGACATAAAATACTATCTGCAGGGGAGTCGAACGCGCCACCCACTGTACCATAGATTGGTACGATACACCAGATACCGACCAAGCGACCAATCTCGCTTATGCACGGTTGCAGAACTCGGTGCCTCCGAAAGGAATCGAACCTTACGTCTGCCGATTATCAGTCGGATGCTCTAAAACCATTGAGCTACAGAGGCAATATATCAAAACTTTGTGTCTGGGATGCAGGATTCGAACCTGCGACCTCTCACTTCCAAGGCGAGCCGTCTGACCTGACTGACAATAATCCCAGACACAAAATTCGTCAACACTGTTCATCTCCAAAGGTGGGATGATACCATTTCATTATACCCAGAATGTTATGGTGCCCCAAGACAGAATCGAACTGCCGTTTTCTCCTTACAAGAGAGTTGTCCTACCACTAAACGATAAGGGCAATAATAAATCAGTGTTCTTATTTTTCAATTAACAGTTGCAGAATAGATAAATATGTAATGTTTAAACCTACCTGGCTATATGTAAAACAACACTCAAATACAAAATTATTGTATTTTGGTAAAACCGTATCTAATCCTAACAAATATACCGGATCCGGTAAGGTATGGAAAAGACATTTAAAAATACATGGTAAAGAATATGTCCAAACTATATGGTCAAAATTATTTACATCTAAAGATGAACTAAGTAATTTTGCAATAGCATTTTCCGAAATATTCGATATAGTTGAATCACCTATGTGGGCAAATCTTATACCAGAGAATGGCATAGATGGCGGTGCACCAGGCAGAATTCAATCAATAGAAACAAAAAATAAAATAAGAAATTCTATCAACAATAGACCCAATTTTAATCATCTAAAAGGTATTCCAAAATCGGATTCATTTAAAACAAATCACTCATTGTTAATGAAAAATAGGCCACAACTGCGATGCTGTTGTATATTATGCAGACATGATATTTGCATAAACAAATTAGATGCACACCAAAACGGTAAACATTGTCTTACAAAAAATTAAACAGGTTGCTTATTTTTACATTAACAGTGTAATTTTTAATTTGCAGAACGCAACCTTTAGAAACTTGGCGACGCAGACGGGACTCAAACCCGTGTCGACCTCCTAGACAGGGAGGTGCATAATTCGCTATGCTACTGCGCCATAATTGAATGATAATGTATTCCGCTGCTTGAACTACCAATGCAACATCGCAACACTATCAAAACTTGGTGGACCCACGGAGAATCGAACTCCGATCAACGACGTGCAAGGCCGCTGTAATCCCATTATACTATGGGCCCAATAATTGGTGTCGACCTCAGGAATTCTAGTCGACGTGTGCAGCATTACTAAAATAGCCACTATCCAAGAACTCCGTGAAAGGGAGGAGGTAGTATCTGCATGATGTAGTTGGAGAACTTCCATCTCCGCCCTCCTGCTTCCGCGGGGGCTTATTCTTACAAAGAATCGTGCTTATCTATTAAACTATTTCTTATAAACAAAAGTTTATCTAAATATGTACGAGTCTCTTCATCATCGTTACTCATATTATTACAAAAATTATAGAAACTATCTATTTCATCAAGTTCAATACATATTATCGACACTAACGATTTGCGACTTCCTATGCCTGTTTTTATAAAATTATCTATCATTTCTGTTGTCTCGGCATATGATTTTTCTATATCGCTTAATCGTGTTTCGACCGAGCGATTATGTTTATCTTTCATGATATGAGAGTTCCTATCTTCATTATCGAACTCAGATAGTCTCATAATATAACTCCAGTGGATTTATATAACTCTAATTTTATCTCATATATTTTCGAAATAGCTGATAATACTTCTTTTTTTTGATGAAATTCTATAAGCTTTTTTGTAAATTCATTAGTTTCATCCCTGTGATTTCCGAGTATATCGTCAATTTCTTTAGAATATTCTCTCATTAACTTCTGTTCATTGTAGAACGGTAACGCTGAATTGAGCGGTCTATCAGGTAATGGTGGATAAATCATAAAATACTCCTAGCATAATAGCAGTATTTATCTAATAAATTCGAGACTACCGTACGATAGTTGCGTCTCGAAAGAGCAAGTCTTACACCATACTTCACGGCAATCTAAGGCTGGTTCACCAGCATCCGCTACTTGGGACTCTAACCCTTCGTCTATCCCGAAACTTGGTGGATCATTGCGGACTTGAACCGCAACATGAAGAGGCTCGCCGGGCGATAACGTTCATGCCATGCCGATCAACATGACCCATATTTTTGGTGCACGGAGGTGGGTTCGCTCACCCTTTCGCCGGGTTTTAGCCGGTACCATCACTAATCTGGCTCTCGTGCGTTGATTTGGTGGACCGCCGGGGAATCGAACCCCGATCTGTGACGTGCAAGGCCAATATAATCCCATTATACTAGCGGCCCATATTTGGTGATGACTATAGGATTCGAACCTATTCAGGCATAAGCCAACAGGGTTACAGCCTGTCACCGCTCTCCAACTCGATCGCGTCACCAAAAATTCTTGTAAGCACTGTCTGCGGCGTTTCAGCCCATCTCAGATCAATGCTTATAGTAAAATACACAAGAATATTCACTGTAGGGCGAATAATGACCGCCGTGCCCTACACCTACGCGAACTTGTATACTTTACTATCCGGTTTTTACCACTCGCGTTATCGCCACGAGCTTCTCATCCCCGAACACGCCCTCTTTCTCCACATGTTTTTATACAGTGCGCGGACCGGGCTGCGTTCCCGGAATACTTCACACTGCCCGTAATACGCCGAAGCTTAACACGGGAATAAAAAAAGCCGCCTAGTTTCCTGGGCGGCTTCCTTTTATAAATTTTCTGGATACTTTTTAGTTGTGTCCAGACTCCTTATAAAAGGAAGCCGTCTTAATCGGATCTTGTTCACGGATACTATTTGTGGGTGTTGTAAACCCGACCAATGCCCAATAACCCTTACCGGCGCAGAGGCGCTCGGAGGCTAAAGCCACCTTATGCATCGCGTTCAGTTTTAGTGAGTTAGTAAACATTTGTAATTCCAAAATCCTAAGTTAGATCAGTTCGTGTGCTGGCATCACCTGCACAAAGTTATTTATCATCTGCGTAAAAAACCCTGGTTATATAGGTTCTTTACTACCTTGCCATAAGTGTATGCGTTTATAGTGAATCTGTCAAGTCATTCAAGTTATCTTCTAAAGACAGATATATGTACTTATTTGCAATATATTTATCATCAACAAGTGTAACAGTATACTAAATAGGTGTCAATCTAAACCTAAACCTTTATTCCAGGGAGTTCTACCCTTCATCGCAACTCTTATCTTTTCTTTAGTTTCAGCAGACATCGGCTGTCTTTTACGAGCCTTTGCTGCTTCACTTATTTTTCTGCAATGCTCATTTGCTAGTTTTCTGCCTGTATTGGCTTCACTTATCTTTTTACGAGTTTCTTCAGACGAACTGCGATTATTCGCTCTCATTCTTATCTTTGTGTCTTCCGACACAATCCTGCCGGTAAGTTTTGCACTTTTCTTTTGTTTTTCTTCTTCTGAAACAAATCGACCTGTGTTGGCTAAACTTATTTTCTTTCGAGATTCTGCCGAAAAAGCATGTCCTGGGCGCCCCTTGTCACTACCACCATCTATCCCATTCTCAACTATCAGATTTGCCCATCTATCAGATTTTACAATATCAAACAAACTCGAAAACAACTCTGCAAATTCTATCAAATCATCACGATCGGTAAATAACTCGCACCAAATAGTGTCTATATATGTTCCGTGCATTGCTAAATGGCTTTTCCAATACTTACCCGAACCATTATACCCGTCCAGGTTTGTCAACATCGATTTACCAAAATATAACAAGCCGGTAACGCGATGCTTCTTTACATATAGCCAAGTTGGTCTAAACTCTCTCATGTCACTAATGTAGCATCTTGCTTAGTGTGTGTCAACCTTCAAAATGCTGTAGTGATCGGTCAGTGACACTGACCTCTCCTATATATAGCTATGCAAGTCACGTGCATCAGCAGTAAATGTAACATCGTTTTAGTTAGGTGTCAACCCTCGGATAACGGGAAGCTTTCTAAGGGGTTCGCGTCCTACTACCCATCACCATAAAACAAGAGGTTCATCACCACATGCGCCGGGTGGCGGCTCTCAGAGGACGGTAACCATCTGGTTACACCTTGCTATCCATGAGATGTCCGGGGAGTGTTATAGAAAGGGACCTACTCTGTGCAAAATTTATGCCAGTTGCAGTCCATATAACACTGTGATCTTGCCGCTATTTTATATTAGCGGCATTGTTTGTCAACCTATCGGTGCCGAATGAAATCCTTAGGTGATCAAATACATGAACGAGAAGTACACGTTCGCATTCCCGGTGGCGCTAGATTCGCCCATGAACCTTGCTCGGCCGTTCGTACCGTCAACGCCAATCGCAAAAGCCGTGGTAATGTACCCTGCCGTGGCAGTTCCACCAACGGCCCCGGTATTCGAAGCCGTGGATGCGATCGGATATGACATCGTGAAGTCCGTAGTCGCACCTGCACCAAGTGACACGAATACGTATCCACTGACTGTCACTATGTTACCGACGCGCATCCAGTTACATGGCACGGCTGCCGATGAGTTTACATTCGCGCCATTGACGATTGTTGGAGTATACGTGCCAGAAGCGATGTACTGGTTTGTTGCTCCGGTGGCGCCGGCTGAGTTATTGTGCAGCGCGGTTCCGTACAACTGTCCGGTGCCGGTGACACGAAGCTTCTCAGATGAGCCAGCACCGCCCGTTGTGTTCGTACGGACAACGAACTGCGCTGGGATCGAGCCGTGGTAGCAGTCGAGTGTTGTGATGCCGGTTGAGAGGGCGCCGAGCGTAGTGATTCCGTCGCCGTTCGTTGGTTGAATTCCTAAGCCCGCGTCGCCGGTGATCTGTAACTTACGCTGTGGAGAGTTAGTTCCGATGCCAACATTGCCAGTGCTGTCGATGCGCATGCGCTCCGGCAGCCCTGATCCAGAATAAAACCGCAGGCCAACGCTGTCATCAAATCCAGTCTCTGAGTAACCAGCCAACAGCGAACCACCGGGGTACGCACCAGTTTTGTAGCCGATGTTCATCACCTGACGTGCTGCGGTGTTTGCAGAAGTTTGGGAAAAGGTGATGGTTTCACTAACAGTAGTACCACCAATATCTAGTTTTGACCCAGGTGTAGTTGTGCCAATGCCAACATCACCCGCAGCAGTGATGCGCATCCGCTCAGTTGGGTTCGCGAATGAACCGCTTACCAACTGTGTACCAAATATCAAGTCACCGCCATATCCCGAATACCGAGATGACCAAATTGCAGCATTTGGGTTTGAACCTGAAAATGTCAGTGCCGGGGATACCGACCCAGTATTAACAGCACCACCTTCAAGGAGGATGCCAACACGGTACGTCGAACTGTCGGTGCCGGTCGTCACTGTAAGGCTGCCGGTCATCGTGTCACCGGTCTTCAACACATTGAGCGAAGACGCTCCGGTTACGTTTCCAGTTAGCGGGCCAGAGAATGTACCAGCAGTCATCGTACCAGCGATCGTGATTGCCGATGGTAACGAAACGGTTACGCCACCTGTTGAGGCCGAGACCGTTACTTGGTTTGCTGTACCGGTTAGTGATGTCACGCCAGTGTTCGCAAATGTATTTCCAGTCAATGAGATCCCAGTGCCGGCAGTGTATGTCCCAGATCCAGAGAACTGAACGTACACGACGTTATCGGTGCCGAGCGTTGTTACTACAGCAGTTTCAGTCCAGCCAGTATCAGCTAGTGTTGTACCTTGAAGTACAAAGACTGCCGATCCGTCGACTTCAGCAGCCGTGTCAGCATCTGTACTGCGAGTCCATGCACCTGCAGCGACTACATATACGCCATTCTGCGAAACTGTTGTTTGGTTTTTCACCAGCACGCGATCTCCAACAGACAAGATAACATTATCAATTACTTGTGTACCGGACAGCGTGATATTCGTAGTCGTTGCAGCCTTCACCGATGTCTTCCAGTTTAGTCCGGCAATAGCGGCATCAACATAGTTTTTAGTTGTCAGATCGGTTCCGACAGTCGGCGCAGCCGCATTCGCAACCGAGAACCCACCCATGTTCAAGCTCTGCTGTTGAGTGCCAAGTGAAGTCAACGACGATGCTGTAACAGTGCTGTTCAGCGTTGATCCTGTTAGTGTGCCGGCGGCAGCAGCAACGGTAATATCAGTAGATCCGTTAAACGAGACACCATTGATGTTCCGTGCGGTAGCCAGTGTTGTTGCAGTAGAAGCGTTACCAGTTAGTGGACCAGAAAATGCACCGGCAGTCACAGTACCTGTGACACCAAGCGAACCAAGCGTGCCTACAGAAGTTAGTGATGACGAAACTACATTCGATGCGAGCGTAGTGCCAGTTAGTGTGCCGGCAGTCGATGTGATTGCCGAGCCGTTGACTGTCGGGGCTGCTTTGAAATCAACTACGCCTGTAGAGCGTGCTACAGTGAACACCTGATTTTGCGTTGCTCCGTTATCGGCAACGCGAACAAACTCAAAGTTTGTACCGGCATCACCGCCGCCCTCGGCGGTACTGTTTGCCTGTAGCAACCAACGATCACTACCAGCTGTTTGTAGTTTTAACGAACGTATTGTTGACGCTGCATCAGAAACCAATATACCACGATTTGTTAGTGTACTGGTAGATGTGATTGCACCGGTTGTCTTGTTAATTGACAGAAAAGATCCACCACCGAAAGTACCTGCATCATTGTATTGGATCTGGGTATCGGCACCACCAGGTGATCCGCCGGCGGCGGCTGACCACGAAACATTAGTTCCGTCACTGGACAAAACTTTACCGGACTGGCCGATCTGTGTAGGAAGTAATGCATTGATTGCTGTTGGGGAAGTGGTCTGTCCTGTGCCACCTGCCGAGATCGGCAGAGGCCCGCCATTTGATTGAATTAAAATATTACCTGCAAATTGCACACCCATATAAACCCCCAATGTTTTTTATTTGTATATTTGTTAATACTTCTTTACGATGTACGAAGTATGTATATCTAGCTAGTATATTTATCATTTTACAAAGATTGATAAACTTGATAGGCATAGGCAAGCATTCTCGAATTGCCGGTGATGTCTTCAGCGGTAAAACAATGCACACAGTCATAGATGGCATACATGCATTAGAGCACCTGATAAGTGAATGTGTAAAACAGATTATTTGTACCGGCATTTATAGTAGTGCCGGTGAATGTGACACGACTATTAGTCGTGTCACCCATAATTGCTCCAAATCCGGTACCGTTGTTGGTCGCAGCGGTGCCGGCGGCCTGCGTAGCTGATGAGAATGTAGATGCAACAGGAATGCTGATACCGAGCTGTGTAGAGGCATTTTGTGTCGAGCACGACATGAATACATATCCGCTAACAGTTACCACATTCCCGACACGCATCCACTGCGCCGCTGCAGAACTGGCGGCGGTAACATTGGCGCCCGCTGTTGCTGTCGGAGTATATGTGCCCGAAGCGATGTACTGGTTTGTTGTACCGGCGGCCCCGGCTGAGTTGTTGTGAATCGCGGTGCCGTAGATCTGACCGGTAGACGTAATACGCATACGTTCAATTGAACCAGATCCGGACGGTGTAGTATTGAAGGCAAGTGCCTGCCCAGGTCCAGAGTATGCTGAAATTGTTGTGACACCAGTTGTTGCAGAAAACTGGCCAAGATACGATTCTGAACTGTCCATCACCGCAATAGTGCCCTTAGCGGTAATAATGCCCTGAACACCAGTTGCGCCACCGACTACCAGGCTACCCGTCGAAGTAATACGCATGCGCTCCGTCGTAGCAACTGTGTTCGTTGATTTCGAGTCCATCATGAATACTAGAGAGCCTGCATTTGCTGCGTCCATTCCGATTCGAGTCGCCCAATGTTGTGTGGCCGAGCCGTCCCACCGACGGAGGTCGAGTCCCGGAACATCAGTACCGTTCCCGACAGAATCACCACTAATTCGAGCACTGATTTGTTGAGTTGGACCGGGGAACGAGGTTGATGTCGATAATACACCGAGGCCACCGTGTGCATGAAGCTTTGCTGCTGGTGTTGTTATACCGATGCCAAGGTTACCACTTGTGTCGATACGCATACGCTCAGCCGCACATGAGAATACCATCGGGCGATTGATGGACGAACCAATATAGTTAGTCCAGGCCGGAGCTTGATATGCATTTGTAGAAGCAGTATCATTGCAGCCAATAGCCATATTGGTCACGCCATTGACGTTGGCCGCAATGACTGCGTCACCGCTAGCGGCTACCACGTTTGCAATAGTACCTGCCACTTCTAGCATTGACCCCGAGCTGGTACGACCGATACCGACGTTACCAGAAGCATCGATACGCACTCGCGCTGCACTACCCGTTGCGAACACCAAAGGGAACCCATTGCCATTAGCAACATAGGCGCAGCCGGTAGGAACTCCGGAAACGTTTGTCGATCCGGAGTTATTCGTCCCAATATATGTATTCGATACCCCCGAATTGGTAACGTCAATGCACGAATCTGACGTTGCGGGGCCTTCAAATTGAGCTGTATTTCCAACCGTAGTCGACTTAACGTGCAAACGATTCGATGGTGATGCGGTTCCAATGCCAAGGTTACCACTTGTGTCGATCCGCATGCGCTCCGCATTTACAGTTGAAAATACCAATGGTGTTGATGTGTTTGCATTCAACCATGTCGTATTGCTGCGCGATGTATGATTTGAGCCATATGCAGATAGGCGTAGTGTTGCATCATTGCCTACCACAGCTATTTCTGAGAACTCAGTGCTCGTTGTTGCAGTAGACTTAACCAATGCGCTTGCAGTGGTTGCTGACTCGACGTGAAGATTTGCTGTCGGTACGAACGTGCCGATACCGACCTTGCCGGTGCTGTCGATACGCATCGCTTCTGATTGTGCATTGGCGGACTGCGAGTAGAAAACTAGGGCCGACTGACGTTCGCCAGCTGCCGCATTCGTCCAAGCACTTGCGATTCGGTTCGAGTTGATTAGCGAACCGGCGGCATCTTGCAGAACGAACTGCATACCAACACCGAAGTTGTTCGCTGCGGTGCCAGATGTCGTATGCGTGAGTGCTATGCTGTTCGGAATGTTCGTGGTGCCTGCATCGGAGACAATCGAGTCAAGCCGAGCAGTTGCAGTTGCACCACCGACGCTGACGTTCCCAGAGCCATCGATCCGGATACCCTTTGCGGATGCGGACCACGGGCCAATCACGATACCGGTGGTTCCGTCAGCAGCACCGCCGGACTGAGCAATGATCGATGCGTCGTTCGCTTGAACGAGCGTGTTCCAGCCGCCGACTGTGCTCTTCGAGATGAACAGGAACCCGTTCCCAGCACCGTTGATTACTGACAGACCGTGCGTGGTCGATGCGGTGCCACCACCAACGTTCACGTCCAACGTGCCAGTCATAGTGTCGCCAGACTTCAGGACGTTCAGCGATGAGGCACCGGTTAGGGCACCCACGAATGTAGTTGATGTTACCGACGAAAGCCCGGTAATAGTCGAAGGTAAGCTTAGTGTTACCGCACCGGATGATGCCGAAGATGTAATCTGATTTGCAGTACCTGCTATGGAAATAACCCCTGTATTAGAAACAGTTACGTTACCTGTTGCACCCGAGACAGATATGCCTGTGCCTGCAATATTACTAAGAACACCTGTGTTAGATATTACATTTGTAGAAATATTAACCCCGGATCCTTGCACATAGGTACCGGCGCCCGCAAACTGTGTCCACACGATAGGATTGGTACCGACAATAATATAGTCGTTCGGTGAACCGGTACCTATGCTCGAAACAATCCATTGTGTGCCGCCGAGCGTTCCTTCTTGCACATACGACATATCGCCGGCCTGGACTTCGGAGGTCGGCGATCCATCGAGATCGGTGGAACGAGTAAGTATCCACGGAGAGACACCCGCAGAGCCAAGGCTAGTCACAGTGTAGATACCGTTCTGTACTGTCGAAACCTGGTCTTTTACCAGCAATCGCGAGCCAACTACAAGACCTGCATATCCACCAATAGTTCCAAGAACTATGTTGGTGTTACAGGTAAGAGTTGCGCCGACACCGGCTGTACCATTGTTATATGTACAGGTAGCTAGGGCGGATGTCGTAACGGTTTCACACGATGCATGAATTTGTACGCCAGCAGCTATACCATCAGCATATTGCTTTGTAACGGCACCTAGTAAATTGGTAGGATCGGCGTTTAGTATCAATGGACCGGACATTGTATCGCCAGCAAGATTTACCGGAGTATATGTCAACACGGATGTAATGTCCGTAGCCGTTACAGCAGATGTAGCGGTAATAAGTCCTTTGCCATTGACCGTTACCTTGCGGAACGTGTCGGTCTGTGGTGAGCTATTGACTGTTGCAAGCGTTAGTGCCGATGTTGTATTAGCACTACCATCGAAGCTTACAGTCCACGTTGCATCACCGCTTGCCGAAATGTTTCTTGCTGTAGCGAGCGTCGTTGCTGTGTCGGCGTTTCCTTGAAGTGCCCCGATAAAGGTGGTGGCTGTTACTGCATTTAGGAAAGTGGCTGCGCCGGATGATGTTACACTTAATGGAACAATAGTCGTAGGGCCGCTGGTGTCAATATGAACCAATCTAAATTGGCCAGTTGTTCTGTCAGCTAACAGTTCCCAATTTAGTCCATCTAGATTATTAAATGTTATATTGGCATCATAATTCTCTAGGAGAAGATTTCCGCCGACATGTAATTGTTGTAATGGAGATTGTACTCCAATACCAACATACCCGGTGGTGCCACCGACTAAATCCTCGCCGGCAATAACAATATTATCGGCGCCGCCTGATGTGATCTTGACTCTTAATAGATTATCACGAGATCCAATATATACTGCATCACCGGTGCTAATTCCTAGTATGCGGTCGATTGTCGTGCCGTCAGTGTGTTTTGCACGAATATATTTCCCGTTATCCAATACAATATCGGCAGACATATTTAGATTGCCGGTCATAGTATCACCGACAAGATTTACCGGGGTATACCCCAATGTAGAAATAATATCAGATGATGATGCCGCAGATAATGCCGTGCCATTCCCTTTTACCACACCAGTGACGGTAGTGCTCAGTGTGATAGCTGGAGTTGTTGTGGAGGTAGCAACTGTACCAGCAAGACCGTTGGCACTAACAACAGACACATCAGTTACAGTACCGGTGCCTGCGGCAGAAAAAGATAGATTGCCCGAGCCGTCAGAAACTAATGTCTGTCCGTTGCTGCCGGTCCCCGAAGGGAAGGTAAGTTGATTTAGTTTCGGTGCTGCCCATGTTCCTCCAATTCTGGCCTTCATACTACCGGATGTACTATCAAACCAATAGTCGCCGTTGGCTACAGAATACGACCCGGTGGGATCTGAGAAACCTTGGAAAAGTGTAATACCACTTTTTCCAATCTTGAAGAAAGGTACGCTCGTACCTTTAGCGTTAATAGTTACTGACATAAGCTCTCCTGTTCAGGTATAAACCTGTCTAATACTGGTGTATTAGTCTTTACTTTTGCTTATTTATCTCTGAACAGAGGGACCGCACATTAGTTAGGCACGAAGTGTGTTGCCCGTTGGCGCACTATATGAAATATTTAGTTTTGGTATCTATGTATCACCAATAGTCATGATGACTGGCATCATGACTATGTAGGTTGATGATTTATCCGGCGTCTGCGACAGTATATGGTGTTGTGGTAGGTGTAAATCCGGTGGCATAATTGTAGAGCGCCACGCCTTGCACAATACGCAATTCATCTATGTACCCGGACATATAGGCCACATTGTTACCATCAGCATACCAACAGCCGACGCGCAGATCCTTGTTGCCGGCCGCAAACGGTATGCAGCCGGGACCGGAGAATGATGAAAATGTACCATCGGGCACGCCGTTATAAAAGTATTGAATTGTCGAACCCGATCGTTGGCATGTTATATGCACCCATGTGTTCACTGGAATCAGAGTGCTACCATTTGTTGGCATATTAACACCAGTGGAGGCGGGGCCGCCGTGCATACCGTAGAGTCCGTATGTTTCCTGCACACCAATATTCCACCCGCCATTATATCCTGCCTGCCACTGAAAGGTTCCACAGAACCCGTATAAACCTGCAGCGGCGCGGCGCACCCAGCACTCGATTGTGAAGTCACCTACGATATCAAAACGGCCGTCATTCGTGATATTCAACCGAGATGCGCCGTTAAAAAACCCTGTAGATGAGCCAACCTTTGTCTGCACTGTGCTTGTTGTCACAGAAGTGTTAGTGACAGAAAGCCCAGTAGCATCGGTGATGGTTGTACCACCGTTGCTGCCCTCAAAGTGCAGCAGCAGTTTTGTCCTGAAAGACGTTGCTGCCTTCTTCGCGTTTATTGCCATGCGTGCAAACATAGTGTTTCCTTAGAAGTTTTGGCCGGCTATAAACCCGAGCCAGTTGTTGCCGCCATCATAAGTGACCATAGATACCACGTCGATCTTGCTAGCTGTCGCAGTGATCGTTGGTGCGGTTCCACCGGCCCACTTAATGGTCTTGCTGACACCAGCAACTGACACGCTATTGAGCGCCATCGTTCGGCTACCTGTACCGTCCTGTGTAATGTACAGCGTGCATGAATAACTGCGGCCTGCTGCAGGAACGTTTGTGAAGTTGATTGATGTGATTGCTGTGGCACTAAGAGCAACTGTGAAGTTATTACCTAGTGAGCAGTCGATTGGGAATGCGGCAGCCAGCGTCGGTGTCGTCTGAGTTTCGACGTACGACTTGCCGAAAATAAGCTGGCCACCCATAGTTGTCGTCATGTCACTCCGTGTGATGGAGATAGCATTACCGATGGCAGCGCCGGTGTCATTCAGCGAGGTAAGGAAGAAATCAGAACCGGCGTTTGACCCAGACTCAGCAGTTGCCGACTTACCAAAAACCCAACGATTCGAGCTAGCAGTTGCCAGGTAGATGCTCGTGCTCTGGCCCGAGGCCGCTGCATTCATCTGGATAACTGGATTTGCATACGCAATTGTCAGGAAACCGGTCATTGTGTCACCTGTCTTCAGCATGCTGCCTGCGGGAGGTGTAGGTGTTGTCCAGGTAGGTGCCGATGATACGCCACTTGACGTTAATACTTGCCCAGAGGTCCCGCCATTTCCGCTTGATGTTGTGTTCAGGTTCCACGCACCATTGCTGTCGATGTACAAACGTGTCGAGGCGCCAGCGCGAAGAAAGATACCTGCACTACCAGCAGAAGACAGCACCAGGCCGCCGGCTGTAGTGCCGAAGCCAGATGACGTGCTAGTGTAACCAATATAGGCGTCACTTGAGTTAGCCAGAGACGCGGTTAGATAGCCGATACGCAGTGCAGCGTTTGCACCAGATGACGTTATACCAGTTGCTCCGCCCGGGGTGCCAATTGCGATACCTGCAGAGCCAAGGCCTGCATAGTTGGTTAGGAATAGTTGTGCATGATCCGATCCACCCGAATTACCAATTTCGACGCTACCGGAAGAGTTAGTGAAGACTGGACCATTCACGGTCAGAGACGTCAGTGTGCCAACAGAAGTCAGTGATGACGAAACTACATTCGATGCGAGTGTAGTTCCAGTTAATGTGCTCGCAGCTGATGTAATCAATGAGCCGTTGATTGTCGGGGCTGCTTTGAAATCAACTACATGAGTTGCTCTCGAAATACTGTATGCAATGTTCTGTGTCGCTCCATTATCTGCCACGGCGACGCATTCGAAATCCGAACCAACTGAGGAGCCGGTTTCGGCGGTACTATTTGCCTGTAGCAGCCAACGATCACTGCCGGCTGTTTGAAACTTCAATGTGCGCATTGTTGCTTCTGGCCACGTGATAGTAACACCGGTATTTGTTAGTGTACTGGTTGATGTGATTGCGCCGGTTGACTTATTCACCACTAAGAATGCGTTGCCACCGAAAGTACCTGCATCATTGTATTGGATCTGGGTGTTGGCACCACCAGGTGATCCGCCTGCAGCGGCTGACCACGAAACATTAGTTCCGTCACTGGACAAAACTTTACCGGACTGGCCTGCTTGAGTTGGAAGCAATGCATTGATTGCTGTCGGGGAAGTGGTCTGTCCTGTGCCACCTGCCGATATCGGCAGAGGACCGCCGTTTGACTGAACTAAAATATTACCTGCGAACTGCACACCCATATAAACCTCCAATGTTCTTTATTTGTATATTTATCAATACTTCACGATATACGAAGTATGTAGCTGGTTTATTTATCACTTTACTAACTTTGATAAATAATAGAAATGGGGTACAAAGTGTCACTAAGATTCTATGTTTATGCTTATATAAGGTCAGAAGATTCAGTAACTGCAAAAGCAGGGACACCGTATTACATCGGTAAAGGAACCGGTAACAGGGCATTTTCGAAACATACATTTACTATACCCGATAAATCAAGAATCATATTTATGGAACAGGGACTCACAGAGCTTGGCGCACTGGCACTAGAACGAAGATATATCAAGTGGTGGGGAAGAAAAGATCTCGGCACAGGTGTATTACTAAACCGCACCGATGGCGGCGATAGTCCGAAGATGGACGAATATAGAAAATTGCATCTATCAAAAATTAACACAGGAAAAGTGCTGAAAGAGGAAACCTGTATAAAGATGAGTAAAACAAGAACTGGAAAAAAGAGACCGGAATTAAGTAATAGATCCCGCACGCCTGCTGAATTGAGCAATCTTGCTGGCATGACTCAGAAAGTTAAATTGATAGTTGAGATTCAAGGAATTACATATGACTCAATAACGGCTGCATCTATGGTCACCGGAATTCATCATGAAACTCTGCGATATAGGTGCCGCGCTACAGGATTTCCTGATTATAAGATATTAGGGAGATCGACATGCCCCGCATAAGCCTATGGAATCCCCAAAAAGGTGCCGATTTCAACTTTACAGATAGGACTATCGGCGAGAATTTTCGCATATCCGGTGACGGCATTCTTGTACACCTATACGAGGGGCCGACTACTGATGCTAACGGAAATACCGACACATCAATTACAACGATTCAGGATGTGTTGTTCCTTACCAATAACAACAGAAAGTATAATCCTAATGTGATTGAACTTAGAGGGCACCACGTGCCACAGGATGTAAACTATGATTTATCTCAGTTCGGTATTTTCCTTAGTTCTGATGTTATTCGTATACAATTTCACTACAACGATATGCTCGATTCGCTTGGGCGAAAGCTTATTGCAGGGGACGTCCTTGAATTTCCGAGCATGCGAGACGTTCCAATTTTCGACAATGCGGTGGGTATAAACCGATATTATGTTGTGCAGGATGCATTGTATGCGGCCGGCGGATACGGGCAAAAATGGTTTCCACACATATGGTTGGTAAGAGCTAAACTCATTACCGCTGCTCCAGAATTTTCGCAGATTATTGAACAAGCAGGAACAGGACAGACGGCAGGTGGTGCTGGGCAGGGTATCGGCATTATGCCACCAGGCTTTGCCGAAACCACAGATGCAGATGGTAACCCAGGTACAGGATGCGATCCAGATATTTCTAATTCGCTAAATCTATTCTGTAAGATTATTGGGCTGTCGGACGCGGTAGTTGCTGAAGCTGAAAAGAATGCTTTCTTTGATCCAAAGTTTTTCGAAAGTGCAAACTTGTATATCTATCTCGACGAAAAGGGATACCCTGTTGTCGGTGCTAACTATTACGGCGGCGACGGTGCTCCACCCGATCAGTCTACTTCATTGACTCCGAGTGGACCATTGGTTGGTGCTGGCATTGCATTCCCTCCAGGTATGCAAGATGGACAATACTACCTACGTATCGACTATTATCCTGAAAGACTTTTCCAGAAACAAGGTAGTTGCTATAAACTCATAGAGGTAAATGTTTTGAAGAATTGGACTGCATACAATAGAGTATTGGACACGTTTATTGATAACAATAATGATACAGTGCTTCCAGACGGAACAGTTATTCCAGAAAAACAAGCAGTTTCGCAGGTAGTGAAACAGAAGGTCGATTTGTATGCTGATAGAAAGGTAAGTACAACCGCAGCAGAAGCAACTCGTTCCGCTATAGCAGAAGAACGTGCTAAAAAGAAACCTAACTAAAACTATGAAAGAATACGAATTCAACTCACATAGCATAGGGGATTCTTTATTGTTCGAAATGCATAAAGAATTAGAACTACGAGGCCTATTAGAAAATCAGCAAAATGTGCAAGATTATACTACCTTTATGGCTAATGAAAAGACACAAACTGTCGATATATCTAATCTAGTAAAAGGACATGTATACTTCCCGATAGGATTGCAAGCAGTACCCGTAGGCGAAATTATACTACTGAAATATGCAGAATATCCGTCCGAATATATTGATAATAAAAATGGCAAATTTTATTTCAAGTCAAATAATAATATAATCGATTTTCCTCTATCGCGGGATATAGGTGACGGCTTTCTTGAAACACTCATATACACCTCGCAAAGTGATCAGAAACATTTTATATCAATGATAGGTCTAAAATTTTCAACATGGTCCATAAGACCTAAAAAGGTATAAAATATGATAGTCTATAAACATACCTGTCTTGTTAACGGAAAACCTTATATAGGTTTAACTGTAAAATCTATGGAAGCAAGATGGCAAGAACATTGTTCTGATGCTAATCGAAATAAGAAAAGAAAATTCTTTGCCGCGTTAAATAAGTATGGCATAGAAAATTGGTCACATGAAATTTTATTTGAATCTAATGTAGAGCAAGAAATTTTAGATAAAGAAGTAGAATTTATAGATCTGTTTGATTCTGTTAAAAATGGATATAATACGTCAAAAGAAAGATTTAGGACAGGTATAACTCATAGAGAAGATTCTATAGAAAAAATGCGAGAGTCACAGAAAGCAGCACATGCCCGACGTAGGCAAGAAAATAACGGAATAGAAAAAACAAAGCCACACAAAAAACATGTTTGGGGCACCTCTCACCCAAGAAAAGGTAAGAGTAATCCAAATTGTGGCCCAACAACAGGAAAAATGGGATGGAAAAAAATAAATGGTGTTCGTACTTGGTTTCTAAAACAGGAGGCGACAGTTTAACGCTGTCGGACTATCTCGGACTTCTTCTATGATGCTCAGGTAAGACGCTATCTTGTTCAGTTCATGCGTATATTCTCTGATATAAAAGTCAGGAATGGCCCGGATGCGAACGGACTATATTCTATTCAACGTGTGCCTATCATGTACGGTGATCCATCGTGGGTGGTTGCGCAGATTATCAAGGGCGGTAGTGAAAATACATTGCTACCTACACCTATGTTTAGTGCATGGATTGAGACTATAAAACTGGATCCAAAGCGTAGACAAGATACTCAGTTCGTAGGTAAGGTGTCTACAGTAGAACGTGAATTTGATCCGCTGACTCAGACGTACGGAAGCGGTCCAGGAGTAAGGCAAGACGTTGAACGATACATGCCTGTTCCATACGAACTAACACTGAAGCTCGATGTATGGACATCAAACATCACTACCAAGTTACAGTTATTTGAGCAGATTGGCATTATTTTCAATCCATCTATTCAACTTCAACAAAACAGTAATCTATTAGACTGGACTAGCATCTTTGAGGTATGGATTGAAGATTATACATTCACAAGTAGATCTATTCCGCAGGGCGGAAACGAAGATAGAGATGTTATGAGTTTCAAGTTCAAGGTACCTATCTGGATCAACCCTCCAGCTAAGTTGAAGAGGAGCGGGCTCGTTGCAGAGATTGTCGCCAACGTGTTTGAGGGCAGAGTCGACGGGCTAGAAGGTGAAGAGTTTGATCCGTTCCGCACATGCATTGATGCTAAACCTATTCAGATTATTACTACAGAAGGCGATTACAAAATACAAGTGTCGCGTGGAACAGGCGGTGATATCATCACGTTGCTCAACGAATACGGTGCTGTAGATCCGGTGTTGAACTGGGAAAGCCTCATACAAAAATACGGACAGATCAACCCCGAAATCACCAAAATTCGGCTAAAGCTAGACCCTAACATCGAGTCTAGTGCTAACGACATAATCGGCAATATCGCGCTAGATTCTCTGCATAAAACCCAGCTTTTGTTCACTCCCGATCTCGATACGTTGCCCGGAAATACATTGTCACCTATAGTGACAATTATAGATCCTGCCGAAGTATATCCCGGTCACGGATTGCCTGCGGCTGGACCTGGCCAACGATATTTGATTACTTCGTCAGACAGTCATGGCGAGGAACCTGCAATCCCAATCGGAATACCTACATCGCCGTGGGGCACCATGCTTGTTGCATATCCAAACGATATCATCGAGTATAACGGATCTGCCTGGAGTGTAGTATTTGATTCACGAAATGCTGTCGGTAAAAGTTATGTAGTCAATCAGAATAATGCTACACAATACACATTCGATGCTATTATTGGCGAGTGGACTTATACCTACTACGGGGTATATAATCAAGGTCACTGGCGTATCGACAATATAATACAGTCCCCTAATGGGACAACTATAAGTATTTACGAATAATTCTTACAATTATCGAAATGCCATCGAGGCATTACAATTCTATTTCCAGACTTACCACAGTGCGGGCAAATAATTACTGGCATAGCAATGCCTCGCTTCGATTCATACACAGTCGCCATTGTCGAAACAATTTTTCGTTTTGTCTCTTCAGATCTCGGAATACCTTTGTTAGTCGGCGCTCTACCAATATTTGCCTTGCATAAAGCTTCTCGTGTTTTATCGGGCATGGGTGGACGCGATTGACCTATCTGTGATCTTGATATTTTATTTCTGGTTTCGTCGGAGTGCTGTTTACCGGTGTGTGATATTGACATCTTTAGTTTTGTCTCGATCGAGTGCGGTGCCCTTGTCATGGCATGCCTCTTTTTTAGCCATCCATATAATTTATTATTACATTGTCTACCTACTTTACGCCCACTCATAATTACTACAGCCGATACCAATTTATAATTGTCGGGATACATTTTTACTAATAACTGATGTGCTACAAAATGCTCTTCCGGAGTAAGCTCTACAATATTAGATAGATCATCATTCCCACCAATGCATCGTGGAATAATATGGTGCGATTCGGTATAGGAATCTAAAATCCTTTCTCGTGCTCTCTCAATCAATAGATCATAATGCTTTTTATAGTTCATAGTAATATTTATTATAAATAGTTTTATGACCAACAACGACCAAATAATATCCCTGAATAAGACCGGCTGCGGAACAATATTTGTTTCGACCAAAACTTACCGAGTTCTCCTAAACCTCAGAGCACCACATAAGACACATTCAATGTGTTGGTCACTGTGGGGTGGAATGATTGAGGACGGGGAACAACCCAAGGATGCTCTACTTAGAGAGCTGTCTGAAGAGATGGGGTTTGTGCCGGATATTGAAAAGATCTATCCGTTTGATGTTTATCAAAGTAAAGATAAACACTTCAAATACTATTCGTTCGTGAGCATAGTTGCAGACGAATTCGTACCTGTACTAAATGCAGAGAGTTGTGGGTATTGTTGGATAGATTTGGGCTGCTGGCCGAAGCCAATGCATCAGGGTGCAAGAGTGAGCTTTTGCAATGAAAGAGCGATAGATAAAATCAGAATCATGTTATCACAGCATCCGACAGAATAGCTTTTTCTTTATACCGGGTCTTTACCGATTCGCTAATCTTTCTTTTGGTTTCTTCTGATCGTGGTTTACCTTTTGACGGCTGCGATTTTCCCTTTTTCGCATCACTTATTTTCTTTTTTGTTTCATCACTTAGTTTTCTTCCAAGTGCGCTGGGCGGAGCGGTACCGAGTTCCCGGTGAGTTTTACCTATTTTATCTTTTTGTTCTTGTGACAACGGAATACCCTTATGCGGTGCACCCATCCGTTGTCGCTGTTCGACAGTAGGTGGATTAGCCTCTCTGTAGATTCTTACATTTTCGTTGTGAGACTCTGACCGCTGTCTACCTTTTATAGCGTCTGATATCTTCTGCCTAACTTCCGGTCGCTTTGATGGATTATTATCTCCGACATTTCGTCCTTGCCGAACTTCTCTATTCTTTCTTTTTATCCACCCATACACTTTATTCAGTGATCTATGTAGATGTTGATTCGATACTGTCATCAACATGCAAGCATATATTAGTTTTGGTTCGCCTGGATATATTTTCACCAAAAGTTGGTGAGCAACAAAATGTTCTTCTGGAGTCAAATCTACAAGATTGGATTTTAGATTCGAGCCTCCGATGCATTTAGGAATAATATGATGTGACTCAACATACTCTTCCGTAAGAGTTCGCTGTTGTGCCTTTTCTATTAGTCTGTTATAATGTTTTTGATAATCCACGAAACATTATAACAGTGTTAGTAATCAAAATCAAGTGAAGTCAACATTCTATCGACGTCTAATCTGGCAAACAACTTCAAAGTCTTCACACTGATAAAACATTTCAGGTGTGAGGTTCTTTCTCTTTGCAATCATTGCTTCAAAATGTGCAAAGTTAGTTGCATAGTCGGGATCAGCTTGTAGAGCATCTCTAACTAATTCAACACAACTCATTGCGTTGTCGTTTTTCAAATCAAAAAGATTGTCGTAAGGTTTACCTTCATTTCTTTTTGCCTCGTCAAGAATAGCAGTCCATTTCTCGATTGTTAGATTCTTTGGCTTCAACAAAACAACACTGTTTACATCGAATACATTGTCAAAATGTGTTTCGTGAACTCCTGTACCAACGGCTTCAACGAAAATAAAATCATCATCTGTCTTTACTTCATCTTCGAGGTTCATAAAAGCATGACCCCAATAACTAAATTTACCAGTTAGAACAAAGTTAGCAAAAGAAATCATATATGTCGAAAAATGATTATTACGACGAGTTAGAATAACATAGTAATCGAAAACAAGTAGTTCTCGTATGCGTTGTTTTTCAGAGTCGATAATCAAGTTCTTTGGAGACCAATGCATTTTACCTAATGTTACAACAACACTAACCCAGGCTCTCTGAAAAATGTTCATGATACTACTCTCCGTATATTTTAGGCCATCCACTTAGATAGTCATAGTTTAGCAGATCATTGCCCGACAATTGAAGCATTGCTGCCTTCTTTGCTTCTGCCGTAGCAAAGATTGTCATATCCGAAACCATTGCTGACTGGAAAATTTGCATAGCAAGTGTCGGGGTCATTTGTACGAAGTCTCCCGACATTGTTTTCCACATCACATTATTAGGCATGTTCGCACCTAACATTACAAGACCAATTTGCTGAATACGCGACGTATCGTCGGAGTGATACCAGTTTCCACCTGCTTTATATCCGCCGGCGGTTTTTCTACGATCGCGTTCGGCTTTTATTTTGGTCCATCCACATTCTTTAATCTTTGCTGCAATCCATGCGTCAAGGACTTCCTTTGGAGGAATTGCATCACCTTGATCATAGATGATATTTTCATATACCGTACCATCATCGAAACAATGACATTGAGTGTTGGGGAATCCTTCCCCGATAGCAGCTATATATGTATAGACAGTCATTCTTATTTCCTTATAGTATTTCAGTAATAATGTAGTCGGTGACTAGGGCGCCGCCGAACAATGCCGTAGCATGTGAGTTGATATAACAAGTGGATGTCGCCATTGGCCCGCATCTTGCCGAAATAGTTATTGCAGCAGTCGAACCTGGAGCCCAACTTACGCGATTTGATAGGCTATAAAGCACACCAGTTGTGCCAGTTGAAGTTGCACATCTCGTTACACAGCCACTCATATTTGTTGTTCCAGCGAACACAAAGGTAGCCACTGTAATGTTGTTAGTGGAGCATCCGACGCTAATGCTGTACGAAACTACAATTCGCGATGATGCAGATAGTGGGGTAAACGATGTGGTAAAAATCTGTACACCTTCTGTACTGGTAGGAATAGTGTTGTCCAACGGAATGACAGCAGTCGTGCTCACCGCGCTGACTGTTCCTGTAACCATCTGCAATACGCGGCCGGGTGGCAACCATGTTGCACCAGCATAATATTCTGGATAGCCAGTTGTGGTGTTAAATCGAATATCTCCATTTCCACCTGTTGGTCTATCAGCAGTTGCGCCGGACGGTATTCTCATTCTTTGCAATCCAGGAATGATCGGATCATTTGCAAGAGATGCAGTATAGGATGGCAATGTGCCAGTAATATCTATTTGATTTGCCGTGCCCGAAACTGATGTCACCGCATCATTGACTGTAAGAACTAGAACCCCGTTTACATCAGGAGTATCAAGGAATGATAGACCACCAAGAACATTAGACATTATGACTGAACCACCCGTAAGTTGGAATCTGCAAACGATCCCACATAGTTGTAGGTCATTGCAGTTCCGTTACCATTATTTACCAGATTATTGCCATTCCCGGACATATCCACTACAGATGTTACTGTTGCTCCTTGGCCGAGTTCGTCAAACTCGTATCGAGCTAACAAGCCCTGTGTTACTCCATGCCTGAAACCGGCGGCACCATACATACATGTTATCTCGCCAGGCGAAAGTTGTCTATTGTAATAGCAGTATGAGTCAACTTGAAATGCTGCTGTTTCCGATGTTGCATCTCCCGGTGGGTATCCGTTAATGTAAACCTGCGTAAATGTACCTGCTATCTGTGCTGCTACTGCGGTGTTCAGTAAGGTATCATTTCTGTAGACGGAGTGCGTTGTTCCATCATAGGTATAAGTCATCATAACCCAAGTATTATTGTACGGAGTCATAACACCGTTGGCGCTAGCGACCATTATTCCGCCGCCATAGGTCCAGCATGTCACTTCGCCCGCGCCATTACCTGTACCAATTTGTAAACCTGTTGTAGTTCCAGAAGTAATAGTGCCATCGTACATGCCCACGAAGCTAAGACGTGTGCCACCGTTCCATACTACATTTATCCATACGCTAATAGAAAATGGTGCAGTTGATGCAGTAAAATTGGTGCTGGTGCTATAAAGATGTCTATTTACAGCAGCGGTTTGAATTGACATTATACGAACTCCAGTGTCAACTCCGCCATATAGAAAAACGAAGCTAAATTAGTACCAGTGACACCAGTAACACGACGAGTAACTTCGAGTTGATACATATTACCCGCAGTCAATCCCAACGTTGCTAATGTAACTGTCTGCGACGAATATTGGAAGTTTGCGTTCGTAGGAATTGCGATGTTAGCTAGTTCCTGTGCTGCCGACCAAGTGCTTACTGCTGCGTTGTTAGGTAGATTGCGATAATATAATCTTGGCTGAACTACTGATGCTGCACCAGGTGCAGTCTGCGCTCTTCCTTTGATCTTTATGGTTACAGATGTGGCGCCTGTAGGTATTGACACAACACATGCCACACCGGTTTCAGTTGTATTACTGAATGATCTGATATTCAACGAAGTATAGGTAGGATCTGTTGCAACAGGAGCCAATGCGTTGATTGCGAAGTCAGCATTACTCGGTGTATCAAGGGAGTTGGCAAAATATGTAAAACGCTGAAGAACTGTAGAACCAATTGCTATATTCGACTGTCCTCCACCAGCATCGGTAACTGTTACAGATCCGGTAAAGTTTAGAACAGACACACCGGAAGTAACAGTCGTTCCGTTTAGTTTTGTATCTACTGCGCCATTTGCGATTGCAGCGGCATTTGCCATTGCAACCATTTTTAGTGTTTTGGTATTACCTGTGACAGTAATACGAAGAGTGGTTGTACTTGTGGTTACGACACTCTGTGGAATAACAATAGAATTGTCAGCAGTATCCCATACCGTAACTGTTAGATTTGTTGTACCAATGTTGTGAACAAAGTCAGCATAGTATCTGTTACCGGAGATAAGTGTCCACGATGTACCACCACCAGTCGGTGTTACGCCAATATTACCAGATGCATTAGCACCAAGAATGCTTGTGTTTACCCAATTTGTGCCATTGTACGAAACAACCTGATTTGTTACAGGAGATGTAACAACAACTGGTAGAAAGTTTACCCAAGAAGATCCAACGTAAAACTCGATTATCGAATCGGTTGTGTTATATCTTAGAAGTCCGGTAGTAGGAGTTGGCCGTTGGGCAGTTGTACCCACAGGTACAAGAACACCGCCCGTACCACCTATTGTGAGGTATGGCAAAAGAAGCGGCGTTATAGTATCAGAGCTGATGTCAAAATCCATTGAAGTTCCTTGTATAACCCACTATTTATCATCGAAATAGCCAGCCTGTAGACTGGCTATTTACTAGACTTTAGTTAGTTACTTGAGTCAACTCAACAGTGGCAACCCAACGGATTGTTTTGGCTGCCTGACCTGTTACTGTGATGTTCAACGAGCCGTTTGTTGTATCAGCCGCAACGGTAGCATTCCATGCAGCGTCAGACTTGAACACTGTTGTTCTCGACGATGCTGGCAAAACTGTCGATGCTGCGTTGGCGTCACGAACAATAGCGCCGTTGAATGTATACATTGCATATCCACCTGTAGCATCTGTTCTGCGGCCAACAAGCTGGATATTGAATGTCCAGGCTGAATTGTTTGGAAGAGCAAGACGCTGTGTAGCACCGTCAATAAAGAGCTGAGTTGCTGTTGCGGTTGTTGTGCTGTTTCTAAGGACTACACGAACTTGTTGAGCATCACCAGCTGTTGCAAAACTTCCGTTTGCTGTAGCAATAATACTTGCTGCGTTGGCAGAAGATCCTGCACCAATAGCAATAGCGTTTGCTGCTGTCGACGATGCACCAGAACCAATCGCAACAGAGTTGTTACCAGACGCAACAAGTGCTACCGGGCTCGATGGATTTTCCTTGAACAATACGATTGGGAGATCAGCATAAGCAAGTGTACGGAACGATGGTGCACCAGCAGAACCGTTAGGTGCTGCGAATACAGTATTCGCTGTCTGGCTTGCCAATGTTGCTGTCAATGTACCAGTTGTTGTTACTGGAGAACCTGTAACAGTGAACATAGCTGGTAGCGACAAACCAACGCTTGTAACACCGGTGTTGTTCAATGTAATCGAACCTGCGGCGTTTGTAATGCTCATTCCTGTACCAGCAGTCAATGTTGCTGCTACTGGTGCTGCGCCAGTCGAACCAATTAGGATCTGACCGTTTGTTGGTGCTGCGGTAGTTGTTAGAAGACCAGCTGTACCAGAATACAAGAAACTGTTTGCTGTCAATCCAGAAACTGTCAAGCTTGTTCCGATTGTAACTGCTGCTGGAAGACCTAGTGTGACTGCGCCAGTTGCTGCCGAAACAGTAACTTGGTTTGCAGTACCTGCAAGCGATGTAACACCAGTGTTGGCGATTGTAACTGTACCGACACCTTGTGTAACAGAAATTGCTGTACCTGCTGTAACTGTCTTATATTCAAGTCCAGTTGCGCCTGCGTTTACACCAAGAATCTGGTTAGCTGTACCAAGTGCCGAAAGGTTTGTACCACCGTTTGCAACTGGAAGAATGCCAGTTACGTGAGTTGTCAATCCAACCTTGCCCCAGCTTGGTGCTGTATTTACGCCACCGGAAATCAATACGTTGCCAGTTGCAACGTCTGCTAGCTTCGAAAGAGCAGATGTCGAACTTGCGTAAAGAATATCACCAATTGCGTAAGTTGTCTGACCAGTGCCACCTAGTGTTGCTGCAACAGGAGATGTTAGCGAGAAAGAGTTACCTGTAAGTGTTAGACCTGTACCGGCAGTATATGATCCAGAACCGGAGAACTGAGCCCAAACAATATTTGATGACCCGATTGTGATTGGTGCTGCTGTTGTTTGTGTCCAACCCGAATCTGCTTGTGTGGAACCTTGGTCAACGTAAACTGTTGCACCAACTAGCTCTGTACCAACGTCTGCGTCTGTTGCGCGAGTTGGTGTACCTGCTGTAACGATATAGATACCGTTTTCAGTTTGTGCTGCTTGGTTCTTGATAAGGATACGATCACCAGTTGTAAGTGTGATACCGTCAACTGAAGAGCCGTTTGTGAACGATGTTGCAAGAGTACCAGCTACTGTGGTTGCTACGCGAACTGCTTGCTTCCACGATAGACCTGCAACAGAAGCGTCAACGTAGTTCTTGTTGGCTGCATCTGTACCTGCTGTAGGAAGTGGAAGACCAGTAACTGTGAAACCACCAGTCATTGTCAAGTTGCCTGACATTGAATCGCCAGCCTTGTTTACAGGCGTGTAACCAAGTGCGGTAGTGATATCAGACGTTGTAACTGCTGATGTAGCTGTTACCAAACCCTTACCGTTTACTGTAATCTTACGGAATGTGTCAGACTGCGGCGAAGCGTTAACTGTTGCCAAAGTAAGTGCAATACCTGCGCCAGACGATGTACCTGTTGCGTCACCGGTGGCTGCCAAGTTTGTTGCCGCGGTGACAAGACCTTTGGCATTCACTGTCTGAACTGCAAATTGTCCAACGTTCGAGTTAACTGTTGCAAGAGTGGTTGCAGCACCAGACGATGTAATGTCGCCTGTTAGGTTACCTGCTGCTGTTACCAATCCCTTGCCGTTTACAGTCACGGAAGCAAATGTGCCAACGTTTGAGTTAACGGTTGCAAGTGTTGTTCCGATTGTGCCTGCGCCAGAGCCAGTAACGTCACCGGTTAGGGTGATTGTTGTTGTGCCTGTTGCAATAGTTGTCCATGCACCTGCGATATAACCTTCGACATTGCTGATGTCGGTGTTGTAACGTAGAGCACCGTTTGAAAGACCAGTCACTGGTCTTTCAAGTGTTGTACCTAGTGGTAGCTCGAATCCGCCTGACCCACCAACTGTCAATAAGTTGGTAAGCTCCGGCGTGATCGTCTCGGTGGAATAGTCAAAATCCATTTTTATGGTTCCCTTTAGTTAGTTACTTCTGTTGTTTGCACTGTTGCAACCCAACGAATTGTTTTAGCAGTTTCGCCTGTGACACGAACTCTCAACGAACCAGCAGTTGTATCAACAGTTACAGCGGCATCCCATGCATTGTTTGTTTCGCCGATGATTGTCTTCGATGGTGTGCCAACGAATGTGATCGACCCAGCGGTAGCGTCTTTCTTTGCTACGCCAACAAATCTATATCCAGCGCCACCACCTGTTGCATCTGTTCTACGACCTGCAACCAAGATGTCGAATGTAAACAACGAGTTGTCAGGAAGAACTAGACGCTCAGATGCTCCGTCAAGGAATAGTTCTGTAACACCGTTTGTTGTGGTGATGTTACGAAGAACATACATGCCTCTTTGTGCGTCGCCTGCTGTAGCGAAGCTGCCGTTTGCAAAGGCTTTTTGCCCATAAAGTGTTGCATTTGCGCCGGTTCCTACAGCAAGAGAATCAACTGCTGTTGCTGCTGATCCGCTACCTAGAGCGACTGCATTTGTACCTGTTGCTACTGGAGTAACTGGTGTTGATGGATTTTCTCTGTATAGCTTCAATGCGCCTGTTAGGTCAGCGAATACAAGTCCGCGGAATGCAGGCTGGCCTGATGCTGCGTCTGGTGCTGCAAATACTGAATTAGCAGATTGGCTGTTTAGAGTCAATGTCAATGTACCGGTGCTTGTTACTGGAGAACCTGTAACTGCGTAGATTGGTGTTGTAGATGCATCTGCAAGCGCGACCGAAGTAACACCTGTGTTTGCTACAGTGATAACACCTGCAGAGTTTGTAACGCTAATACCTGTGCCTGCTGTTACAGTCTTGTACTCAGATGATGTTCCTGCAGCATTTACGCCAAGGACTTGGTTAGCTGTTCCAAGTGCTGTCAATCCAGATCCACCGTTAGCTGGGTTCAATGTACCTGCCATTGTGATGACGCCGGATGTTGTTACTGGGCCACCGCTGAATGTCAAGCCAGTTGTGCCACCGCTAACATCGATAGAAGTAACAGTACCACCTGTTGAGCTAATTGTGATTGCACCCGCTGCGTTGCCGATGCTGATACCAGTTCCTGCTGTTAGTGTTGCTAGGGTATATCCGCTACCGTTGCCGATTAGAAGTTCACCGTTGCCAACTGGACCTGCTACACCTGTGCCGCCATATGCTGCGCCAATGACACCTGCATTCCATGTGCCTGTTGTTACTGTACCAAGTGTCGTGATGGATGATTGACCAACGTAACCAGAAGCGATATCAACAGTGTATGTTGGGCCTGCTGCCAATGCTGTTGTGATACGGTTAGCCGTACCTTGAATCATCAATGTGCCACCTAGGGAAATAGTTTCTGTACCAACGTTATCAGCGTCAAGTGTAATCGAAGAGTTCTGAAGCATTGCGTTTGTTACGCCAGCTGCATTTACCTTCAATCCTGATGACGATTGTGTCAAGCTCGAACCTTCAAGAACCAATGTTAGTTGGCCGGAAGTCAATACAGAAGTAAGTTGAACTGCCTGGTTTGCAACAATGTCAAGACCAATTTCTTGTGTTGGTAAGTTAGTAATACCAGCACCAAGATCGGCACTAATAACGTTACCGGCAACAGTAATACCTGTACCGCCGGTGTATGCGCCTGCGCCTGAGAATTGTGTCCATGTTTGACCAGCGAAGCTGCTCAATGTTGCTGTTTGTACCCAACCGGAGTCAGCGTAGGTTGTTCCTTCATTAACAAATACTGCCGCACCATTTAGGTCAGTGTAAGGCGTTGCATCCGAAGCACGAGCCATAGTGTATGTTGCACCAGTTACTGTTACGACATAGATACCGTTATCGGCTCCAGATGTTTCTGCAGTTAGCAAAACTCTGTCTTGGTCGAGAATAGTATAACCGTCGATAACCAATGGTGTAGAACCAGCTAGTGGTACGTTCACATCAGCAAATGCTGCAACGGCTTGCTTCCAGCTTAGGCCAGATACCAAGTTGTCGACATAATTCTTATTTGCTGCATCTGTTGCGTTAGTTGGATCTGGAAGGCCAGTAACTGTTGCTCCACCAATAAACGATAGGTTGCCGGACATGGAATCGCCGGTGATGTTTACATATGTACCATCTACAAGTGCGGTAATATCACCTGTTGTTACAGCGGTGTTACCAGTTACGCGGCCCTTAGTGTCAAGTGTAACCTTAACAAAGTTACCTGTCGAAGCCTGTGTAACTGTAGCAAGATCGATAGTTGGAGACGAAGCTTGGCCGTCACCGTTTGTTACGTCGATATTGCCGGCTGTACCGGTAATGCTACGATCAACAAATCCACCTGCGGTTTGAACTACAAATCCTGTTCCGGTCAATGCTGAAAGATCTTGCAAATTCTGCGACAATGCCAACGCAAATGTACCGCTGTTGGTAATAGTTTGTGTTGCGCCTGCGCTAACACTCAAACCAGTACCAGTTGTTACGGTTACAGATGTTACTGTACCACCGCCCGTGGACAATGCTACCCATGTTGTTCCGTCGTGAAATTCGAGGTCGTTTGCATCGTCGTTAAAACGCAACATAGCCGCAGTAGGCGATGCTGGACGCTCTGCAAGAGTTCCTGATGGTAGTGTTAGTGCGCCTGTGCCGATAATTGTAAGTACACCAGCTTGACCGCCTAGTGGTGGTAGTTCTGTTACGTCAAGCGTTTGAAGTCCACCGTAAATCGCGCCTGTATCAAAGTTGAAATCCATTTTGTTATTTTCCTTAGTTTGTAATCTCGACTGTTTCGACTAAAGCGACCCATCGTATTGTTTTTGATGCTTCTCCCGTGACTGAAATTTTCAGTGATCCGTTAATTGCATCCGCAGTTATATTTATATCCCATACTGGATTAGACTCCGCTAACACAGTCTTTTGTACTGATCCTTGAATAGCCGTTGACGCTACTCCCGCATTTCTATATATTACCCCGGCGGCAGTGTAACCTGCATGGCCATTTCCTATATCTGTTCTATGTGCTGTAACTGTTACCTTAAACGTCCAGGTGGAATCATCCGGTAATACTATACGTTGATTTCCACCTGTACCATCAACAAATAGTTCCTGTGCCGCTGGACTAATAGTAGTCCCACGAACAATGTATCTACCTACTTGTGCATCACCGGGATTTGTAAATCTTCCTGCAGACTGAACAAATCCGCCCGGAATTCTTGAGTATGATTGTTTACCAATAGCCAATGAGTTTGTGCCGGATGGTGCTGTTTCTGCACCAGAACCGATTGCAACAGAATCCAATGCTTGTGCAACTGGTGCTGTAAATCCATTTACTTTTTCGTTGTAAAGACGCGGACTCTTGGCAATGACATCCCATGTAGCCCCGTTAAATCGGTAAATTGCATTACCGTCAGTAACTGCCTGATCAATATAGATTGCACCAATTGCATCTGTCCCGGTAGGAGGACCTACATCCTCTCGTACACTCGGTGCGCCGCCGCCATTGATAACTTGTAGTTGATTTACAACATTGTTTAGTCCGGCTTGCGACGGAGTAATAATTATCGGTGCATTTGTTGCAGCGGTAATTCTACCTTTAGAGTTTACTGTAAAAATACCAACTGTTGAAGTTGTACCATAAATACCGGCATTCACTCCAGTGTCTGATAGAGTGGTCGTTACAGGAGAAATTCCCGATCCAGTAATATCACCGACAAGAGTAATAGGACCGTCTACAGGATCTTGCCAGGTTGTGGTACCAACACCGTCGGTTGTTAGGACTTGTCCTGGATTACCAGCGATTAGTGGATAACTATTTCCGGTAATTATTACCGGATTGCCGCCGTTAACAATCGGAAAGTTATTTGTTGTAAGTGGACCGCCGAGAGTCGGTGACGTATCAACTACAACATCGGTATTGGCTTTTAACAGTGTGCTGACTTTGATTACCATGCGTTCCGATTCCTAATAGGCTTTTTCATATTTATCACAAATGTGAAAAATTTACACCCGTTTATTGTATGTCGGGTGAATCGAGTCGCTATATACCGGCGGGCATACCCTGCCACACTATTATCCTATAACTATTCTGCCCGACATTTGAACTCCGTTCAATATGGATCGGCCCGGGGATGAAGATCCGATACCAGAAAATCCGGCAGCACTGTCAACATCGACTTCTACACTAAATGTTCCAGGACCGGAATAAGTATGTGTAGGATTTTGCAAGGTACTTGTGCCTCCGTCGCCAAATCTCCAAGCCCATTGTGTTATGCCACCACCCGAGGGACCGCTGAATGCCCATGTCTGTGTAGTCGATGGAACGTATACAGAAGAGGTTATTGTTGTACTGGCGGTCGGGTCAACTGTAATAGTAAAACTTGATGTTACCGGGGTTATGATATTAACATCAGTGTTATATGTCATCACAGGATAATATATACCAGCTAACGAATATATATGGGCGGTAGTGAACTGTGTTGTACCAATTCCTCCGCTCTGGGTATAATCGGTAGATCCATCGCCGAAGACAATCCGAATGTTATAGATATAGCTGGCTGCAAAACTAGCCTGGCCATGATATGTTACGTCGAGTGGCACGGCGCCACTCGACGGTGTTGCTGTATTGAGTATTGCTACTGGCATGTCAATCCTTTATTATTATGTCATAGCAAATTCTAAAAACTTGTCTATAATCGGCTGTTATTTCTTCATCTATATGTATATCTCTAATAGCGATTAATAAATAATCGCCAGTAGCGTAAATATATGCGTTAGCGTCCAATGAATGATTTAGATACCGACCGGCCTGTGTTGTATAATTATCAATAGTAGCAGATTCTATAATACTACCCATTTCAATAAAGTTCTTTGCAAAAAGTCCTAATCCCTCAATATTACTATTTCTAACTTCGGTATTCAATAACCTGCATTCTTTATAAAACGTTGGATTTTTTAGTTTGTCTTCGGCGATGTCCTTAGATAGGCTGAGCGATTCTATTATGCGAATATAGTCTTGATGATTTACATCAAGCATGTCATGCTGCATTATTAGGAAACGATCTACCAGAACCCCATATTACTCTGACGGCGCCGTGAGCACCGTTGCCGCCAGTATATGTAGGTTGTAAACGAGTTCCTCCTGCGCCAACCACAACAGTGTAGTCACTACCGGGTGTTACAGAAATATTATTATACCATCCTAGTCCGCCGCCACCACCACCGTAACCGACCGCGAAGCCGCCTGAACCGCCGCCGCCGTAGAGTCCGCCGTCGCCGGTGTGACGACCTGCAGAGTTTCCCGAATCAGCAGCAGAACCCGTTGCGCCGGCAGAACCGCCTTCGCCCGGTGAGCCAAAACTGCCGGATCCTGCAGCGCCGCCGGCGCCGTTAGTTCCCTGCCCATACAATCCTACACCACCACCACCACCGCCCCATCCGGTGGTGGTGGTGGCTGGACCGCAACCCGCACCACCACCACCACCACCGGATCCTGATTGCCCTGCAGAGTTATATGTTGTACCATTGCCACCATTGCCGATATATCCGCCGGCACCAGCACCGGTTACAGGACCACCATGGCCCCCATTACCGCCGCCCTGCCCGGTATATGATCCACCTGCGCCGCCGCTGGGTGAAACACCTTTAAGGCCGCCGGTGCCGGAAACTATAGCCGAATCCCAAAAATATGATATACTGCCATCACTACCGCCGGTGGTGCCGGTGGCACCACCTCCCCAGCCGCCGCCACCGATACAGACAGCACATACTGATGTTACCCCCGCTGGTACAGTAAACGTATATGTACCCGGTGTTGTGAATAATTGTTCAGATGATAGTGGTGCAGATTCTGCTGATAATACAACTCTGCCCGATGTGAAGATGCTATTTAGATTTACCGACATATATGTCCTTTAAGAGTCTGTATATTTATCGCGCAAAGGTAAAAAGAAGTACCGTGGACAGAAGAAAGAAAAGCTGCTCGAAGAAAATTACTAGCAGAAAAATTTAGCCAAGAAAAAAGCCCCGATTAAGGGGCTTTTTGTTTCTATTACACTTTCCGTAATATCAATCCAATGCAGATTAATAAAACTTCAATGTCGAGCTGTCAATACCAACCTTCGACAAATAGTCAGCTGCGTTACCGAAGCTGTTTGCTGTGTTAGTAAGTTCTAGGTAGCCGTAACGTGTCATGAACGATACAACTGGTTCGAACGTTTGTGGATCCATAACTGGACCGACGCTCATCAATGGAATGTATGGGCAGTAGTAAGCTGCGGCGTCAGTTTCTGTAGGACCCTTGTAACCCATAAGGATTGGGTCGCCATCGCTAGCGTACTGGTTGACATACACGCGCATTGTGCTGTTCAATGTACCAACAAACTTTGTGTTTGTAGGTGCTTCGAATGTACCTTCTGTGGTACGAGCAAACGACGATGTTGTTGCAGACTGAAGAATTGTCAACGCTGTTGGCGAAACAACTGCCCAGTTAGCAGCACCACGACGTGTGCGTGCAGCAATCAAGTTGGCCTGCTGGTTGATCATAACTGCTAGCGCAGCCATTTCATCACCAACGTATGTAGCTGTACCAGATACAGCGGCTTGGTTGAATGTTGTTGGAGCGACAGGAACTAGAGCGCCTAGCTTGTAGAGCATTTCCTGGTCGATTTCAACTGTGATTTCTTGTGCAAGAGCTTGCATGATTTCAGCTTCGATGTCGATACCGTGAATAGCATTAGCATCTTGAGCGGCTTCGAATGTCCAACGAGCAGATAGTCTGCGTGTCTTAGCTTCGACAGTCTCTTTCAAGATCTGAATGCTCATCTTGTTACCTGGTACACCTTCCATACGTGCTGTAGAAGCAGCAGCAGGGTCAGCTTGAACTTCGTTACCCGAATATGCCTTAGCAATTTCGAATGGACCAAGAGCTTCTGTACCAGCTGTTACACCAGCGGCTGTGTTTGCATAGCGAACACGAAGAGTGTGGATCTGACCGACGGGGCCTGTCATTGGCTGAACGCCCATGATTTCGTTAGCGATAACGGTAGGCATAACACGACGGATTAGGGGTAGCATCACCTTGTTTAGTACAGCGATGTTACCAGCTTGTGTAGCACCTGCGGTTGCCGATTCAGCCAAGTAACGACGAGTGTTTTCAAACACGACGTCCATGGACTGTCTACGGGTACCCGAAAGGCCTTCTAGAAGGGCTTCTTTTGTTGCGCCCCAGTTTGATTCAAATAGCTTTGTTGCCATTGTAAAATTCTCCTATTTACTTTCTGATTCCGGCTAAGGATAAAATCTTCTTTAGATCCGAAGAGTCCGATTCGGCATCTTCGACTTGAGCGACCTCCGCTCTATTACCTGTCTTTGCAGACAATGTTGCTTCGTTCAACTGTGGCTTTGCAGCTACAGGTTTACGTTCTACAGCTTCATTTAGAACGCTTGGTAGGTATTTGTTGTACTGACCTTGCAAATTCTTTGTCTGAACTGATTCAAGCAATTCCTTCATTACAGCCTTCTTGTCTTTCGACAATGGGGCCAGTAACTCGCTCATAACTTTTTGTCTTTCAACTAGGTCCTGAGTTGCCTTCAACTTGGTGTCCATGCCTTCCATTACTGTCTTTGTCTTCTTTACCGACTCTTTTAGGGTCGACAATTCAGCAGTCTTGGACTCTAGAACCTTCTGCATCTTGCGTAGTTCAGTGCCTTCGTTTAGATACGAAGTCATGAATTCAGCTGCGAAGCTTTCAAACATCTTGCGACCGAACTCGTTTTCGCGGGCGACACGAATGTCATCCTTAAATTGACCGATTTCAGAACGCAGAGTCTTTTCAATGTTAGACTCGACGATTGTTGCTGCACGCTTGATAAACTGTGCCTTTGTTTCTTGTAGCTTCTTGTTACCTTCGGCAACCATCTTGACTTTCTGTTCCACTAGGGACTTCTTGTCAGCACGGAACTCGCGAATTTCTTCTGCAAGTTGCTTCAATAGGAAGTTCTCAAGCTTCTTGAAGTTTTCCTTCATTGCTGACTTCTCAGCGTGAAACTCTTTCATTTCCTTAGCTACGGCTTCTGTAACGAACTTGTTTAGCATTCCTGTGTGTTCGACGAGTTTGCTCTTGTAAGCAACACGTTCTTCGACAAGTTTTCTCTTGTCACTGGCGAATTCTTCGAGTTCAACGCGGACCTTGTCTGTCAAGAAACGATCCATTGACTCAACCAAAACTCCCTTGTCATGTTCAAACTTGCGTGCAAATTCCTCGCGGAGTGTTGCAGCAACTTCTTCACGTGCTTCGGTGATCTTTGATTCCCACAATCCAACGATCTGATTGCGGATGTCTTCGGATAGCCCAACGCTTTCGCTCAAGATCTCATCTATTTTTTTTGCCATCTTGAGTTCTCCTATTGTATCTTTAACTCTTGAATAAATCGATGAAGGTCCTTAACAAGCTGTTTTTGTGCGGTGGCTTCTGTAAGTGCTTCCCTTGCGGTTGTCACAATACGCGAACCACCCTTCATGTTAAAAAGACTTTCGTATATCGTTCTTGGAAATGCATTTGGTGCACTTGGTTGTGCCACGATGTCAACAGTTACAATTTCAAAATCTGAAACTGCACCATCGTCACCAACATTACCAGAACCACGGGATGAAACCCCCAACTTTGCACCCGAAAGTAACAATGTCTTAACTATGTTACCCATCGGAGTTGGAACAATCTTCAACTTACCGTATCCATCAGCACCTTCAATCCACATTTCTGTGATAAGGTGTGCGACGCGGTCAAGGTTAATAGAGAGCTCTTCCGGATGGTCGAGTTCTCCCATTACTGTATGACCGGTACTTAACTTTTCTGTGATAGAGTTTACAGCGCGGGCAATCTCTCGGGCTGGATAAACACGCTGGTTTTGGTTTCTTACGTCACCCTGGATAAAGATCCCTTTCATGCAGAGATCCTTACCACCAGCTTTGTTATCTTCTTCAAGAAGTTGAACGTGTGCCTTGTCGAAAGACAGGAACTCGTACAGTTTATTTGCCATTTCTGTTTTCTACCTTACGCTGGCTTCTTCGAAAGAGGAGACTTTGTAAATCCTGGACCTGCAGCCTTACCACCAGTAAACTTAGCAGTTGTGTCAGCCTTTACGCCATTCTTCTTTGGCTCTAGACCCACGTTGTCAGTGATTGTTTCGTCCTTAGCAGAGTCACCATGGTACTTGCCGTATTCGCCGCCAGTTCCGCCGTTGCCGCCGATCTTGGTTGGGCTTCCGCCGTAGTCCTTACGAGCAGGAATGCTTGTGTAAGGTGACTTACCTTGTTCGGCACCAAGAGTCATACCCTTGCCTGTACCTACTAGCTTTGCGGTGCCGCGTTGGCCGGTATCAGCAACCTTGTTCAGGAACTTGGTTTCTTCGTCGACCTTCTTTTCGCCCTTCTTCTTTAGCTCGCCCTTCTTTACTTCGGGGGCCTTCTTTAGTTCAGGCTTCTTTTTCTTTTCGAACATTGTGGCAACTACTTCGCCGACAACTTTTTCTTCGCCGCCCATTCCGCCCATGCCTGGTGCGTCGCCCATTTCGTCCCCGCCGAAATCATCAGCTGGTTCTACTTCGTCTTCTCCGCCAAACTCGTCATCCATGCCCATATCGGCGTGGTTAGGTTCTTGCATTTCTTCGCCCATTAGTGCGTCGAATTCTGCACGAAGATCAGCAAGTTGAGACTCTAGGTCTTCAATGCGATCTTCTGTGGAACCTTCGCTTTCCTCGCCGCCGAATGGGTCATCACCCTCGTCATCGCTTTCTTCGTCGCTTTCTTCGTCGTCGAATTCGCTGTCGTCGCCACCGGCTTCGCCAGCGTTCTGTTCGTCTGCGTCGATTTCTTCTTTGTCTGATCCGATTTCGTCTGTGAAATCTTTATTTGGTTCGCCACCGACTTCATCTGCTTCATCAAGCTTTTCATCTTCATCTTCGACTTCTTCTTCGTCGACAATGCTTTCATAGATGACACGAGCTTTTTCTACAATGATCTGATGGAGAATTTCAGCGGCTTGTTCTGAGTCTTCCGATAGTAGAAGATCCAAAACCTGTTCAAGCTTTTGTTGTTGTGACATGCCCAATCTCTCCTTGGTTGTTAGTTCAAAGTACCACTTCTGTGGTATTCTAGGTATTTAACCCGGAGAGAGGGATTGGGTGGTGATATAGCCGAAAAAGAGGCTGAAATTTAGATATAGAAGAATTTGTCGGGATATTTATTAACCCAACTACTAATTGTCTTAGGACTAATTTTATAAAATTCGGCTGCCGATTTTCTGCTATCAAACTTTCCAACAGGTGTAGAAATATACTTACTGTTCTTACCTATGGAATTTTTACTCATTAAGTCTCGAGTCATTGCAGATTTAGTCTTACCTAAATCTCTCCCTTTACTTAATTTACTAAGAAATTGTTTAGTATCATCACTATGTCTGAATGTTTTCATTCTTTCGCGCTGAAGATTACTGAACTTTTTCTTTAACCATCCATATCGTTTATTGCTACTTCTTTGCCCCTGTAAATTTAGGCACATCATATTAGCGGCGTATATTAATTTAGAACAAAATGGATAAATCTTTATCAGTAGAAGATGGGCAGTATAATGTTCCTCCGGCGTTAACTCTACTATATTATCTGGTGCATTATTTCCTCCCATACATCTGGGAATAATATGATGTCTTTCGACATAACTATCCAAAGTTCTACGTTTGGCTCTGTCTATCAGAGTTGTGTAGTGCATTAAATAATTCATAAATATTTAGCTCTGGACAGCGCCAGATAAAAAACTGCTTTATAGGCCAGGGAGGCCGCCGGCGCCACCGCCTGCATCGCCTTCTGCGGATGCGCCGTACATATCGGGCAAGAAGTTGAGGTGCTGAGCTTTTTCATATTTCTCAGCATCTCTAGATTTTCTCAACTTCTGAATGTGCATCATTGTTAGACGTGGTCGGCGCGTATCGTCCATATGAGCCTGTCCGAGTTCATCGTCGGAAGGATCGTAAAATTCTACTAAAAGTTCGGCAGCCCGCATAAATATACCTTATAACATCACAAGTATTTATCATATGAACTATCAAAAAATTTACGAACAAATAATAATGCGTGCCAAAAGTAGAATTCTTAATGAATATAGCGAAACGCATCATATCACCCCGAAGTGTCTTGGCGGGAATAATGATAAGAGTAATCTAGTAAATCTTACACCCGAAGAGCATTTTATTGCTCATCAGTTACTTGTAAAAATGTATCCAACACACGAGGGATTATTATTCGCCCTAAGATTTATGGCTACAAAAAATGCAAAACATAAAAGAAATAATAAAGAATATGGTTGGATCAAAAGACGAATTTCTGCACTAAGAAAAGATCATACATTATCTGTTGGCGAAAAGAACGGTATGTTCGGTAAAAAGCATACTCAAGAAACTAAACAAAAGCAATCAGAAAAGGCTAAAGAGAGAGATCCATCGTTCTATGATTTTGCAAGATTGCCTAAAGCAGATTCACATAAGAAAAGTATGCAGAAATCTAGACAGGTATGTCGATATATTCTTACAGATCCTGCCGGTAAGGAACATATATTTGACAGAATAGCAGACGCAAGTAAGTTTTGCGGAATATCTAATTCAGTTTTAGTAAAGCTCGCCGGAAATCGATATATGTTTGATCATTGCAGAAATTGGAAAATTTCTGCAATGCCTCTATAATCACTGATCTCCGAAACTATCTACTTCAGGTGTCGATACATCCGGTGTAGTCGGATCTTCCATTTCACCATCATCTGGCGTCATGTCGTCGATACCGGAGCTTGTAATACCTACATCAGATAGTCCGCCTGCAGCACTTCCACCGCCGCCACCTGCATTTTCATCAGGGAATGTCTTTGTAAGTCTGCTACGCTCTTCCTTCCACATACGCTCATTCTCGGCAAGTTCGCCTTCTGTCCAACCTAAGTAACGCTTCAAGATGAAACGCTTAGATACAAACGAAATATCTGTCAATGCGGTAAACGTGTTGATCTTTGCAGAATCAAGTTCAAGCTGACGATATTCAGAGAACGATTGTGGTGGTGTAAATTCAAGTTCAAACAAACTGTTGTCAATTGTCACACCACGGTGCTTCAAAAACAACTTGAACTCTTGATCGATAGGTTCAATCACCTGCTGCTGGTAACGAGATACAACCTTAGCAAATCTAAATTCTTGAATAAATGCTGTACCTACTTTACCATCAGTAATAGCTGCGGTTCCATCCTCCGGACCTGTCGGCAAGTACGAACTAGGAACTCCTAACGCACGCATCATCTTATTGTTGAAATAACGCAAGTCATCAATGTCGCCTAGGTTTTCGCCACCTGGGAGAACTTCAACCTTAGATCCGCGGCCTTCGCTAGTTACAGCAAAGAAATAGTCTTCCAAGATAGACATAGGATTATAGGTAGAATCTACTACGTTGGCGCCGCCACCGGTTCTACTTGGAATACGCTTTTGTTGAACTTCATAACGAATACGTTCTAGGTACTGATTTGCCTTATTAGGTGGCATAGTACCTACGTCAATAAAGAATACACGACGCTCAGGGGCGCGGTGTACACGATAGATAAGAATAGCGTCTTCGAGCAGTTCTTTCTGCTTGTAAACCTTGTAAATTTGCTCAAGTATGCTGAGGCCAAAGGGCCATGCAGCATTCATACCTTCTGTCAGGGACAGTTGCACAATATGTTCGGCATCTACAGCCACGGCTCCACCGTCTTGATGGTTTGCTGTGCCTGCACCGCCGAAACCGCCGGACACATAGTTCATATTACCTGCCATCGGCGGGGAGAAAACAATACTATTGGATCCAAATGCTTCATTTGAGAGCTTGTTAAGTTGATTTGTTGCAACCAGACTTTTCATATTTAAGTCAATGTCTTTAACAAAATAACTTTCAATTTTCTTACCGTCAGATTCGTTTACGATTACTTTTTCAACCTTAGCTGGATCAATCCAGTACAACTTGAAAGATTCTGGATCGCGGATAAAAAATTGGTCGCCATAGACTAGAGTAGATCTGAAAATTCGCCATAGGCGTTTTGTCATCTTGTTCAGGCGGCACCATTGGCCTAGAGTTTTTTCTAGAATCTGTATTTCTGACGGAGTAGGTTCGTCGTTAAACTTCAACACAAGAGGAAGTTTTGTTACCTCGTCGCACTCTGTTCCAAAGTCAGCAATGGTATCTAATGCAGCACTAATTTCGTGATCGTAATTCATCTGATCGTAAACAGAATATCTCTGCAAACGATCAGGTGGGCCCGAATATACTTCCGGAAGCCAATTACTATATTTCGAAATAGATGCATAGGCAGAGGTTGAATCAACCGCTCTCTGTGCAACCGGTAACACCGAGTTAACGGGCTTGAAAAACTTACGCCAAGTCATGTTTATTCTTCTTCATGGTTTATGCATCATGTCGGGCCTGTGTTATCATGCACGGGCTCTTGTATATTTCAATATATCTTTATTTACACTGAGCAAGGCATTTGTTGATTCCAATACCTGTGCCATAATCTTAGCCTGATTGCCGAGTAAGCTATTTACCTCGGCATCGGCACCGGGTCTCTCTATTGCAGGGCTAGTCGCTGCAGATGCGGTCGGGGCGTCGGATCCATCTGTAGAAGATTTAGCGGGTTTGCCTGCCGGTACGGCCGACGGGCTATCAATAGTCGTTGCTGCTGGTGATTTCGGAACAGATATTTCAGTAGACTTTTTAGGTGCTACAGCAGTTCCAGGGGATAGGTTCATCTTTTCTACTTGTGCATTAACTTTTCGCCGGTGGGCAGCATCTTCACCACCGAAAATATTATCCATTACCCAGTCTGATACACCACCAACCACATCCTGTACATTTTCCCGGCCTTTATCATTTAATATACTGTTATATAATACTGTACCGGCCTGATATCCAAGATATGCTGCTCCTGCAAGAGCTATTAGCGAGCCACCGGCTGATATTAATCGTGAAGTTACGGATGCTGTACTCTTTGCAAAAGCTTCACTACTACCTGTAAGTATCGATATGGTGCTGCTTATCTTAGGACCGATCACTGCCAAGCCACCTAACACCATTGCAGCAATAGCAAGATTACTGCGAACTTGCGCATCGGTCGATTTTATCCCACCATACACTGCATCATTAAATAGTTTTAGTGCAGATGTGGCGGCGTTTACCTGTCCAATCATCGGAAAGAATGCCGCCTCTACAATTGCCTTGGTCCGCTCTATCTGCTGATTTAACCCGGCAAGTGATGCCTGTGTTTTCTGTGCATTATCCATCTGGCCTTCAGTTGCCTGTGATGTTGCTCTACTCTGCTGAATTACTGCATTCACAAGGCCGCCGGCGGCCTTTCCGCCCTTATCCCATATAGGTGCTAAGCCGGCAATTTTGCCGCCGGCATTATTAAACTGTTTACCTAGAGAATCAAGTCGTGCGGTAAGTTCTTTAGGTGTTATATGAAGCATATCGTGCGCTAATCGATTCAACTGCTCAGCTTCGGCGCCGAACCCGGCTGACACCAAGTCCAGATATCCCTTCACTTGTGCCGGGTTCGCTGCGCCGGCAAGTTCGGTAAACATTTCTCGAAGGCCGGCATCTTTGACTCCAGCCGCGGCCTTTGAAAAGTTGCCGGCGGCGTCTGTACCATATCGAGATGCAATAAGCATAGCGTCAGAGGACTTCGCAGTGGCTTTCATATTCTCCTGGACTTGCTGCTCAGACATACCCATAGTTTTTGATAATCTACTTAGTTGTCCTGCAAGTTTTACCGAGTCTGCAGCAATCGCTTCCGAGCTCTTTCCGCGAATATCCATATATCCCATCTCGGATTCTATAAGAGTTCCGATCATGTCTCCAGCGGACTCGCCATAATAACCGAGTTGATTAAGTTTAGGTGTGGCAGAGGCCAACGCCTTAGTAAACTTTGTTGCACCGATAGCATTTACGCTAGAAGAATATTTTTCCATTATCTTCTGCAGAGTTTCTAGACGTAGGCCGGTTTGTATAACCATCTGATTTAGTGATTCAAACCCATCAGTAGTTGAATTATTACCGTTCAGTAAGTTTATACCCGATGTGTACAACGAGTCATACACATCGAGATATTTTGTTTCGGCGGCGAATACCTTGCCGCCGACGGCGGCAATCATTCCTAGTATCTTATTGACTTTTTCGTCTTTGCCGAGTTTATCTTTAGCTAATCCTGCTTCGCGCTTCTTGCGGCGCTTTTCTAGCTCGTCATCAGCATTTCGTGTATGTAGATTTCTGGCAAGCTTTTCTAGCTCGTCATTTACTTTCTTTGCGTCGGCGGGCGATAGTCCGCCACCTGCTCCGCCGCCAATCCCTTTCAGCTTATTTAGACCTTCAAGGGTCTTCCCTTGAATTCTCATCGACTTTTCTAGAAACTCGGATATATCACTTAGTGTATCTTCAGTAGCCCACGCCGGTAGCTTACGGATTTCGTTAGCAAGAGTGTCTTCTGCGATGCCTGTAATAAAAACTGAGTTATCAGCCATAAAAACCTTCGATTATGTCCCGTGATAAATAAGTGAAAGAGTAGTCAAGACTATTTATCAAATACTTTTCAGAGGCAAATATGGATCAAAATGTAAATCCGCTAAAACAATATTTCAGAGCAATCAAAATGTATATGCAACTTCCTAGTGGAACGAGCTATTACACTCCGGGAATTATCGACTTCACAGATAAGGGCGAAGTTGCAGTTTATCCGATGACCGGAAAAGATGAGATTGCGCTCAAGAATCCCGACGCATTGCTAAACGGCGAAGCATTGATCGAGGTGCTTATAAGTTGCGTGCCAGCGGTAAAAGACCCACGCAAACTGCTTACAAACGACATCGATGCATTGATTACTGCTGTCAGATATGCTACATACAATGATTCCTTAGAAACCACAATACATTGTCCAAAATGCAATCACGAGAATACATATAAGCTCGATCTGCAATACGCACTCGATAACATGGCATCGCTAGAAACTGAATATGTAGTAAATCTAGATTCCGGTGTATCGGTATTTCTAACACCATACCGATTTCCCGAACTACTCAAAAGTCTACATGCTCAGTTTGAGCGAAACAAACTTGCACGGGCCGTAGATAGCGAAACATTATCGGATGAACAGAGATCAGGTATTTTCAGAAAAGCATTTAAGGAAATGGCCGTAACAAAGTTTTCTCTTATGTGTGGTGCTGTGGATAAGGTAGTAGACGAGAATAACAATGTAAATGTAACCGATAAATCGTTTATTCATGAGTTCCTTCAGAATATTGATAAAAAAAGTGCAGACAAGATTAGCGACATGATTGACGAAATCAATGCGGTAGGAATCAAACGAACATTTACAGCAACATGCGAAAAGTGTACCCATCAGTGGGATAGCGAGATTGACTTTAATCCTGTAAATTTTTCATAAGGTCACTAATGACTTACCCGGCCGAGAAGTTGGGTGACCTTATCGAATCATACATCAAGGACGGGTTACTACTCAAAGAGCAGATAGCTGATATTTGTTATCATATGGAAGGTGGCATTGAGTGGAATTCTGCGTGGGGTATGAGCTTCGAGGATAGAGAAATTGTTGTCAAAGTTATAAACAGACGTAATAAGGAAAAAAATCCGGGCGGCAAGGATTACATATAAGGATTGTATCATGCAAAAGAAAGATATACACGATGTAGAGTTACCAGGAGATGATATCGATTGCTGGGAGAAGTATCCTAAACATAGGTGGGTGTACGATCTATCACGCTTACTCGATGCACAACATATTAAGTGGAGTCCGTACAAGACTGATGAAATGACTTCTGAAATTCAGAATATGGAATTTGAAAGTGCTAAACCGGTGGTTTATGATCCCGCGCAGATATTCATCAAGGAACCTACAGAAATATGTGTGTGGACAGAGGTGTTTATTGTAAAAGGAGAGATCAAACTAATGCGCAAAGTCGATATCAACACACGTAAAGAAATCGACGGAATCATCGGCAGTATAGAACTTCGCATAAATGCCTTTGTCACTCTGTACTTCCAGAAGTTTACCGGTGTAATATCAGTGGGATCGGTAGGCGCAGATATATACTCAATCCGACTACGGCCAGTGTCAGAATTAGCCTTAGAGGCTAATGTAGACGTTGTGAAGCTCGGTAAGCGGATTTATAAGAGAACTGGCATTACGTTACATGGTCTTACAGACCAAGAACTTCACGAATCACTCGCTTCGTGAACTCAGCTCGCATTCGTTCGTCCTAGACACTTCGTGAACAATTTTGTAACACAGTGATTGTGTTTAGTATGATGACGGAGGAGTATGATGACGGAGGAGTCAGACCAAGGGTATCCAAAACCTGGATAAGGAAATACATGACAGTATCACCAGATCTGAACCGAAATATTTTTGTAGTGTTGGATTGATTATGTCAACTACACGCGTCAATAGCGTTTCGGAAGGGGCCTTGCGGCTCATTGCATTTGTAATCACTTTCAGATAGCAATTACGCAACCGGCGGGCCATACCCTGTTTTCACATACCCACCGCAAACTTAAACTCGATTATCTTACTCGCCACAATGGTGACATTCTTATAACCTTGCCCCTGCACACCCAGAGGTCTTGGCTGTTGCTCTCCATTCCGAAAGACACGCCAGCGAAAAGTTGTCTAGGCTCGCTAACCTAATGTGTTGTAGAAATACTGCTTTTTGGAGTTAAATGAGATTTGGGCTTGTGTGCTTGGTAGTTTTGATGTGTAAACCTATACGCTTTGATCTTATACGTTCACAGGGCGCGTCAGTCCTGCTATCTAATGATTTTCTAGTTTTGCTTGAACAGTGTTTGCTGTTAGCAGTAGTTATATCGCAGCGTCGCGCGACGCTGCGATTCTTGAACTACTATTAAGCTGCGTTAGATGGGAAAGATTTGCCTTCACCCCATATGACTCTAACTCCGCCATTACCACCGACACCACGAGTCGCGTCGACCCCTAGTCCGCAGCCGCCGCCACCGTATAATCCCCCATAACCGCCGGGCGCGGCCGATGCGTATGCGTTACCTGCATCGCCACCGGATCCTCCGTCACCGCCTGCACCGCTCGTGCTGCCGCCAGCGCCTGCAGCGCCTACACCAAATAATCCCACTCCGCCGCCGCCGCCAGCTAAGGAGCCGCCAGCACCACCACCAGCACCGCCACCTGTCCCGCTACCACCGGTAGTCAATGCAGTTCCGGAAAGGCTGGCGCCAGCACCACCGTTTCCAGAATATCCGCCAGCACCGGCACCGCCCGCAGCACCTGTGCCACTGGCCATACCTCCGTTTCCTCCGTTTCCACCTGTGCCGCCAGTTCCGCCACCACCTGTCGCAATATATCCGCCGTCGGCCAAACTTCTCTTAGACGCGCCCTGCCCGCCTGCTGCTATTAGTATTGTTGCCCCGCCTATGTCGTTAACAACTATAGAGTTAGTCCCTGAGAACCCGTTATTATTGGTACTACCTGACCAAGTGGTGTTATTTGCTGCCCGCCCGCCTTGTCCGACAGTAATAGACAGCGTTTGGCCAGGCGTAACTGATATATTGTTCACATATCTCAATCCACCGCCGGCGCCACCGTTTCCGTAGTTGGCCGGAATATTAGTTCCACGAAATGCACAGCCACCGCCGCCACCACCTACTGCGACTATAGAAACAGCCGTAACACCTGCCGGTACAGTAAACGATCCTGTCGAGTTAAATAGTTGGGAACCTGTAGCAACAGTTACAGTGATATAATCTGTCTTTACTATAATATCCGATCCTGCAGAATTTGTTACTGTTAGCTTCACAGTATATGTTCCACCGACTGTGTACACATATGTTGGGTTTTGGGAAGTAGATGTTGCTGTGCCGTCATTTTTAAAATCCCACAACCAGGATGTTGGGCTATTTGTTGAGGTATCAGTGAAGTTTATGGTTAGCGGAGAATTGCCGCTAGCAGTATCAGCTGTGAAATTAGCCACCGGTACAACGGCTATCGATCCCATAATAACGCGACCGTCAATGATAATATTATTTAAACTTGTCGACATTTAGAAATTTTCCATATTATTAGTTGTGAATACACGCAGTTCACTCGAACGACGTAGCCAACCTGTGAGGAATCTTGATTGAGATGGATTGCGTGCAACAATATCGCGATAGAACTTATCTCTGACATCGCACACCTTATTGCATAAATCTATAGGATCAAATCCTGCCAACGCTGTAAGTGTTTGTTTACCGATAATGCCGTCGGCGTCGACGCCTGCAGCCGTTTGCAAGAACTTCTTAGCGCGGCCGACCCCGTGGTTGACACAGCAGTCAAAATGTAGAACTGCTACACGTGGGTCAAGTCTATCACACAAACCGGCAATCCAGTATCTATCGTAATAAACCGCCTCTGCGTCTTCCCATGTTAGTGCAGTAATGTCTAGGTCAGTATTGGCATTCTTTGCGACGCCAAATTTTGTTTCGCCGCCGCGGTCGAGTGGATCATCAACGTAACCCACTGCCTTTCGCTGTGCTGGTGTATCAATAAGTCCTGCTTCTACGTCTGGTGTTAACTTAAAATTAGATCCCACTTCATACAACATGGCATGTAACACTGCTGATTCAAATGCTGCACTATACATAATTTTTCTCCTTGTTTTTACAATTATTACCGTGCGATCGAGAAAAATTACCGGGATCTGATACTCCGCGGCAATATATACAAGAAATTTTTGGACGGTTAAATGCTTTTATAGATTTTCTTTCCTTTGTTTCTGCAGAATCTGCCTTACCGGTGTTAGGCGAAGGTTTTCCGAACATTGGATTATGTTCCCCGGATAGTTTTTCTGATATCTTCTTTTTTACAGATAGCGGTGTTTTTCTATGTTGAGAAAGTTTTGTATCTGATATTTTAGATTTTGTCTCAACTGTGTGCGCAATATTGCGATTCGGTGCGGGTCGACCATAGTTGTGATGATTAGTTCCTGTCTTAGATTTTAGATTACTTATTAATCTTCGTCTTAACCACCCGTACACTTTATTATTTCTTTTATGTTTCTGCGTGCCAGCAGACATCATTATTGCCGCATAAACTAATTTAGGTTCTGTGGGATGTATCTTAATTAATAATTGATGCGCTACATAATGTTCTTCGGGTGTAAGAGACACAATGTTATCAGCTATGTCTAGCCCACCTATACACTTCGGTACAATATGATGTCTCTCTGTATATTCGCACAAGATCCTATTCTTTGCACGATTAATAAGTCGATCATAGTGATTAAGATAGTTCATGATATATTTATGATAAATAATAAAAAGGGGACATAATGCCATCCAAATCAAAAGCTAAGGGAAATGCCTGGGAACTCGATGTAGCGAAGTTCTTGACAGAAACCTATAAAGAGTCTTTCATAAGGATTCCATCATCGGGCGCGTTCGTTGGTGGGAAAAATACATTCCGCAAGTCGCAAATCGACGCAGCCCAACTGCAAGGTAAGAAGGGCGATATTCATCCGCCCGAAGCGTGGAAACATTGGAATATTGAGTGTAAGTCGTATGCCGACTTTCCTTTTCACCAGCTCTGGTACGCAGACGTGAAAATCCTCGACGCTTGGATTCAACAGCAGAAGGACGTCGAGGATGAGGGAGACTTGAACCTAATTCTTATAAAGATATCACGGAAAGGCCAGTGGGTTGTGTATCCCCAAAATCTAGGCTTTGTTGCGAATCGCTATCTTCCGTATAAGGGATGGATGTTTGTTGCATGGGATCATTTTTGGTCAAGCACAATAAACCAGCAGCTAGTAAAACGTCTTTCGGTTGAGTCGACCAATCAAACATCTCCATTGACCGCTGCCCATCTTCAGTTCGAAGAAATTCTACAGTCTTAGAATTTGATCTATCTATAGCATACTGTGCTTCGCTTCCTTTACTTAATATAGCGACGCGCAGTCGTAGAGCTATCTCCCAATTGGCGTAGCCGCTGCCATCAAAATCTACTCTTGTGCTATTGGATTCCATTGTGGCATATTTTATACCAATAGATCTTGCAGTAGACGAATCCCACTTCTTGCCCTTGCTTTCTGCAGCTTCTTTTTGATTTTGAATCTTTTCAAGCAGAATATCATACATGTCTTTTGCTTCAACTCGCCGAGACTCAATTATACTAGGAAAAGACGATCCATGCAGATCTTCCATTAACACAATAATTGTAATCATATTCTTTGTTGCTAAATTATCTTCGCTTACTGAATATTTTGCTTCGTGTGATGACTTTAGCGTTGATTTCTTATTTTTCTCGTTCTTTTTCCCGGTGTACAACGTACCGTCTTTGCTCTGCCAAATAGTATGAAATGACACAAACGATGATTTTAATTCAACAGGTACTAATTTATTATCTTCAACTATATATGCGTCTACCCCGTGTTTTTCTGTTAGAATAGGTAATGCATTTACTGCTACAGCAGAAATTAAATCTTCCATTTTACCACTAAGAGATGCCCATGATATTTCTTTAGGTGTAGCATCATACCAATAATATTCTGTAGGATTAAATTTGTTTTCTGATTTTTGTTTAAGCCAGGTTTTCTTATTTAACGCTATTCTATGTTGTGCTTCTGCAATGCTTTTTATTTTCATTCTTCTGTATCCGCAGTTTCTAGTGTTGTAAATCCACCTTCCTTTACTACCTTGAGTACGTTTGTTACTCTACCCATTAGTTCGTCTCTGTGCGAGATAAGGAAAATATTTCTCTTGTTTTCTCTTCCCATCTTCTTAAGGATTCCGAGTGCTGCTTCCACACCACTTGTATCCAATCCAGAGTCAATCAATTCGTCAATAAATAGCAAGTTGATCTTATCATTCATGCTCTCATAGACATCACGGAACGCCCAGCTCAATGATAGGATTAGTCGTGTGCGCTCTCCTCTACTGAGATTATCAAAGTCGAACTCTTTACCGTATAGGGCAATTTCGACCTCCAAATCGCTTTTGAACTTCACCGCATGTGGCAGGCCAATATCTGTAAGATAATGTGCAAGACGGTGATTCAGCAAAGTCAAATTCTGATCGATAATCTTCTTTCTAATGAAACTATCTTTGCTTGTGAGCAATTTCATTAGAAATTCTTGATGGTCGCGCAGCTTAACAAGTTCGTTGAGCTTTGTAAAGTCGATGTCCTGTAAACCATCACGACGCAGGCTTTCGATCTGGTCGATGAACGGGTTTACACTGTCCATTTCTTGTGCAAGGTTGTTACCAAGATTATCGAGTGTAGACTTGTGGTTGTATGCTTCGTCGATGGTTCTGTAGAATGTTTCTGGAACTTTCGGAATAATTGATGAGACAGACTCCGCGAGAGTCTTTATTTCATCTCTTTTAGAAGATTTTTCTAAAAGTCTCTTCACTGCATCGTCGTGATCTTCTTTATCTTCGTCATGCAGTTTCTTGTGAGTCTCCGCATCCATAGGCTGATTACACTTAGGGCAGATATCGTCTGAATAACTTGTTAAGTTTTTCTCGAGCCTGTTTTTGACCCGCGTGATCTCCGCAATCTCCTTATCGTACCCGGAGATTTCTTTTGTGAGGGATCTGTATTCTGCGGTAAGGTCTTCAATCTCTTTCTTTGTTTTGTGGAGCGCGATTTCAGAATCAATTTCGACTGAGAGCATCTCCATAATAGAGCTCTGCAAAACTTCAATCCTAGATACCTTAGCAGTTTCCCATGCTTTGGATTTAGTTTCAAGACCCTTAATATTCGTTTCGATTCGGCGGTTTGCTTCTGTAGCCGCCGTAATCCTAAACTCTTCTTCTTTGATTTCATCTCTCGTAACCTTTGCTTCTTCCTTTAGCTTTTCTGCTTTCTCAGAAAGTTTAGTGATACCGAGCAGTTGTTCAATGATGACACGTTGGTCATTGGTGCGCAATGCAAGAAATGGTTCGACATAAGTGTTTAGCGCAAGGATATGTTTGAACATATCATGCGAAACACCAATTAGACGTTCAATCTCTTCTTGCGTATGGCGATTTTCACCTTGTGCTTCGTTCGTATCTTTTTCTTCGCCGTCGTCTTTTTCTTCATCACCGTCTTTGATGAATTTGAAAATGCCAGGCTTACGCCCGCGTTCAATCTTATACCCAATACCGCTGACCTCAAAGGTCAGCGTGACCAACATGTGTTTCATGTTGGTTGCATTTATGAGATTATCCTTACGAATATTAGTAAGTGCCGATCCGTATAGTCCGTACGATAATGCATTTACTATTGCTGATTTCCCGACACCGTTGCGATTATCGTTACCACCCAGATCTAGATTCTCCCCTAATACCAGCACAAGATCAGCGTTAGTAAATACAAGTGACTGAGTAACATTTCCCACTGAGAGGAAATTTTTCATTGTTAGTGATTTTAGTTGGAACATTATAGCCTATTGTATATTTCGATGAGCTTGTTTGGATCAAATGCATCGCTATCGATATTTGTCAACTGCTCGATCACAATCTGATCCACAGTCTTAAATGTAATATCGCCTGCATAATCCTTTGCTAGCTCATCTTCCTGATTGCGTACTAACTTGAACTCTCGAACATCGTACGAACCCACAAATGTTTCTCTCAGAAACGTTGCCTCTTCGTAGGTTATATCTAAGTCTAATGTCACCTGAAGGTATGTTTTAGGCTTTAGATACAGGTCTGGATTAGCTAGTAATGCAGCAAGATTGATTGTGATAAAACGTGGACCTTCGGTATAATCAATCAACTCCGGTACGCCGTCCCACTCTAAAAACATTCCGCCACGTTCAAAATCCCACACGTCAGAATAGTTGTGGCCGAACGGGTTGCCGATGTAGTTGATTTTACCCTTTGTTTGTCTCTTATGGAAGTGCCCAGAAAACACGTACTCTTGATGCGGGAAATGATCAGCATTTAGATTTCCGTGATCGGGCATTTCGACCATAGCATTCATTTTGAAACCCGGTAGCTCTAAGTGTCCAAAGAGATACTTTGTTTCAATATCAGCAACAGTCTTCCATTCTTCTTCAACAAGCCAAGGAATCAGTGCAACATCTCCACTGATAAATGGTTGGTCAACGAGTACAATATTAGGAAACTCGCTACCAACAATCATTGAATGAATTTCACGCTTCTCACGATAAAACAAATCGTGATTACCTACCATAATGTAGACTTTCTTAAAGGCAGCATTTAGCTTCCTAAGAGCCTGCATTGTGTAGTCAAGCGTAAGGATGTTGATATTAGATCTGTGGTGGTGCCAGTCGCCTAGAAAGAAACACGTTTCCGCACCCCTTTCCTTAGCAACTGAAATGATCCACTCAACAAATTCGAGACAGTCTTGGTTATGCTCTCTCGAATTGTGTCTTAGTCCAAAGTGAATATCGGTGAAACAAACAGCTTTTTCGAATAGATTAATCGTGGTCATCTTTGATAGATTCCTGTGCGTCTTCTCTCAAGCGACGGATCTCACCTTCGAGGGCAAGTTGTCGCGAAAAACTCGGGCTTGCGCCACTATCGATAAGCATGTCATCACGCAAATCTTGGTTCTTCTTTTCTAAGTTGAGCACACGGGTAAAGCTATTCGAGACGCTTGCTGTGTAATACGAGAATGGGTTGTCGGACTTATATTCGTCGAACTGTAATCCCATTTGTGCAAGTTGAAGCAACGCCTGTCCCTTCATTTCATCAATGTAGGTATAGCCGCGCCAGTTGCCACGCTGGCCATACTTATTCACCATAAGAATAAACATCTTTGCTAGCTTGTTTGTAATGGATCCGTGTTCGGAACTGAATTTACCCTTCTTTGAATGCGATCTGCCAACTTCTTTCGCTTGACCATTTTCAATTACATAATGCTTGAAGGGATAGAAGTTTAGCTTCATATAGCTGTCTGCTGTACTCTTTGGTGTCTTCTTTCTACCCGGCGCAAGAGGGATATGATCAAATCCCAGTACGCGGAATACAAGATCGTCGACCGGTACAGTGGTAGGGCTAATCTTATACTCAGCCAGACGTGGCTTGTCAGCCTTTGTCATCACTACTGTATTCGCTACCGCAATCTCGAATGCGGCAACAGCAATCCGTGCTGCGCGAGTTGCTTTACCCTTTTCTTGGATTTCTGGAAGGAATATGTCTTGCAGATCTTCTACGATTACATCGTAATCGCTGTACTTAGGATCAATATATTCACAAAACGAATTTTTGCTCCGGTGAATCTCCTTCAACATATCCTTATTGTTTAGATAGTTAATTTTCTTTACAGGTGCAATTGTCATCATTACTGGTGCTGCTTCTTGTTTGTCATCATCATCGAATTCGTCGATCATTGATTGGTCTCCTAAGGGTTTCGTGAAGTATAAAGCATTCGCCGTCGAATGTCAAGAATTTCTGGATAAAAGCATATGTTTATGACTAAGATAAATAAGCAAAGCAAGGAGAATAGTATGCCAGCAGTAGATTTTAGAGCAAGGTTACAACCGAAAAGTATAATTAATGCTGTAGATATTCTCGGACCACGAGATAACACAAATATTCTTTTTCCTTTATATCGGACTAACGGCGTTCTATTTCCGTATACCCCGACAGTGTCAACCGGAGCAACAGCCGAATATGATCAGATGCCATTTGTACACTCTAACTATTCGTATAACTCGTATATAAGATCTTTTCCAAAACCTATCAGTATATCTGCTGAGTTCACTGCACAGTCAAACGATGAAGCATTGTATTTATTAGCTGTGATACATTTCTTTCGGTCCGTTACGAAATCTTATTTTGGCATCACCCCCTATAATAAGGCCGGCACCCCACCACCTACACTCTTATTCAACTACCTTGGCCAATATCAGTTCAATAATGTACCTGTTATTGTCAAGTCATTTGATTACTCGTACGAAGCAACAGTCGATTATGTACCTGTAAGTACCACCACTCCTCAAATTTATAGTGCCGGCCTTGGAGTAAATCTCCCGGGAAGTACCGGGTTTACCTATGTGCCGACACACATAAAGGTGACTGTAGAACTAGACACGCAATACATACCTATCAAGATAAGAAATGAATTCAATCTCGATAAGTTTAGACAGGGAAAACTAATGGATAAGGGTTATATCTAATGGCACAAAACTTCAAAGATACAAGTCAATATTTTCAGACACCGGTGTCGAACTGGTATCTAGATTTATGGGTGCCGCGTACAGTGCCGGCGAGCGACTTTGATAAGATAGTCGCTATTCCACCGGAGTTCGACCAAAGACCAGATTTAATGAGCCAGCAGGAATATGGTACTCCGCGGCTATGGTGGGTATTTTGCGTAAGAAATCCAAATCTAATGGCAGACCCCATTAACGACTTTATTTCGGGATTAGAAATCTATGTCCCGGCTAACATTCTAAAACAATAATATGGCAGCAAGCGGCGCATCACAGAGTAGCAAGGGGTTCGGGTCCGGTGGCAAGGTCATCGACAAGTCGGTTGCTGGTGGAATAAGACCACCAGCAACACCGGGTGCGGCGAGACCACCTGCATCCGCACCCCCGGTAGTACAGGGTAATTCCTTTGCCCATAAACCAGGAAACGTAGTCTCAGATGATAAGTTTCAACTAAATCTTGCATTCCAACCAAATATATTAGATAACTTCGATGTGTATACATATCATTGGAAACTATTTATAGTAGATCCAGAAAGTGCTGCCACCGGCAAGATTCTAGAAACAAAGAACCAAACTATCATTGCGGAATCTGGCGTAACTGATCTTACAATCGATAAGGTCGACATTCGCGGAATAACAACACCCTCTATCGAAACGGGCACTGGTGTAGCAACAAACGTAAAGTTTGAAATCACCGAACCATCGGGTGCTGGCCTTATTGATAAGATATTCTATCAAGCAATAGGGCTCGGTATAGGAAACTGGTCGGTTATGCCAGTGTATTTGCAGCTTCAGTTTCGTGGTAGAGATCCCACTACATCGGAATCGTTGATCGACGGTGCAGCCGGTAGTATTGCCACACTAAAATGGGTATGGCCATTGAAACTAACAACAATTAAGGCCAACGTGACCACGGTAGGCACTAGATATGATTTCGAAGCAATCATATATAACGAACTTGCACAATCCAATGCATATTTTACTATGATGAGCAGCGTGGTACTTAGTAATCTAAAAAATGTTACAGATGCGCTAAATGAACTACAAGATAAGCTGAATGCTGATCAAATGCTAAAACTGATTGACAACTATAGCATACCCGATATATTCAAGATTGTTGTTGATCCTGCCATTGCAGGCGAAGAACTATTTGCATTCAACAGTAACGAAGATTCTTCAAGAAGTGGATCAATGACTGCGCTCGATAAAAAGGATGCTACGTTTGGTCCGGGCACCTCTGTAGATAAGATTATCGACACCATTTTGGCCCATACTCCTAAGTTTCAGAAAAGTATGGTGGGATCGGATACACCCGGTGCAGAAGGTAAACCGTCGACATCGGATCCTTCGCAAATGAAAAAGATGTGGAGAATCATCACCGAATCTCGTCCATTACAGTTCGATCCACGACGATTAGACGATGCAAGAGAGTTTACGATATTTGTGATAGAATATGATGTTGGAGTCCTTGAATCTAACGTATTTCAAGAAGCAAACGGCAAAGACTCAATTGCCGCTGAACGTAAGCGACTTATTTCTTATCTTGATAAGAGTATATTAAAGAAAAAATATAATTACATATTCACCGGCCTAAACGATCAGATTATCAATTTTGATCTAACTGTGAATAATGCATTTGCGGTATCGCAATCCAGAATGGGTGGCATATATAGTAATCTAGCAATGTCGAGTAAAGGTATTATTACACAAGATAATGCAGCAGCCGAAGCAGCCATTACAGAGAGACTGAGCGCGGCAATATCATTCAATAATACAGCACAGCCGGGCATTCATAATGTGAAATCTATAAAAGACAGTCAAGCATCCATAACCTCTGCGATAAATGCATCCTCGTTATCGGAAGATACAAAGAACAGATATATTACTTTATTGGAACAATCAAAACCAGAAAACAGAACAAACTTTCTAAATCAAAGTGCATACGGTGGTATAAATAATGACGGCAAGTTAGGTGTCGCACGAGCTAAGGCAACAAATCTTGCCAAACCGCAGTCTGAACAAATAACTAATCAACAGTTGAATTTTATATCTGATGTAAATACAAATCTAAAAGATCCAAAAAACGCCGCCACTGTCGGTGCATATAATGCCTATCTTGAAGGAGTAAAGGGTAAGCTAAGGCCTATCGCCCACATCGAGCAACTGCAAGATAAACAAATCGGCCAGAGTATAGAATCGAGCAGTAATTCCGGGATTCAGAAACTATCTAGTATGTTTTCTGTAGCAATGCACAGTAGTCTAGATTCGTCATTTCAGTCAATAAAACTTACAATCAAGGGAGATCCATTCTGGCTATTCCCACAACCGTTCTCTGGAGATAATAGGCCGATATATAACACATTGAAAGATCCAGTTATTGCTATAGATTGGATCAAGAATGCCCATTTTAGGGCAGCAGGCGAGTATGCTAACTATTATGGCACAGATAACTTTTTGATTATACGATTTAGAACCCCGCGTATATATACTTCAGAAGAGACATCGGCTGAGACCACTATGTTCAACGAAGTAGCTACATTCAGCGGCGTGTATAAGGTGACCCGAGTTTCCAGCAGCTTTGCATCAGGTAAATTTACCCAAGAACTAGAATGTATATTAGACCCATTTATCAATATCGTGAACTTCTCAGCTGAGATTGAAGGAAATGCCGAGAAGAAAGATGTTGCAACATCGGAAGCCGAACCAAGAACTTATTCGGATATTCCGCCCACCGCAGTAAAAACACAGAAGCTTGCTACTCTGCCAACAACTAACGGTAAGGGTGTAGTAAGCGAAGGTGCGAATGCCAATGATCTAAGTACACGATTGGCAAATGATGCGAAACTTGCTAAGACAGTAACAATGAACGATCTCCTGGGTAAAAAATGACATATCTAAATACAAATGAACGAACTGTTTCTGCCACTGCTAATGAGCGGTTCCAGGGACTTGGCAGACAACCTGCACTGTTCGGGCTCTTCATCGGGTTCGTAAAGAACGCCGATGATGTACAAAGAAACGGCCGTCTGCAAGTGTGGATTCCAGATTTTGGATCAGCACCTACTGAACAGCAAAGCTGGATTACCGTAAATTATTGTTCTCCATTTGCTGGCGCCACAAACGTAGCCACAACAAGTAAGTCCGATATAAAAACATTCGACGGCACACAAACCTCCTACGGTATGTGGATGATTCCTCCCGACATAAACAACGAAGTAGCGGTGATGTTCATCGGTGGTGACCCATCAAAAGGTATTTGGATCGGTTGCTTGTATAATCAGTATATGAATAATATGGTTCCGGGTATGGCAGCCGACACAAAAAGTTGGCAATATCCGGGCAAGCCAGTGCCTGTTGCCGAATATAATAAGAATGATAGTAGTATAACTAGGCCAGATGCAGCATATAGTCCCTATCAGAAAACAAAGTTCAAGGGATTAGGTAATCAAGGGCTAATCAGGGATGAGGGCAGAGGCATTACCACTTCCAGCGCACGTCGTGAATCGCCGAGTAATGTATTTGGTATTATTACTCCGGGCCCGGTGGTCGACATAAATGCTACTCCAGAAAATATCAGACGTAAAGGTGGTTCGTCATTCATAATGGACGATGGCGCCGGTTCTGAATATGTTCAACTAACAACAAAGACTGGAGCACAGATTAGACTAGATGAAACAAACGGATTTGTGTATCTAATCAACCGTGACGGAACATCGTGGGTGCAAATGGATCAACACGGTAACATCGACATATTCGGTGCCAACAATATCTCGATGAGATCGCAACGAGATTTCAATATCAGAGCCGATCGAAATATCAACATAGAAGCCGGTCAGAATATATTCATTAAGGCAGCAAAAGACACAATTGAAGAGACTACATCATTCACCTATGATGTAAATAATGCGCCCGAATCACTGACTATTCCTGTTTACGCATATAAGGGCGAAGGTAAAGGTGCTGGCGGAAATATCGTTATGCAGGCGCTAAACAACTGGCATAGCACGACTCAGAGCAATGCATTTCTGACAGTAGTTGACAACAATATGGATATCAAAATCGGTAATGCTCTTGGGATGACTACCACAAACGGTGGACAAGATTTCAACTCAAAATTGGGTATAAAGATAACCACTGATGCTGCATTTGACTTAGCAGTAACAGGTAACATTCGTGCAGGATCAAAAGGTTCTGTTTCTATAGTAGGGACAAGCGATGTTATTGTGTGTTCTTCCGCAGGCATTTCTATAAACTCTCAGGGCGATATCAAAGAAGTTGCTGCCGGAAATCTGCTAATGACATCCGGTAATATTATAACTTCCGCCAGCGCGCTGAGTTTCGGGGGTACAGCAAGTATTGCAGGTATGACTACCCTTGCAGGCGGATTAATGGCTGCGGGTCCTGTTTCGTTAGGAGGCGCCGCACCATTTACACCTGCAGGCGATACAAATCCTACAGCGAGTGAGGGCGCATTATCAGCATCTACGGCACGTCCTGCTGAAGTAAAACCACTAAACGATAAGATCAATATTCTTGCAACCTGGGAAAACGAAGAAAATAAGTTCAAGAGAAATGCACTTTCGGTAAGAACTACAGTCTCGAGATATCCTACATACGAACCGTGTCCCGAACATGAAAAGTTTGTGTTTGGTGATATAGCAGGATTCGCACCAGAGATAACCGAAAGTGACAAAACATACGAAGGATCAAGTGGAGTAGGAAACTCAGCAACAGTTGCACCTGCAGGCTCCACTACCCCTGGCGCAAATAACACGTCAATCGAGGGTGATCCAGTAACAGATAGCAGTACTGGGAAAGATATAAACATGAATGCACTTCGTAACCAATTGATTATTCACGAAGGAAAGAAGGACAAAGTATATCTAGACACCGGCGGATTATTACATAGCGGGATAGGTCATTTATTACGCGCAGGCGAAGCAGCCCAGTTCCCATTAGACTCGCCTATTTCAGAGACACAAATCGAATCATGGTTTACACAAGATTCGACATCAGCAATAAAGATTTCCCAGGAACTACTCGGGGATACGTGGAGTGAACTGTCCGATATTAGAAAACGAGCAATGGTTGATCTTTCCTATAATATAGGCAAGGCCAGGCTGTCAAAGTTTACTAAGTTTATTTCAACAATGAAGTCAGCAGATTTTAATGCTGCGGGCGATGCTCTACGCAGCTCGAAATGGTTTGTACAGGTAGGCCGTCGTGGGCTTAGTGTGGTCTCAATGATTGTCAACAACATCGATCCAACAGGATCTGATAAAAAGTTTCCGAGATAATATATGTCATGCGCTCCTCCAACAATCACCGTAGGTGGTGTAACAATATCCACAAGCGATTTTCAGAATGCGAAAGATCTTATCGATCTTGTCAGTGGTGACGGTGGCGATCCTACTCTTGACGGATATGATGAAAATATTGCTGGCGGAAACAATACATCTGGACGCCGCGGAGTTCAGCTAGGTAGCATATCTACTCAGACAAGTTTACCATCGAGTATCGCACATTCATCATCTATGACCGATATGACTCCGGCTAAAGGCGGGAATGGTTCACCTATCCCCGCCACAATATGGAATCGTAACTATGATTATCTGCTTAGTACCAACTTCACAGTGAAGAGTCTAACCGTAGGCACACTATTTCCAAATCAACTATCTAATTATATGTCATACACACAGGATGCAAGATTTTGTAATCTGCAGAATCTATCTGTGAATATTTTAGAACCATTATTGGCAAAGTTTGGAAAGATAACAGTTAACTCCGGTATTAGAAATGCAACATCAACCCCATCTGGTGTAAGCCAACATATTACCGGCCAGGCATGTGACATTCAAGTGCAGGGATGGACATATGCAAGATATTGGGATGCAGCAATATGGATAAAGAATAACATTCCGTTTGACCAGTTTATCTTCGAACACAGTGATAAGACCGGACTCGCATGGTTTCATTTGAGTTATAACAAAGACGGAAACCGACCTGTTTCTGCACCTACAAAAGTAATGACAATGTATAGAAACCAATACGATGCTGGACTAAAACGCTTCGGATAACAAACAATAAAGCATCATATAATATCCCTGATAAATAAAGAAAAGGGAGTATTATGGCATCAAATCAAAAAGGGTTTGTTCAACAACAGCGAATAACTAGAAAGCCGTATTTCGTTGGATTCAATACTGTTGGGCAGCCTAATCCCCCATATTCGTTAACAAACCTCGAACTTGTAAAGAGGGACATTCTCAATCAATTTGCCACCCCGATAGGTTCGCGATTGATGCTTCCGTCGTTTGGCACGCGGATTTATGATCTTCTATTTGACCCGTTTGATGAAATAACAAAAAATGCCATAGTCGATGATGCTGTGCGAGTAGTCGGTGATGATCCACGAGTTCAACTTGTAAACATTGATGTGTTTCAGGAAGACCAATCACTCAACGTATCAATAGACCTATTATTTGTACCCGAATCAGTAACAGACAACCTATTTGTGTCTTTCTCGCTGAAAGATAAGGAAACATTCTAATGTCAGAAAGTGTAAGACAGTCCTCGCTCTTTGCAGCAGAGGATTATAAAAAAGTATTTAAAGCATATCAGTTTATTGATTATACCGCCTACGACTTCGACACGTTGAAGCAGGCACTAATGAATTATATCCAGACATATTATCCCGAAGATTTCAACGACTATATCGAAAGTTCGGAGTTCGTTGCTATTATTGAACTACTTGCGTACTTCGGCACAAGTCTTGCATTCAGGACTGAATTAAATAGTCGTGAAAACTTTATCGACACTGCAGAACGCAGAGAAAGTATTATCCGCCTTGCTCAGATGGTAAACTATGTTCCGCGCAGAAATATACCTGCGAGCGGACTATTTAAAATATCATCTGTACAAACCGATCAGCCACTCACCGATGCCAATGGTGTCAATCTAAATGATGTATCTATTTTCTGGAATGATCCTAATAATCCAGATTGGTTTGATCAGTTTATTCAAATAGCAAATGCAGCATTCAGTACACTAAATCCATTTGGCCGACCAACAAAGAGTGGCACAATCGGTAGTATTCCTACTGATCTTTATCAACTGAACAATATTCTTAGACTGACTGTTGCATATCAGTCATCTATAACAATTAACGCTCAACAGTTCCCTATCGATATCTGCAATCCAGATTTTGTAACGAACGAAACAATATTCGAAAGAGATCCAGATCCTGCCACACCATTCAATTTCATTTACCGAAATGATAGTTTAGGTGTAGCATCTGCTAATACAGGATTCTTCTTGTACTTCAAGCAGGGTACATTAATGAACGTCGACACCAATTTTGATTTTCCTGTGCCTAATAGAGTATTCCCTATAGCCATCAGCAACATCAACCAGGATGATGTATATGCGCAAGAAACAGATCAAAACGGAAATGTAATTTCTAAGTGGAAGAAAGTTCCCGCACTTGCCGGCGAAAATATCATTTACAACAGCATTCAGTTCTCTGAAAGAAATATCTTTGATGTTATTTCTGGCGCCAGCGACACTGTGTCTATTCGATTCGCCGACGGTAATTTCGGCAATGTACCAACTGGATTATTTAGATTCTGGGTACGTACCAGTGCAAACCAAGCTCTTGTAATTCGTCCAGACGATGCACAAGGTCTGCAAATTAATATTCCATATATCGGTGCAGATCAACAACAATATACACTTCGTGTGGTATTCAATCTAGAGCAAACAATCGGAAATGCTGCCGCCACCGAAACTGACGAACAAATTAAACTTCGCGCACCTGAGGTATTCTCAACACAGTCACGTATGGTAAATGGAAGTGACTATAATGTTCTTCCATTGATCTACGGAAATCAGATTTCTAAGATTCAGGCAGTAAATAGAACATTTAGCGGACAGAGCAGATATATTGATTTGAATGATCCAACTGGCTTTCATAAGGATCTGATTATCTTTGGCCAAGACGGCGCATTGTATCGCGAAGACCAAAATCTACTTGCAGAAGTAGTACGTGATGCATCTAACCTCGGAAATATTCAGACTGTAATTGTAAACACAATTCAGGAAATGCTCAGAAGCGACCGTGTATCAAAATTCTTCTATGACGAATATATTCCACAGTTCGAAGAGAAAGTTAGAGTAAATCAGACTGCATTTCCGGTCGGCCCAGGTGCTTCACTAGCAGGCAAATCTTTACTTGATCTTTCTAACTCTGCACAGCTACAGCTATATTGGAAGACAAGCCCGCAAAAGTTCAAAAACGATACTGGTTATTTTGCTAACGCGCCAGCGTCTACCGCTGCGGTAGCATTAGTGAATACATTCACAGATAACGTGTTAGTCGGAACAAATCAGGCGTGGGGATTTATTCGCACAGGAGCAACTGTTGAATTTGCTGACCCGACGAATATTGATAAAACTCGAAACACCGCCGGGGTATCAAGTGTAATACAAAACGGTCTTCAGCTAGTTGTAAATCCTGCAAATCAATTCTCAGCAATAGGACCAGTCGAATTGAGTATTGAAGAGCAAAACTCGACTGCACTTAATCCGTATAGGGCCATAAAGGTATATCCTATATTTAGAAACGAGTTGTCATCCACGGAAGTACAGGAAGTTATCAGTAGAGTTGCTGCAGGATCATCTTTCTGGATGTATTACGATCTGCTCGATGATGTGTGGAAAACTACATTAGGAACTATGCCAGCGCCACCGTTTGTATATCCACCAACAACGGGAACAGGAATCTATTCCGATTGGGCATTATATCCTGCAAGTGGCCTGGTATATGTAAATATAAATTCTGTAAGTAGCACGGTTACCTATGATGTGACAGTGCGCGGTAGATCATATGTGTTCGAATCCTACAGAGATGTTAGATTCTATTGGGAACCTAACCAGAGTGTGATTGATAATGCCACAGGCCTGGCGCTACAAGATACCATTGAAATCATGCCAGGCATAAACACAAATAAAACTGTTGACAATAACGAACCTATTCCACTATCACTAGTAAACATGCTGCCGAAGCAAGTTAGTTTCAATATCACAGGTGTGTTCACACAGGACGATGGATATGTGGATAACTCGAAGGTCGAGGTATCGCTAGTTGATTCCAACGACGACGGAGTTACAGATAGTCCAGAAGGATTTAACGAAATAGTTTCGTCAACCGATAGAGTGGTATTCGAGTATTACGCCAACGAAGTCACTGGTTATCAATCTACACGCCCATGGGTGTCTAAGTGGAATATCCTACTAGAGAACGATGATCCATTGGTTGTAAATCCGCCCACACTACCGGCAGTAGGGGTTATTAATGGTACAATCAGTGGAACATCCGGTGCAGTCGATATGGCTGGTGTAGATCTATTGTTTGTCAAAGATGCAGGAATACTTACATCCATAGCAGCTCAACTAACTGCTGCATTCATAGTCGATGGTAGTGTAGATAAGGTAGAAACATATAATCAATTTTTCCTAAACAAGACTTATGTTGTCAAGAACGAACCCGGTTATGGCGTGTATTACTCCTTATCACTTACCTATCCTTTAAGCAATCCATCGGGACTTATATCTGTTGTAGTTGACGCAACTCACTATGATAGAAATGGTAAAGTCTTCACGCAGAACACAACCTATAATACCGATCAACAGTTACCGCTATATTTCAAGTGGAGTCACTATTCGCCAATTGATCAAAGAGTCGATCCATCGCCGATGAACATCATTGATATGATTGTTATTACAGATGGATATTATCGAGATGTGACTATCTGGAAGAACACCAACGGCACTCTTGCAACTTTCCCTGCTGCACCTACAACTGAAGAACTTAGAATTCAATTCCAAGATCTAAATCAGTATAAGATGCTCAGCGATAGCATGATTTGGAATTCAGGAAAATTCAAATTACTATTCGGATCACAAGCACAACCAGAGTTGCAGGCTACTTTCAAGGTAGTTAAGGCTCCATCAAACAACATCAGTGATAACGAAGTTAAGACAAAGGTTATTCAAGCAATCGACACATACTTTGATATCAGAAACTGGGACTTCGGTGAAAAGTTCTTCTATACTGAACTTGCGGCATTCATCCACCAACAACTATCGAGAGTTATTAGCTCGGTGGTTATTGTTCCAAATAATGCAAGTTCTGTATTCGGCGACCTATTTGAAATTATTGCATCTACAGATGAAATATTCATGTCAACTGCGACGGTAAGTAATGTACAGATAGTAAGTAATCTCACAAATCAAAATCTGAGAACATAATAAATGACTCAATACATAAAGAAACTGCCAGCCGTTTTTCAAACGGTAACAGAAAAGAAATTCTTCGACGCAACATTTGATCAAGTGTTGTCAAAGAAGGACAGTGATCTATTGAATGGTTATCTAGGACGTCGTAATCCGGGTAACTATAACCCGATTACTGACTTCTATCTACCCGAATCTAACAAGAATAGAACCTGGTGGCAGTTGGAAGCAACAGCATTCGCACGTACAGAAGATTCGACTAAATCTAACATTTTCTTCTACGAAGACCTGTTGAACCGTATTACATCATTAGGTGGTAATACTCTAAACCAGGACAGGCTATTTGAATCAGAATACTACAGCTGGGCCCCTCCTATTGATGTTGATATGTTTATGAACTATCAAAATTATTACTGGATTGAACAAGGGCTGCCTGCTATTACGATTACAGGTACAACCTGGGCAGCAATCAAGGCCAACGATATGGTTACACCTGTTGGTGCCACACCTGCTGGGGTAACATTGTCATCGGGGATGACTCTAGTTCTTCCAGATGATCCAGCATACCCCGACAGTATGGTTATTGAAAACTTCGGTGGTTGTCGCGGCTTCGAACTGATTACACAGAATACAGGCACCACTGCGGGAACCATATACGAGTTCTTGCCATGGGACGGTATTATCGAGTTGTCTACAGGCAGAGTTATCCAAAACCTAATATGGGACGCAACAACCTGGGATACCCAGCCACAACCAGCAACAGGTGATTATATCACTATTCAGCGAGGATCCGCAGATTCCAACAGCTGGTCAACAACAAACAGATGGTTTAATATTCAAACTATTAGTCAGGCAATGGCTATTACCAACACAACCTTCCCACAGAATGCTACACGTGGCCTAAGACCTATCATTCAATTTATTGCTGATCTCGTATTGTATCCTCTTGGTAATACAAAGGTCTCGGTAAATCAGGCACCACTATTTCAATTATACGATCACGAAGGCATTGAACTAGATAATGTAACAACCTATCCTAACAGTACATTCGCTGGCAGCAAGATTTTTTCGTATAAAGAAAATACAGTTGCTGGCGCGTCAATAGATTCTATTCTAAAATTTCCGCTGACATATGGTGAGTCAGGTCAGACCACTGATATTATATTTCAAAATAATCTTATTACTGATAGATATACATACAACGAAATAGATCCAGTCGCTGGATACTATTATTACCGTACAATTTCGACACTTGCCGATCCTCTCCCGTTACTCTTCAACAACTGGAATCTTTATAATTTGTGCGATTGCGCAGATATTTCTCCAACACCTCCGGCAAATTGTATCGAAAAAAGTAAGCAAAGAGTTATTGATAAGTTTGTTGTTGGGTATGGTACACAATATCAGTTTAGGCTTAGTGTCACTCCCTACGGCTACACGGCCGGCGGCGGTACAGTTCAACCGGCGTCGGATATCATTGTATCAGTAAATGATAAAGAAATCTTTCCATATTCAATAGCCAATACGAACGGATATACCCTAGAAGAAATCAACAACGAGGTGTATGTTGTACTTTCATCATATCTAACCAATCTACTTACTATTACACAAAGTCGCGCGCCAGTTGTGGAAGTGCAAACCTATACCCACTCCAATCTAAATCCGGAAGCGTCGGGCTACTTTGAAATCCCGCAACAGCTCGAGGCAAATCCTAATCAAGAGGAAGTGGGCGATATAGGTATCGGAAGCCTAATTCAACAATTTTCATCAATCATCTCTAATCAGATTGGATTTGCTGGAACAGCATTTGGTGGTAATAATAACTACAGCGAACTTAGAAAAAACAGATCAATTGGTTCTTATATTCTGCAGAATACAGCGCCATTGCTAAAAGCAATGTTGGTGTCCTCTAGCGACGATTTAGATTTCATTATTGCTGAAAGATTTAGCCAGGACGAATACACAAAGTTCAAGAATAAGTTCTTAAGAGTTGCAAAGCAACTTATTGATCAAGGATTCAATCCTACACAACTCAACAACGGGACTATTCTGACTAGCGAATGGGTTGGCGAAATTATTCGTATACTCGGTATATCTAAAGAATTCTCAAGTGCGTTTGCGTATTCACACATGATTGCAAACGGTGCCCCTGACACAATTCAGAATGTGTCTGTACCGGCATTGTTACAAACTACTCTTGCCAATTATGCAGATCTCTTGAATGTGCAAAATGCGTTGTATGTATACAACACAACCGGTACTGAAAAGATTTTGATGATTGGTAGGGACTATACCGTAGCTACTACCAGCACCACTATTACTGTAGATTTTATACCTACCGGTGGCAATGTTGCCATAGGCGATTCAGTATATTTCTACATCTATAAGAATCCGCTACCTGCATATATTCCGTCTACTCCGACAAAGCTCGGTATGTATCAGACATACATTCCACGCACAGAACTCGATACTTCATATGCAATTCCATCAAATGTAATCATTGGCCACGACGGCTCAAAGACTATTGCTTATGGTGACTATCGCGATAACCTATTGCTTGATCTAGAAACAAGAATCTACAACCTTTTGAACAGCAAGTTCCACAATCAGTATACTCCGCCAGTTCGCCTGGAATCTGTCAAGCCTGGTTACTTCAGACAGACAAGATATTCTCGCCAAGAGTTTTTAGATATCACAGAGTCTTATCTCAACAAATGGTCTGCAAAGAACAAGGCAAACTATCGTGCAAATGATTGGGTAAGTGCATCTGCGGTAACTCCAGTAAATCAGCTATGGAAGTTGTATAACTACAGTGCGGTTGACTTGCCTGGCAACTGGAAGGGCATCTATCAATACTATTACGATACCATCTTCCCTAATACACGTCCGTGGGAAATGCTAGGGTTCAGTTCACAACCATCGTGGTGGACCGCAGAGTACGGCACTGACTACACTCCGACAAATGCTCATATGTGGGCAGACTTAGAGAACGGTATTATCCGTCAAGGACCCACAGCTATATACAATCCAGTAACTGGACTACCACAAGAACAGCCAATGTGGGCTCGTCCGGGATTGGCAGCAATCATTCCTGTAGATGCGCTAGGTGATATTGTTCCTGTCCCTGCATTGTTTAGCATTCCTATTGCAAGCGATTATGCACCATTTGATTACTTTGATGCAGACTGGAAGTACGGTGACGGATCTCCAGTAGAACAGGCGTGGATGTCAACATCCGGTTATGCATTTACCGTACAAGAATTTTTGTACCTAATGAAGCCTGCAGAGTTTGGTGAGCTTCTATGGGACACAGTCGGAACAGAACTATCGCCGGGTATGATTTCAGATCCCACTGGACTTCCACCGGGTATAGACTTACCTGTAAGATCATCAGTGAACTGGCAATATGTTCAGAATGATCAATACACAAATGATGATCCATTCTTTACATGGATGCGCCCTAAGAACAAAGATCAACTGGTTCATGCGGAATCAATTGACGGAGTTATTCAGGTTCGTTATGGATATCAGCGTTGGATCAGTGATAGAGTTCTATTTCTTGGTATGGATGTAACATCTACATTTGGTCAGAAGATCCGGACATTAGATGTCAACCTAGCTAATAAGTTCGGCGGCTTCACAAATAAGGATACGTCAACAACCTATATTGAGTCAGTAACATCAGGAGCAACCAATAGTACATTGCTTGTGCCGAGTAATAACTTCGACGTTATTTTGCATAAAAGTCCACCGGTCGATACCTATGCTTATAGCGGAATAGTAGTTCGTAGTCTTGCTGATGGCACTTTTGTGATTTATGGTTACGACTTACAGAACTCTGAATTCATCACACTGGATAGATCGAATGCAAAACTAATAGATATAACTATTGGCGGAACACCAGACAAATTCTCCCAATTTATTTCGGGAGAAACATATAATAAGGGCGACATTGTAAGATACAACGGGGTATTCTATCTTGCAGTAATAACTCATGTTGCAACAAAGTTTACAACAACCAACTGGCAAAAGCTTAGGGCACTACCGATAGCCGGCGGTATTTCTGTTACATATAAGCCCGTGTCGGAATCAACTATTACGAAGTATCCTTATGGATCTATACTAAAGTCGGCACAGGAAGTGTTTGACTTGATGATTGGATGGGGTGCATATCTTGAATCACGTGGGTGGGACTTTACAGACGTAAATCAGGACACAAATATTGTTAGCGATTGGTTATATTCAGCGAAACAGTTTTTATTTTGGTTAAATACCGCATGGGCACCCGATGCAGCCATTCAGTTGAGTCCACTTGCAAATACCGCAAAGCTGACTGTAAAGACTGGATATCCTAACGATGTAGAAAACATCTATAACGGTGTATACAGCATACTTGATAAGTTCGGCGTAGCTATTCCTACTGATCAGACAGTTACAGATAGAGACGGACAGACGATCACTGTGTCGCCAGTGGATGTGTCTGCCGGCGGTATTTTCTTCTTACAAGTATCGACATCCGAGACAGAACATGTTCTTATCTTTGATAACTCGACAAACTTCGGTGATGTTGTTTATTCGCCACTCCTAAGAACTAGGCAACAAAGATTGCGATTCAATGGATTCAGAAGTAACGGCTGGTATGGTAAGATGGAAGCACCGGGCTACCTTGTAATCGACAACCAGCTTGTACCTAACTTCGATACAATCGTCGAAGCTATGAGATATTACTACGATCCTAATATCACAATTGATAACCCAAGTCTCGAAGACCTCGGCCGCCATTTGATTGGGTACGAAAGCAAGAGCTATCTCGATAACCTTGAACTAGCCAACGACGTTCAATATCTATTCTATCAAGGCGCTATCCGTCAGAAGGGAACAAAGCAAGCGTTCGACAAGCTATTCAGATCTACTAAGATTCAGAATGATGATGTTATCGAAGTATATGAAGAATGGGCACTAAAGGTTGGCGATTTCGGCAACACAGTTGAGCAGGTGTCTACAGAGTTCAAGCTTCAGCCGGAGCAGAATACCGGCGAAGTTATTGTTGCACGCCTAAACTTTGTGGCATCGTCTATCGGAATGGTAAAACAGATTAACATCCTAAATGCAACACAAATTTACAAGACCGTTCCAATAATTACTATTGCTTCGCCCGACACCTCTATCGTCGGATGGAGACAAGCAAAAGCATATGCAGTTCTGGATTCAATCGGCCGTATTTCTCGGGTTGATATTTCAGACTCTGGTTACGGCTATCTATCAGCCCCATCTGTTATTGTATCAACTCCTATTTCTACAGACGAACTGTATGCTGTATGGCAGGGAGAGATTATCAAGGATACATCTGTCGATAACATTATTAACATTGATATTGACCAAACTGATGTGTGGACTGTTCGTCCCACTGATCCCGAATATGCGCTAGAGTTTCCGGTCACACCACAGCTAGATTATCCTGTACCAAACGCAGGTTATGTAAACTTCGACGATGTTGACTTGTATTCGTTTGATGCTGCATCAATGAAGGCTGCGTGGGGTTCACGTGCGTTTAATCCTGTAGAGGACAACACACTTTGGATTGCAAATACCTTTACACAAGACTGGGGTGTTTACAACCTCGTCAAGTATGCAAATGATTTTGCAGTAGTGGATGCCGGCGGCGGCAACCTACAACTTCTAACAAAGAAAACAGATCCACTAATCACACCGCAATTCTCTACCACAGGCGAAACAACTGATTTTGGTAACATGTTGGTAATGCAAGTTATTGAAGCTACAGCTACAGCAGTTATTGATTCTCCAGGTAGTCAAGCTGCGGGAACAGTAGATATCATCGGCCCTACTCTTGCTGAACTATCGGCAAACGTAGCCGGCGGCGGAGTAATATCACTCACTATTGTCGAGCCTGGTTCCGGATATCTATCGTTGCCTGCTATCACTACTATCACTATTGATCCTCCTGTAAAGGAAGATGCATCAATGTCCTGCGTGGTTGTGAATGGTGTTGTTACAACCGTGAATATCGATAACGGCGGCATGGGTTATGATCAAACTGGAACAACAGTTGTTGTAACTCCGCCAGTTCTCACAAACGCATTCGCAACAGCGACGGTTATTGGTAACGAAGTTACCGAGCTAACACTAACCAATCCAGGAAGTGGATATGCTGTTGCACCAACTGTTGTAATCGATTCTCCACGCAGACAAGCGGTAGCGAGTGCTGAGATTTCCGGCGGATTAGTTACGGGAGTATCAGTTATAAATAACGGCTCCGGATACCTTGCGAGTGTAACTACTAGCATATCAATCGATCCCCCGATACCTAACACGGCCACGGCAACCGTGATAATCGGCGGTGTTAGCGGGACAGGTATTGAATCAATAACTATGACAAATCAGGGCGCCGGATATATATCGACGCCAGGATTTACTATTATATCTGCCGGCGGCCCCGGAGTTGCTGCCAATATATCCCCGATAATAGCATCCGGTAAGGTTACCGGATTCTCAGTAACTAGTCAAGGATCGGGATATATTTTACCGGTAACTATTATAATTGATGCACCCCCAGCGGGAGTTACCGCGACAGGTACCGCCACTATTATCGAAGGTAAGGTATCGGAAATTATTATTACAAACCCTGGTACATCATATATTTCGGAACCACAGATAACTATTGACCCACCAACCGGGATTACCCCAATTGCAACCGCAACAATAGCAAATGGGACGGTGGCAACAGTGTCATACGCCTCGGCTGGATTATCCGGATATGCATTTATTCCTACAGTAACTATTGACCAACCTACTGGTGTAGTTGCTACTTTTGTGCCTACGGTAGTCGATGGTATCATTACTGGCCACGGAGCAATATCTGGCGGAACAGGATACACATCTATCCCCGCTATAACAGTAAGTAAACCAAATGGAGTTCAGGCACAGGGTGTCGCAACGATAGTGAGCGAATCTATCTTTTCTGTATCAACTGTTGGCACAGAAGGATCGGGGTATGTTAGTGCGCCAAACGTAACTGTTTCCAGCCCGACAGGTGCAGGTAGACTAACCAACCCTGTTGTTACAGACGGCGGATTTGGATATAGTATTCCACCGATTATTGCAATCAGTGGAGATGGCGCCGGCGCCACTGCTCACACAGTTCTTACAGGCGATAAGGTAACAAGTATTGTTATTGACACGGTCGGTCTCGGCTATACCAGTGCTACCCTTGTTATAGCTCCGCCCGATGGAATTATCGGAGACATTATTCTCGACAAGGTAGGTTCGAACTATACTGTTGTTCCAGAGGTTGAAATTATTGCAGATCTGCTCGATTTCACCGGCGCAGGCGCCGAAGCCATTGCTACGATAGCAGGCGGAGTTGTCACAGGTATTACGATCACAAATCGTGGAAGTGGATATACTTTTACTCCTACCGTAAAAATTAAACCTCCTACAACAATTGGCGGTAGTACAAACTTTGCGCTTGGATTCTCATACAACAGTGCAGATTCCGACAGCGATCTAACATACTACCACTACGATTTGTTGAATATCGACGATACGAATATTACCTCAGACGAAATAGCCGATTATGTAAACTTCACTAATCTTATGTTATTCAAGACAATGCGCTTTGCTGAAATATCCGATGCCAATCTAATCGGTACATATGTTTCTCTAGATGATAAGGTGTGGATTGACGGTATCGCCGCACAACAATGGTCAGTCAAGAAATATGTTTCGCCAGGTGTGTGGACAGATTATAGAGTCCAGGAAGATCTAATCAATAGTTCTCTATTCCAGAGTGCATCTGTATTCTCGACAAATACACAGAACGAACTTGTTCGCTTGCCTGTTTACGATCCATTCAAGAATATCCTTCCGGGTATGGCAAGACAAAACATTTCGTACATGTCGCTTCAGGATCCAGCAAGATACAATATCACAAGTAATGATAGACTGCGTGCTGATACAATCACTTTCGGACCTGCACAAGTAGGTAAGTTGTGGTGGGATCTATCTCAAACCAAGTACGTGTATTACGAGCAACCTATAGCACTCGATGCAAGACCTCTTGCAGAAAGAGAGATTGAAAACCTAGTTTACAGACGCGACCAATGGGGACAAATTTTCCCAGGAAGCACCGTTGCCATTTACGAATGGGTGCAGAGTGATGTAGTTCCTACGGAGTACACCGGTACAGGTACACCACGTGATGTTACAAGCTATGTTCAGTTAGTGACATCTAACAGATTTACAGATATTGTCGAAACTAAGTATTACTTCTGGGTACTCAATACTACTGATAAACCTAACACAGAAAACAGAACTCTTGCTGCACTCGAAACATCGAGACTGCTACAAAGCCCTAAGAGTCAGGGTTATGCATTCTTTGCACCTATCCAGCAGACTGCTACAAACAATTCTTACATGTTCTTTAACGTGCAGGAAATTTTGGCATATCAAGGAAACAACATTCAGATTCAGTATAGAGTTACTGAGAGAAATGATCAACAGCATACCCAGTGGGCATTCTTCAGAGAAGGTGATACCTCGTCGTTCGTTACTGATCAGTTCTGGAACAAAATGGTTGATAGCTTGTGTGCATACACAAGACCACTTCCTTTGTCAGACGAATATAGCAACAGTATTGATATGGGTGACGGTACAGAAATCCTACCAGTTCCAGATCCAACACTAAGCTCTGGCGAGAAGTACGGAGTTCAATATCGTCCACGCCAGAGTATGTTTACCAACTTGGCCAATGCAAGAAAAATATTCACGCAATCAGCAAACTCTCTGTTGCAATATATTCCTATTAGGGATACCGATCCATCGTGGAATGCTGATATTGCAACCAGCATCTACTGGATATATACAAACTGGGTGGAAGTCGGGTACGAGACCACTACACCCGATTATGCATATCAGACATTAGCAGAAGCCAGTGCTGCTATAACAAATATCGCAGTTGGAAAAATTGTTAAGGTATTACAAGGAACTGCGGACGGCAGGTACGTTTACTATGTTGTAGAACAATTAAATCCAAATGTTGCTGTAAAGAGTTATAAGGCAGTTACTATAGAAAACAGTGCAATCAAACTCCTTGACACTATCTACAGTGTTCAGAATGTATATGGGTTATCTACCGAACTAAGGGCATTGCTAAACGCATTCAGATCTCAAGTAATGATTGACAGTTATATTGTTGATCAGAATGAATTGTTCTTTTCTATGCTGAATTATGTTGTAAGCGAACAAAGAAATCCAGACTGGGTGTTCAAGTCATCATATATCTTTGTTAAGGAAAATAACAAACCATTATCGCAGAGTAAGATTACGGTGCCGAGCCAAATCAGTAACGTCATTGCGTATATTACTGACTCGAAGCCATATCACACTCAAGTTAGAGATTATACCAGCACATATAACACGGCTGATACCGCAACTGGTACTGTTACAGAAGGAATAGTCATAGAATCGATAGATTACGAGCCATGGGATGAAAATCTAACATTAGCGTGGGAATCCACTGCATGGGATAATACTACTGCACCGGTAGTATTATTAAATCTACCGCTACCCACTTAGTAAAGTATGTATATATTTTCAGTGATAAATAAGCAAATACAATAAGGTAAGATATGCTCTTAGACGTAGTAAAAATGTCAATTCAGGGTTTTGTAAAGATTGTCGACAAGGACACAGGCGAAGTTCTTGTCGATACTCATAACGACGTACTTTATGGAAACATGTCGGTGGCCCTAGCGCATGCGCTCGTCGGTAATCCGGACAGCTTTCTGTATTATATGGCATTTGGTGATGGTGGTGCGTACGATACGCTAGGCGTAAATTATAGGCAGACAATGGGCGAATTATCAGGCTCAGCAAAAAATCCTGTAGCTAATCTATATAACACACTATACGTCAAAAAAATATCTAACGATGCTACTTCCTCCGGCAGCTATAATCAACTATCACGAGCTTATATTCCTATCGAAAACTTCTCAACTGATTACGAAGATATCACCATCGATGTTATCATAAGTGCCAGTGAACCCCCTACCGGAGTAATACAGGATGCTGCAACAAATACTATAAAATTTAACGAGATTGGATTATTTGCGGGATCTGATAATTTGTTTGCCGGCGCATTTACCCAAACGCTCGGCGATGTAACAAATTTTCAAAATCAGACACCTAACTTTTCAAATGCCTCTGGCACAAAATCAAAATTGATGCTAACTCATGTTATCTTCAATCCTATCATCAAAGTAGCGATTCAGTCGCTCGAAATCATTTACACTTTACGCATCCAAATGGGTGCATAAACCAAGGACTTATAACATGCCCTACACAATATATCATGCAGACGGATTACAAGTAACTGTTCCAGACAATGCAATTTCCGCAAGTTTCTATAGCGGAATAATGCCGTCGTCGGGCGGCGCCGGAGTGGGTATCGGTTTAGTCGGACAGAATGCGGTAAGCTATGGTGCCATTACAGCACAGAACTTCTTACAGATAACTGAAAACTTCGCCAACACAACTGCACCAACCAATGCTATTACTGGGCAGACCTGGTTCAATACAACAACCGGGTTACTTGAAGTGTACAACGGCTCGTGGGATCATGTTGGAGGAGTAAGGCGATTCAACACCAGAACCGGTGATATTACTCTGCTCGATACTGATGTAATATCCGCGTTAGGATATACACCGGGTTCTGGTGGTGGAACAGTGTCGTCTGTTGACGCGTCGGGCGGCACAACTGGATTATCATTTACTGGTGGCCCAATTACAACATCGGGAACATTGACACTCGGTGGTGTGCTCGGTGTGTCAAATGGCGGAACTGGGCAGACAACGCAAGGCGGCGCAGCCAATGCAGTTCTTCCATCGCAATCAAGCCACAGTGGGCAGTTTCTAACAACAGATGGAACAAATGCATCCTGGGCTGCCGTTAGCGGCGGTGGCGGCGGAGTGGTAACCGCTATAAGCGCGCTCGGCACACAGGGTGTGACAGCTTCGGTAACCGGCACCGCAGCAATTCCAGTTATCAATATCGGACTCGGATCTATTACCCCTATCTCTGTGACTACCTCGGGCGACGTTGTATCGGGAGAACTAGGCGTCGCTGGCAGCGCCCAGTTACACCCGGGTGGATCACTCAATTCGGGAGAAATAGCATTTTATAGTCCTGCCGGAGTACGCCAAGGCCGCATTGGCTTGGCATCGATAGCTGCCGGGGTTGACTTAGGAACCATTCCGTATGTGGCTGGAACTCATCAATTTGTCGGTGACATCACTGCAACTGGCAACATTACTGCATCCGCTTCTGATCGTCGCTTGAAGACAAATCTCACAAGAATCGGCGAAGCAGTAGCCAAAGTCCAGCAGCTCACGGGCTACACGTATAACTGGGATCAACAAGTATGTAAAGAGGCAGGTTTCATATATAGTACAGAACGACAAGTCGGTGTTGTTGCACAGGACGTGCAATCTGTACTTCCCGAGGCAGTTGCTCCTGCACCGGCAAATCACGATTACCTAACTGTTAGATATGAAAAGCTTGTTGCACTGCTTATCGAAGCAGTTAAAGAACAGGCAGAAGAAATAGCAGCAATCAAAGAACTACTGAAGTAATATGACATTACCAATTTATCCAAATTCAATCTCCCTAAGTCAGATTCGTGACGAGTTTGGCCAAACCGGCGTCGCATCCTTGATGAGTTATTATGCAGGTGGTGGTATAGTACCACTTGGCACAATAGGCTATCCCGACGGTGTTACACCCACACCGGTCCCCACTAGTGGTGCAATTTCGTTTAGAAGTTTCTATGGAACCTCCTTAATTACTATATTCATTTATTATTCTAGTGGTACTTTTTCTGTTCCCAGCACTGTCACCAATATGCAGATTCTAACTGTTGGTGGTGGTGGTGGCGGTGGTGGCGCACCACCATTCTCGGGAGATGGCGCAGGTGGTGGCGGCGCCGGAGGCGCAAACTACTTTAGAAATTTTTCAGTAACACCTAGTTCTACTCTTAACATTACTATAGGTGGCGGCGGCCCAGGCGCCTTCACCGGTGGCGGCACATCGGGTACCGGCACAATTATACTCGGCACCGGCGTTGATGTCAGCGCATTGGGCGGCGGTGGTGGCGGCGGTGGCAATACTGGCGAGAGACAAGGTCTAAATGGTGGCAGTGGTGGTGGTGGCTGCGGATATGCAGGTGGCCCGTCATTCAGCGGCGGCAAACCGGTAACCCCACTCAATTATGCCGGGCCGCAACTAGCAAGTTTCGGCTGCGCTGGTGCATATGCTAGTATTAATGCACCAGGTGGTGGTGGCGGTGGTGCGTTTTCCGAAGGTATACCGTCGAATTCTAACACCGACGGTCCTAACACCGACGGTGGCGGTGGCATGGCTATAACTATCGCCAGTCAAACATTTAGTGTCGCCGGTGGCGGTGGTGGAGGCGCAAACGGCAACCTGCTAGGCAATGGCACCGGAACCTACGGTGGAGGTAACGGAGGAGACGGATTTACTGCACCCGGTGCCGGCGGTGTCGGCACCGGTGGCGGTGGCGGCGGTGGTGTAGCATCCACCGGTGGTTCCACCGGTGGAAATGGCGGCAGTGGACTTGTTGTATTAGCATTTACTGAAACATTCCCGTCGAGCACAGTGTATCCAGTAATCAACACTGGTGTCAACTGCGTATCGGCTCTGCCCGGATTTAATAATGTAACAGCTACCGCATCAGTCAATAACGACGGCTCAATCACGACGACAACAGCCGGCTCCGGAACTATAGTATCGAATACAGTTGGTGATCTAAACTGGTACTCCTCCCCGGGAGTTGGCGTTGGAAATGCATACTGGATTAGATTTGCAGTCACTGATGTCGGTGACAGTCCTGTTACGCATAGCACTACACCTAATGTATGGTATCCATTAACCACAGGCTACACTTTTACAGCCAATGTGGTAGTTACTACTGGCGGTGTGATCACATCAGCTGCTACTATTCTCTATGCGATATCGACTACAAATGATGAGTCGGGTAGGGTAAGTACCGGAAATATCGGAATGCATGTCGAAGCAGAAGGCGGTGGCGGTGGCGGTGGCGGTGGCCCCGAGCCATAACAGCTACGCAAATAAATAGTAGTTAATAAAACAGTCACTAAGCCGTAACGGGAGTATAATGTCGCATTTTGCTAAAATAGAAAATAATTCAGTAACACAAGTAATAGTCGCAGAGCAGTCTTTTATCGACACTATGTCTGGTACATGGATTCAAACATCATATAATACTCGTGGTGGAATACACTACGGATCTGATAATCAACCCGACGGTGGTATAGCACTACGGGGAAACTACGCAGGTATCGGGTATGTTTACGATAGCATACTAGATGTCTTTTATCCGCCCAAGCCCAACAATTTATATCAGTTAAACGAGACTGTCTTCTTATGGGAACTAAAACCGGAGTATAGTCCGTTAGTTACTGCCGTAACACAGTCGCCGTTACCTACACTACCTACCGGTGTAATCGATAATACTATTGTTGTGAACGGAGTAACTATTAAAGATGGTCAGTATGTGTTATTCCCGGATCTTACAGTCGAATCTGGTGTATACAAATATACAACCGCAACCGGGATATTTACTCGAGTACCGTATAACGATTTTTCAGTGGTGGTAGTCGGCGAAGATTATTCAATTGTGTACAAATATGTAAATATAGATTGGGTAGGTACTGCGGTACAGCCATAATAAAAGGAGCCTAGGCTCCTTTTATCTTCTCATCTTTGCCGCATCCTCTGCGGCTTCCTTGCTAAACACCGGCTGCAAACAACTCTTGTGCATCACCGTGATACCTATAATTTCCGACCCTGTATAAGTTGGCGACGGTTTAGACGAACACGGTCCGGTGATCCAAACATTGCGAGCCCCCACTTTACCGACACGTTGCGTGCTGGTGCCGCTATTGTCTGCCGAACTATTGCCAGTGATGGGAATCGCAACCGCGAGTGTAGTTTCGCAGCCCTGACGTGGTTTGGCATAGGCCGTCTTAGCTTCTTGAGTGACAGTCGCTTTTTCTTTCGTCTTTTTGCCGCGCCCATATATCCATTCTAGAAACTGTTCAAATGTTTCTTTAGGTAGTCCTATTTCCCTGAGACGTTGATTTCTAGCACGCCAATCTCTTTCAAGTTCGGCTTGCTTAGCCTTTGTTATCTTTTCTTTACGCTTCTTATACGAAGTGGTAGTCAATGCCGGACTTGCTAGACTCATTTCTTGATTGAAAATCTCTTTAGATATTCTTGTGCATCGGGTATCAGATTATCGAGATTTACTTCCTCGACCGCATAAAATCTCTGCTTCATTGCTAATTCTGTTGAATACTGTGCCATTAGTTCAGATGCGTATTTGTGATCATCTTCACTAACATTATTATACCAATCCAGCAGTGTCTCTGGATCACAGCCGAGTAAGAAGTTTAGATTTCCCCTATCGTACTCATTCATCTTTGACACCAATAGTTTTAGCATATACACGAATAGCGTGTGCTGCCCTATAACAACCTGCCCCTTCGTTATGTTCGCCGGAATATACTCTTGCTTGCTCTTCTGCTATCTCAGCACATCTTTCGGCAACAAGTTTAGCGAGTACTATCCATTCAGGATGAGATGTTTTATCCATGAGTTAGTATCCAATCATCGTCATCTGTTATATCTTCGTAGTCAATATTTTCGGGAGTAAAATCATCCTGATATCCATTCCTGAACATAGTTACCGCTTCAATTAAATCCAAGGCTTCTCGCTTTGTAAGATACAGCCGTGCATTATTTCGTTCAATCTCAATAATAACCGTATTGCCACTGGCCCATTTGATTGTTGTAAGTTTTGACGGGGTTAGCATTACTTACCTTGTTTCGTTCTTGCCAACATCTTCAGCAATGCTTCGGCATTACCCTTTGCATCATCCACAGGATTGTGCGTGTGCTTTGTTTCACGAAGATGTTTGAATGTGGCGTATAGATCTCGTTCCATGCCCTTGTAGAAAGAACCCATATTAGCAGATGACCAACCAAACGGATTACGTCCAAGTTGATGCCAGAAGTAATAATTCATGAAAGCATAATCGAACCCGTTATTATCTGCCCAGAAAATTGGGCGCTTGCCAGGAATTTCTTTTTGCAACCATGCTTCGAAGTTCTGCATCGCATCCCGCGGGTCAGGAAACTTCATGGTTTGTTCTCGAGAGAAGCCACTAATTGCGAGAGCTTCAGGAATGTAGATCTCGGAGATAGGCTTCAGTTCAGCGTAAAAGGTTCGCTGAAATCCTGCTTCGACAATGACTGCACCAAAACAAATCATTGAGTGCATACCAGGACACGGACCGTCGGATTCGATATCTACCATTACATTTTGTGACATAGTCTACTTTCTATTAGTTACTGTACAATTATACAGCAAATACAAAGAGATGTCAATACGGAATAATGGTTCCGTTTAGTTTCGAAGCTAGTGTAATGTTTGGAAGAATCAGGAACTGTAGATCAATCTGACTACGTGGGAAAGGCTCAAATAGAATTTGATAGATAGATGTTGCTGCACCATACCGTACCATATAGCTTGCTAGGCCAAGTGTCGTAGTCTTATCAAATACTGTGTAGATGATATTGCCTAATCCATTGTTCATTGTGGAGAAATAGTAAACACTAGACCCACCATAATCACCGTAAGGTATAACGGAGTTTGTTTTGATTGCATTGATTACCTGAGCCACGTTAGCCGAAATAGCAACTGTATTGTCGGTGGTGCTTACGCCGGTAGATGGATATGGATATTGCATCTATTATTTATCAGGATCGAGCTTCAGTATACGCTCTTCGATCACCAGTTTTGTTTTGTCCGCACCGACCGCAAGATGTCCAAGCACGTACACCAATCCACCGCATGCAACATATGTAAATAAATTACCCACAATCAGTGCGACCAGAATTAACAAGATTCCGAATGCAGAAATAAACCGTCCAGTAGTTGTGGCGGTAGTATGAATTACCCACAGCTCGCCAAGATTCATCTTGTTGATCTTTTCAATCAAATCATTCTTTGCATCACTCACAGATTTCGCCCTTCAGTTTATAGAAATCTAACATCTCAAAAAATACACCAGGACAGTGTAAAAAATGACATCCTATCTGTTCCTCTAATATATCACGCGGAATACTAGGTACCAGCGATGTATCTTTTACTGCTTGTACATAATACGAAAATAAATCAGATAATGCGACCGGATCCATCCTTACGTTTCTAAAAGTATCAAATCTATATCTATGATTACGCACAATAGAATGTTGTCTGTATAACACGTGATTAGTAATGAACTCGACTACAGCAGCCTGAAAATCTATTAGTTCATTATTAAATAATATCAAATTATAAACAGATAGATCTTCATACGCTGCTCGCTCAAATGCATCAAATGGTAAAAATCCTATCCAATCACATCTATTGTCAGAACACATATTGCCTGATAATTTGTTGAACTTTGGGATGACCTTAGTAACACATTCTGCCATTACCTGCTCAAACATGGAGTTACATTCGAAGCTCCATCCGAAACTAACACGTAGAGATGCATTCTGTTCGATTATTTTCTTTATACTCCGATCATCACCGGATTCAGAAGATCTAGGATATAGCCTACGACGATTTAATTGAGATAGTATCGGCCTATGGAGATCAACTATAATGTGATCATGAAACCCAACCGGGCATGAAGTTGCTCTTGAAAGAATGAATCGATCCATCAGATATTTATCTGATAGATGATTAGTTAGGTGTTAGTCAGCTTTACTCATCAGACTCCATACCAATAGTGGTATCCACCCAATTATAGTCCACCCGACTAGTAAGTTTACCCATATACACACGGTCTTGTGTTTATGATTTCGTGACCGTGCAATAAAGGTTGGCAGAAACATTACCAACAACAGTAAAATCAGAACAATGACTTCCCCGAACATGATTAGCCCTCGTATTCGTCACGCTGAACAATATCGAAGTAGTCGTAGCATAACACACGATGTCCGTACTTCACTTCAATCTTGCGTGAGTTTGGATCCGTAAAACCGCCGGCAGTTATCTCCACAGTTATCTTACACAACTCAACCTCAATGATGCGTTCTATATCTGCTCTTGTCAACATTTTGTTCTTTCTTGGCTGTTAGTTTGGTCGGTATAATCGTCAGAAATTCTGACGATTAAATAGATCTCTATTTATATTGTAGCGGCCAGCATGTACATAGTCAACCGCCAGGCACCAATCCGTTTGCAAGTCTGAATGCCAGCAGGTCCTCTTCGTATCGGAATCTAAACTCTAGTGGTGTCTTCTTATGGATACCAAAATAACACCATCTGTCATCTTTTGTACCTAACGTGTGCTTACACCAACTATAGCATTCCCTTGCTTTCTTTATTTCAGCCTCTGTTGCCCTACCGTAACCGGTTGCTTCAGTAAATACCGGAGTATTCCACCATGTCCATGTTGAGGTAGTCGGGGCAAGTGGTGTGACAGGAAGAATATACCTATACGGCATCATACGCCGTTAGCCAACCTAAATATAGTTGCATCCTGTGCGGTAGCAAATAGGAATATCCAGTTCGATGTGTCGTCATGCTTCCACAGATGTCCGTATGAACTTAGATTACATTCACACCAAGAACGAAGTTGACGTAACAATTCGTTCTGTTGTTTATATTGTCGATCGGTAAGATTCGTGTTGATATGAACTATATGCCAGGGCGAAATCATACGTTATAAGTTAGTTTGAAGGCCAATGCAGATTCCTGTTCTGAAATGATTAGAGCTGTCGGGTAATAGTGGCCTATATCGTCCCATGTGAACCTATGGTCTACTTCATTCATAAACAGCCATGCTCTCATTGCTGCATATCGTTCATAGATGGCACGGTTAGTGGTGTTACCCGTGAGTTCAAATACTTTGTGTAATGAAATACATTCTTCGTTCATAATCCAAATCTCAATTTAAACATTAGTGCATCTTCATTTCGCATATTTATTCCAGTTGCCCATGGAGCCCATTGCGGATACTTCACAAACGAATATTTAATATTTTGTTCTTTCAGCCAAGCTTCATACACCTTCAGCTCTGCTATGTGCGCCTTTACACGCAACATAATAGGATATGGAAATTGGATAGTAATATTATCGGGCCTAATCATACTGATATCCTTGTTGGCATATATCGCCAAAGGCAAGTCTGAACGCAAGTAGGTCTTCTTCGCTATATATTTTCACCAATGCAAGATATGTTTCGCCGTTGATCCATGATACTCCGCCCTGCGGATCGAGCCAGGCCCTGCCATTGGTTCTAATCCATTCTATCATTTGCTGATATAGCTTAGGATGATTCCAACAACCTACTAGACGTTGATTTATTATCATATGTTGAACTTTAGTTTGAATGCAATAGCATCCTGATCTTCAAGGAATACACCGACCCGCCTTCCGTCACGTATACCCCATTCTATGTCTGTGCCAACCGTAGAAAATAGCCATTCCTGTACCTCATACGGAATACCCGAATATGATTGTATGTCCGGGAATGCTACATATATCTTCTGCGGGTTAATTTCAAAGATATTAAACATCCCTAATCTTGTATCTCTGTATATCATACACCGGCCTTTATCCTAAATACAACAATAGATTCCGGATCCGGAAAGATAACCGTTCCAATAATGCTGTATATCTCGCCGCCCAACTCCTTTATTATACACCGTTGGGCCGCAGACATTCTTAAATGAATCCATATACTATCGGACAGTGGATAATTAACTGTGGCAGGGTTACCGACACAAAGCCTCCACATCTCATTTACTTCAACAAAGTCTGAACTCATAAATCAAACGTCAATCTAAAAGCAAGTGCATCAGTGTCGTGGAAGAAAATAATAGCGACCGGAACTTCATCTTCGTATATCCAACGCCAAGGTGACTTACTTTCTTTTGAATATACATTTTCAATCAGCCACGGCGAATACATGTAGTATGCATTATTATATTTTTCATCGAAGAGGATATTTAATTTTACTCGTACCATTAGCGTTGCATTATAGTCTTACAAATTATATACTGAACGTTAGCTTAAAAGCTAACAATTTCAAATACCGGTTGATAGTACGGTCCGAGATATTTTCCACCAAACTTCAATATGAACGCCGCAGCATCGGGTTCATCACGGAATGCATACACCAACATATTATTTAATGCATTTAATGGAACTGCTTGATAATAGGCACGAAAGCAGTTGTCCGTCATCCACCTAGCATGGCTACCAGAAAATTCAACCTTAACATGATGTTCGAATAGTCTTGTCATCCAAACCTTAACTTATATAGTACGCAATGTTCTTCTTCCATAAACCAAACTAAGCCAAAGGAGAACTCAATAGGAATGTTGTTGTCCATTGCCCATTCTAGAATTTCGACGCTGGTCAGGTTCGTTATCGCCCCGAGGGGCGCCGAAGCCACAAATTTTGACAGATCCTGTATCACACATTAAACCTTAACTTAAAGGCTAAGGCATCCTCAGAGAATCGAAACATATACACAACCATATTCTTATCTGGGAAGTTATTTACTATGTACCAATTATACTTGCAATGTTCGTTCAGCCATTCGTGGAGCTCGTCTCTGGTGCTTGCGACTAGGTAACGCTTCGTAGTAACCATATAGTTAAACGTTTCGAGTAAATGTATCGATTCGCTTACAGAATGTACTTCTACCTTGTCATAAGGTTTTGGATTACTCATAATCCAAACCTAAGCTTTATCATAGTAGCATATTCGGGATTGGTAAAGACGTAGCTTCCACCATGTTGGTCCCATCCGTTCGCCAATGCCGGCGCGCCGAAAGTTCTCCAACAGTAGATATAGAACTCCATTTCTACATCCTGCGGAGACACATAGATCTCCCACCGCTTCCTATCTTCCCTATAAGTCAAAGGTCTCATACACCAAACTTCAACTTAAAGGCAGTAATGTTTTCTGGGTTGTTATAGAAGAATAGTTCCCACACCCCAGTCCTCGGGCCACTCAGTTCCCAGTTATAATCTATGCCCTGTGTTAGATTTTCATCCAGCCATCTCAACATAGCATTAGGCGCATAGCCTACAGCAGAATATATAGGACCGTATATCATACACCAAACTTCAGCTTAAAGGCAACCAAATCTTCCTTGCTATGCAAGTATACGTTTAGAATTTCGACATGCATCTCTACCTGCCACTCCATACTAACAGAAGTAGAAGATTCTTCAATCCACCTTCTAATGCCATTGTGTAGTTGCCAAAGGTCACGCTTAATCACGCCACCGACGTATTCCCTATCAGCCACAGGATAACGATACATTGTCATATGAGTTCTTTCATACTAGACATTAAAAGTCAACTTGAATGCAACAAGGTCTTGATCGTCTTCAAAGTATACAGTCATACCTTCAAATGAGTATCTATCATTTAGTGGATCACTTATGCGTAACTTCATTCTAATCTTGTTCTTGAGTGCCCATGCTTCTACTTCATACTTGAAAATCCTTACGCTGATATCTTTACTGTTAGATATAGTATAGGTATGATTGGGCTTGAACCCGTTATTGAATAGTGCCATTGTAGGCTTTGAACGTGTAGCTGAGTTATTCATTATGTGTGTATTCCCCAAATCAGCCGGAACATTAGCATATCCTCTTCAGTAGCAAAGTATATACGCATAGAATAATATATATTAAACTTTCCGATCAGTATAGGAAATACTTCTGGTGCTGTAGACCAATAATGTTTAGATTTGGTTTCGCAAAGCCGTTGCATCATTTTCAATACCAGATCTCGAATATCAGATCCGGAAAGTTTTTTCACAATGATGAGATTGTGCAGATAATCAACCTGATGTAGATAGGTGGTCTGGTCGTGCATTATGCGACTATAATACAAGATCAACTTGGTCAGATCAAGAGGGACCTATACAGTTTTGGTAAAAAATGGTTGCGCGGCTTGCCACCCTCGTCAAAATGTTACATCTCTTACAAATCTGTGTGCTGACTGGGATTTTTACGAACTGTTACAACTGTTGCATTTGTTACGTTTCTTACACCTTTACTGGTGCCTCGCCGTTGACTATCCATTGATCAACTGACGCCACGAGGCTAAGCGTTCGCCCACTGTCCCACTGCACAGCCACGTGCCACTGTCCCAGCACATGCCGTACGTCCAGCACCGTACCCGTTGACCATGGTGGTACGGGGTGGGGGTCGGGACCCATGCCAAGCAGGGTAATGCGTTGACCTACGCGGGCGGGTGGAGTAAGCTGCATCATGTGTATACTATAGCGCACACCACCCTACACGTCAATCACTGTTACATATGCTTACACCTGTAAGCACCTGTAAGCAAACGTAAGCAGATGTAACAACGGTAAAGGTCTCGCACTGTGCCCGTCATACCTTGGTGACGCTATGAGGCAACGGTGAGCAAACGAAAGGGGCGTTCGCCGCCCCTTGTCTGTACCCGCGCTGGTCTTACTTGATGCTGACGAGGACACCGTCCTTCAGCGTGCCCGTGGCGTACCACTTATGGGGTTGCGGGTAGTGCGGGCCTTCCAGGGACACCTCGCCGTCTTTGGGGCAGGGGAACGGTCCCGGGCTGTGGCAACGGACTTGCTTGCCATCAGCAATGGCACGCTTCACTTCGGCCTTGCTCTTGAAGTTGGTATCGGTGTACATGGTGCATTCCTTGTTGCGATGTATGTATTATGCAGCGTGGTGCGCTTGCTGTCAACCACTGTTACATCTTATTACAGCTCGTGCCCGCCACACCAGACCAACCACCAAGTGCGGAAGTCCTCACACCCTGTCAGCGCTCCCTCCCGCATGTACGAGGCGTAGAAAGCTGGGCTTGCTTGGTGGATACTCACATATCCCCGGGCAGGTAGTTGCAGCGGTTGCGGTAGCACTTGCCGTCCCACTCCGCCACGCTGATCGTATAGCCGATGCTGAGGAAGAACATCGCTTCGCCCATTGCCGCTGCTTGCCCAATCTCCATGCTGCGGTCTGGGTAGGCTGCGTCGTAGCTGACCGGGTCCCGGATGCTGATGCGGGGCTGGGTCACATCGTATGTGGTGCGCATGATTGCTGCTCCTTGTTGCGATGTTGTTACTATAATGCAACGAACAGGGGTTGTCAACCCCTGTTACATCTGTCTCGCGTGCTGCTCAGCAGACCTTGGCGAAGTAATGCACGACCACAGTGTGCATCGTCTGGGTCTGCCCGTCGGCGTACACGGTGCCGGGTTGCACTTCACATTCCGCGTCGGGTGAGGCGCACAAATTACGTTCCAGCCGTTGCTTGATTCCCACGGCGCGGTAGGCGTTGTGCTGCTGCGGTGACATGCAACGGAACACAGTCGCGCCGCTTTCCTTCGTGACCAGCACGGCCACATCCGAGGCCTTGATTCCTTCCATCTTGTACGCGAGCAGGATGATTTGGATGACGACTTGCATGTTGTTTCCTTTGTGTTGCTGCGTTGTTGCAGTGTTTAAACTATAACGCAGGTTGAATGCTTATGCAAGCACTGTTACATTTACTTACAAGCTGCCGGCCGGCATAAGCCTCGAGGTTAAGGTTAAAGACCTTAGCCCAGTGTCTAGCCCTAGTAGAGGCTTTTGCAACTTAGACTAATTTTTAGATCGCAGCTTTAAGTCTGCTGCCGGCGAGCCTCGTGTATGCTCAAGGTCAACCGCGGTTACGTTATGAGGCTTATCGCAATAAGTCTTAGATTCTTGTTGACCTGCCCGGACTTTTGCGATAAAATGACATTTATTGCTTGCGCAGAATGACCTACGGCTCTACACGAAAAATAGCCTCACAATGCAAAAGGCAACTACAAGTGGTCTATAGATCAACGTGTGAGGCTTTGCTGCAAAGCCCTAGATTCTTAGATCAGTTGTCTGTAAGCCTCACAGACGCGTTTTAAGATCACAAGCGGTCGCTTGCTCAGCTCTTGAGGCTTTGCGGGCAGAGCTCTGTCTGTGTGGTCAAGTGCGAGCAAACCCCTGTAAGCCTCACTTGTGGCCCAGTTACTGGGCAAAGACCTAATCTTTAGTTAGCGAGGCAGCGGTGGTCAAACGACTGGGCACCCGTAAGTGCCCAGTGCTCAAAAGAACCGCTTGTAGGGGCGTTTAGCCCCCTTGCCCTACCAGGGCTCGCACATATTGGGAAACGTGTTCGTCTCCTCCAGCACCGTCAACGCCCGCGCCGCTGCTGCGTAGGCCTCGTCTTCCGTGTCCCAGATCGGCGCGCTGGCGCAGTTGTTGGCGAGGTATTCCTGGCCCGGGTCGCCAGCAAATGTGGAGAAGCACGAACGCCACTTGCCGTTGGCTGCCTGTTCGGGCGCGCTGACTTCGGTGCGGATCTTGATCATGCTGTGCTCCTTGTTGCGATGTTGTTACTATAACGGAGTTGGGAGGCTCCGTCAAGCACTGTTACATCTATTTCTTCACAGCGTCAGCAACGGCTTCGTAGGAGTCAGTCGCCACCTCGATGGTCTTGTCCGTCGCCACCGAGATCGCCTTCGAGGCTTTCTTCACCTCGGACTGGTTGTCCTTGTAGAGGATGATGCCTTGGCCCGCCAGCAGCAGGGCAACGATGCTGGCGATGGCGCCCACAAACACATTCTTGAACGTCTTCATCTGTATTCCTTAAGTTGCAATGTCACAATAATAGCTGCATACGGGCCGTCTGTCAACCCTTATTACATCTGCTTACACCACTTCTCTTCCTCGCACAACAGCTCGTCGTCAGTGGCGTCGTCATTGAGGTAACGCTCACCGTCTTCAAAATCGCCTTCCTCACCGTCAGCTTCGTACTGTTCACGCATTGCGTGGATGATGCGCTCGGCCTTCAAGGCGCGCTCTTGCCTGGTGAGTGCCATTGTTGGCTCCTTGCTGTTGATGTATGTATTATGCAGGCTGGAACAGGGGCTGTCAACCCCTGTTACATCTTTCCAGTGACACGCTTCCACAGCTGGTGGAAGAAGCGCCTCACGCGGTTCTGCATCAGCTCGGCTGCGATTTCGAGGCGAAACTTCATGTAGTCAGTGTTCATGTTAGGCCTGCTGGATGTGTTGCGCGACGATGCGGGCGGCGCAGTCCTCGCCCTGGGCCATGTCGATCGCGCCCTGCTCCACGAGGTTGTAGCACAAGTCGCCGCCGTCGTAGAAGCCGTACTGCTCCTCCACAATCTTGTCGACCTTCTCCGAGAAGTCGTGCATGACTGCGTGCTGTGCCATTGTGGTGCGGGGCATGCTGTGCTCCTTGTTGCGATGTATGTATTATGCGCGTAGAAGCAGCAGTTGTCAACCGTAAATCTTCAAGGCCTCATCCATGACGATCGTCTCCACACCGCCATCCAGAGGCATCAGGTGGTGCTGCTGGAACAGGACTTCCACGCCGGCGGCCAGCAGCACAGCGGGCATGAGCTTGTACAGAGGCTGCTGGCCGTTATCCATTTCGCACATCAGGATGTGAGCAACGGTGCGGCACGACCCCACTGGGCAACGGGCGTCACCCAGAATCATTACACGTTGTCCTATTGCGAGCATGTTTGCTCCTTGCTGCGATGTGTGTACTTTATTATATAGTGGCTCCAGTGTCAAGCACTGTTACATCTGCTTACGCCTGCACTGCCTCATTCATCGGTCCAAGACCATTGAGCCACTACATGCGAGGCTGCTGCTGCCTCATTCATCGGTCCAAGACCATTGAGCCAACGCGGTGAGACCGCGTGACGATCCGCCAGATGTAACAAGGTGTAACAACGGTTGCATTGATGCGCAGTGGTGTTATAGTTATGACATGGAGACAGCAGTGCAACAGCAAGCAAACAAGCAAAACTGTTACACTTTAGTTGTTGTCCAAAGCGCCCCAAAGAGTTATAGTTTAGTCACTGCAACACACGCTGCAAAGCAGCAAGAAAGGTAGACCATGGACAAGGGAATCCGCCCGTACGTGAACGCCAAGTTCATCGAGCTCAACGCCCAGCGCAAGGCGGGCACGCTGACCAACACGCAGTTCCGCAAGAACGTGATGTGCGACGCGATGGAAGCGTTTGGCATCACCCTGGCGAGCGCCGCGACGCACTACAACCATGCGTTCCAGGCGGTGAAGGCGGCGACACCGACGGAAGTGGAAGGCCTGGGCCGCCCCGACGACAAGAAGGGCGGGCGCAAGCGCAAGGAAGTCGCAGCCCCGACGGTGGCCAGCGTCATCCCCGTGGACCCGGCCGCGCTGCTGCAAGGGCTGCTGAATGCCCCGGCTGCGGTGCAGGTGGAGACGGCGCAAGCCGTGGAAACGCCCGCAGCCGACCCCAACGACGCCGGCGAGACGGGCGAAGTGCAGACGGTGTTCAACGTGTGCAAGAAGTCCGACGGCAGCGTGGTGGCAGAAGGCGTGAGCCTGGAAGAAGCCAAGGCGCTGGTGGAAGCGGCGGCCAAGGCCAAGAAGGCCAAGCTGTACTGGGTCTAAGCACCCAAGGTGGGAAGGGGGCGCAAGCCCCCTATTCGCGCGACCAAACCCAGGTCAGAATGCAAGAGAGGAATCCAAAATGATCAGTGTGATTCTGGTTGATGGAACTACCCGCATGCACATGCCGAGCAGCCGGTGGTCATTGGACGTGCAGGCCTCGTTGGCTCAGAAGGGCCACCAGCTGCAAGACCTCGGACCTGCTCCGGAGAACGACCCGCGCGATGAGGCCGAGAAGGCACGCGTCATGGAGCTTCTCGACTCCACAGGGCTGTAGCAAGATCAGCCTCGGAACACGTCGTGAGATCGCTGATCCGACCTTCCGAGGCTACCCTGCGACATGCCTCGGGCGCGCTGTCGAGGCCCGTTGATCCTACCGCCCGAGGCATGTAACAAGATGTAACGGGGCAAGATGTAACTGGATGTAACAATCCAGTTCCGAGATTGAAACCCGTGCAGGCTTTCTACACAGGAAACCTATTCAAGAGAAAAGGCCTATTAGGCCTAATCTCGTTTCCGAATCACACTACCCGGGATGCTTGCAGCTAGCGTTTAGCTATGCATTAGCCATTTTCTGGCTAATACATTCGGCTACTTCGTGCTTACAGCACAAAGCCGTTGACGCACGGGGACGGGGCAAGCTCGGGGTCGCTAAACATGTCCGCCAGCACCATGTCCATCTGGCAGTCATCCGTCTCGGGATCGTCAGCTGCCAGAACAGCATCGCCAAGGGCAGCGGCAACGCGCTTGCGTTGCCGCTCGTTGATCACGATCGTGTACGTCCCGGGGTCGGGCATGCTGTGCTCGATGGGCATCTCGTAGGGCTTGAGCGTTGCGGGCGTGATGGGCATGCTGTGTCCTAGTTGCTATGCTTACAGTATAATGCAGAGCAGGAAGCAATGCAACCTGCTGTTTGATCTCAAGCTGCAAAGGCCTCTAGGCGTTTAGGCTCATAGGCCAAGATCCTGTGCGAGAACTTGTCGTAGGATTTGGACCTGTATTTCCAAATCTGGTCACGAATTTTAAATCGGAAAGTTAGGCAGTGTCTTTTGACCGCATGCACTCGCACTCGTGTTGCTCAAGCTGAGTAAGCGTATCCGGCTTTGCTTCGCGTGCATTCGCTGGGTCGTTAGCCCACTTGCGGTCTTGCTCTACAAAATGCTTCTCGCCGTACACACAAAGCCCGACCGCCAGCAGGGCGAGGAGTGCCCCGCCCATGTGTGCAGTTGTTAGACCGTACAGGGCAATGAAGCCAAACAGGAGTGCCAAGCTGCGCATCATGACTTCCTGAACACCACGATGTTGGGCGCGACCTGCTCGATGAAGTACCAGGCGCCAAACAAGAACGCCAGGATGTTGATCACAGGGCAGAGAGTTACTGTGAGTCCAATGAGCAGGTTTGACAGCGTCAAGGTCTTCTCGCTCTCCAGCGTGGCATGCTTCATCTCGTAATAGGTGCAGAAGCCGAGCATGCCACCAGTCAGCAGCACGCACGCCAGGTAGAGCAAAAAGAAGCTCATGCCATCAGCCCCTCGTAGATGTGCTTGTTGTTGTTGATCAGCGCCAGCATCTCGCAAATTTGCTTGAACACACGCACGGCCTCCTCGTCGAACTCCTTGTACAAGAAGTCAACGTCGGTGATCTGCGCCCAAGGTACGTCGACATCGTACCGGTTCCAATTGGGCCTGTGCAAGTCGTCAAGCATCACATTCACCCCGCGATGGTGGATGTCCATGACGATTACGCGAGTGTCGTCACTCAGCGTCACGTTCTCAGTGCGGGTGATTGTGTTCATGTTTGTATTGTATTAGTCCTGCTGCGGTTTGTCAACAGGCACTTCGGTTTGTTTGGGCTGTTCCTGACCTTCCATTTGTTCCAGGAAGTCGTCAAGGTCATTGTCGGGAATGCTGCCGTGTTCTTGTTGTTTGGTCATTTCCTTCTCCTGCTGTTAGTATTATACTTAGCAGAATGGAAATAGTCAACGGCGGGCTATCTGATCCTGCGGCCACTTCGCCCTTACCTGGTAGCGGCGTAGCTCTGCAGGAGTGCTGAACTGTTGGTGTGCATTGTAGAACCAATACTGCTGAGCTTCACGCTCGTGCAGGATCACAATCGGCTCATACCGGAACTCGGGGAACTGGGTTGCCGTAACATCGACTACATGATCAGCAGTGATTACGAACACATGGGCGCCCACATCGTCTTCGGACATGTGCATCTCTGCCTCGATCCCTGCTACCTTGAGTCGCTTGTGCAACTCCGAGGAAGCGATTGCACAGAACCCGCAGAGCGTGTGCTTCGAGTACAGCGGGTCCTGCGCTTCGGCCCACTCACGCACCTCTTGCGCGATGTTGCGAATGCGTTGCAGCGTGCTCATCCGAAGCAGATGCCCTTCTTGACCATCGTGTCCGGCGACAGCGCGGAGCACACGATCTTGTGCTGGGTGGTATTGTAGAGCAGGTAGTCCTTCATGCAACCTGCAGCACGGTACAGCAGCACCATGCGCGATTCAGCGATGTCGACGCTCTCACCGCGGTGGATGAGTTTGTCCTTCTCCATGCTGTCGTCTGCATCGGTTTCGTAGACTTCGTACATAGCCAACTCCTTGCTGCGATGTATGTATTATGCAGGGACTAGCCCTGCATGTCTACCACTTTTAGGCGGCCGGCCCCACGCCGCGGATGTAGTAGCTCAAGTACGTGGCCCGCGTGCTGAAGCCCTTTGCGGTCAGTTCCTTGTTGATTTCTTCCACCACAGGGCGGATGTGCTGGGCGCTGCCGACATCGAACGCCACGTAGCGGACGTTGCAACCGCGGCGCTCACGCGGGGCCAGGCCCACCGGCAAGTCGGTGTAGCTCTTCATGTACTTGATACGTGCGTTGTCCAACGCCTTGCGCACCACTGCGCGGAACTCCAGGGTAGTTGCAGGATAGGGCATTGTGTGTCCTGTATGTTGCGATGTATGTATTATGCGCTGATAGGACACACAGGTCAACCTCTGTTACATCTCTGGCCTCACAGCATGTTTTGCGATCGATCAAGATGCATTGCGAGGCATCTTAGGCCAAACGAAAAGGGGCCGTAGCCCCTTTGTGCCCTTGCTTGTTGCGTTAGGCTGCCGTGCCTTCCAGCACCACGGGCGTCACCGCCAGTTGCAGCAGCTCGCAATCCGTCACATCGGACATCGTGGCTGGCGTGCCTTCCAGCAGCAGGGCAGCCGTTTCAGCCGGGTCCAGCGCGACGATCGGGATGCCAGCAGCGGTCTCGGTCTTCTTCTTGCGCCCGCCGTTGTTCTTGCCTTCCGGGCGGCCCAGGCCGCTGACCAGTTCCGGCGTCGCGGCCTTCACCAGTTGGAGCGCGTCGTTGTAGTGCGTCGCCGCGGATGCCAGCGTGCAGCCGAACTGTTCCATCAGCGTCGCCATGACGTGCTTGCGGAACGTGGTGTTGCCCTTGTCGCCAGTGAACGCCTGGCCCTTGCGGCGCAGTTCGTTTTGCTCGACGAACAGGTTGCGAGCGAAGCTGCGAATTCCCTTATCCATTTGTGACTCCTTCTTGCTACTGTGTAGCGTGTTGCGATGTAGTTACTATAGCAGCGGTGGGCCTAGTGGTCTACCACTGTTACATCTTTTAGGCCAGCAGCACCACCGTGAGTTGCACGCGGAACGTGATGCCCAGGTGGTTGAACAACTCCTCGAGGATGAAATCTGCAAGGTCGACGTCACAACGCATGAGGCTGTCGACGTACTGATCGAAACCCGGGATGTCGTCCTTCATCAGCGGGTCCCGCATGCAGTCGAGGCTGATGAGCACCTTCTGCTTGCCTTCCGGGCTGAAGCTGTTGCTGTCGTCCTGTTCGAAACGGCGACGCAGGTTGCTGATGCTGTGAATGACAGTGTCGACTGACATGGCGTTGCTTTGTTGCTGCGATGTATATATTATGCAGGGCTGGTCCCTGCATGTCTACCACTTTATGTCAGCCCATGAAGCTCAACGGAATGCCAACCTTGGCGCAGTTTGCCTTGAAGGTCCCACGTGCCAGCTGGCGATCGTAGCCGTTGGCGGCAATCATGGCAGCGATGATCGTTTCGTAACCGTGGCCAGCGCGGTAACCCTGCAGCATGATGCGACGGCTGATGCTCGCCTTGCTTTCACCTGCAGCGGGCAGCACGTTGGGCGCAGGCAGGATGCAGCGCGGAGCAGGGGGCAGCAAGCGCGGAGCAACAGCGGGCACATACACACGGGCTTGCACAGGCAGCGCAGGGGCCACGGTCATCGTGGGCTGCTTCACGATGGGTGCCGCAAGCGTCTGCCCACGCGCACCAACGATGCTGTACGCACAGGCTGCGTGGATGCTGCCCTTGTTGTGGCGCAGGCGGATGGTAGTGCCCAGCTGGATCTTGCGGTGGTGACGGTCACCAACGCGCACCGTGTGCCCCTTGTCGCTGGTGTATTCGTACGTGATGCCCTTGCCGTACACCACTTCCTCTTGGTGACGCGTGCGACCGCTGCCGCCCAGGGCGAGGCAGATGCGCTCCCAGCCCGCGTCGTGGTTCTTGCCCAAGTCCGGCTGGATGAAGCACAGGATGTGCGCGTATTCGTGCGGCACAGTGCTGTTGAGCACGTGATCGAAAGCTTCACGCGACAGCATGTCGGTGTTGAACTTCACGATGTAGTTGGACATCACCGGGTCGCGGTACTTCAGCCCGTGTGCCTTGCCAGCCGCCTTGCCCTTCAGGTCGAAGCTGACGCGCACGCGGGACATGTCCACGTTGTAGAGCTGATACGCACGGGCAACGACTTCCTTGCACTTGGCAAGGATTTGTTCACGGGGCGTCATTTTTGCTTGCTCCTGTTTGCTGCGATATATGTATTATGCAGTCAGGAACCGGTCTGGTCGACCACTGTTACATCTGCCTCACACTGTGTCGTCAATGCTCGTGAGCAGGAACAAGAGGCCAAAGACCCAGTGCCCTGTGTAGAAACAGAACACCGCCATCAGCAGAGGAGTGGTTTGAAACTTCACGTGCCTTGCCTTAGATGCTTGCGGCAATGACAAAGCACACGAGGGCGATCACCCAGTGTCCAGTGACAAGGGCGATGACGCCAGCGAAAACCAATGCTACGGATGTGCTCATGCTTACCTCGGGCTGCTAACACGGAAGTGGAAATCACGCGGGGCACGACCTTCGAGACGTGCCAGCTGACGTTCGATGGCCTGAACATCAGCGATCTGCGATTGGATGCGGACCATGGCGCCGGGCCACGAATCACCGAAGCGGGCCACCTCGCCGTTGTGCTCCGAGATGACTTCGTAGAGACCCTCCAGGGCTTCCCAGTCAGTCGCTTCGTTGGCGTAACGGATGAACTCGTCACGCGTCATCGGCTTCGACATGTTGTTGGCTCCTTGCTGCGATGTCTGTATTATGCACGCAAGGAGCCACCCTGTCAACCGCTAGTTGAACGCCTGCC